TCATACACGGTCACGAAGAATTACCAAAGCGACGCCCTGTCCACGGTTGACCTCCAGACCGTGACTGTTTACACCGCTCAACTTCCAGTCGCTCCGTTGGCACCCTGGGCATTCAATCTTGCGCTCGTCGGGCAAAACATCGCCGTCGTGCCTGGAATCACTCCAGGAACAGCTCAGCTTTACAACACGCAGCTTTTGAGCAGCGACCCAGCCTTTCCGTCTTACGTCAACCTCCTGACTGGCCAAGCCGTGCTGTCAACCATCGGCGTGGTCGGTGACTTGACACTGTCACTCATCACGATTCAAGGCTACACGACGGAGCGGACCATCAACGTCTACGCCAATTACACGGGCCTGTCCACGCCTGAAAAACGACAGGAAATTCGCACACGCATTCGAACGTGGGCTGAAGGACTTGGGATTGGGTCAACCCTTTACGGGGACACGGCCCAAGGAGTCACCATCTCGCAGTCAAATTTAACGGCCGTCATCGAGGCAACTCCAGACGTTGACAGCGTCACCAAGCTTTCGCTTGGAACGCCACTGAACAGCAGTTCCAGTGTCGTCGCGGGTGAGACCGAGCTTCTAAAGGTGGGCAATATAATCCTAAATGGAAACACGGACTAGTGGTCGAACACCGAGCTTACTATCAGCCACATGGCTAACAAAAGCAGGGCTAATAACGCGCCAAAAATTCCGACATTGAGAAACACAGCTGACAAGCCTCCTTCATCACGGTAGATCTCCAACAACTTGGGGACAAAGAAACCGATGATGATTAAAATCCCAAGCGTTCCTTTGACGATTCGCACGACTTTATTAGACTTCGATGACATAAACGAATCCTTTAGGGCACTCCTTAGTTTTAAGCCGCTTGGCCCCGATGGCCTTCCACATCTTAATCGCGTCATCTGACCACGTCCCAGACCGATCGGCACAGATCTTGCCGTAACGTGGCAAGATCATCATCAGAAAGCGGCGCATGATGCCGCGCCCACGAATGTTGACGTCAATCGCCTCAGACTTCAACCCAACAAACTTGGCGTGCTTGTTTGTAATCGAGTCACGAAGAAACAAGTTGGCCACGGTCCACATGTCTGAGCCAATTTCACGCGTCAGCACAACTTGGCCAACCTTGTGCCGCAGACTGTTTGACAGTTTTGGCGCAAAGAAGTCCCACACGTGAAAGCCATCAACGCCACACGTCAGCCTTGCCTCGAACTCATCGACCTGAATCGTGTCCTGAACCTTGATTGTAACGAACGTGGACATTAGGGTTGTTGAAACTCGAACTCGTTGGCTTTGCCGTGGCCGGTTCCGGTCGGCATCTCCTGGCCAAGCATTTTGTAGAGGTCTTCCTCGGAAATGACTGGCACATTGTGCTTCGCGGCGTCTTGACGCTTCCGACCGCCGCCTTCACCAGCAATGAGGTAATTGACCTTTCGACCCACTGAGTCTTTGACGATGCCGCCCGCCGCTTCAATTCGCGAAACAACTTGTTCGCGCGATCCAGATTGCAGCGCGCCGGTGATCACGAAGACCTTCCCAGAAAGCGGACCGTCGTGGCGCTCTTCAGCAAAGACAAGACCAACCTCTTGAAGCTGAATGAGGTAGTCTTGGTTTTCCTCAACATACTTGGAAAATTCACCCGCGTTGACCGTGCCAATGACAGAAGCAAGCTCCGGCATGTGGTCGACGATGTCGGCAATGTTGCTCCACTTCTGAGCCAAGGCCTTGGCGTTAGTTGACCCAAGTCCATTGATGCCTAGCGCCTTCAGCTTACGCCAGAGCGGAGCCGTCTTGATGCGCTCCCGTTCGCGCATGAACTTACTTGCGGCCGACCCTGTGAATAGACTGCAGACTTCAGTTTTGGACATCTTAAAAACGTCCAGGAGCGTCAACCGGCCATTGTCCACGAGGGCTCGGCAAGTCGCCTCACCAGACCCATTCATGTCAAGGCACCCTTTTCCAAGGGAATAGATTAGGCCCTGGACAAGGCGTTCCTTGCAGCGCGCATTGACGCAGAAGTAGTGGACGCCGTCTCGGTGCAATGGCTCGTTGCAACTTGGGCAGGTTTCAGGCATTGGCCAGACGGGCTTCTGGCTGAAATCGGCGACGGTCTTTTCAGCGGCTGCCGGAGCATCGGCGTCAAGGCCGCCAGTGGCTTCGCTGTCGAGCACGCCCTCGATGAAGCAAAATCGGCCAAATTCAACGCCGACAACCTGTGGGATAATTTCGCCCGCCTTTTGGATGATGACCCTGTCACCCACATTGATTCGCATCCTGACGATCTCATCGATGTTGCTCAAGCTGGCGTTTTTAACCGTCGTTCCGGCCAATTGGACCGGCTCGATGCGAGCGTTTGGCGTGATTTGGCCCGTGCGACCAACGGTCAGTTCAATGCCAAGAAGCTTTGTCGCTTTGCGCTCAGCCGGAAACTTGTAGGCCACGGCCCAACGTGGTGTCGACGTGGCCAGGCCCAGTTCAGTTCGCAGTGGAATTGAGGCGATCTTGAAAACGACGCCATCGATGTCGTAAGGGTAATCATTGCGTTCCTTGCTGATTTTTTCGATGATCGCGTCGACCTCATCAGCGTCCAACTTGCAGGAATAAACGTGGGTGTTCGGCGTGGTAAAGCCAAGAAGGTTGAGCATGCCGATCATGGCCGCGTGTGACTCGACGTCCAAGCCAAAGGCCTGATAAGCCACGAACTTAAGGTGCCGGCGAGCCACTTCACGCGAGTCCTTCAGCTTCATGGTTCCAGCGGCCGCATTGCGTGGGTTGGCAAAGGGTTCAAGGTTGTTTTCGGCCCGTTCGGCGTTGAGCTCATTCAAGGTTTGCCGGCTCATGTAAACCTCACCACGAACTTCAAACGTGAGGTTTGTGCTTCGCACCTTGGCGTCCGGGACAACGTCGATAGGGACCGACACGATCGTTCGAGCATTTGCCGTGACGTCATCGCCGACAGCTCCGTCACCACGCGTCACGGCTTGGACCAGCTTGCCATTCTCATAGTGAAGTGACAGGGACAGGCCGTCAATTTTTGGCTCAACAACGACCTCGACGTCGGTGTCAAAGCTTTCGCCAAGAGCCGAGACGAAAAATCCGACGGTCTCTTCGGTCGTGAACGACTTGGCCAGGCTTTGCATCGGCCGAACGTGCTGGACCTTTGAGAAGTCGTTGACGAGGTCACACCCAACCCGCACTGTCGGGCTGTTTGGGTCGGCAAATTCAGGGTGCGCTCTTTCAAGCTCAAGAAGCTCGCGGAATATCTGGTCGAACGTCTCGTCAGGGATTGTCGGCTTGTTGAGAATGAAGTAATTGTGGTTGTGCGTGTGGATGATTTGACGCAGCTCTTTGATTCTGTCAGAGATGGAGATCGTGTCATTCATGTAGGTAATATACCACGCTTACCGTGGTTTGTAAACAAAAATTTTCAGCTTGCCAGACGCTTAAATATCGTCAAGCGGGTGCGGCGTCAAATTGGCCATGGGCGAAGTGTGGTCAAACTGGACGTTGACGAACTCGTCAAACGGGATGGCCTTCTTCTCGGCGATCTTGGCCAAGACCCGCACCAGGTCGCGGCGTGCGTTGGCTTCATTCTCGAATCGAAGGGCCAGTTCAATGACGAAGTCATCGTCCGTCCGGACAACCGACTCCTGAAGGCAGGCCACGACGGCAGCCCTCAAGTGCGGGCCCCACTGGCTGTAGCAAAAACTTGACTGCAGCTTGCGTTGAAGCCACTCAGGGAATTGAAGGTCTTCCGGTCGCAGCCGCTTAAAGAGCTCGCGATATTCCGGCAGGATGTATTGTGGTTCATTCATCGACTGAGAGTTCCGATTCTCTGAAGAACAGCTCCATCATGCGAATGTAGAATGAGGCCGTTCCCTTGCTTTCTCCAGCTCGCCGGCAGTGGATCACGTTGGCGTCAACTTCAACAACGACCCATGATGGACAGTCGTCACTTTGTCCAACGATGTCACCGACTTTAGCCTCACCGCCATTTGAATAACGCCAAGCACTCGGCGATGATTTTCGCTTGCGATGACGTTTCATCATCGACGTTGAGCACTTGCCATCGTCAAAAACCTCCTCCTTCAAAACGGACGGACGCTTGACGTAGACGACCTTTGGGGCGTCCGTCGTCAAGACCGTCGAAGAATCAGGAAGAAGCAGCTGAGTCGGCATTTGGGTCGGCACCATGGAGATGTGGCCATTGCCGTTATTGCTCTTCTTCCTCTTTGAGGGTGCGACCATCATCGCGTGAGCGCACTTCATGCAGTATCGAGCGTCAGGGAGAACGGCGACCTTCTCCTGCTCAATGGGCTTGTAACATGAAAGGCAGATTGACACGGTTAGACAGGATTCGTGGTCGTGGTCGCTGACTCAGGCGCCGGGGCCGACTCAAAGTTGGGTGACGGCGGCTCGCCAGGTTCTCCAGTAGCTGGAGTCGACCCGATATTCTCTTGAATGGGCGTCTCGTCCTTGACTTCCTCGGACGTAAACTGGTCCTCCATTGCGACGGGCTTTTGGTCAAGGCGCTTGTGCTCCTTCAGGCCATTGGCCTCGATCTTGTAAATGATCCCTTCAGGAAAGTCGTTGAATGAGCCACGGTCATACTCAATGACCTTCGACAGCGACTTGAGCGAGTCATCGATGATCTCGTGAGTTGACCCGACAATCGTCACCATGTGGTCCTCAATTTCCTCGTCCTTCGGCGGAACGATGTATCGCCAAATGACTGACGTGGCCGTGGCCTCTTTGGCCATGCGCAGCGTAAAGGCTTCGTCGCCCTTAAGCCACACCAAGGCCATGCACCCTTCGATCAGTGAAAAGTTCTCAGTGTGGATGTATGGACCAAGGACCTTCGAATCGGTCTGAATGTTTCGGCAATAGTGAACACACCACTCGGCGCTTTTCCTGCTCTCATCGTCAGTCGCGGAATTGGCCACCTGAGAGTAGTGGTCGATCAAGCGCTGTTGCAACGACTTCCAGTTTTGGATCTTGCCATTGTGCGCAAAGAAATACCGCCAATAAAGGAACGGGTGTGCGTTCCTGTTGTCAATTGGCATGCCAGGACTGGCGCGACGAGTGTGAGCAATGCCGCTCATGGCCCGACGAGCGTCACCCAAAAACTTGTTGTTTTCAGGGTCGCTGACAAATTCATTGGCCGGAACTGCCTGACGATATGACACCGTGCTTGACGCCAAGCGAAATGCAACGCCAGTCGAGTCACGCCCACGCCGCTCAGACTTGAGAAGCAACTGAGTCAGCAGGCCTTTTGGAAGTTTTCCTTTCCAGGAGATGATGGCACACATACTTGTCCTTAATATATCACGTTTCTGCGATTTGTAAACAATTAAACGTCAGTCACGATTTTCCTCGACCGGACCGTCATTTTCAGCCGGGATTTGAGGCGTCTGTGGTTCAGCAAGCCGTTCAGCCCCACGTAAAATTGCGTCATGCGACGGGATGCCAGCTTGTCGAGCTTCACGTGGAGCGCGCTCTCTTCGAGCTTCACGCTCGGCCAGCACATTCAGCGGGCGACGAAGCGGTCGATGTGGCCGCGGCGGTGCTGGCTGAGGAGTCAACTGAGGCAGAGCCGGCGATGGCGGTTCAGCCGGCAGCACCACGCTCTCGTCGACCGTCGACTTGAGCTTGGCCAGTGTCGCAAAGTCCGACGCAAGCTCTTCGGAAAACACGCACCGCATCATGGCCAGCGATGATGGCAAGTAGGCCACGAAAGCTGCAATCTTCATCCACAGGACTGTCCAAGCGCTGATGTAGTCGTAAGACGCTGTGTTGCCAAGAGCCCGGATTTCGATCGTTCCAAGAGCCGTCGATGAACCACGCCCTGGACGCGTGTCGTTGCCCACTCGCCGAGTCTCAATGAGGTTCATCCAGCAATACCGCTTGGGATTATCGAACTTTCTGGCGACCACATTTCCAGTCGGATAAAATTGGCAGATGTCGTCAGAGGAGTATCGTGAACGAATGAAGTTCGAGTGGTGATTTCCACGGCGGCTTTCAGGAACGACGTCAAAAATCTTGGGCTCCAGGAGCATGCCGACTGTCAGCATGGTCCGAACTCGCTCTGGCTCCCACTTCGAGTGGGTCACGCTGTCACTTGCCGGGCGGCCGAGGTGAATGTGAACGCCGCACGACTTGTTGACGTGAGCGACGCATAAACAGAGGTCGCGGATGGCATTCAGTGAAGTGCCCCAGTTGATGGCCAATCGCTCACCGGCGTTGGTCATGCGAACATCGACGCTCAGCACAGGCGTGATGTATTCAAAGCCGCCGCCCTCTTCAAGTGTCCGAGGAAGCGGTTGCCCGTGGTCGTCAGTGATGGAGTGATCGTAACGCTTTGTGAAGTTCCACATTTGGGCCAAGACCTGCGATTCAGAGGAGGCTCGCACGCCTTCCAACTCAATCCCGAATGTCAGTTTCTCATCAACGTTTGGCATAAACTCTGGGATGAATATACCACAACGAACCGAAGTTGTAAACAAAAAATTGAAAAAATTTACAGGCCCTTCTTTTGGGCAAGCCAGTCCGGAATAGTAATGTGGTGCTCAGGCCACCTTTCACCCTCCTTGACTGGCCACTTTTGACAGCGTTCAATTTGACTTCGTGGAATGAGAATCATGTCAAAGTCATCCGGATTTCGTGAACTCGGAATGCGTGAATAAATCCTCGACAAACCGCCGGGATTGTCTCTGACAAACCACAGTCGAACGTTCATTCTTGAAGCTCCGTTGGCAAAGCGTGGTCGCCGCTGTTCCGCGTCCTGCTTTGGCGCGCTCTAACGGCCACATGATCGTCAGGATCCGGGGCATACTCGATCTCCTCATTCACCTCCATTCGGTATGTCTCAAGGTCAAGCGTGCCTCGAAAATACTGCATCGACTTTTGATTGCGGGCCAGGAAAAAGAACAGGCGAAAGATGTTGTTCAACTTCTCCTGCTCCGTCATGCAAATTCCAAACGCGTAGTCGACAATGCCTCCTTTTTCGAAAGACCCTTGGAATGACGTCATGTTCGGGACAGCTTTTGACACGGTCTCCGCGTTGCAGCGTTCAGGCATGAAGACTGGGCACTCGAGGTTTGTTCCGAACGCTCTAGCCTCACTGAAGATGTTAGCCGACAACCGGTGGTCTTTCGCTTCACCGACTGGCTTCGAGTATTTGACGCGCTCGGCATAGTCAATGAAGATGGCCTTCGGTTCCAGCCCCATGGCCTTGATGGCCAGCGCGTGATTTTGAATGTCTGAAATCGTGGCCGTGTTGGACGCAAAGCCCTTAAACAAAAGCCGTGAACGAAACCCGATTGTCGCAAAAGCCTGGTTGAACTGCTCGATGAAAAGGTCCGGATTCTGAAAGATTGACGCCAGTGGAAGGCGGGCCAATCGACAGGCCTGGCGAAGCAACGCAATCTCTTGGCTGATCTCGCAGGTGTAATAGAGCACGTCAACGTCAACGGCTGGCGAAACCATGTTGAATGCAAAATTCAAACACAAGGTCGTTTTGCAGGACTTGGGTGGGGCCAATGGGACAATGAGCTCACCTGGCATAAAGCCCCATGGGAAGTGGTTGTCAATCAGCGGATACCCGCACCTGACGCCGTAGCCGCGTGACGTCACCTTCCTGATCGTCTTGGCCGTGTCCGTTGGGTCGAACAGAAGCCCCATCTCATTCAAGTCATTGCAGACGTTGACAGCCTTGGTGAACTCCGTCACGTAGTCAAAAGGCGTTCCCTCACGCATGGACTCAAGTGACCGACGGTGCGTCGCGATGATCTCACGCTCCTTGATGAAGTTGGCCACCTTGTCCTTGACCTTGCGCCAGTGCCGCGTCGTGTCCATGTCCTCAAGCTTCTTGACGTAGTCCGAGAGCTGGGTCTTGTCCATCCCGTGGCGGACGGCCTCCGATCTGGAGAGCTCATAGAGCATCGGAAAAGACGGCGGCGTGGTGTAGATGCCAATATATTCAAGCATGACCTTCGCGATGACCGACGCTTGCAACCCGGTAAAGTGGCGCGCTGAAAGGTTGATCGTGAGAAAGCCAAACTCCTGGTGTTCCTTGACAATGCAAGACAGGATTAAGTCTTGAAATTCTGGCGAAAAATTAAAGGATTGGTCTGAAACTTCAGGCATTCAAAGCTCTTTCGATCATAAGTCGCCAAGCAGGCGCAGCAACTCAACGCGCCGAATGGCCAAACCTAAAGATGTCCAAAAATGAACGGCATCCGTGAATTGCGGCTCGAAGAGAAAATCGTGTTCATTCAAGCGATAGCGATGAAGAACGAGCCGCATCGCGTCCTTAAGAACGAGACCACGAAGTTTAAACACTGTCAGTGCGTGGGCCTTGTGTTTTAAAAGCGCCCGCCTAGCTTGAGCGACGTTGGACCGGAAGTGGCTCGTCTCACCGGTCTTTTCAATCAGACCATTCAAGTGCGGCTTGAGAACGGTGTCCAAATAACTGTCCTCAATGGCCAGCCAAAACGGGTCAAAAGCCAGCTCGCGAAACCTGTAAAGGTTCCAAAATGAAATCTCATTCTCCTTGTTGATGATGGCGTCAATGACGAAATCACCGAAGATCTGCTCACTGCTCAAAAATCGGCCACGGGAAGCTGACGGCCGAGTCAGTTCGATGGACGTCAAGTCAAATTGGCCAAACTTAACCCGGCACATCTCCTTGTATTGCTCGTAGCGTGAAATTGCACTTGGCCCGAACAGCATGTTCGCCCAAAATACCTGGTCCTTGTCAGCGGCAAAAGCACTGGTCATGACCGCGAGCATGAACAGCTGGCGTGAGCACCCAAGCTGGTCGCAGATCTCATCGTAACGCGTTTCATAGTCGTCAATGCGTGAGATCTTATCTTTCGCTGGCCGGTCATAGACGATGACGTGGGTCAAGTCATACAGCTGGTCCAAGCTTTCCTTAACGGCCACGTCCTCAGCCAGCTTTTTTGGCGCCAGTTCGACTTGGACGCTTTCAATCGGGACGCGTTGTTTTCTAGCTTGATTTGAGTTCTGACACGCCGGACGGTGCGGGCACACGACACAAGGCTGAAGACTTTCGGTCCAAAGTCCAAAACAAGGCAAAGGCGATGGCGGCCGCGGTGTTCTCATCTAGAGCAGTGCTTAGAATTATATGTCCAACAAGCAGCTTGATCTGATTAACGTCCCACAGCCACGACGTCAGAAGAAGCCGCGCCACATATTTCAGGACTACGATGGTCGGCCGCTCGACCTCAAGTCAGTCAACAAAGTTTTTCGCGACACATTGAAGTGGGTCCACGGAGTTCAAGGGGATGAACGCAACCAGGTTACAAGCTTTGACCCAGTTAACCCGCTTAATGGCTCGCTGCTCATTCCAGGGCCGGACTCACCCATCTGCGCAAAGTGTGGACTGCACACCAGCGGCGCTAAAAACCCATTTATCAATTACGCCGGAAGTGAAGAGCCGCTTATCACCGTCATCTACGAAAGCGTGTCCGCCCGTGAAGATGACTCTGGCGACCTTGGAAAAGACGGCGTGTCAGGGTTTGTCCACAAGGTCATGGCCGAATTGGCCATCGAGACAAAGTTTGACCTCAGTCGGATTCGGTGGGTCCCGATCACCCGGTGTTCCGCGCGAATAGGAAAGCGGCCCGACTTCGGCACCAAAGGAGGGTGGTGCAGAAATCACGTCATCCAAGAGCTGCGTGACCACACGCCAAAGGTCATCATGCCCATTGGCAGCGTTGTCCTTGGTCTGCTAAGCCACAAGTCAAATGCCCAAGATTGGGGTGGCCGCGTGTTGACGTGGCGCGGCTGGCCTGACGATTGGCTGACGGACAAGGAAAATGTCCTGCCACGCCCAGACCCACGCGACCCAGAACACTCCACCATCACTGGCCACCCGCTCTTTGGGCCAATTCCAACTGAAAGAGTGACGCTCCTTCCGATTCAAAATCCACGAATCGTCTGGGCCACGCAAAACAGGCAGGTCATTGACCGGTGGCGGCTTCACGTCAAAAAGGCCATGACCGTGGCCGTCAATGGCATCCAACCACCGAACTATTTTCGGCCCTGGTATGACATCTCCACTGACGTCGAGCACATCAAGTCGAAATTGATGTGGATCATTGAGCACCCTGGAACTGAGGTGACGTTCGACACCGAAACGAGCGGCCTCAAGCCGTGGGGTTGGAAGATGATCAAGAAACAACTTCTTGACGTTCGGCAGGGCGTCGTCTTCAAGATGTTTCGATGGGTTGACGACCAAGGGCAGCCGCAGTCCATTGGCTTTCCGTGGGACTACCCTGAAAGCCCGCTTCTTGGCCACCTCGATGAGCTACGACCCTACGTCCTCGAAGTTTTTCGTGTCTCCAACGTCGTTGGCCACAACCTGACCTTTGACGCCCTTTTCGAGATGGCCGACCTTGGCCCTGATAGCATTGACGTCATCGCGCCGTCCATGAAGTTTGACACGTGGCATGAAGCTTACACGCTCCGCCAGCAACGTGGATCGCTTGGCCTTGAGCTCCTCGCCTACACATACGCGCCGGACATTGCAGGCTACGAAGAGGACTTTACGCTCCTCATTGAGCTGTTCAAGGAGCAGATGCACCCAGATTTTGGTGGGCACTACGCCCGGTGTCCCACGGAGTATTGGGACACGCACCTTAAGTGCTACGTCATGGGTGACGTTGAGGCAACCCACCTGTGCCACCGGGCGCTCCAGAATAAGCTTGAGGAGGCGCCTGTCTACCAGATCCCACTGGCCCACGTGACCAACCGTGGCCGGTTCAGGCGGTTTACGCCCATTTCACGCAACACGGTCTACAATAAGGTCATCTCGCCGGCCTCACGCACGCTCATCAAGATGATGGCCCGTGGAATGCACGTCGACCTCGCTGAGCTTCAAAACCAAGAGACATTTCTTCCACGCCAAATCGCTGAGGCAAAGCACAAAATTCGTGAAAGCGACCCACGCATTCTCAGCTGGTGTGACGTGCAGGTAGCCAACGACCCGGAGTGGGAGTTTGACCTCGAAAACAAGGAAGTCCTCAAAGGACTGTTATTTGACGTCCTCGAGTATCCAGTCAAGGCCTTAACTGAAGGAGGCCGAAAGCTCTACGGTGACGACGCTGACTTTAGCCTGTTACCGAAAGATGAGCTGCTCAAGTATGCGGCCGTCGACAAATACACGCTGAACGCGCTGGCCGCTGAACACGAGTCAATCAGGCCTATGCTCGACTACCGGCGCCTCTTCAAGGCTTGGTCGAGCTACATCAGGCCAATGCGCAATGCGTTCTCCGAAGGACTTGACAAGAAACACCGAGAGAAGCACCCGCACCTGATGGCTGATGGTTGTGTCCACGGACAGTTCATCATCCCGGGCACTCGCTCTGGGAGGCTGGCCGCGCATGACCCCAACCTTCAGCAGCTTCCAACAAAGTCCTTCGTCAAGCGCATCTACAATTCCAGGTGGGCCAGCGAAGACGGTGGCATCATGTCGTATGACCTGAGCCAGATTGAGTTGCGCCTCATTGCCGCCGCGTGTGGCGATTCGGCCATGGTCGACGCTTACTGGAATGGGATTGACTTGCACTCACTGTCACACAGCAAGATCTTCAACCGACCCTATGAGGAATGCACGAAGGAGTTTGACGAGTGGCTCCAGCAACAGGGACGAACCGAAGAGTCGAAGAAGTGCAAAATCCAGCGTAAAATTTCAAAGACGATCAACTTTCTCACGGGGTATGGTGGCGGAGCCAATGGCCTGCAAGGCACGCTCGCGGCTGACTCTGTCTACTTCACGCTCGAGGCCTGTGAAGAGTTCCTTGAGGCCTTCTTCGACAGCTATCCAACGCTGAAAAATTACCTTGCCGCATACAAGCAGTTCATCCTCGAATATGGCGTGGCCGTCTCCATCCTCGGGCGCGTTCGAGTCTTCGAAGAGGTGTTCAGCGATGACCGAGGACTGGTCAACAAGGCCTTGCGAGCTGGGTGCAATCACCTCATCCAAGCCACGGCCTCAGACATGATGCTGATTTGCCTGTGCGTCATTGAGGACCTAATGCGACAGGCCGAACTGGAATCGAAGCTAGTCCTAACCGTCCACGACTCCTTGGCCATCGACTTCCGACGGCGGTCAGAGTTGCCGACTATCCATGAGATCGTCATGTCGGTCCTTCAAAACATGCCAGAGGTGATGCAGCTCTGGTTCGGCGACGACGTCGACCTCAGTTGGATGATCGTGCCATTTGACGGCGACGGTGAAATCGGCAAGAACTACTACGACCTGCGCACCATTCCTAAGACAGGTGACATCGATTGGGACAAGTTGCTAGATGAGCGACAGGACCAATAAGGTAGTTAAAATGCGTGGCCCAAATAGCGTTACCGTCGTGGGTAACTCGCGTTCCATACACGACAGCGCCGGAATCGGAAGTAGCGGTCGTCGAGCTTAATGATTGCTACAATGTGGACGCCTTTGGCCGTCTACGTGTCAGCAACCCGATAACACTCTTCGAGTCACAGACCCAATACAACTCCGACACGCTGCGGATGGAGACAGGAAACAGCGGAACTGACGCCATTGCTCCATCTTGGTCATCAAGCACTAGGATGGTAACACTGCAAGTCAACGCTGGCTCCTCTGGCGGGACGTCATTCACCCAAAGTTTTCAATACGTTCCTTATCAGCCAGGAAAGTCACAGTTGATTTTCATGACCGGCGTGCTCAACTCCGCAGTAGCTGGTGCAGTCAAGCGCTTTGGCTACGGGGACGCGTCCAATGGCATCTTCTACGAACAGAATGGCACCAGTGGGCTCCAGTTTAACCGCCGCACGTCAACCAGTGGCAGCATCGTCAACAACACCGTTACCCAAGCGAACTGGAACTTGGACAGGCTCGACGGGACCGGTTACAGCGGGATCACGTTAGACCCGACCAAGGACTTCATCCTTGTCATCGACCTGCAGTTCCTCTCAATGGGCCGTGTCCGAGTTGGCTTTGACTTTAACGGCGTCATCACCTATGCGCACCAATTTGTGAGCGCCAACGTCCTGAGCGTCCCATACATGCAGACGGCCACGCTTCCAGTCATGGCCGAAGTGGTTGCCGCAAGTGGCCTTGGAAGTCCCGCGTCGGCCCAGTTTAAATGCGCGACTGTCATCAGTGAAGGCGGCCTCGAATTTGGGCTTGGAAGAAACTTTTCAACCAACGGCTCAGTCACCGCGGCCAAGGACACTCGCACGCAGGCCGTCTCACTCCGTCCGCTGACCACGTTCAATGGGCTTACAAATCGTGGACTCTTCGTGCTTGATTCGATTGAAATCCTGTCAGGAGCGAATCAAGTGCTGTGGGAACTCGTCATCGGTTGCAACTTCAGCCCGGCTCCGAGTTACGCGGCCGTCAACAGCACCTATTCATTTATTGAGGCCGCAACTGGGGCAACGTATTCAAACTTGACTGGCGGCCTCGTCATCCAATCGGGGTTTGTTCCAACGGGTGGAACTGCCGGCAAGCAATCAGTGTCGAAGGACATCGCAATGAGTTACCCGATCAGTTTGGACCGCTCAGGGGCCGTTCGGTCACTTGGCACGCTCACTTTGCTGCTCACCAGTTATACCGGGACGAGCGCCTGCTCGTTTTCCATCAATTGGCTCGAGCTAAGATAAAGCTCGAGTTGTAATCGATCACAGCAGCGTCAGCGATGGCGCAGGCTTCGGTGTTGTTGAAGCCCATCTCAATGGCCCAGAAATACTGGTCCTCAGCGATGGTCTTTGAGACGGCGGCTTCCAGCCTGTCCAAGTCTTCCCTGGCGCTTCCGTCATCAATAGCAAGTTCTGCTCCGTCAAGAATGTCGTCGGTCATCATGGCCACACTATACCACAACAACCGTAATTTGTAAACAAAAAAGTGAACCAAAATTCAAACACAATCCTGGTCGTTATCCTGGCGATTCTTGCGGCGCTCCAGATCGTTTCTTCCGTGGTCTTGATTCTCGCTTTTAAGTCGACGTTAAGGGCCCTGCAAGACCTGTTTAAAAAGTCGACGTCGGACACCACTCAGCCCATCCCAAGCACAAGCTGGTCAACGTTGCTTCCACTGACCAGGCCAACTCGACCGGCAACCCCAGAAAATCAGGCCCTGACTGTTGAAGACCAAAAACAGGACAACACACGTGAGCTCGACAAGGTGCGTGAGCTAGACAAAATTCACAGCCCAAGCACGAATCTCGAAGTTGAAGAGGAGGTCGAACGGTGCGTTTCCTGCGGTGGCCAAAGGGAAGCAATACACCGAACCATCGGTGAGAACAACGTCGTCACCACCTATGTCTGCAAGGAGTGCGGTAACGTGACCAAGGAATGATCAGCGAGACAGTCCAAAAGCGCCAGGTCCACCGCTTCCGGACGTAGGTGCCGCGCCGCCCATCATCTGCCTGGCGTAGCCGAACATCTGGTGCTGGCGGTCAGTCGCCTGCTGGCCTGGAGGCGCCACAAACTTTGGCTGGGCTACACGTTGAAGCTCTTCAGGCCGATATAAAGCCACTCCGCCTTGAGCTTTCTTCGGCGTCTTCTTGACATTTCCCGCCGTGTCCGTTCCAGTGCCAAATGAGACGCGCACGCCGTCCTTGTCAATCGAGTGAACGGTGCCGGTGTAGCTCTCGCCGTCCTCACCAACTGTGACGGTGTCACCTTGGCCAAGTTCGTCACGTGAATTTTCCATCTCCTCAATCTTGCCAAGCTGGTGCGTCACGTGAAGGCGCCCATCCGTCTCGGGCGTTCCCTCAACCCACCGCAAGCGAATCGCCTCCGCGAGCTCGTCCGGCTCAAGCAAGCCAGCGGGTATAAACGATGAAAAATTGACGACCCGATGCTCGAGTAACTTTGTCGCGATTTGCTTTCTCATAGTGCAGGCTCTGGTTTTTCAGCTTCTCCAGGTTTTGGAAATTCAGGTTGTGCTCCGGTCGGCATCTCCTTCTCTGGGCCAAACATGGACGGGAGTTGAGCGCCAAGTGGTTTTTTGCCGGTCATGCCCTTGGGCGGTTCATTGCCGCCGACTGGCATTCGAGGGAGCTTGTTTTCAGACGAGGTGATTCGACGAAGTGACGCCTCGAGGTTCATGAAGAAATTCTGCAGCGGCCACTCGCGCGCCGCTTCCAAACTCGCGGCCCCAATTAAAGCGTTGACGGCCTCAATGTTCGTGTTGCCGTCCAGCTTGTTCGCGGGATTCTCCCAAATCTCAATGAACTTCTCAAGGGTCTTGGCGTAGTCAGCATTTTTCTCCTTGTAGGAGCGGGCCAAGTTGTAAAGCTGAATGCGAATCTTGCGCTCCTGCCAGTCCGTCAGGTCCTCACCGTCATAAAATTCGACCAAGGCCCGTTGAGTATTACGCAAGGCCTGCGACGCCCACTCTTGGTCAAAGCCAAACTCGCTCATCTTTTAAAAGTGTGGCCACAGTCCTGGCACTCAAACTCGCTCTGTCCGCTGACGGTCTTCTGTTTAACGTGCCCGGTGTGGCATTTTGGGCAGGTAACAGTGTTGTCCGTGTTGTCTTTCTTGGACTCTGAACGACGCAGCATTTCGTCCACTACTTGGGCGGCGTTCGACAGGTTGTCGACAATCTTTCGACTCTCAGTGTAGGTCGCCGTCTCTTCCTTTTTCTTCAACTGGTCCTTGCGTCCTGTGAGGTCATTGACTTCCTTATAGGCCGCGACGGCCTCGCGGTCCATGGCCATGATGTCGGCGTCTTCAGACTCATGTCCTTTGGTGTCACCTGGCTCGACCTCGCCGATGTCAAGGAAATTGACTCGAAACTTGGGCGTGTCACCCAGGGCCGAAGTGTCGTCGCAGTATGTGGCGACCCACCCATACGAAGCGAGGTCATAAAGCTTTCCGCCATCGACAAGCTGGCCGACAAATGCTTGATAATCAGCGGTATTGTCAAACTCCGCGAACAAGCCCGACGCGTCAGACTTGAGGTTGTTGCCAAGGCCCTCAATGCCAGCCTTCTTTAAGGCAGAAACCAGCGGTTGCTTGTCCAACACCTTGACAGGCACAGCGGCGCTCAGCTCCTCAAAGAACGGCTGGTCATCACCAAGCGAGGCCAGTTCTTTCGAGCTATGAAAGAGAAATTCAACAAGTTGATTGACGGTCTTCATGTTTTACGCCATCACGCTTAACTAACATGTCACACAGAGCCTGGTGGCGGCATCCGCAGTCTATCCATACCAAAGAACCATAAACTTGTAAACAAAATTTCCATGAGCGATACCAAGCGTCAAATGGCCGACTTCTTTCCGCTTAAAATTCCGCGGCAGTCTCAGGTCGAAGCCATGCGCTTTATGGACGAGGCCATTGGGCGCGGTTACGAACACATTGTCATTGAGGCGCCAACTGGGGCAGGCAAGAGTTTGTTGGGAGCCACGGCCTGCCTTTCACACGGGAGTGGATACTATCTCGTCACACAAAAATTGCTCCAAGACCAGCTTGAAAGTGAACTGGCCGCTGACCGGACACTGGGGTGCTTTTTGCTTAAATCCGCCGTCGAGTATCCTTGCCAGCGCCATAAAAATTGTGCGCTCGGTGGCATTCGAAAGTGTGAACGATTTAAGGAAGGCGCGTGCTCCTACTCTCAGGCCAGGCTTGATTTTATGGGTTCGCGGATTGGAGTGACAAACTACCCATTCTTCCTGACGGAACGACTCTACGTCAACAAGCTTGGCGCAAGGCCGATCTTGGTCCTAGACGAGTGCCACTCCGTCGAAAAACAAATCATCAACGCCGTTGAGTTTGCGATCAACTCGAAGCAACTCAAGAAGTGGAACGTCGACATTGAGATCCTTCGAACGACTGACCTTGGCCAGTTTCTCAGCTGGATTAAACTTCAACTGATGCCACGCCTTGTTGAGGTCTCAGAAAACCTGCTGATCATGTCCGACGGCCAAGCTGATGACAAGCTTACGCGTGAGGCCATCGCCATTTCACAGCACGTCAGTAAGCTTAAGACGGCCATCACGCTCTATGAAAAAGACCCGACTGACTGGGTCTATTGGCAACAAGAGCAGGAAGATGGCACGTTCGAAGCGCTTATCCGCCCGCTGAATGCAGCTCCATTTGCCCCGCTCTTGTTCGATTCAGCCAAGGTCAAGGTTCACATGTCGGCTTTCCCAGGGCAGAAGGCCGTCTACTGCCGGTCACTCGGCATTGACCCGGCGAAGGTCATGTGGGCCAAGTTGACGAGCTCATTCGCCCCAGACAAGCGACCCATCATGCTGACCTATGTCGGCCAGATGCGCAAGGCCTGCCAAGAGCAGACGCTGCCGAAAGCCATCAAGTTTATCACGATGATTCTTGACAAGCACGCGGGTGAGAAGGGCCTTATTCACTCCAACAGCTACGCTATCCAAAAGGAGATTGTGACCGCTCTTGGCCGAACCAGGCACAGGGCAAGGATCATCGCGCCGCTAAGCAGTGAAGACCGTGAAACGGCCTTTGAGCTGCACAAAAATTCTGTAGACCCGACAGTCATCATCAGCCCATCAATGACTGAAGGCTTCGACTTCATGGGAAACCTAGCCAGGTGGCAAGTCATTGTCAAAGTTCCATTTCCAAATCTTGGCGACAGGCAGGTCCACGCAAAGATGCAGCGTGACCCTGAGTGGTATCAAGTTGAAACGGTCAAGACGATTGTCCAGATGTCCGGGCGAATTGTCAGGTCTGATGACGACTGGGGAGTGACATACTTCCTAGACGCTGACTTTGAGATGATTTACGGACGCTACTCCGGTTTCTTCCCGAATTGGTGGAAACAGGCCGTTCAAAGACTCCACTAGTCGACTGTGGTCACCGTCCCACCAACTCGGCTTTCGGCCCAAAAATCTTCGACGAAGACCGGCAGTGAGATTCGAGCCATCCATGGCTGATACGCCGCAAGGATTGGCGTGCACAGCGTGCCGGCCACGCGTGCAGTCACTTGGAGTGGGACCGTGTCGTTGATGACCTCTTCCTCAAGCGTGACACTGCGTGGAAACACGTTTTGGTCGAAGTCATACTTGAGTCCCATTGGAATGATGGCCGGCCGACCAATGTCGCCCGGTCCGCCTTCACGCAGGGCGAGGTCAAACCTGGCTTCGCTTTCACGCAGGTAGTTGAGCCACGCGTTTGTGGAGTCGAGCGTCCAATACCGCTGAGTTACGACAGTGCCACCGATTGTTCCATACACGAGAACAGTCGGGTCAAAACCAGGATCGACTAGGATGCTGGCGTTAAACGCGTCAACGACCGATTCAGCCGCGCGCTCGACCATCTCGCTCTTCCACGCCTCAAACCCATCAGCATTCTTTGTCACCTCAACCGAGTGGTAGTTCATCGCGTCGACCGCAAAGATGCTGAGTGGCGTCGTGTCCGCGTCCGTCGCGTTTGGAGTCACGATGACCGTGTCCTCCCACAGGAGCGTCAAGACCGGGTCAATCAGCTGCTCCGTCGTTTCAAAGGCAAACGAAAGAACGTCCAACCTATACGGAAGCATGTCCACCTCGACGGTCGCCGGCCCAGTTGAACCTAGAAAGGCGGACAATGAATAGGTCTGTTCAGCGCTTTGCCGCGTAAAGACAATGCGTTCAATGCGAAGTTGGTTTGACGCGTCTGGCGGTCCCCACGCCAGCGACAGAGTGACTGGACCGGCCGGAGCGTTGATGGCATAGTTGGCCGAGTCGACTTCACCGTTGTCCTTTGTGAAGCGCAGCCCCAAGGCCGACACGACATTCGTCCCAAGTTGGACCAAAAATGGCCACGACGTCGGCGCCGTTCCGAGCACGTTCGTAAAATAAACCGTCATTGACCACAGCCCTGGAGTCAACTGGATGCCCCACAGGATTGTGCCGCCTGACGCTGGAAAGTCCGTTGCAAAACCCGTTGGTGTCCCACCGACGCCCTTAGCGCCGTCAACAACCACTTCAGGAACCGACGCGGCAAGCAGCGCGACTCGCGTCGTCCCAGGGTCGAGTGTTCCAGCCACGATTGTCGTCAATGTCCCAGCTTGGACAAAGACGGCCGCTCCGTGACTTTCATAAGCGTCGCCCATCGCCGTCAGTCCAGGGTCGGTGACGTGGGCGGCTTGAACTTCCTTGACGGAAAGCAAGTTGACCTGCGTGGCCTTCTTACGCCAAAATTCAACGTCCTTCGCCTCGTCGAGCGCCGGCAAGACCTCAATTGGCCCGGAAATCGTGCCGCCCACAGCATAAGGTTGTGGGTAGGGCAACGCAGGAGACTCCGTTTCGTCAGTCCAGGCCAGCGTGTGACGCAGCTTGTCATAGGTGACACGCATCCGCCCTTCAATCCCAGGCTCAGCTTGCCACACCTTCGTGTTCGAATCCTCAGAGATGAGGACGTAACTTTCGGCCTCATGCGACCCGTCTGAAGATTGAACAATCAGCCGACTGGCCATCAAAAACGGGTTGCTCAACAACTGAGACAGCGAGGCGACGTTCAGTGCAAGCTGGTTGTCGTTGTTGGCCAGGTCTTCGTCAGGCGACTTAAACGTGTCAATGGCCATCGGAAGGATCGGACTGACCGAAACCCCAGTTGGCGCCCCTTCAGCCAGCGACCAGGCGACGGACAGTTCCACTGGACCCGGCAATGTCCCGCTGATGACAGCGTCAGGCACCATCTTCGTGACCTGGCGAAGCCCTTCAAGGATGACCAAGTCACGCTGCAGAAGGTCTTGGTCGGTCGTGTAGGAGTCCCCAGGAACTGAGCTTGGCTTGACGTGAGCAACCGTTCCTGCCACGTTGGTGATCGGTGCCATCTCGCCTGGAATGTCGACACCCTGGGGCTCAGGCGGCGCTGAATACGCCACGGTGCCACCCCAGACAGTCGCGACGGTCGCGGCCACATCAGCAATCGAGTTGGCCAGTGCAATGTCCCGGCGTGACAACTGGGCGTCACGACGAGCGGCCGTGGACCAGTCAAAGACGATGCCAGACTGCTGGTCAAGGTCGCTTGTCAGCGTTCCGGCACTGGCCCAGACGAGAATGTCGTCACGGTTGAGGATGATGGTTGCGTCGAACATCAGTTGTAAACTTTGATGACACCACTGACCGTTACTTCAACGTCGTCGACGTTTGTGGTGTTGTTTGTCACGGCGACCGTCACCACGTCAGGGCCGTGAACGATGCGCCTTGTTCGTGAAGGCAACGAAGCCAGGCCAATGTTTGGAAGTGAAAGGAAGAAAATCGGCACCGCTCCAGGAGTGCTTAGGCGGTAAAATTCTTGGGTGTAAAGGCCGACGTAGACAAGTCCAAAGCTGCTGTTGATGAAGGCTGGTGAGCTGCCGACAATCGTGAAGTAGTCAGGGTCGAGCGTCGTCGACACGTCAACTGTCACGACCGTTGGACTGACGTAGGCCACGATGGTTGACCGAGTTCCTGCCTCCCACTGGATAAATGACCCGACGTCTTGAGGTTGAAAGATTGGCGTGTTGGCCGTGACCGTAAATCCAAGCTGTGAAGCGAACGTCAACAAGCTGCTGCGGATGGCCGGAGCCGTCGTCAAGAGGTGCATCGTCAACCACGCGAGGTCGAGGCGCGACGTTTCATCAAGTTGAATGGTCGCCAGCGTGATCGTTTCACCCGCCTGCATCTTGCCCTGTGGCATGGCAATGGGAAACGCCGTTGAGTTCGCAAAGTCCTCAGTAGTGACAAAGCCCATGGCTATGAAGAGTTGACCCGTAAGACGCCTGAAACGAGAAGCCTAAGGTCCACGTCGACGCAGTTGTTGATGATGACAAACGAGTAATTCCCAGGGGCGTCGATGATTAGCGATGGCGCGGACTCGTCACGCACAACGACCCCCTGAGTTGAGACTGAGATGACATCGGCCACGGTGCCAACAAACTGGACGGTCGCCGGATCAATGGAATTTCCAACGATGTCCTTGACGATGCCTAAATAAGCCAGTCCGCGGTTGTTGTTCACCAATCCAATCGAGACTGGATTGCACGCGTCATTCAGGGTGATGACCACGTTGTTTCGAATGGCGTCAAGCAGCTGGAGCAGCATGAACCTGAACTCGGCCGTCGTTGACCCGCTGATTGGGACCGTCGCGACGACAAGCCACGCGTTCGCTGTCACACGAGTCCCTGGAAGTGAGATTGGAACGTCAATCGTGTTTCGCAACACGCTGTCAGTGATGTAGGCCATATCAAGCGTTGTTCAATAAGCCAAGCGCCGTCAACCTCGACTTCAGGGGTATGCGCAGCGTTGAGCCAACACGCACTCCCATCAGCATGTCGTGAATGTTGTTGACTTCGGCGATGACTGGCGCCAATTCAGGCGTCTGGTAAAATGCGTAGGACACAAGGTCAAGCCTGTGTTGTGCTTGGACCGTCATCGTAAAAACCTGGTCTGTCGGGTCAGGAAACACTGGTGGACGCATTAACCCGTAGACAGGAAATCCGTCAATGACATAGAGCGGCGTTGCCACAAACATCGAGAACGCCGGTCGGGTTACCTGGTCCAGAATGAGTTGGTCTGCAGTCGTGTTGTCCACAACTATCTAACCGTCTTTGCTGAGGATCGAAGGATGACGCTGTCGGCAAAAAACGTAAAGATCACAAGCAGAAGGTGGGCCTGTCGGATCGTGTCGACATTGTGCGGCAGCAGAGAAACTCCACCACGTGGATGGCCTATCGCGCTTCGGTCCAAATCTAAACCACACGCATTCCCTGGAACGGTGATGTGCTCTGGACCCCACTCACCCCACTGAACCCGAATCGAGTGGACGTCATAAAGGTGATGGGCACGCGGGCCATATTTTTTCTCCTGCAGGCCACGGTCAGTCTTCCACCGCTCCAGTGGGTCCTCGTCAGGGTCAAACATTCCGTCATAGCCACAGCCGTCAAGCCACTCACGGTGCAAGTTGCTAATGCCCGTGTTGACCATGTCTTGAGTGAGATCAGACCTGGCGACGGCCTCCTTGAACGCAAGCCAGAGTGAGACGCAGAATCCACACCCAGAAACCTCTTTTGGACGTGGGCAGAGACCTTGAATGTGGTAAAACATACGTGGCTGACGTTTGAACCGTCAGCCACTTAGAACATGGCTACTTCCTGACTGCTTCGGCCCCAATTGTTCTGAACCCGTAAAAACTTTTTGAATGACAACATCATGGCCAGACTCGAGAATTTGACGAATGCAATTGGCCAGTCTTTGATTGTGTGGATGGCTGCCGGTGCGCTTAACCGTAGCGACATGCCACAGCATTCTATGTCCTTGACCTTTACCCACATAAAACACCCCACAAGGACCAGAAAGCGTGTAAACGTAAAACGCATTATTGGTTTGTATTACATTCCTCATGCACTTTACAGAACCTCTTTACGCGTGATGCCACATGTAGCCGCCAGCCGCTTGACTCAAGGACTGGTGAACCACACTTGACACGTGGCGAATTTGGTTGCCGTATTGGTCCGTGCGTTTATCATCTTTGAGGACATAGACCATATTCAGACATGTCGGCCAATTTGCTTGGTCTCCATTCGGAACCAGTGGTTTTTCGTCATCCCACGTTCCAGTGCCCCAGACTTGTGTCACGAGCGCCGCGTGTTCGACTCTGTCCTCATCAACGAAGATTACGTGCTGACCTTTTATGACGGTTCGCGTCATTTGCAATCACCTCGCTTTCTACCGCTGGTGCGGATGTCAAAGAACGGCCTAACTACTCAGGGCGTTTTGAACCATGTCCCGCATGCACAACTTTATGTCAAGCTGAAATTGATCGGCCTCGTCAGGCCCGATGAGCAGGACAAACTCGCACCTATTTTGCCAGGAACCTCTGACTTTAACCTCCATGACTTGGTCTCCTGGTTTTCTGTGGCCCAGGACAAAGGCGTAAAATGTTGGCTTTGAGTCATTCCGAGTCCTGTCGATGTATCGATACTTTGAGACGAACGGACGAAAATCTGCCTTAATCTCAAAGCAACGGTCTGGCTTGATGCGTTCGCCCATGTAGACTTTTTCCACGTCCATTTCGTGAAATGTCTTCAACAGATTAAGGAGCTCTGTCAGTGGTCGATCTAAGATAAATTCATAGTGAGATGGAGAAACGCCCATTCGGCTGACGGCCTCACGAAATTCCGCCTCCACGTTAGAAGGATGGGCCTTAAATTTAAAGCAAAACCTATCTGGATGAATTAGATGAATTAGAATATAGGACTCATCTAATAGATCTTCAATGTAGATTTTACGCTTTGACCCATTTAACCCTACAAATTGACCTCTGATAGTCCAATAGAGCCGATGACGTGAGTGAGAAATCACAAAAAATTCGCAATCAATGAATGGCGTGATCTTTTTTCTTGGCTTCTTTCCAAGGACGTATTCTGGCATAAAGTCTAAGGGTTAGACCGACGAATTCTGACTGGAGTCCCTGGTTCAGATTGAAATTCAACCCAGGAACTTTGACTGTAATCGGCGCTCGTCCATCGAGCGGCCCCGTCAATGTCGTGATAGCCCGGCTCGATGTATGTGACGCACCCTGAGCAGGCCATAAAGAGCAGGACAACAAACTTCTTCATGGCCCCAGTATACCACGAATCCTAAATTTGTAAACAACTAAATGATCGTGATCGAATCGACCTGCGGGTGTTCGATGTTGACTGGAATTTCAATGGGCGGCTTCTCTGCCTCCTCGTTGGCGAAGACATTTTCCTGAAACACGGACGGTGGAGCTGACGTCGTCTGCTTGCCCATCTCGCTTGCTGAACTGACCGCATTCCAATACGCTCCAGCGGCACCGTCAGTCGTGTCTTTCGACCCGCCCTCTGGCTTTTCAACGCGGTCGCCGAAGTCAAGCAGCGCTTCACATTCCTTGATCATCTGGTTTTGGCGATAAGTTCGGATGCGGTGTTCACTGAATCCACGGCGCCACTCATGGTATGGCGCCGACGTCCTGTCCAACGAGACGTTGCCGACGTTAAAACCAGCCGCTTCGAGCGTCTGGAGTGGAAGGACCGACTGCCACTGGTCCGCGGTGATTAACCCGAAGTGGAAGCCGCACTTGTCACGCAGCCAAAAGAAGAAGTTGAAGATCTTCCCAATCGAAATTGGCTTTCGCTGCCCAGCGATAATGGTCAGGACAAAGTCATACTCGACGATGAGCCGATATTCCTTGAAGACCTCGCCGAGCTTTTGGTCCTCAACCAACTGCCGCCCGAGAAGGTGGCAGATGCTGACGCCGGCCATGGTCTCGGTGGCCAAGTCGATGTGGGCGAATCGCAGCATGTCAGGGTGTCTGCGCGGCACGACCTGGCTGCGATGGAGCATCAAGAATGAGTTGTGGTCCAGGTAGTCCCAGACGTTCTTGTCGTCCTCCATCGAGATCGGCATCAGCTCAGTCAAGCACGGGTTTTTCAGTCCGTCCTTAATGGCCATGTCGATGCAGATCTCGATGTCAATCGTCGATGGGAACAACCGATGCGTGCCGCCAACGGAAATGCCGCTAATCGCCTGAAGTGAGCCACGGCAGTCGCGTCGATAGACGTCGAAATACCGCTCTGGCACATACTCAACCGAACAACCTGGAGCAGGTTGCTCCAGAGTTTGCTCTTCAGGGGTGCCAGACGCCAGCAGCAGTTTACCATCGGCGTCAAACCACCCACGAAGAATCGTCGGCTCAATGTTGCGCAAGCCGTAAGAAACCCTGAACCACCGGTCTTGGTTGAGGTCTTCAAGAAGGTGCGCGCGGGCAACGTAAGTTGAAAACCGATACACCTTCTGGTGTGGGTCACCTGACTCAGCAATCTCCTTGACGATTTGCTCGGTGAATGATGACTCGTCAGCTGCAGATGAGGAGAGCAGTGAGATGGCCGGAAGGTAGGTGGCCTTCTTCTGGAAGCGTGACTTAAACCGCTTCCTCGCCTCGTTGAACATCTGGTAGGCTTTTAAATTTGGGTTCGATTCAATGCGAAAGTTGCCTTCGTCAAAGAGAATCCCCATCACGCTTTTACCGATGAAGTGCCAGCCTTTTGACCCCGCGTTGATCATGACGTTGTTGCCAAGGTCAATGACCTGTGAGCGATACATCATGTTTGGGTCAAACCCGCACTCCTCAATGAAGAACGGGCTGTTCGCCATGAAGTTCAGCGCGTCGCCAAAGGCAGTCTCTTGAACCTGGGCCCGCGTGATGGAGATGATCGTGTAGAAAAGCTGCGTGCCCCTCGACATCGAGAAGAAGTTATACGGGTTTCTCAGGAGCCTAGCCAAGGCAATGCGGTAGAGCAAGATGACGACGGAGATGAAGCTTTTGCCAACGCCCAAGCTGCCAGTGACAACCGCGTTATGGATTTTTGAGTCGAGGTCAAAGTCAGTCAGCAGCACCTTTCGCCATATTGGAAAAATGCCTTCATTTTCGTCCGTGTGGCAGGTCACCTCACCCAGCCAATACGGGTCGTCAATGAACTCCTCGATGGTCGGCGGAGCCTTGATGTAGTCAACCCGCCACAGCCGGTCAAGGGCCTCCTTGTCGTTGCCCTGCCTAATCGAATCAATCAGCTCGTAGAAAAACTCGAGGCTTGTTGGGTCAAGATTGGCGAGAACCCTTGTCGCGTCCTCACCATCTAAGATCAAGTCAAGGGACCGATCGACATCGGTCGTGTGGCCCGTGTGGATGATTGGCGGGCCAACTGGCTCGATAATCGGACTTTCGGTCTGCTTGTCAGCCATCGCTCATGCCTTAACCTTTTTATCCCTAACCAATTTTGAGAGTTTGTAAACTAGCTTTCTAACTAGCTCGCGGTTGTAAGGCGAGCCCTTGACTCGCTTGGCCAGCTCAACCTCCTGGGCCTTGGTCGCAAACGTAACCTTGTTCAGCATCGTCGTCACGTCACCGCCCGCGGCAGCACCCTCACTAACGGCGCTTTGAATGTCAGAAATTTCCTCACGAACCGTGCGGTAAAATGAAAGGCTTTCGGCCGGGGTAAACTTTCCATCCGCGGCATAGCCCATCACGACTTGCTCCAGTTTCGACCGAATGATGAGGAATTTTGCGAGGCGCGTGTAGTCGTGTGAAAGTTGGAGGCTGCGAACGAGCTTGGCCCGTTCTTCCTGGTTCCCAGTCAGCTGAATGATTGGGACTTTGAGGTCGTCAACGCTCTCGCCAGTCCGCATCGCCTCAACCAAGTCCTGCAAAACGGATAGCGATGGGTCAGTGGTTAGGAGCTCAGCCCCGGTTTCAGGGGCGTCTAGACAGGCCTTAAGAAATTGTCCAGGGTTGAGAAGGACCTCGAGTGGAATCGCAACGGAAGCCTGAACCGACGGTGGTGGCGTCGATTGTTTCTCAACCGAAGAGGATTTGTTTCGCTTCGATGATTGGGACGGAAGCGCCTTGTCCTTCGTTGGTTGACTTGGACTTGGCGATTTTTCGTCGGCGTTCATCTGCTTGGGTCTTAGCGGAGGACTCGTCAAGTGGACCAGTCACCTGGCGCCCGTCAACGAGCACGCACCACTTCCCGTTAGCGTCTTCACTCATATGACAAGATACAGAACTTCGGCTCGTGTGTAAACTCGCATTAGTTACGGCGTGCTGGCAAAGAAACTGATTGAGTCTGCCTTTGAAGTTGAAGACCCAGAGGACCTGGCGGCCGAGTTCATCCAGGACGAGGTCGGCCAATATGACTGGCAGGACAACCTGCATTCACTCTGGAAGACTCTTGGCAGCGAAGGGCTGAGGAATGCCGTGGCCTTGTGGATGGAAGAGACTGGGCGCAACGGGGACGCTTTTAAGGTAATCCAGGAACTGGGCCGCCTCTTGCGCGAGTATCCGCTTACTCGGTGGCAGCAGATGATTCGCCAGCGGGTGCCGCAACCGGTCCCAAGACGCGGGCAAATTGTTCGGCGGCAGATTGTAGCGCCATCAAAATTGGGTCCAGGGGAGCCGGTATAGGCGAGTCATCACTGGCCGATTCAACTTCAACCGGGGCGCGCTTTCGCTTGGCGCTTGGGGCAAATCCAGGCATTGGCACGTCAACTGTCCCAATGATCGTTCGTCCTCGACTTGGCGAGATCGGCGTCTCCTCACGAATAATCTGACCCGGCGTAAGGCGGCCGATGAGCCACATCGTGGTCGAGTCACGGCTTGTCACCCCGTCCTCAGAGCCCACCAGAATCCCAGGACTGACGCGTATCCCGTTTCCGTCAGTTCGAATGCCAGTCGCCTCGGCCCAGTTTGGGCCCACTTCGACCAGCTTGGCTGAACAGTCGGTCAAGCGAACGCACGCCCAGCAGCTGTGGTGATACCACACGACGTCAAGTTCACGAATGTGGCGATGAACGTCGAGAACGGGCGGTCGCTTTGCCGCCGGCTTTGGCTTACTTTCCTTTTCGTCTGGCATAACGTTGATCACTCGCCGTATTGACCACTTGGACGAAGCTGGAACCACTTCTTAACCAAGTCAAGATTATCGCGCTGGTCACCATTCAAAGAACCAAGTTCAGTTGGACTTGGAACGCGGCCCATGGCGCGCACAAGCGCAATGACGTCAGCCAGGTCTTTCTCACGAACCGAGTTAAGCTTCAGCTTAACCAAGTCAACCCAATCAGCGACTGGAAAGTCAGTGTCGACAAAGTCAGGGTTGGCGTTGATCGACTTCGGTGAACGCCCGCCAGACGGAAATTTTTGTCCAGGAACAATGAAGTCAACCGTGCCACCCGAAGGACTCACCCAGCTGTCGACGCCAATCGCTTCGTGGTCGATCGTCCAACCACGCGGCAACTGACGCGGAACTTTTTCAACCCAGAGGTCCAGGTCAACGGTCGGCCTGAAATTCTTGGTTGGGTCAACGTTCAGGTAACTGAGGACGCCAACGGACCCGATGACCAGCGGCTTGACACCCGCGTCCTTGAGAAATCGAATGAGCTGAATGGCCTCGCCAGCGCTCGGCGGAACGTGGACGTCCTGTGATTCGGCCAGCGACTTCACGCGACACTGGCACAGGTAAATCGCCATCAAGTCAAGTTTGCCTTTGTCAAATGTCATCATAACCATTATACATACAATCCGAATTTTGTAAACAAAAATTAACGAGAATTATCGACAATGTCCTGGGCCATGATCATCATCGACTCGAGGTTTGAAACGACCAGGTGGCAGATGACGTCGTCGCCGTGGGCCGGCTTCATCCGCAGGCTAGAGCTCTGGCCCACGCACCTCCCCGTCTCGACGTCGAATTCGCCGGCCGACGTCGCCTCGAAGTTTTTGTCGTCCAGTTTTACGTCCGAATGGCTGATATGGCCGGCCATGAAGACCGGGTAGCGCATCCCTGATGGTTTGTGAGTGAACATCACGTATTTCATAAAGCTTGTTGACCACGCTCGTTGGGTGAAGTTTTGGAGTCGGTTCACCTTTGTCGAAGACGTAGATCCGATCTCGGTTAAAAGCCGTCACTGGAAGGTGATTGGAGTAGTTCAAACGAACGGCGTCCAGCGGAGTATTGGAGTCGATGCAGTTTCGAACGGTCCTTGAGAAGAAGTCATTCGAGGCCGTCACCTGCTCCTGCGTGGTTGGGACGCTGTAAATTTGGGCCTCCATCACCTCGGAGATGAACATCCCTGAGACAAGCCCGGTCAGTTTGTGCCGAATGGCGTAACCGTCGGCGTTGCACCAGATAAAGAGGCCCGGCTTTAGTTTGATGAGCGGCCCAAACTCATGGCTGATCATGAAGCCGTCCCAGAAGAGACCGTCAAAGCAACCATGGCCAAGCATGTAGACTTGATCGTGACTAGCCAGAGCTTCCGCGATCTGGCGCCTCGAACCATTCGTCATGACCGTGCAGTCAGGCCGGCCATCGTAAATGGCCTTGAGAAAGTCCGTTGTCGAATCCTTAAGGTGGAGAACGAGAGTTTTCATCGGTGAAAAATGCACCTCGGCCCTTTTTCAGTCATGACGGTCGGCAGTTTAGGATGGTAAGCCCCACAGAAGATGTAGTGGTGCCCGTGGTCAACGAGAAGACGCTGAGTGCAGCGCATTTGTTGACCCAGTTCGTCAAGTATCGGCTTGTCTTCCTTGTCAAGCCACGGCCGTTCGATGGGCGTGCCACGAGGTTTCTCAGCGTCATTGATCGTTTTTCTCATAATCCACAATTGTGTTCACCCAAAAATTCGACCGTGTCGTCAAGGTCCTTTTCAAGGAGTTCGAGGTAGGTCTTTTCGTCGCGCACGACAGCCACCATTGCCTCAACGGCCTCCTCATCAACGCCTGTCATGTTGGCAATTTTTTCGATGCTGTTGAACCCTTGGGCAAGGCAAAGCGCCACCTCTTTCTCCTGGTCCGTCAGCTTGCACGGCGCGTTGGCAAGCAGGGAGGTGATCGGCACCCGCTCGACCCTTCCAGTGGCTAGCACGCCGATCAGGGCGTAGTCATCGACGACGCCCAGTATGTCACCGAGCATCCCGGTGTCGCTTTTTAGCAACTGGCCTTCAGTCAAGCCAAGCCGCTTTCGTAGTTCAGGCAGTGTCATATGACCTCCAATCTTTTTGCGATTGTTTGAAGTTCCTCGTTAGAGATTGGGTAGTTGAGCGCGGTAAAACCGCCCAGCGCCACGTAGACGGCGCATCGTTTACCACCGCCAAGTTCAATGGGAAGTGTGATGGCTTTCCTCATTGGTGGCGAGATGTTGTGCTCTACCTGGTCGATGTGGCCCTTGTCTAAGGTAAGCGGTTCCTCACCGATGGCCAACCGTTTAATCCGAATTGGACGCTGGTCTTCGTCGTCCATGATGTGCGCCTGCACGAAACGCAAGGCGTCAACTTGGGCGTCACCGACACTGTCGGCGTCAGTCTCGAACTCAAATTCAGCGATTAGTCTTGCTTTAAATGTTTTCACGCGGTTTAATCTCCGTTAGTTGGACTTCCTCACTGTAGTAGCCATTGGATCTTCCATACCATCGAAGAACGACCTGGCCTTTTATTGTCGTAATCCGATAAAATGTCCAGGTAAAATTCTCGTCATCGGACTTTCCCTTTACGACGCCAGTTTCAAGAAGTTCGTGAATTGTCTGGCGGTCATTGTTCGACATCTCGGCTTGAACGATCGGTTCACCGATGATGTCGCTGAGCTCACCGCAGATGTCGTCAAGTTGAACGTCGACGTCATTGCCGCAATCCGACTCGAAGTTGTGCATCCTAAAAAGACGCCCATCGGCTGAAAGAAGAAAGACTTCAGTGTCACCGACAGTCGCGTTAACCTCAGTCAACGTCAAACCGACAAGCACGTTAAATGGCAAGTCGCTCATAGCCCACAGTCGTAGGTTTGCGTGGGCTGCGCCACGGAAGTTTCAGGCTGCGTAGCTGGTGTTCCCTTAGCCACGGCGACCAAGTCAGCCGGGAGCTGACCACGATAGCGATTGACCAGCTTCTGACCTAGCAGGGCTTGCCGCGGGCTGAGATAATTGAGCGTGGCCAGCCGATGCCCAACCGCCGTGTCAAGCTTGTTGAAGCCCTGGCCATCCAGCTCAACGGCTCCGTCACAGACCCGCGCGAGCATTCGCAGACCGGTGTGAATGGCCTTCATCTGGGCCTCGGGCATCACGAGGGTCGTCTCACGATATTCCTTCATCGTGATGGTGACTGCCGACTTGTCCGTGTTTCCGGACAGGTTCGGGAACAGCGGCTCGTCGCCGTCTTTCTCATCGCCCATGGCTGAGTCAATGATGGCCAGCTTCTCAAGGAGGATGTCAATCATCCGCCCGTCGAGCGAGTCTTCGAGGATGACGTAGGCAAACAGCGTGGACAGCTCTTGGCCTTTGCGATGCAGGCGGCTTTCAGCTTGGTCCAAGTTTGTGGGAACCCAATCGAGTTCGGCAAAGATGGCCACGCTGCCCGCGGTCATGTTCAGCCCAAGTCCACCAGCGAGGATGGAGCTGACCAGCACGCGGCAGTCAGGGTCGGTCTGAAAGCGATCCAGAGCGGCTTGACCAGCCTGTTGACTGACTTGGCCGTGGATAAGCCCAGAGCCAGGAAACGCAGCGTGAATGGCCTCGAGCACGTCAACGTGATGGGCGAAGACGACGATCTTCTCGCTCGTTGCGTCAAGGAACCCTTTGACCTGCTCGATGACGTCGGGGACTTTGGCCTTGGCCGTCTCGTGGCGGGCCTTCGAAATCTCAGCGAAGCAAACGGTGTTGGCGCTGCGAAGGCGGGCAAGCGCTGACTTATATTCAGCCTCATTGCCACTGGCCTTGGCTAACTCGAGCTCGACGTGGCTTTCGAGAAGCTGCTTCTCAAACTTGGCCATAACTTCGCGCTCGTGGGCGAGGGCATTCTCGTAACCTTCCTTGCCGATGATGATGGTCTGGCGGCGCTTCGCCGGGAGCTCAGTCAGCACGTCCTTCTTCATCCGGCGAATCATCACGCTCGTCCGAAGCAGGCGCTGCAGTTCAGCGAGGCGAGTTTCATTCGCGTAGTAGACGTAGCGGCGGAAAAACTTGTTGCGGTCATTCCAGGTGACCGGGTCAAGGAGGTTGAGGACGGTGAACAGCTCGCCAATGCGATTCTGAATCGGGGTGCCAGTCATGCCGATCTTGCGCGCCGTCTCCTTGGCGATGTTGGTGACCGTCCGAGTGCGCTGCGCACCAGGGTTTTTGATGTAGTGAATTTCGTCCATCACAACGAGGTCCCACTTGCGGGCCAGGATCTCGGCCTCAAACTTGGCGCAAGACGTATAAGCGATGATGACCACGTTCGTGGCGGGAAGAATGCCGTTGGTCAAGCCGACAGTCATCGGCCGAGTAAGCCACTTGTTCAACTCACGGGACCAATTGATCTTGAGGCGAGACGGACAGATGACCAGGACATTTTTGATCGTCGCGTCGTTGTTGATGACGCCAATGGCCTCGATGGTCTTGCCCAGGCCCATCTCGTCGCCAAACAGCGTGCCGTTGCGCCCTTGCGCAAACTCGATGGCCGCCAGCTGGTAGGGCATGTATGCGAGGCCGTCGGGAGATGGGACGGTGATGTCGCTGACCTTTTTGTAAGAGGCGGCGACCTTCGCGGCGGTCTCTTCCATGAAGTCCTTCGGCGGGTCAGTCCACCAATTGACGGTCCAGACACCCTGATACTCGGTCCAACCAAGGCCAGCGTCCTTGAGCACCTGCCTGTTGGTCTTCCAAATGGCGCGAAATTCTTGGGTCGGTTCGGCCGTGCGCAAGCAGCGGATGCCGCGCGACGTCTGACGAATCTGAGGCTCACTCCACTTGAGGAGCTTCTCAATCTCAACTGTGGTCGTTGTCATGGAGGGAATATATCACGTCTCCTGCCATTTGTAAACAAAAAAATGTAAAAAGTTTTGACGCCTGGGGCGTAACAGTGACGTTTAAAGACCGTCAAACAGCGTATTTTAGCGGCTCAATCACGCGCTCCGTGAGCGAAATGGACCGCCGGGGATTGTTTTGACTGATAGATAAAACGTGATCAACAGCATCTCAAAAATTCTCGGGAATGTGGTCGAAGCCCGTGACATCGCCCGTCAAAGTGGCGCCATCATGGAGGGGCTTAAGTCTAAAAACGAAGAAGAACTTAAGAAGCACTACATTCAATTTCTTCAAAGCGGCAACTCACTCAAGCCAATCGGTGACGTGACCCTGCGCCCGGCACTTCAAGCATTCGCGTATCGCATTGAAAGCTCGATGGAAGGCCCGGTCTACACCAAGTTTGCGCCAAAGACCGACGAGCTTTACCTGTTCGAGTCCAGCCCGATGCGAAAGGTCCTTGACGAGATCGACCGATTCTGGGGCCTGAAGGAAAACTTCAATCAGCTTGGTTTTCTCCACAACCGAGGCATCCTCGTGGAGGGCCCGCCCGGGTGCGGCAAGTCATCGATGTTTCAACAGGTCAGTGAGATGATGGTCAACCGCGGCGACATCATCTTCTTCACGACGGAAGTTGGCACGCTGCGTGAGGGCCTGAAGAATTACCGTGAGGTCGAGCCAGAGCGCAAGGTCGTGGTCGTCTTCGAAGACCTTGATGAAATTGTCGGCTATTCAGAGCGGTCCATGCTCCAGCTCCTCGACGGCGACGCCCAGATTCAAAACATCCTTTACCTTGGCAGCACGAACTACCTTGACCGAATCCCACCGCGGCTGCGCCGACCTGGCCGGTTTGACAAGGTCATTCACCTTGGGCCGCCAGCCCTCGAAGCCCGCAAGGTCTACTTGACCAAGAAGCTCGAAGCCGTTGAAAAACCAGAGCAGATTCAGTGGCTCGCCGAGCAGACCAATGGCATGTCATTTGGACACCTGCGCGAACTGATCGTCGGCGCTTACGCGTTGAAGGAACCAGTCCGCGAGGTTCTCCAGCGCCTCAAGTCGTCGGTCATCGTTGACAACAGCACGAATGGCGTGGCTCGACTGGGCTAAAGCTCACCGACATCGGGCGCATACTTGTCTGAGTCGCCCATCCCGACAAACAGTTCCTTGATTCGCTGCATGTCAACGAGCGACGTCGGCTGGGCTTGAGACTCGCTCCACACGACCGGAACCATCAGCCAAACATGCGGCTTGAACAACGTCTGTGGAGCGCTTGAAAACTGCGTGGCCAGTGAAATAGCCCTGTCGAGGTCGGCCTCCGTGCTGATGGAAACCAGGCTAAAGTCACGGTCATAATACTGAAGCACCTCAAAATAAAATTGTCCAGCACCAATCGCAGTTTTGATCTGGTCATCCGATAAAAGGCGCCCAGCTGGCAGTGGTTCGTCGCTCATGCTATACTTAAGCCCGTGAACGCAAGACACCTGATTGACGCTCTGATTGATGAGCGTAAACTAACGACCCAAGCTCGCAAGAATTTGCCCGGCGGTGACTTTGTCTTTCCAAAAGAACGCCGCTATCCAATTCATGACAAAGCCCACGCCAGAAATGCCCTGGCACGAGTTTCGCAGCACGGCACTCCGGCTGAAAAAGCCAAAGTGCGCGCGGCTGTTCATCGGAAATTCCCTGACATTGGCCACGCAAAAACTGAAGACTAGTAGTTCTCATCTGTATGTCTAAAGCGTTCTCCGACGGCACGCGTGCCGATTACGCCATGCTCAACCAAGTCATGGCCCGATATCACCACGAACTCGTTGACGCCCAGTCCAGGGTGTCATTGAACTTCGTCAAGGCCTTTGACAAGGACGACGAGCCAACCCCGGCCCTCAAGCACGCCGGGCACTATTGCGAAGCCTACGTAAAGCTGATTAGCCGGAGGCGTAAGTTGCGCGACCCGCACGAGGCCGAAATTGACATTGACGGCCACATGTGGGAGGAGAAGAACGACCAGCAGCGTGAAGCTTTGCTTGACCACGAGCTTTCCCACATCAAGGTTGTCACCGACCGCCATGGAATTCCGAAACGCGATGAGGACGAGCGGGTCCAGTTAAAGCTGGTGCCTGATGACATCTTCATCACCGGGTTCCTTAGCGTCATTCGCCACTACGGCCAGAATGCAGGTGAATACCAGTCCATCTCCTCGGCAATGCAGGCTGCAGCGGCTGAACTTGCCGCGATGGTGGTCAGTCAGAATGGCGCTGAGACCGAGAATGCGGCTGCGGCTGAAGCTTTGGCCACGGCAGCTTAAGAACTCGGCGAATTTCATCCGGCCTGCGAATGTTTTTGAGGCATTCCTTCTGTTCGCAAAGCTCAATCGGGTCCATGAGATACCGATTGCAGTGCGTGCAGAATTCAACGTAGTTGTAGGACCCTTCAATCAGCCGCATCGAGACACGTCGGACCTCCATGTCAATTCTCGCGTAGTGGTCCTGGAGAAACTCGAAGTCCTTTGCGACAAGCTTGATCCGCTTCATTAACATCAGCTCGTGAAATCGTTTGAGCGCTGACTTCTTGAACGTGCCAATCAGCTCGATCGTGTCCGACGTGAGCGCCCAGACGTCGTGGTCGTCGTGGTCCTCGCCAAGGATGACGATGTGAAGATCCTCGGAAGCCTCAAAACAACGCATCGCCACCCTTTCGAATGATGACGCGCCCACTGTGATCTTGATTGTCGTCGTCTTGAACACGTTGCCAAGGCGACGATGGAGACTATGTTGTTGGCTGAGTTGAGTCGCCTTCGTCAACGTCGTCGCCACTCTCACGAGTTAACTTAGGCATCTCTACTTTCGGAGGAGGCGTTGAATCGTCATCGACAACAACTTCCTGCTTCGCCGGGCCTGAGAACTCGCGATCAATACTATGAACAGCATTCTTTAAAATTTCGATCGCCTTTTTCTCACGCTTCTCATCTTTTTTCCACGCGTCATCGTCCAAGCGACGCATGACAGCACGTGAGATGATCTCTGACAAGATGCGCGGTGGGATGGCGTCCAATTCCCACGATGAGTTGCCAAATTTCGCACAATAGTCCGGCGCTCGACTGTCCGACATCTTGGCCGGATTTGGCGGCAAGTTGAGCTTCTGAACCTGGCTCATGTTCAACGCGAGGCGCTTGACGTCGATGGGAAGCCTTGAAAACATGGTCAGTCGGTCACGGATGTCTCGCGTCATGTCGATGCCACTTGGGTCATGGTCGCCAAGGTAAAGCACGACAACTTGCTTGCCGGCCTCGGCCTTCTTCGCCAAGCGCTTGGCCGCCGCATAAAGGGCCGACGCTGAGCTGTAGCCTTTGTTCGAGCTGTAGGTGATGCCCCAATAACTGCAGACGGGTGAAAGCACGCCCTCAAGGGCCTGCTTCTCGGCCATCACCTCGATGTAAAATGGCTGGTGAATCCAGCGGTTCAGCTTGAAGGTCTTGACGAGCTGGCTGACGGCCTTTCCAGGGCCGGAAAATTTCCGAGTCACGATGGCGTGGCGCCCACGGTCAACGATCATGTCCCAGTCGACCAGGCCTGCCATTCTCGCCTCGTTGATGAGAGCGCCCAGTTTCTCATAGGAGCGCGGGACGTTTGGGATGATGTTCTTGGTCACCAGCACGTAGTAGAGCTGACGGAGTGACAAATCGTAGCCCTGACGAGCATACCCGTCAATGATCCGGTTGCAGACCTTGATGAGCGCGCCCTCCTGCTCAGTAAAGCTGATGTCTTGAAATCGCTCCTTCATGACCGCAAGAGTCCATCGAGCTTTTTTAACGTGGTTTCAACAGTCCAGTCTTTCATGAACCAACCCTCTTTAATGCCAGCTCTATCTCTCCACAAAATTTCTACTCGACCGGCTGGCGTCAACGTCAACGACATGTATCCTCCAGTCGTGTTAAATTCCAAACAGGTATCCTTTTTAGTGGCGATAGCTTGGGAAGAAAGCTGCACAATTTGCTCTTTTAAGTTCATGTGTTACTCCTCGGCGTAAAGGTCATCGTCGTCCGGGACCGCTCCAACACCTTCGACTTTTTTCGTCCACGGGCTCTCGCCCCAGATGGTGATCGTGTTCCACGTCTTCATCGTCACCGGTTTTGGTGAGAGCTTGACGTCATTCACCACGGACCACGCAATGAGGTTGGCCAATCGAATCAGGTTGGCCACGATCGTAAACCCGCGAAGCTGTTGGTTTTGAATTTTGAGGATGTCCTCGAACGTGATTGTGACTGGAGCAGATTTGTTCCCGTCCCACGACGCATTTTCAACCTTGCAGATGTCCCGGAAAACCAGCGTCTGACCGTCACGGCTGTAATCAGGGTCGTATGCCGACGTCGCCTGCAAGGATCGGCCGAAGTGGTATGCCATGTGGTTTCGGCCCTTGGCAAAAAGCCTGAACATGCGCATGACCTGATCGTATGTCATGCTGACGTTGAAGATGAACGTGATGACTTCCAGGTCCGCGTCGAGGTCGTCGAGCATGTCGACAAGCATGGAAGCGTCCTTGGCCAGGTCGGCGTATTTGAGCTTGTCGCTCGACCACCCGTTGGACTTTACCGTCATCTGAAAATCGATCGTGGCGATGTTCATGGGTGGAATATACCACAAGTTCCATAATTTGTAAACAATTATTTTTCTGTTTACAAATTACGGCCGGTCGTTATATTTGAGCCATGAATCGAACTCTGATCGTCCCAGGACTGAGCTTTCCCCTGTTCCCGATGCGGCCAACCAAAGGCCAAGAATTGACGGCGTCAAAGATTACAGAACTGATGACGCGCATGAAAAACGGCGACGTCGTCCAGCGAAAGCTCAACGGTGACCGTGCCGTCTTGGCCGTCATCAATGGACAGGTTCAAATCATCAATCGACGAGCCGAACAATTTCGTCACCCGGCGCTCAACGCCAAAGACTTCACACACGTCAGCAAACTGATGGTCCTCGACGGTGAGGTCTACAAGTCAAAATTCTACCCGTTTGAGGCTCTCTGCGTCGACGGCTTTTCACTCCTCGACCAAGGACCGGACGTGCGCCAAGCCGCGGCTGTCAAGATCAGTGGACAACTTGGACTTCCGTGGATGTTTTCAGTGACAGAGGACTGGCTGCTTGGGGAGCTGCTCACTGAGCACACGCTTCGATCTGAGTTCGAGGGCGTTGTGTTGAAACGAAAAGGCACTCCTTATCGGCCGCTTGGAAGTCCCGAACAAGACTCTTCGGACTGGTTTAAGTTCAAGTATCGTGTGATCGCGAACTGACTTCGCCATTTCCATTCTGATGGCGTAATTCAGCGACCATCGATTCAACGCGATTGACCCGCCTCTCAACGAGGTCCAACCGATCGTCCTCGACATCAAAGCGATGATATACTTCCCCGTGCGTTCTGGCTGACAGAATGAACACGGATGAACCGACAATGATGAAGATGATCGACGTTGGAAGAGCCACGGGGGTGGCATTCGTCGGCCACGTATAAAGATTTGGCTGGTTGAAGATGTAGCCCATTGCAAAAAACGTGGCGATGGCAATGGTCAGCAAGCTTAATATGCTGGCCACCATTTTAGCGTTGAACTTTCCCATAAGACCCGTAACGAGACCTGTGAGCAACGACGTCAACCCGGTGCTTAGCCAGGCGAATTTGACGATGCTTTTCACGGACTTTTTTCTAAACGTTGAACCCGCTGTTCAAGCTGACTAATTCGTTGATCGGCCCTGGCATCTTCATCCCTCAGGCTAATCAACGTTCTCAAAACCTCTTGCTGCGTTTTGACCAAATCATCGACAGTAGCTTTACGCTCGTCGAATTGAGTCCTTAATCTAACTATCTCCTCACGGCTTTGAACGATTGAGTTTGCCATCCATGAGATGGCCCCCAGCATGACTGCGACTAAGATCATCTGAATGGCCTGAAGCAGGCTTGTTCCTCCTTTTGTCTGTTCTCGGCCCATAATCATGTCCTGACCTCCCAGGCTATGAGATGAGTCGACAGATCGAGTCTTTCGCAGATTCTTCCGCAGATTCTCCCGGACGAACTTTCTGTGAAGCTCGAGTCAATGCTCCAGCTGCCCGTCCAAGTCCGGACGAGAGTTTTTGTCGAGCTACATCGGCCACGCGTTTAAGTGACTGACGGACCTTGCCCATGGCCTGAGTGAAAAATTGACTGAATGACGAATTGACGTTATATTCCGTGCGAAGGATGCTAGAAATTGCGTCAAGAACCTCGGTGTGAATCGCGTAATAGTCGTGGTCGGCTCGTTCAAAAGTCCGATGAACGTCTTTGTCAAGACCCTCACGCAGCTCCTTTTCCAGTTCATTCTTTGCTTCCTCACGGGCTAAGTCGTAGAGCTCATTCTGCTCCTCCATGGCTTCTTTTTGGAGTTCCTCAGCTCTCTTTTCACCCGCTTCGTAAGCCTGGTCCTCGTCAGCATATGTCATGCTCGAACGCTCAATCTCCTCATCGTGGCCATGCAGGCGTGACCGCTTAATCGCCCAGTAAAACTGGCCTTCGGTCTCTGACTCATCGACCGAAAGTTCGATCATGTCCTTGAGCACATCCTCCGTGGCGTCGTCAACCCTGCGCTTGTCGATGTCAGTTCCGCCCGTAAGCTCGTTGAGCCTGTCCCAATCCTCATCGTAAAAGGCGTTGCCGATGTCCTCATCCCACTCGCGGCCGGTCAACTTGGGCAGGGTCATGTCCTCGCCAAAATTCGAGGCATACTCCTCCAACTCATCGATGATCGCTAACACCCGGCCTAAAACTGGAAATCGTTCCTTGAATCGGTCACCAAATTCACGCAGCCTGTCGATCGTGTCTTCGTAATAATTGTTGTCGATCCACTGTGTGAATCCGCCATTTTCAACTTGATAGTTGAGGTTCCCGAAGACGACTGCAAGTTGTTCGGGTTCCGCCAAAGCGTCTAGAAAATTACGATGACCGGACTGCTTTTCACGGTTGTCGAATGCCCGATTAACCTGCTGTCGACCAGCCTTTTGCTCATAGCCCGCGTAAGCGCGGTCCATGGTGTCTTGAAAGATGTCTTCAGGCTCCTTATCGGGAAGATTTGGAGGGCGCCAGATCTCATCAATCTGGCGCTCAAACAGCTGGTCGATAGTAGCTTTTGCCTGTCTCATCTTGGGCTAACTACGAGCCCTGAGATTCAGACGGTGTAGATTCGGACGACGGCGTCGGCGGAGTTGCTGTCGTTTCACTGCGTTCTGCGGTTGGAGTTGTTTCCGCTGAGCTAGAAGCTTGGCCCATGTTCAAGTGGCTCGTTCCTCCTTGTCCCCATGAGACAATCCAATCGCCGGAAGTAGTGGTAGCGTTGCTGATTGAAATTTCTGGCATCGTCTGCGTCGTCTGAGTAGCAAATGACGTCACCACAGGCGTTGAGCTTATAAACTGAGGCTGCTGAATCGGTGAATAAGCCGTCGATGGCGGAGGCGGAGATGACGCGGGGCTTCGCACCTCTACTTCCGGCACTCGTCGCCTCACACGGCGTGTCCGTTGTGGGAGCGATGTGTCTCCACGGTCCCAACTTGGCCGGCAGTCGACCGACGGGATTTTAGGAACGACCCGCGTCATTTCAAAGAAACCCGACACTAACTCGTTCGCCAGCTTATACCGCTCGATCGCCCACTTGCGCCCGGTGAGGTAGAGTTCCTTAAGGTCTTCACTAATCCATGGGCCATAAAATCCGGACTGACCAAGCATCGTCTGGAAGAGCGAGCGGTCATCCTTGCTGCGAGCCATGCCCCAGTTAATCGTTCGGTCCTTGACCGTGTTGATCACGCACTGAAGAAACGTCACGTAGCCAATGATGAAGTATGGGCTGAGTGACCCGGGCATGATGCGAAACTCAAGCGTCCTGATGTCCGGCCAACGGCGCCCATTCAGCCAGACATTCTTGTCAGTCCACGTGTGAATCCACCAGTCATTGCGCTGAAATGACGCCCGCTTGATTGAGTTGATCGTAGCTGGTGAAAGCCGCTTGCAGTAGATGTTTGTCCGCCTAGCCGGAGGCACCATGAGAAAAAAGGCGAACTCATACCGTGTGAAAAATCGAAAGACGTTTTCAAGTTGAAGCGAACTGAAGTCACCGCCGCCGATGTGAACGTGAAGCCCGCACCTCTCTGTCGCAGTTCCACCGACATTGGCGATCAAGGCGCCGACACCAGCAGCATCAACCAGCTCCTCATAGGTCTGCAATATCGGGCTGACGGCTTCAAACCCACATGACGAGTCGGTCTTAAGGTCCCACAGGTCGCCGTCAGAGTGGCGCCACCGGCCGTAATTGTGACAGTCGATCCCCTTAGAGCGAAGCTCGCGTTCAACACGGTCAAGATTTGACCCGCTAAACTCGAGTTCAAACCCAACTGATGTCGTCAAGTTCATTATCGAAGAAAGCCGAATGTCTGGTCACCGTATCCGGTCACGCGCCCATTTTTATCGCGAGTTGCGTTGTCTCGTGAGTCGTAGCTGCCTTGAGGCCGGCCGTTGACGTCACGGACCGTTTTGCGGCTGCTGTCCTCGGTCACGTAACCGATGGCACGTCCATTTTTGTCTCGAAGTGCATCACTCATGGAACCAATATACCACACTTCTGAGGTTTGTAAACAATTATTTTCTGGAGATCAGGACGACGCCGGTTTCGCGCTTTTCCAACCGCTTCCAAGACCAATCACGATCGTTATATCGAAGAATGCCGATGTCGCCAACATTGACGTCATGGTTGGAAACGTAAATGCAGTGTGATTGTCCTTGTCGATCCGTCACCGAAAACGTGTCTTCGTCATAGACTTGGTTAACCGTGGCCAGAAGTGAATGCATCCACGCCCGCCTTGCTGGAGGCCAAAGGTCGTCATGGAAGACATCACAGTAGCTGCAGTAGTGTCGCTCGACGTCCGTTGGATTAAAGCTCGTCATGTGGCACCGAAGACACGTGATGCTTCGACCATCAGGCGAAATCATGAACGTGTGGACTTCGTTTTTTCCAAGGAGACATTCTCCACATGTAACGTCCTTCCAGTCACTTGACCACTTATGGTTGTCAGGCCACAGCGAAGGGGGCCCTTCCCGCATGCAGGCTGACATGCCGTGGCCCAAGTAGTGGACGATTTGTCTTGACACACTAAGCAGAACTGCCTAGCATCTTCAAGATCTTTGGGATGTCTGACTCGTAGATGTGGAGACTGTGGGCGAGGTGAAAATACTCGCCAACTTGGAGATTTGGATAAGTCGGCTTCAGCTCGTCGGCCATCAATTCCATGAGCTTAATGAAAAACGGAAGGTCATAGACGAGGCCCTTAAAACAATCATTTGACCGCATCACGATGGAGAAGTTCAGCTTGTCGTCGCGGATGACAAAGTGACCGTGCATCGTGCAGACTTGGTCGCGGTTGCCGACCCACTGGTGACGTGGCAGGCTAAACCGAAGGAATGCTTGTCTGGTGTCCTTATCTTGAAGCATGGAATTGCGGGCCCACTCCCACGGAGTCCGCATGGCCAAACTTCCATTCATCCGTCCTGGTTCAAAATGTGGGACCTCCATTGTTGGGTCACCACAGCTTTTCTCGTGCCAAATCAAATAACCGTAGGCCGAATTGATGGTCCCATCTGGGTTGGCAATTTTCTTCCAGAATTGGCTTGCCTTTGCAAAGTCACTGACGCTATTCGAACCGCTAAGATAAAGCTCCATCTCCTTGTGGGTATACTCCGCAATGACCTTGTTCCGTTCTAGGTCACACGTTCGAATTGGGGCTGAAGATGGGTGCCTGATTTTGAATGACGCGTTTAAGACTTCACGCGTTTGCTGGCCCCTTGGACCGGTCGGTTTTCCATTGTCCATGACGTTAGCCAAACACGTCAGATAGGCCACTTCGGTTTCGTTTAAAAGAAAGTCGCTAAGTCTCCACTCCCTCGGTGTCTTGGCTGAGCTCGACGTTGTCTGCAATGTTGACATTGAGCAAGTTTAGGTCGTCAGGTGACAAGAACACGAAGGCGTCCTTTTGCGGGATGTTTGGAGCCTTAAGGATGCGTCGAACCACCGAGGTGTCTTGGTCATTGGACCGCACAACGACCAGGCCGTTGACGTCAAGTTGAAGAGCTTCACGATTTTTCTTGGACATGAGGCACGTCTGGCTTGGCATGCCGCACATCGCACCGACTTGCAAATTGAGCGTCTTCACGAGCCATAATCTACACGGGAGAGAGACGTTTGTAAACAAAAATACGTTACTTCTTGGACTTCTTCTTACTGCCGTTCCGGTGAACGATGTCTGGATAAAAGACGTTCGCCGCCGGCGTATTCATCGACTGCATTGGAATCAATTCATTCATGACTTCCTGCATGAACTTCGAGTGGGCCCGCTGTGTCAAGACCATCAACGTGAGCAGGCCTTTTTCGGTGTTGTTCAGCTTTTCCACTGACGGGCGAAGAAGGTCGCACATCTTAGGGTCCAGCCCATGAAACAAAACCTTCTCGAGTTTTTTGCCAATTTTCTTGTCCGACTTCTTGCCTTTTTTCATCACGTGACTTTCTCAACTGCAACCGAGACTGCTTCCGCAATTCGTGCAAGTGTAACACGTCCCACTACGCTGCGCCACGTGGCCGCAATGTGGGCACGTCTTTACCTCGTCACTGACGCTGGAAACTTCGTCATCGTGGTCAAATTCAAGGGCCATCCAGTGGAATATGTAGTCGATGATCGAGGCCGACATCCGGATTTTTGGATTTGTCGTAATGCCAGATGGCTCGAAGTGAGTTGACCGAAACTTGCGGATTAAAGCTTCGAGTGGCACGCCATACTGCAGCGCCAAACTTGTCAGCGTGCCAATCGTGTCCATCAGGCCGCCTACCGTCGAACCCTCCTTGGCCATCGTGATGAACAGCTCACCTGGCATGTCGTTTTCAAAGAGGCCGACAGTCAGGTAACCCTCATGGCCACCAACGCTGAACTTGTGCGTCACGGCCTTCCGGGTGTCAGGGAGCCGGTGTCGATTTGGGAGATAAACACCGTGGCCATTTAACGCCGGGTCCGCTGCTTTGTCTTGACCAAACTTTTTGACGTTTAATGGCTGGGCTCGTTTAGAGCCATCACGGTAGATGGCCACACACTTCAGACCAGACTTCCACGCTTCCACGTAAGCCTGCTTCACGTCTTCGACCGTGGAGCTTTCTGGCATGTTGATCGTCTTTGAAATCGCCCCAGAGATGAACGGCTGAACTGCAGCCATCATCTGGACGTGGGCCATGTATGGGATGGAGCGCTTGCTCGGCCCGGCCGGCAGTGACGTGTCAAAGACGTCGTGGTGGTCGTCAATCCTGAGCGGCGACTTGATGTCCTCGCTGATGGCCTCAAGGTGGCCATATTTCTCCACGTGTTTGATCGCGGCATCAATTTCAGGCTCACTGTAGCCGAGCTGGCGAAGCACCCGACCGATGGAGCGATTGACGATCGTCAAGGACCCGCCACCGATGAGCGACTTAACCTTGACCAAGCTAAGCTCTGGCTCTATCCCGGTCGTGTCGCAGTCCATCATGAATGCGATCGTTCCAGTTGGCGCAATGACCGTTGCCTGGGCGTTGCGCACACCGTGGCAGTTGAACAGTCCAATCGCCCGCAGCCAACACTCGTTTGCGGCGGCATCGAGATAGCGGTGCCCTGGAGTCTTGAGCTTGCTCGCGTGTGCGGCGTGGAGGTTTAAGACGTCGCGCATCGACTCAACATTGTTCGCCTTGACCGGGTGCTTGACGTGCGAACAGCGCGCGTCATAGAACCCCGGAAACGGTCCCAGCGTCTTGGCCATTCCAGCCGACGTGGCGTAAGCTTCACCCGTCATGATGGCCGTAATCGAAGCGGCAATGCTACGGCCTTGGTCAGAGTTATATGGAATGCCAAGGCCCATCAACAGCGAGCCAAGGTTCGCAAAGCCAAGCCCTACAGTCCTGAAGATGTGCGAGTTCTCGGCAATCGTCTTGGTTGGATAGCTCGAGTTGTCAAACAAGATCTCTTGGGCCGTAAAGATGAGCCGCACCGCGGCTTTGAACCGCTCGACGTTGAACACCTCGCCTTCCATGAACTTGACGAGGTTAATTGAGGCGAGGTTGCACGACGTGTTGTTGATGAAGACATATTCAGCACATGGGTTTGTGCTGTGAATCGGCTCCGTTCCAGCACACGTGTGGTAACGCTGGATGACGCCGTCAAACTGCACGCCTGGGTCACCACAGAACCAAGCTGCTTCGGCCATCTTGTGCAGCAAGTCCTTGGCGTCTTTCTTCTCAACCCGGTCTCCACTCGTGACCGCTTTTGTCCACCACGTTCCATCGCCATTCGTGGCTGCCTTCATGAACTGGTCGCTGACTCGAACAGAAAGGTTCTCATTCTGATACATCACGCTCGAGTAGGCGTCACCGTTAATGGAGCCATCATAGCCTGACTCGATTAGGGCCCGCGCTTTTCGTTCCTCAACTGGCTTCGCGTTAATGAACTCCTCGATGTCAGGGTGCCAGTCACGGATGGTGTTCATCTTCGCCGCACGACGAGTTCGGCCGCCTGACTTGACGATGCCAGCAACCTGGTCGTAGACGCGCAAAAAACTCATCGGGCCTGACGGCGACCCACCGCCGGAGAGTTTCTCACGAAATGAACGAATGGGCGTCAGGTCCGTCCCAGTTCCGCTTCCAAACTTGAAGAGCATCGCCTCAGTCTTGGCCAAGTCAAGGAGTGCCTCCATGTTGTCAGCGACGGACACGATGAAGCAAGCCGAGCACTGTGGCTTCTCATACATCGTCCTGACCCTCACAGCTTCGCCGAGGTCTTGGTCCCAAGCCCACCCGCCTTCACTGCCGCGCCCGGCTTCATATTGGTGGAACAGCCCAACGTTAAACCAAACGGGCGAATTAAAAGACGCGTGTTGATGCAGGCAAAGCCAGCAAAGTTCGTTGTAGAAGAGCGTCTCGTCGTCAGGGTGAACGTATCGTCCTTCAACGGCCCACGTCGCAATGGTGTCACACACGCGATGAATCAACTGGCGCACGGAGTGTTCACGCTGGTCGGTGTTCTTTTCGCCCCAAAAATACTTCGAAGCGACGATCTTGACAGCCAGGTCGGACCAAAATTCTGGAGTCTCGACGCCCTTCTGCGTGAAGACGACCTTACCCTTGTCATCGGTGATGTCGACGTCTCGCTTGATCCACGTGACGTCGTCAAATGGGCAAATTCCTGACTTTGAAAAGACTCGCGTCAGGCGAGCTGGTTCAGGTGCAGCAGAAGCGTCGTCAATTATCGGTTTTGGTAGGTCATCTAAGATCTCAACGCGCTCATTCAGTGTTGGCATTGGCTCATTCATAGTGAAATTCGTTCTACCCTAGCATGCGTGGACTGATCTGCATAGATGACTTTAGCCACGAAATGGTTGACTTGATTCAAAAAGTGGTCGGACCGACGGTTAAGTCAAGTGTGATTCGCGTGGATAAGTCGTCATCGTCAAGACGCTTTATCTACTTGACCGAAATCGTCAGAAAATCGATTGATCTTTCGTGTGATCATCTCGTCATTGTTTGCACAAACTGGGTTAAAGAACTTGCCGATTCATCAGAGAATTTTCTCGCAGCCGCTCGCGCCATCGACAGAGTCATGCTTCGATTTGGAGCTGTCAACATCATCACGTCTAGCACGCTCCAAAAGGCCTTGCTCAAGTGTGAGACACTCCAAGCTCCACGCCCGGACGTCATCGTGTGGACAGGTTCGCACACGCCGCGCGTCGCCATCGAACGAATGACGGCGCTTCGCCATTCACAGTTTCCGGAAGCCCTTGACCCTAGGCTCAAAAATCTGAGCGGGCACATTCGAGCGCGGGCCGTCTTAGTAGGTGAAGAAATCAACCGATATTTGGACTTCGAACATTGGCCATTTTTCGACGACCGGGACGCCGCCAGTTACATTAGCTTGGCCCTTGAAAAAAGCAACGTGCTTGAATCGGACCTAATGTGGACAAACATCATTCACCCGACTGAAGCCAACCTGATTCAGGCTTTGATGGTCTGGAAACCAACGTTGAAGATCATCGCCATGGGCAACGTAGCCCACGAAGGCTTGAGAAAATTAGGGTTGACACCGATTCGGCGAGTCAGCCACCCGGCCTGGGTCAGGCGGTTTAAGCACAACCAAATTGACCACTATTCAGAAGTCCTCGACCGGGCAATTAGGGACTAGTAGATTATTTTTGATATGGCAGACGCTCTTGAACAACCCTGCTGTGAGTGCGGGAGAATGACGATTGGCCGGTGTGAGCACTGTGACGACAACGTCTGTGCTGCATGCTACGAAGACCACACGAAAACGCATGGAGACGTTGAAAATTTGGAGCCAAAAGCCTCGACCAGGTCTGATGGGCTAATCGAGGGAACGCCTGACGAACTTGGCCTCTAAATGAAGAAGGCGGGCCGCCAAAACCGGCCCGCCAAAACGTCCTACGACGTTTACGACGACATCAGATAGAACTTGCAACTTTAAGTTGTTAACAAATTATTTACCGCTTATCCCGCCGATTTTGGCCAGCTCGTCCAGCTTCTCAGTCGGTGCGGCCAGGCCGCCAATTGCGGTGTAAATGGCCATGGAGTCCTTGTTTCCGCTGTAGATGCCACGGTGCACCATGCTGTTTGTTTTCAACAACCTTGTCAATTGATCGAAGGCCTGGTCGAGGTGCTCGTGCGGCACTTGGCTTAAGACGCTCTTTCCAGCAATAACGATTGCCGCGGCGACCGTTCCAGTTGACAGGTTGACACCTCCTGCAAGAATGTTTTTCTTCAAGTTGTCTCGCAGTGCGGAGCTGATTTGGCCGGCCTCCGACCAGTTGGCGACGGGCGTGGCCCCAAAGACGATCAGGCCTGAGTCGAGGATCGACTTGTAATCAGCCGGGTCGAACGCGGTGTATGTCGAATTTTGAACGCAGATCATGTTGAAGAGGTCAAACAGCCGACAGACGCTTTGATTGGCCGTGTCCCAGAATGGATCGATCGCGAGCCCAGGATAGAGTGAGCTCATTCGCTCGTTGTCAAGAACGATAAGCGGTGAGACAAAGCCCTGTTCAACGTAGGCGACCAATGATAACAAGACGGTGTGAGCGTTGATGCTTGGACGCCGGCCTTCGGTCACCTTGGGCAGGGCAACGATGACGCCGACCTTGTCAGTCGGACACTTGCTGGCAACCTGAAGCTCACGCGCTTTGTCGACAAGGCCGATCACCGTTCCAGCGCCAGTTCCACCGCCGGCCCCAACACAGATGATTGTTCGGTCATACACTTGGCCAAATGACGCCCGCATCAGGTCTAGGACATTTTCAGCGTTTTTATCAAACGCTGCCTTCGCCACGGCTGGGTCTTTGCCAGCACCTCCTTCTCCATCGCCGATAACGAGTTTCTTAACGTCGGCTGGGAGCGACGCCAGGTCCTGACGCGCCGTGTTGATCGCGCAAACGCGCTTGTAGCCCAGGGCGCGGAATGTCGCCGCAATTCTCCCGCCACCCTGGCCAGACCCGATAAAGCTGAATCGAAACGCTCCCTTCCGTTCATCCGCAATTTCCTGCCTCGCCACGACTTGCGGCAGTGGAATGTCTGGAGTTAGAACGTCAAATTCCGGCACCTGTTGGTTCTCTTCACTCATAAATCTAGTTGGCAAAGCGTCCTTTGTTAGGAACCACGCTCTTGGCACGGTCGTCCCAAATCTCTTCACAGTTCTCGTCTTTTTCGTTGGTCACTTCGAGCTTTCCAAGCCCATGTTTGACTGTCCACTGCTGAATGAGCGGAATTTGCCTAGGGTCACCCGCTCGCGCGGTGAAGACCTTCACCTTGCGTCCGGCCCGCAATGCGCGCTTAACCTTCTCAAGCATGCCAGGCACTGGCTCACCGATGGAATCAATGCCAGAGCCCTCTTTGTGGGTGGCCAAAGTAGCGTCAAGGTCGACACCTAGCCAAGGTTCTGAACCTCGCCGTGATCGGCCTGTCAACAATTCTGTCATGGTAGTTTAAGTAGCAAACGATGGACGCGCCAATCATAACCGGCCCTGGAGTCACGCCTGACTTTAACTTGACCCCAATGCGGATCCACGAGCTGGCTCTGCAGTGGTGGTGCCACACGCACTTCTTTGTTGCTGACGGGTATCCAGTCCCGGTCGTCTTCGCAAAGCCGATGGACGCCTTTGCGGACTTTAAGCAGCAGTGGTCCAATCCTGACAATCCTTACCTTTACCTGCTCAAGGCCAAGAACAAAAATGGCTCCCCGCTCTACGAGCCGTATCCATCGCCAGCGCGATACCCGCTCATCTCCATCACGCGGCGGCGCCAATCGTATCGAAACTATGGGACATTTTCAACCCACCGGGCCCGCCACATCAGCTGGCCCACCGTTTCCAATGACGTCGTAAAACAGGACCTCGGGAACGTCCGCGTCAGAAACAGGCCGATTGGCTTGAACTTTCACCTGGACGTCACGTATTGGTGCCTGCGTCCCGACACTCAGGCCCTATTCATGCAGCGCGTCTGGGCATGCTTCTGGCGAAACGGGGCGCAACCCCAGACGTGGATCAGGGCGAAGTATCCGACTGAGGAAAATGTGATGCTGATCAGGCTGTGCCTTGAGTCCGACGTGTCCGACGCCACTGAGGATGACCGTGGAAGCCAGCAGATTCGATACCAGACGACGTTCTCAGTCCGGGTTGAAGGCTACCAGGTCGACATGCAAGACCTCGTCCTGCCGGCCTTGTGGCAAGTGACCACGAACTTGAACGCGGTCGTCGCGCCTGACACGTTGGAGCAGTTGATGACGTCGACCGTAGACTTGCGTGACATCGACGAGAACCCGGTCATTGACAACAGGGCTGGAATCCCCGTTGCTGGAACCATCACGTGGACTCCACCTTAAGCAGCTTCGCTGAATACTTGTGGGCCATCGCCATTAACGCTTCAGCGTTTCCTTTTGCGTCATCGACCGGGTGGTGCGTGTGCTCAGTTACACGCAGGCTCTTCCAGTCATTGGCGCACCGCCAATTCTTGACAAGCCCGGCATAGAAATCGCCAATGCGTCTTGCTGAAAAGCCGAATGGGTTATGCCCGACAAAGTGGTGGAAGTAGTAATTGATCCACTGCCAATCAAAGGCCGGGTTATCCGAGATAAACTGATACTTGGTCTTGCCCAAGCTAGTCAGCCACATTTCAAACCCGAGCATCGTGGTTTCAGGATGCATAAAAGTTAGGTGCTCTTCGCGCGTGTGACCACTAACTGCTAGGGCCTGTGGGTCCCACTTTGCGCCAGGCAACGGGGCCGTTCGACCGAAAAATGTGCGACTGGTGTCTTCAACCACGACGGCACCGAAACACACCATTGAATAGTCAACAGGACAGGGCCCGTCAGACTCAACGTCAACGATAATCATCATAGGATTCTACGCTTTGGGATTTTACGGCACCACTGTTCAATCCACCAGTGTTCGCCGCGGTCTTCAGCCGGCCACCAAGTTCGATTTGGGGCCCGCTCTGAAATGCAGTGTTTGTCAGTCGGGTCGCTGACGTTCGTCATGTTGTAGCCCGTAGCTGGATCGTAGCTCTCGCAGAGGTAAATTTGCGTGCTCTCGTGCTTAAAGCTGTGCGTGGCCCAGTGCCGACCGACGATGTTAGGCTTGATGAAATCAGGCATGGCTTAATAATTTTCAACTCTGATTGGACTTGGAGATCTTTTTGGCGGCAACGGCCGGTGGACATTGGTGGGCCGAACGATCCCCGGCATTGGCCAGACCGAGACAGTGTAGTAGCGATCCTCCGGCAGGTCACACCACTTGCGCACTTTAGCGTCAGCGGCCAGCGGGTCCTTGATGTATTCTTCGAATTGTTCGTGGGTAAGCGTCGTCATGTTTGTGGCGGAGGCAGGGTGGCCGGCATTGGCGGAGGCGGTGTAAGACTGGCCGCTCGGCTCTTCAAAGCCTCAATCATCTGCTTCAGGTCGGCCTCAGCCTTAAACTCATAGGACGTGACATAAGCTGTCGAGTTGGCCCGCTTGAAGATGAGGCCCTTGGCCAAGAGGTCATCAATGATCCGCTTTGTCACGGCCAGGTTGATGTCGATCTTGCGAGACAGGCCATAAAGACCGATTGGCTTCTCAGCGATGGCTTCCAAGGCGAGGCGAAGTTCAGCGTCGTCAGGCTTCTGATTCAGGTAATTGTATCGCCACTCCACCCAGTCGGCGACGCCCGTTGAACCGGACTTGGACTCCCAGGCGTGAAGCACGGCCAAGAGGTCGCGAAGTTGAATGGACCGCGCACTAAGGACTTCGTCGAAGAGGTCTTTGCACTGGGCCAACTCAGTCAATGCCGCAAGGAAGCAAGGCCACCCGTAGACCACGCCAAATCGCTTGCTGACACTGCCCTGTCGAAATTCAATGCTGCGGTCGGCCTCGTCACGGCAAGCTAGCATGTTCGTGTTGACTGCCCGATAGCGGTTGGCCACGTTTTTCGCGGAGCCACGACTGCTGACAAGCGGCGTCAAATTGTAGGCCTGGGCGAATGACGCCGGAGTGTGATGTCGGAGTGACGTCCACGAATAGGCTTCGCAGTAGGTGTTGCTGACTCGAGAAGGCGCCACAAGCTTGTTGATGACGTCCTGGAATTTCGTGTAAATCAAGCAAAGGTTGTATGCGTCCTCGTGTGAATAGTTGTTGCCCTGGACATGAACGTGAAAGCCGCCAGAGCGGTGAACGTTCACATCTTTAATCGACTGACAGAATCGTTCACACCGTTCCTTCGATGTTGACGGTGTGCACGGTCCGTTGAACGTGTATTCGTAGCCGTGCGTGAGCGAGCCGTCACCCTTTTTGATCCAGCCTTGAATGTCTGGAAGGTCGCTGAGGTCCCCATTGTTGCCGAGATCAATCTCGATCTCAAGGCCCAGTTTGCGGTCCGAGACCACGTTTGGAACAGGCGCGTTGTCAATCCGTATCATGCCGTTAATATACCACACTAACCTTGATTTGTAAACAAAAATGTGGATGATTTTAACAGCGCCAGGACCGCGTCTTGAATGCCGCGGTTCTTTGACTCGCGCCCACCAGCGACGTTGATCGTGAATTGAAGCCCGCTTCCGTAGTGATGCCACCTGGCGTAAAGCATCTCAAGCCACTTGTCAACCTCGTTCATGTTCGGCTTGTTGACGTCAACGTGCCGCCACTCCTTCCCATACTTCTTTGCGAAGGCAATCGTCAGCCATGACCCGCTGGCCACTTCACTGAGCGGGCAGCGTGTAAAGACGATCGTGCAGTCGGCCTCTCTCACGTTTAACTCAGTCCTGACACGATAATCTGACGATGCCGACTCAGTCATCTCGGTGAAGATCATCGGCACCACCCCGTCTTCGGCCTTTCGACGCAAAGGCACATAGCCTCCATACGGGATGTTGTTGTCGCGAGCAAAAATTAAACCAGCACGATCGGCCCCCGTCTGACCACCGGAGATAATCTTGATGGAACGATGCATGGTCGATAGAACGTTCTTCAGCTCATGCGTCACGTCGTTGTCTTTGGCGGGCAATATGGCAGTGAAGGAAAAGCCTCAGCGGCTGAATTTTTGGCCAAGAAACTGAGGGCTGAATACCCGGGACTCCACTTGACCGTCATTGGTGAAAACGGCCCGAACTCCGGACACACGAGCACCCAAGGGTCAACGCGCTCCATCCCGGCTTCAAGCTTTTGGGCCGACTCGATCTTGATGGGCCCAGACTCAGTCATCGAACTCGAACTTCTTCAACGAGACTGGCGCGCCGTCAAAAAGCCGATTTACATCCACGAGCACGCGGCCGTCTTAATGCCTGAGATGAAGGCCGACGAATCCGACCTGGTAAGGCGAATTTCGTCAACTGGGTCAGGGACAGGGATGGCCCGGGCAGGGAAGTTTATCCACCGCCGTGTTGAGTCAGTCATTGAACATGACTTCTTCTCACTCAACCAGGACATCGTCGTCGTTGACAACGAGGCCTACTTCAACCTGATCTCGCACATCAGTTCCAACTTGGCCATCTTTGAGTGCTCACAAGGCCTGTTGCTCGACACGAATTTTGGGCTCTTTCCACACGTCACGTCACGCTCAACGCTGCCGAGGGTTGCAGTTGAGCGCAATGGGCTTGGTGGACTTGACTGGAGCTACTATGGCGTCTTTAGGACATATCCGATACGGACTGGCGGGCCGTCTGGGCCGTGTGCTGGAAAGGAGCTGACGTGGGCGTCATTGGGCGTAAAGCCCGAAATCACAACCGTGACGAAGCGCGTGCGCCGCGTCTTTGAATTTTCAACGGGTGAATTTATGCGCAGCCTTCAGCTTGCGCGCCCAGACGGGCTGATGTTCACGTTCCTTGACTATCTCGGGCTGACCAACTTGGACCAGAATGACCTGGACAACTTTCTGGAGTGGGTCGACTTCCATAGACTGACGCCCTACGCCAAGCGGCTAGACATGTTCGTCAGCTGTCAAACCGGGAATTTTGTCCATTTGCAATGACTTCCAGCGTGGCAATGAACTTCTGGATGGCCGCGTTGAGGTCATGCATCGGGTGGTCCTTGTAAAAAGTTATGCCACCGTATGACCCTCCGCGAGTGGTTCCAATAACCCACCCTTGGCTGCTCTTTAACACCATGACGTGCAAGCCAGAGACAACTGGAACTCTTCCAATTTCAGACCGTAAAAGAGATGAAGGTGTGAAGGCCATTCGACCGAATCCGTAAAACTCGCCGTGAACGTCACCCGATTCAAGGCCGTGTCCAACCTTCTTGCGCAAATACTCCTGCGGGATGTCGATGTTAAGGCTGTGATAATCAGTAATGTCCTGGTTAATGAAGTAAAGATTGTCCACGTTGGCCAGCTGTCCAGCGGCAATAGACTGAACCTGCCGGATCTCGTCAGCGTCCATCGGGACAAACGTCAAGTCAGACGTTTCAACCAACCGGTCGATAAGATTGCGGGCGTTCAACGGCGCTCCGTTCCAAACATAGACCGAACCTGTTGCTTGGACTTCTCCAAACAATCAGGGCAGTAGCCGTGACTGACGTTATTCGGGTCCCTAGGTTTTGCGTCGACCCACTGGTTTGACTGCGGGTCAAATAGCCGCCCACAGTAGAGGCACTGTTTTTCAAGGTCCTCATCCTTCTTGACTGGCCCAAGGTCCTCTGGAAAGCCACTACCAGCGTCAACTTCACGAACGATGGCCTCAATCTCAGGTTCGGAGACTCCGCCTTCCCTGGCCCACTCAATGGTATGCCGCTTGCAGAGCCCGTGGCTTTTACCGTGGCTTCGAATCCCGTGGTCCTTTTCGCACTGCGAACAAGCCCTTTCTAAGGCTTCACGAACTGGCCCCAAGTCCGGTGGGTAAGACTTGGTCTCACGCATGATCTCATCAACTTGGGCGTCAGTCAATCCTTGTTCCCTTGCCCACTGTTCAAGGTGACGCCGGCACGAGCCATGTGACTTGTTAGGGTCTGACTTGTCGTAAATGCCGTGTTCAATTTCGCACTGAACACACGCCCGCTCTGGTGTGACCGAATCGATGATGTCGCGTGCTTTCATTTTGCTACGTATGCCAAGACCTTCTTGTCACCCCTGTCCAATTTTCCGGCCGTTCTGTGCCACCCGTCACGGAGCTTCCCATCAATGACAACGACTGGCGAGTCAATCAAGTCCTCAGCCTCCACCGGCTCACCCTTGTCGGTCTGCCTTAAATCACGCGGCTGGTAAGGTTTGTTTGGGTCTGGCCGCTTGGTCTTGCGATAAAATTCAGCGAACTTGTCATCGGACCTGAGCAGGTCGTCAATGGGAACTGACGTCAACTCAAAGTCACGGCCGGCGATGTCACGCAAGGTTTTTGGCAAAAATCCGCCATGTGACGTGCCAATGTCAAGCAGGTAGTTGACGACCTCCTCGCCAGAGGCTTGGCAGTAACATGCCTCGAAAATGTTGATGACGACTCGAGCTAAACTCGGCATATGCTAACTAGCCCAAATCGTAGCCAGGATTTCCAGGCCGTGGCGTCCATAGCCGTCCCAGCTCATGACGTTTTCCGTGCCCGACCAGTTCGACTTCCTGGGTGCCCCACTCGTGTGGTTCATAGTTCCAATAATCAACGGAATGACCATAAGTTGGACGACCCCACGTCTTACTGTCCTGCGGTGGAATTCCTTGAAACTGAGTTGCACGAACCGTTCGCGTGCCGCGGTCCCACGGCCGATCAATGTCCTCGGCGTCCCTGGTCAATTGCATGATGTGGACTGTTGAACCAGGCGGGTGCTTCATTCTCCGTGTGATCTTGAGAATGTCTCCAGTAATGGCTTTCCGAGGATTTTCACTCCGCGCGACAAATGCTGGGTCGCGCATGCACAGGATCAAGTGTTCACGCTGACGAATGGCCTGACTGAGGTCGTCAGACTCAGCAACTTGGTCAATGACTCGTCGAGCGGTTGACATCACCCATAGGAACACGATGGAATTTTCGATGACGTGGAGGCCCATCATCTTCTGACGTCGGAAGACCATGGTGCCACTGACAGTTTTTCGTTGGACAGTATTGTCCGCATCTTTCCTCAGCCTTGCACCGTCATATTTGCAATGCGTCCATTTCATGGCGTAACGCCAAATTGAAGAAGCTTCACAGGGTCTTTCTTGAGCACCTGCAGGCCTTCCAGAAACGTCCTGGACAGCTCTTCTTTGATCGGCTGTGGCATGGCCAGCCGGTTCGTGACGACGTCGTGGACGAAGCCCTTGAAGTTGTTGAAGACCTCCTGGCCGTTCATCACGCCATACAGTTGGACCATCGTCTCACGCTCGTTGTTCAACGTGACAAGCAGGCAAAATTCCTCCTGGACGTGGTCCTTCGCCTTGACCGTCGTGGCGCCGCACTGCTGGATGAACCTCGTCTCCATGATGGACATGTCCATGATCAGGTTTCCGCTGCGAGCCAAAGCCGACCGCATGCGCGGACTGAATGTGATGGTGCGCGGGGTCTCAGCGATGACGCCAAATCCAAGGGTGTCCATCCACGTCTTGAGCCCTTCGAGACCCTTCTCAAGGTCGTCAATCTCGTCGAGGGTCAAGCGTTCCGATCGTTGAAGTTGTTCGCTCATGTCTTCGACTTCGCTGATTTTTTCACTGGCTTCTTGAAGCCGAACATGGAATTGCAGTCTTCGAGGTAGTTGGTGATTTTGGCAATCTTTCTACCCCTCTCGACGGTTGGCGGTCCGTTCATCACCCGGTCCAAAGCTTCGTGAGCACGCCTCACGCAGACAGTCAGGTGGATTAGATCGGCCTTTAACCTTTTGATTTCATGGTCACGCTCGTAAATTTCATTGTCACGCTCGTAAAGTTGTCGAGCCATGGCCAACGGGTGATCGCTGTAGCGAGTCATGATTTCTTTTTCAAATCGAGTCATAAAAAGAGCGGTGGCCGGGAAGACAATCCCGGCCACCTAGTTGCTGATGCTTTACGATGACACGACCACACCAGCAAAATTGTTACGCAGCTGACTCAGCTTTAACTGCGGGCTTGTCGTTGGTCACGAGCGGCGTCATGGTCACGACGTTCGGCAGCACGTCAAAGAGCTGGCGGTTCTGCACGACGTTGAAGTTGACCCAGCGTTCCTTGTGGAACTGAGGCTTCGGCTGGAGGACCTTGGTCGCGGACAGCGGGTTGGCGACGCCAAGCTTCTTGGCCACGGCGGCGCACGCCTGGTTGAACTGCTCATAAATCTCCTCCTGGAAGTCGCCGTCGGCGTCGAGGAACACCTTGCTGTTGAACGCGGCCTTGAGCGTGAACTGAACATACTGGTTGATGTCCTCGTGGAGGGTCTCGGTGAAGAGAACGTCGACGGGCTCGGCGTCGGCCAGCGGATAGCGGTCTTGACCGGTCAGGCGCAGCTCGCTGCCATTGGGGTCGATAAGCTTGACGCTCGAGAGCGGTTCACCCGGGCCTTTGTCAACGTTGGCTTTGATCCACTCCAGCACGCCAAGCTTTTTGACTTCCGGCTCCATCTCCTTGACCTTGGCTTCGGCGTCCTTCATGGCCAGTTTGGCCTTGTTGAACTCGGTGATCAGCGGAACTTGTTTGGCAACGCCTTCAGCGTCGGTCACCGTGGTCATCGCGTTGATCTCGACGACGGGCATTTCGGACTTGCCGGCTTTGGCCTTGGGAGTTTTGACTGAAATGTCTTTGAGTGCCATATGATTATCTTTCTTTGGTCGTGTTAAGTTTTAACTTACATCCCTAATATACCGCTCTTCTGACATTTGTAAACAAAAAAGTGGAAAAATTTTTAGGGCGCCGGCGGCGCATTAATGTCACTCGGTTGAATACAGACAGCCATGTAATCGGGTGAATCCCAGTAGCTTTTTCCGCCTGGAGTGTTGTTTCGCCACCCGATCGTGTGCAGGTGATACGTCTTGATCTGGCGGCACGGGTTGATGACCGTGATGCCCATCTCGATGGCTTTCTGGGCAAAATATGAATCACACCCAAGAACGCCCATGTAGATCTCATTCTGGAATGGCCTGAGCGGGTGGCGAAAGATCCACGTGTCCTGTGACCCGTGCAGCCCGTCACCTTGCAACCCAGTGGACTCCTTTTTTCCAGGGTCCCAGTTGTGGCGCGTGATGGCGTAAATCGTGTCAGTCTGGATGTTCTCGGCCAGGGCTAAGGTCTCGTCAGTCCAAATGTCTGTGTTGCAAATTGCAATGACCTTTCCTTCAAGGTGCTCGTCCCTGGCCACACGAATAAAGTCGCTATACATCGGCCGACCATCACAGATATGAACGGTGATCTTAGGATGATTCAAAAATAGATGGTCGTCATCGAACGGGAATGGATCACCGAAGTAATGCTCCCGCACCTTCAGCTTCGGATCGCGAGACTTGATAGGATCTTTCCGCTCCCACAGGACGTGAAGCTTTTCGACAATCGGGTTGTCAGCATTTTTCTCGATGCAATACCGAAATTCCTTCAATCGATCACTCGCTAGTTCTCCGGTTAATCGGAACAGAGTAGTCATCACGATCATATGTCAACAAAGAACGTCTTTTCGTCATTTCATTGCGGTGACCAGTTGTTCATGTTAATGTTCCTCAACATTGCGGCCAAACGAACTACGGACGAGTTCGTCTTTTCAGTGCGTCCGGAGTATGTCGACCAGGTTCGTGGAATGGCCAGAAAGTTGCCAAACCTAATCATTACTGACAAGCACGTCGACGGGTCTTTTGATGGGTGGATAGGCCGTGATAACTGGTATCAGACGCGCCGCAACCCGAGCAAGTTCCTCGACTTTCTCATTGAGTTTCACGGCTACATCGCCAAGTTGTTAGGGCTTTCGTGGGCCACGCCGAGCCACAAGGAGATGTTGTTTCCAGCCGAGTCAATGGACCCGAATCACCCTCTCAGCGGCCAGTCATTTGACATGCTCTTCGTCAACTCCACGCCATTGAGCGGGCAGTGCCATGGGTTTTCACAGGGCCTAGTTGACGAGCTGGTTCGCCGCTTTGCTGGAAAGTTTAAACTTGTGGCCACTCACCCTTGCGGCGATGACCGCATCCCCGTGACGACTCAACTCGGGTTGAAACTCAACCAAATCGGTGAACTGGCGTCGCGGTGCAAGTTCGTGGTTGGCGTGGCCAACGCCCCATTCCTGGCCACGTTCAATGAGCTCGCTTTTCCACACGTCAAGCGGTGGGTCAACTACAGCCACGACCTCGTGAACTTTGACGACCGCGTGGTTCTCGTCAATGGCGTCGATCAACTCGAGCGTGAACTCAACAACCTCAATGATTAAAAAATTTTACTTTCTACGCGTCTTTGGCTTGTGGTTGTCTACCCTGATCTCGTGTGAGCTTGTGGGTGACGTCCGCGAATTAAAGCCAGGGTCTCTTCTCGTCATTCGCGTTAAAGGCGCCCAAAGGCGGATGCACATATACCAAGCTATTCATCGAGTTTTGAAAGGAAAGCTGCCACAGGGTATCATTGTCTTCTTTTTGAAAGACAATGAATTTATTGACTCGTTTGGCCCTGAAACGGCCAAGACCCTTTGCACAACATGGCTCCACAACATTAAAAATGACCCAGAACTAGGCGACGCGGCCCAACACCTGCTCACGTTGATTCTACGCCAGAAGGTGTCTAAAGCCCTAACAGACTCTGTCAGGTCTGAAGCTCAAGGTTAGCGCCGTCCAATGGAACATGAGAAGCGACCATGACAAAGCGCCGCTCCGTCCCGTCGTAAGGGTCATTCCACTGAAGCTGGTTCTTTGGCAAGTAGGCAAAGCCCCAGATGTCCCTGACAGCCTTGATTAAAGTCGCGCGAGTCGGACGCAGCGCAAACCGGCTCATTGACGTGCTTGGAACTTCATACCCGTATGAATACGTGTAGTCGTCACCACGGTGACTTTCAAGGTAGTCAAAGGCCATGGTTGGTCCCATCTTGGCGAGGCCTTTCATGATGTTCCAATTCTGCATTGACTCGTTGAGATGATAGTAGACGCCATAGCAGTAGATGAAGTCAACGGTGAAGTTGAACTGCGCTTCAGTCAGGCCGTTCTCCAAGTTACCGCACACGTAACTGAGCCGAGGGTCAGAGCCGAAACGGTCTTGAATCACCTTCAACGACTCCGGCCGGCCGTCGTGGACCGTGACGTGTTTCACGCCCTGCTTCAACAGCCAATCAGTCTGGTCGCCGATGCCAGCGCCTGGCTCAAAAATCGTCTTGTCCTTAATCGGCAGGCCCATCGAGAGGAATTGGTTCCACCGAGCCGGGTTAAGCAGAGCTTGACGTGGAGTGGTCAAGCTCGAGATGACTTCTTCTTTGCTAAACATGTATGAAAGAACTCATTCGCCGCGTCATTGAAATAGCCAGGTCCCACCGTGACATCAACTCACACGGCCACATCGCCAGCAGCCTGAGCGCACTTCCGGTCATCGTGGACATCTACAAGCAATTCGACCACAAGAATGACGTCTTCATCCTTAGCAAGGGTCACGCGTGTGTCGCGTGGTTTGCGGTCTTGGAGAGCCACGGCTTTCACCCTAACGTCATGAAGGTCCACCCTGACATTGACCCGGCCAATGGCATTCCGTCAACAACAGGCAGCCTTGGACACGGCCTTCCAACGGCCGTCGGGATCGCCTACGCCAAGAAGTTTATCCACGCCCCTGGCCACGTCCACGTCCTGCTTGGCGATGGCGAGTGCCTTGAGGGAACGACGTGGGAAAGTTTGAACGTCGCCCGCCGATACAACCTCGATAATCTCACCGTTCACGTCGACGACAACGGGTGGCAGGGCTCGTGCCGGTGTCTCGATCCGTCAATCACTAAGCTCATGAACCAAGTGTTCCCAATCAAGACATACGGACGCCAGAAGGGCTTCGGTGTCAAGCTTTTCGAAGCCCACCCTGACTGGCACGTTCACTTCCTAACCGACCCTGAATTTCAATCGATCATGTCCGAACTATGAGAAAACAGTTTGCCGAATCCATTGCCGCGTTAGGCCTGCAAGACGGGCGTGTCCACCTCATCACTGGCGACGTCGGCGGAGCGATGTTCGACACGTTTCGCGCGCTCTGCCCGCGGAGGCACATTGAGTTTGGAATTGCCGAGCAGAGCATGGTTGGATTTGCCGCCGGGATGGCCATCGCCGGTCTGCGTCCGATCGTCTACACGATCACGCCATTCCTGCTTGAGCGGGCCTTTGAGCAAGTCAAGCTTGACATTGACTTCCAAAAACTGCCGGTCGGCTTAGTTGGCTACGCGGACTACCCAACCTACGGCCCAAGCCACAACGAACTTGACGCACTGTCAATGACTGGAATGTTCCGAAACATCCAGGCCAAATTTCCGGCGTCAGTCGACGGCCTCATTCGAGCCATGAAGTCAATTGACTATGAACGACCGTGGTTCATCAGCCTGAAGAAAGTGCCAGCGTAGTTTAACCGTGCCGAGCAACAAGTATTCAGACCTGAAGATAGTTCACTTCCCGGACAAGCTCAAGTCGTTCAGAAAAGGCACCATCAGTGCGCCTATTTACGTCCGGGTCAAGCCAATCAATCTCTGCAACCATCACTGTTGGTGGTGTGTCTATCACGCGCCAGAGATGTCCCAGATGCACAAGGAGATGGCCGTGCGTGACCGCATCAAGCTCGAGAAGATGATTGAGCTTCTCGACGACTTTTCCGACATTGGGGTCAAGGCCTTGACGTTCTCTGGTGGCGGTGAGCCGCTCATCCACCCAGACATCGTGCCGATGATGCGATACACGCTTGAGCGGAACATCGACCTCTCCATCATCACCAACGGGTCCTTTCTGAGTGACGAGCGGGCAGAGACTCTCGCCAACGCCAAGTGGGTTCGCGTGTCAATGGACTACTCGTGCAAGGAGGAGCTGGCAAAGTTCCGCCACGTCCATGAGTCGATGTTCGACGAGATCATGGTCAACATTGCGGCCTTTGCAAAAAGAAAGTCAAAGACCTGCGACCTCTACGTCAACTTCATCGTCCACGCCGACAACTGCTCCAAGCTATTCCAATTCTCACAGCAGCTTAAGGACTGCGGCGTTCAGAACGTGCGCTTCAGCCCGATGTGGCTTTCACCCGGCTTCCACGAGTATCACCGCAAGATCGCTGCACGGGTGCAGGTTCAACTCGACCAGATTCGCGACAAGATCGTTGACAAGACGTTCTCGGTCAACACGACCTATGACTTGATGTCATCGGCCCACAACAGCTTTCGAACCTATCACCGGTGCTATTTCATGCAGATTGTCCCGGTCGTTGGCGCGGACTTAAACGTCTATGCTTGCCACAACAAGGCCTATGATGAGACTGGCGCAATCGGGTCAATCAAGGACCGAAAGTTTAGCGAGCTGTGGTTCAGCGACGAGGCCAAGGCAAGGTTTGACGGCTTAGACCCGGTCAGAGACTGCTGCCACCAATGTGCGAACAATGAAAAAAATCTTCTCATTCACGAAATTCTTAACACGTCAACTGACAATTTCGTCTGAGAATCACTGTTGAAGCCATCTCACTTTGATCTTTAACCGCGTTACGATGGGCCACAACGCGATCAATCCAGGCGTTAAATTCGTCGACACTGTTGTCGCGTTTTGAATAGTTGCACTGTTTACAGCAGGGCACCGAGTTTTTGACAGTGTAACCTTTTAGATTATCCAATCGGTCAATCCCATTATGAATGATGTAAAATGACGCAAGTCTATTTCGACCTCCAATAAAATGACGACTGGCCGGAGGACTCCCACAGAAATGGCAGTTTTGACGCGTTAATCTTCGGACATCATCGAGAGTTAACTCAAACTCAAGACCTCGATCTTTGGCATGAAATTTGATCGTAGAAAAGAGAATTTTATCACGAGCAGACTCGTAATCGATTGGACCCAGTGTTTGTCGACGAAGTATTGACTTAAGACATCCACATGATCGAGTAATACCCCTAGCGACATTGGCTATAAATGTTTCAAATTCATCACCGCAAACACACTTGAAAATTCCTCGATGAACGGTTCGAGATCTCCTTACTAAAATCAAACCACTTTCAAATTGATGTCCAGGTAAATAACGCACGAACCTGAGAACACTGCTGTTCTTAAATCGCGAGAAGAAACCAATGTCCGCAAAATCAGACGACTTTGGGGTTGACAACGCGGGCTACTCAATAATCGGGTGGCACCGTGACATGGTGACGTGTGGGGTGTGCGTCAACTGCCAAACCCTCCTCATTAAATCATCCGACTTCCACTCCATCTACGGCTACGATGGATTCTTGTGTTCCGAGTGCTGGAACTCGGCAATAACCGAAGATGACCTTCAGGAGACAAAACGAAACCGTCCGGTAATGGCGGACGGTTCACAACTTCCGGTCATCGAAATCAAGGCCTTCTAGCGCGACCCAGCCGCTTCACGCGAGGCCGATGCTTCACGCGACGCGGACGCTTCACGGGAAGCTGATGCGGATCCACGCGAAGCCCGAGAAGCAAACCCAGCTCGGCTTCCGGACCCTTCGGCGGAGCGGCTGCCGCGCATTCCAGGGCCGCATTCTTTAACTTCTTCACGGGCCAAAAGTTGGTCACAGATCTGGTTAGCTAACTGTTCGTTTTTCATATCGTTCGTAACCTAAATATACTCACAAGCTGAGACTTGGCTCCCAGGGCTTTTTGGGCCGATTTACGCACCACTCCTTCCAGCTGAGTAGCTTGCTCCAAATTGCGTCTGAAACCTGGTCAATGGCGCCGCTAGATTCGATGCACGCAACGCGCGCATTATGAGTCATGATGTGCTCGTAGCCTTCACGCACCCTAGCAAAAAAGGCCTGGTCTAGCGACTCAAACTTGTCAGTTGGCGGAGCTCCACGCTGAATTTGTCGGCGTTCCTTCGTGCCCTTGGCCGCCCACAGGTAAAAGGTAATGTCTGGGATGACGTCACCGATGGCGACGTTGACAACGTCTTCGGCCTTCTGTCCCAATTCACGCCCGTAACCCTGATAGGCGATGGTCGAGTCATGAAAGCGATCGGCAATTACGGTAACGCCTTCATTCAAAGCTGGCAAGATGACTGTGCTGACAAGTTGCGAGCGGCTAGCGTTCATCAAGAGCAGCTCAGCTTCCGGGCACAGGTCGTTGTTTGGGTCCTTTAGGATCGATCGGCATGTTTCGCCAAACGGCGTCCCACCAGGTTCTCGGACCAAGATGGCCGGGATGCGCGAGGCCTTAAGCCGAGCCGTCAAGATGCTTGCTTGTGTGGTCTTTCCGACACACTCGTCCCCTTCGAAACTAATGAAGATTGCCATTCTACGTGATTTGGGTTAAGTTGAATCGCTGGCTTAAAACGAATCTGCGGTGAATCCCAGTTCGTTCGCTTCGGGTGGAGTTTACGCGTCTCAGCTTCACAGTAGGCCGCGACCTCAGCTTCCGTCCCTGAAAACACGCCAAGACTTCGCCCTTCAACGCAAGGTGACTCCACCACTCCGAAACCGTCTTCTTCGTAAACGATGTAGTTCACTGGTTTTAGAACTTACGGATTTAACTTGAGCGTCGATTGCCGGATGTGCAGCCAAGGCCGAGCTTCATATAGAAGGCGAGATGTAGTGCCAGCTGTCTTGACGATGGTAATCCAGTTATACAGCGCGCTTTCGGTGATGTCGGTCGAATCAGAGAAGATAGTTGAACTGTCAACCTTTGCCGTAATCCCAGACGCGTCAAATTCGGCCCCAAGTCTGTGAGCCGTCGCTGAGGTAAACGTCACAGCCACGCCGGTGTCAGTTGCCACGAGGGCGCCGCCAGTGCCGTGAAGAAACCACCAGTTGTTGGTTGATGAGGACGTCCCTGTGTAACCGGTGACGTTGCCAGGGTCGTAAAGGAAGCCGCACGCGGCCGTGGTTGGCACAGCCGCAACGTTGTTTCCGAAACCTATGTAGACGTAAAATTGGTCGGTGGGCGTGCCGCCCGTTGACACGATGTAATTGCCACCAAATCCATACGCTTCATCTGTGCTCAGTCCTGGTTCACCTCCCGTCCACACCTTATACGCTCCTGTCGTCGTCGTGCCAGTGCTGATGTAGCCAAACCGGCCAAGGTCGCTGCGGGACGAGCCTTCACCCTGGCCAGCGCCAGTTCCAGAGGCTTGAACATTGCGCGGCATTGACCCACCGGTGCTCGGAAGGATGATTTCATTCCAGTATATAGTTGATTTGCTCGTGATACGGTTGACTCTCGCTTCAGCACAATTGAAGACATAAGCCGAAAGCGTCGTGGTGGCAATGATATTGTCTCGCATCGTGCGCCAGTTGGTGCCATCGGAGACGACGCGCTCACCTGTCCCAGCAGGCGTCAACACGTCAGAGCAGTAAACTTCAACTCCCTGGTAGGCCGATGCTGTCGGCAGAGTGGCGACGGTGAACACACCCGGTCGGATGCCGCCGTTGGCGTAAGTCACGCCATTGGTTCCGACTTGGAATGATCCATACCGCTGGTGGTTGTCCACCTGAAATGAGTTTGTCGGGTCAGGTGTCCACCCGCCAACTGCCACTGTTCCGTATCCAGCGCTGCCGTCGTATGGAGGAGCGCCGGATGCCCAGATGAACCCCTGGCCTATGTTGCCAAGTTCCACGGTTCCGTCCTGCCACCCAGAAACCATCTGCACTAGGTGGCCACGCGAAGCAAAGTTCCATGCAAAGCCGCTCGGGGGAGTCCCGTATTGACCGGCACCGAGCGAGATCCCCATCCCGTTAAAAGCCGTGGCGGCATATGCCGCGAAAATCCCGTTCGTGACAAGCGGGTTCGTGGTCGAAAGGATGCCATTGGTGTAATTCATCGAAGCCTTGGTCTGCGCGTTGGACGCGAAGATGCCATCCCCGGCGACGTAGGTGTAAAGGCCAGTCAATGGATTGGTTACCGTCAACACCCTAGACGTAAGGTTCGAGGTCACAGTCAAGTTGCCTCCAGCAAACGTATTCCCGTTTGTGTTGACCAAAAAAGCTCGATTCATCTGGGCGTTGTCCACCTGGAAGCTGTTTGTTGGGTCAGGCTCCAGTCTTCCTCCAATTTCAAATGTTCCAAAAGTCGCCGTGCCGTCATAAGGAGGCGCGTCTTTGCCCACGGTGAAAAGCTGGCCAATGCTTCCTTGGTCAACTCGGCCATCGAGACGTTGCACGCTAACAACCGTGCGATTTGTGGTGCCAAAAAGCGTCGAAGCCTGCCAAGTTGAACCGCCATAGCCGGCCAACTGCAACGTGCCGTAGCCAATGCTAGTGTCAAAGCCGAGGCCAAAAGAGTATCGTGCCGCTGTGGCGTTCGTCCCACGCAGTGAAGTGGATGAGAGCGTGATACCATTTTTCGTCGTCGTGTTCGTCACGCTAATGCTTGTTGACACGGCGATGTTCCCAACAGCGTCAACACTTTCAACCTGGTCAAGTGGCCGTGGAATGTAGGCGAGGAAGAGGATCGCGCTATTTGTTGGAACAGCCGTAGCCTTTAAAGTTCCACCAGTTATGGTCACGTTGGTGTTGTTGAAGACGTCAAGGACGACGACTGGATTGGTATCGTAACCAAGCACTGGCAGGTAACACGTAATGTCCTGCGCGGCGTTAGTTTTGCGATTGTAAAGAAGGATGGCTTTTTCCGCTAGACCGTAGGTCGTGTCAACAAGCGGCCGTTGGTCCACGTCAACCCAGTTTGTGCGCCACAACACCTGGCCTTGAATGACACCCGGGTCTTTGCAGATTAACCTCCAGGCTTTGTTCCTCAAGTCAGCATTCTGCTGCGGCCTGGAGATCCACGGGTAGTCTATCTCGTTGAGCACCTGGTCCGAGCACTCGATGGCCGAAAAGGCCATGATGGTTCGGTCATGGATGACCGTCGTGTTGAGCCGCATGTTGTTGCGGAAGATGTGATGGCCTGGTCCAATGAGGTCTGAACGCAGCATGTCCAAGTCGAACCGAATATACTCCGACCATGGAGTGTCGTCGCCCACGTTTATCGTCCCTGTAGCGGGTCCATTCGACCACATCAAGACCTGGTTGGTGAAGTATCCCAACTGGTCCCACTCGTTGATGCTTGCGGGCATCCACGGATCAGGATATTGTGGAATGCCGGCACTCTTGATCTCCATTGGGCGGCCACACTTTGCGACCTCCTGGTGAAGCAGTTGAAAGTAAGCGGACACGCCGTTGGTGGTGCAGTCAACCAGCATTCCAGGGTTTTGCCTAGGCGTGGTGAATGACCCCTGAAAATCGACCTCGATGGCGTCAAACCCGATCGCCGCAAAGTTCGTCACGTCCGTGTGGATCTTCTCAAATGGCGTCCCAACGAACGTTCCATTGTAAGTCGTAAAGTCAGAGTTGTAGAGATACGCGGTCGGTTCAGTGTAGATGCACACGTAAAACCCGTTGCTGTGGCAGTAGTCCACGGCAATCTGCATTCCTTCCGGAAACAGGTTCGTGTTCCAAAGGATGGCCCCAGAGCTGTCGCGGTAAGGTGAGTTGCACCCGACACTGATCATGATCCAGTTGAACCCGGCGTCACGCAAGCCGTCCCCTATCATCCAGGCAACGACGTTTGTAATCGTGTAAGTGGTGTCATTAGCCAGGCTGTTAGTCCAGCCAACGTCTGGACCATGGAGATACCACAGTTGAAACATCCCTTGTGGAACGTGACGCGGAACTGGCAGCGTGCTCCTGAGCGTGACCATGGAGTTGGTTCCGCTGACGTTGCCAATTTGCTCCCCGATTAAGGCATTTGCCGAGAGGAGATTTTGGGCTGAAGCACTCGCCAGGTTGGTGATTGACAGATTGTTTCCATCAAAGTCACTCTGAAGAAACCCACGAAGAATTGGGGTTCTCGAGGCAGCGGCAATGGTCAACAAGGCCAAGGCGACAATCGCTGAGAGCGCGATGAGACGGTTTGTTTTCATGGAAAGATGACGTAGTTCAACACGTAGTCTGTTGAGTCAGTCATGCCGCTCAACTCAAAGTCAAAACCGTCCGTGGTCAACGTCCCTGAATTGTCATTGGCAAAGATCATCAACCCGCCTGATGGCCTGGAAATGGAAAGTATGACGCGTGATGGGGTGAATCCAAGGCCAAGTCCGGTGACGCTGCCAGAGTCATCGCCATTTCCGAGTGGCCAAGACCCACTGACTGGTGAAACGGCCGGTGTAACCTCGAGCACCCAGTTGCTATTGGTGATCCCACCGACAAGCCTGTAGAGCTGCTGGATGTCGACGACCCAGCACGTCATGCCCTCCATTCGGCGCTCAGTCGTGATGGCGTCACGGTCGGCCGTCGTGGCCGCGGTCTTGTGACCGCCCGCGAAATAATTGAGGTTGCCTAGGCTAAAGGTGTTGTCCGTGTCGCCGCTGGTGATTTCGGCTGCAATGACTGTGCCTAAGACTTGCATTAGACGACGACAACAGGGTAGCTCCCAGTCAAGATGTTCGTTGAGCGGTAGATGTTGTAGCTCACCCCGCCGTAGCTCCTGGTCGTCAACACCCAAGCCGTTGTGAGCAACCCGCTGATGTAAAACGCCGGGCTTCCAAAGGCGACTGGGAAGGCGAAGTAGAGATACTGCGCCGACGGGTTTAACGTCACCGAGAGTGCTCGGCTCGTCTGAACGGCGCTGCTCAGCGCCGCAATCTCTGGGTCAGTAATTGTCGGGTCGGCTTGCACGCCCCAATAAACGGCCATCGGCGATGACACCGGAGCCGATGAGCGCGTGACCGTCACTTCGGCATAGTCACCGCTTTCGTTGGTGCCATCGGACGAGTAAGCTCGCACGCGGAAGTCAGACTCAGACCCGAACGTTGAGATGATGTGGGCGTTGTCGAGGACGAAGACCTCCACGCCCGGGTCAAGCTTCGTCTCAAGCATCAATTGTCCGGCGATTGTGTAGAAGCGCAGAATCGTCGACAATGTAAGGTCAGACGACCAGGTGACGACCGCGCTGTCGCCTGGGCCGTATGTCGCCGCGATGGCGGCACTGTTGACTCGCAAGTTGGCCGGCGCAGCTAGAGCGCTTTCACGAACCTCGATGTAGACATTTCGCGTGTCAGACCCGTCCGTGTTTGTTGCGCTCACGGTCAGCGTGCCGATGCCGACGGCCGCAAGCACGCCACTAATCGTCCCGCCCACAAAAATAAGACCTGGAGCAAGCTGTGAAACTGAGAGAGTCACCGGGAGTGAGCCCATCACAGTAGGGACGTAGATGAACTGCTCGCCGATCGTCCCGACCACGTTAAGCTGCGATGACAGGAGGATCGGTGGGATGGCCTCGGTTACCGAGTCACCCACGGCGTCCGTCGCCGTCAACGTCCCCTTGATGACTGGGCCCGACGCGATGACCTGGACTGGATTGCCGTAGCGTGTGACGCCCGATGGGTCATCAAATACCCACGCGTAACTCAGTGGGCTGTTGCCAGGGTCCGTCACGTAGGCGCTCACCGTCGTCAAGTTCCCTGGGGTGACGATGCCGAGAATGTCGAAATGGTTGATGACTGGGGCCGACGCTGGCTCGAACACGACTGAGAGGTCGCTCGTCCCAGTCTTTCCGGTGGCCGTCGTGACGGTGATCGTCACCGTCACAGTGCCAGCCGACTCAGCGGAGCAGTCGACAATGACTGAGTTTTGCGTCGCGCCACCGCCAAGGACCCTAGAAGTTCCACTGAGGTGCTGGTCGCTGGACCAGCCGTTGGCGACGAGCAAGGCCCAGTCAAACGAGACGATGGCCTCGCCGTCAAGGTCAGTCGCCACGGCCGTCAGCGTCACGCTCGCGTTTGGCCCAAGCTTCAGTGACGGCGGCGACGCGCTTGCGACGACAAGGACTGGCCTGCTCGGCTTGGTGCGGAACATCAGCGGGTAGGTGTTGGACGACCCGTAGTCATCGGTCAACACCAAGTCCTCCTCGGCGTCAGTTGTCACCGTCACCCCAAAATTGAGCGTCCCATACAGCGTCCCAGAGACGGTTGAAGAAGTTGACTGAATGGTGCCCGCAAGCGTGCCGTAAATCTTCGACCCCGGGAACGCCCCACTTGGCGCTGAGTCTGGGTCGGTAGCAACGACGGTCACCGTTGAGCTGTATGGCGCAACAGAGTCATTCTTGCTGACGACAACGTTCACAATGACCGGGGCAAAGTCCACGAGCGTTGTCGCTGAGTCTAAAGCCGTGTCACCGACTTCATTGATTGCCGTGACCGTCACCGTGCATGAGCCGCCAGCGTTGGCAACTTTGTCTTGAGATGTGACCGTCGCGTCAGTCGTTCGAACCTCACCGTCCCAAAACTGCCAGACAAGGCTGACCGCGTTGGCGACGCCCGAGACGGTGTAAGTCAGCGTGTCGCCTTCGAGGCCAGTGAGTGGCCCAGAGACGGTGACGGTCGGTGCGCTTGGCGCCGATGGATCAGGCAGCGACCAAGGACTGGACGCGAGGAGGATGTCCTCGGCCCGCCGCATGCTCAGTCCAGTGATTGTCTCGCTCGGGACCGACGCGAGAAACCCAGTCATGAGCGGACGCAAGTCAGCCTCGGACTCGTGAATCCAGTCAACGATTGACCCAGACGGGCCGACAACTCCAACCCACCCTCCAGGGATTGTCCCACCTGGGTAGATTGGGTTGACGACATGAGTCGTTGCAATGACCTGGGTCAAGTCAGCTGGCGAGTCAACTCGATAGAGGACCGGAAGCCTCGACTCAATCGTGAACCCGTAGACGGCTAGGGCGTAGCCGATGTTGAGCTGTGGGAAGTCAAGCTTCCCACCCCACGCAAGCTCAAGCAACCACCCTGACGCAATGGCAGAGTCTAACTCAAAGTCAAGTGTGACGTAGCCACGCGGGTCGACTTGGCCATCACCACGAACTGTCAGTGAGTAAGTTGAACTTTGGGCGATGGTGACGTCGACTTGCAGCCCAACAAAGTCGCTAGCCACCTGCCCAATGTTCCCGGCGTCGAGCGTCAACCGGTAAGGTCCTGCTGAAAGGGCCGTCGCCACGTAAAACGTCAGCTTGCCACGTGAGTCGATGGCCGCAACGGGAGGGTTCTGCCCTAGCCCAAACGAGTTCTGGTCAACCCACTCGTCGATGCCCGCAATGTCCACGACAACACTCGTTGGGCTGTAGAGGAACATGTTGGCCCCGTGGTCCACCGTGCCAGTCGTGACGATGGACCCGGTTGTCATGACCTCAAGGGCCTCATGGCCCGCGTCAACGAGTGCGCTCCCCATGCCGCCCAAGTCTTCCTCAATCGCGACGAGAGCTGGGCCACCGATAGTCGACTTAACCTCGATGTCCCACGACTTCCCAGAGCCACTGAACCATGCCCGGTGTGCCGTGATGTTGCGGTTTGCCTCCGGTTCCCAAGGCCCAAACTCACCCTCCCAAATTGGGTTGTCACCAATGACGCCCATCGACGACGCGACCACGGCCCTTGAGTCAGCGAGGACCAGTGAAAACTGCGAGCCCAAGGTCCACGGCTCAACGATGGCTTGGCCACCGCCGAACCCTAGGTCTTCAACTCGAATGTCGTCAAAGACGCGGGCCGCCTTGAGGAGGATGCTGACGCTCTCCTTTTCAAGAAGCCAAGTCGCCATCGTGCCACCAACAATGGTGGGACTCGGCCCGCCAGGGTAGACAAAGCCACTTCGCGCCCACGTCAGCAAGGCATACCCAGACCCCTGCTCCGTTGGGACGACCGAAGGCCACCGAGCTTGCGGAGCCTCGTGGATGACTCGGCGCCGCATCGCCTTCAACTCGGTGTCCGTCTTCTCACTTGTCCAAATTCGAAGGTCGTAGACGTAGAAAGTCAGGAGGTCGCAGGAAATGGACGCCTCAATCGACCCAGTCAGGTCGGCCGTGTCGGCGAATGGACCGCCACTGAACGTCGGCGCCGGGTCAACGTCAGTTTCGGCGTAGAGCAAGAAGCGTGAAACTACCGACCCGTCAAAGACGATGGCCAGGTAGTAGTCAACGCCAAGGCTGACGCTCGTCGAGGCCTCAGTGGTCCACGTGCCGCCGCTCCAAACCTCAACTCGAAGCGTGTAGCTCCCTGAGCTGCTCTCAACGGTGACTCGCAGACTGTCAATCGCAAAGAGTGTGGACGTGCCGTCGCCTAGGTCGTTGACGAGCTGAAATCGCTCGGTCAATGTCATCGAGCCAAAAGCTGTGGCTTCGTGGAATGGAAGCGTAATTGACCGCTCACGCGGAACGTGAAGCGCCCACCCCCAGTCCTCAATGAGCGTGCGATCCGTGTCAAGGAAACCGTCAAGGTCAGTCGAACCACCCCACACCCGCTCAAAGACGGTCAGGTTGGACTCAGGGTGCTCGTTAAATGGCCACCATTCCCACAGCCCATCACGAAACGTGGGGGTAAAAAATGACTGTGGGTCACTGACGAGCACGCCATAGACGAGGCCCGTTGGCGTTAAGATCGGGTCGTTTGAAATGACCGTCCCGGCGACAGTCCCAGGAACCGCGATGGCGAAGCATGGGTCGCCAAACTCGTCGCTAACTGCGGCTGAAGTTTGAAGTGGAAGCGCGCTAGTCAGTCCCTTAACTGTGGACAAGGTGTATGGGACGTTGCTTTGATCGAGGACCGTTGGAATGGTCAGCGTGGCGATGGCGTGACAGGACGGTCCAGTGAGGTCCATGTCCGTCATGAGCCGACGCTCACGATCGCCCGTCAGCGACCGGTGCCATGGCGCGTCATCAAACAACTCGAAGTCAACCGTCCCTGGCACCGTTCCATAGACGGTGATTGTCTCGAACTCATCGAACTTACGGGTGCCGTTGTAGTAAGCCGAAATCTCGTCATCGGTCATGTTGCGGCTCCAGAAGGCCGCCTCATCAATCCACCCGTAAAAGCAGTTTGGGATGTTAAGGTAGTTCGACGAACCACTTACCCAAAACAGCCTAAAGTCTGTGTGCGTGTGCGAGCGAGCGCTGTTGCATGGGGTCGTGATCCTCGGGGCTCCATTGACGGAAATCCAACTGACCTTGTTGACGTCATCGTAACCGCACGCGAAGAAAAACCAGACGTTGGTGACAAACGCACCAGCCCCAGAATCTAGCAAGATGTCCGTTCCATCATTCTGGAAGACGTGCCACTCAAAGTTGCCAAATGGGTAGTAGTTGTAGATCCCAAACTCAATGTCATTGCCCAAGCCATGGACTGGGTCGGCCGTTTGGCACTGCGACAGGACCCACTGATAAAAAGGTTGAGCCGCTGGAAACTGCTTGGCCCAGAATGTCAGTGAAAACGACTTGTTGGAGATGTTGAAGGCGTCATTGATCAGGAGGCCATACGACGTTGATGACCCATAGGCGCAGGTGCCAACAATGCCAATGTCACTCGACACTTGGTTCCCAAAATAGCCGGTGTCTGGGGTGAGGTCGTGCCCATCCTCAGAGTCGACGCGAACGTGCCCTATCGACTCTTCCAGCTTCCAATAGGCGTCCAGTCCAGGTTGTTCAGTGTGCCAAGGACGCGGTGAATCAGGGCTGATGATGTCGCTCTCAGGACGTCCAATGGCGCTTTGAAGGCGGGTCGTTGGCTCTGGCCGAACGACGTGCGGGTCGAGGTCAATCCACGATGCCGAGACCTGGACTCCAGCCGGAAAACCTGGCGGAACATTCGCCGTCCAATCACCCGTGACCAGGTTGAAGTCGAGCGTCAGGTCGCTGTAGTATGTGCCAGCGATTGTGCCCGCATTTCCAACATAGTGAATGATGTTGGGGTTTGCGGCGTCACGTTCTCCGGCGAACCTGACTTCAATTGCCATGACCTAACTAGGAAAACCAGAAATTTCCTGAGTTTAACCTCACTCAGGAAGAGGAAGATCCTCGCGTTCGTCGTCCTCAGGCTCAGTTGGTTGACGAACCCGTGACGTGGGAGCTGGCTTCTTTTCCCTCTTTTCACCAGTCAATTTCTGATAGCGAGACTGAGAGATCTTCTGAAATTGGTCACCGCTGGTCAACTGGGCCTTGATCAAGTCTGGCCGAACGACGGCGAGCTCGTGCAGGTCTTCGTCACTAAGGTCATTGATGCTGAAGTTGTTCGATGGCAAGTATCCCATCCCGTTCAGCTTCTTGACCATCTTGTTCTTCAACAGCTCAAGAATGTCCTTGTGGTAGGCTTTGTCCGGCTTTTTGTTGCCGAAGCCCTTCATCTCACCGAGGGCGCCCGTTCGAGGATCGAAGATGAACGTCAGCTTCGGCTCGAAGAAGCCCATGAACTTCGTTGACGGCACGCGCAGTGACAGCAGCTTGTCGCCGGCCTTGCCACCTTGGTTGCCGCAGTGGCCCATGAGCTTGCCTTCATACTCGTTGCCGTGGCAGTCGAGTGACACCCACTTTGCCCCGTCTGGAAGCTGAATGATGGTCTTGCCTTCAGGCAGCTTTTCAATCGCCTCAAGTGAGCTGCCAATCTGGTTCAACTCTTGGTAGACTGCGTCCGTTGGGCGGTCAGTGCCGTCGGGGTTCGTGTATCTCAGGTTGGCGATGCCCAGGGCCACGGCAATTGGCCCGCGCATTGGCGCGAGCTCGGCGGCCTTGCGCTCAATGTCACGCCACCCACAGTTGCAGTGTCCACCCTTTGTGGCTGGACAGTCTTCCTTGTGGCCCATGCCTTCGCCGCCGGCTCCGCGCACGACCAGCTTCAACACTGTCGGGTTGATCTTGTCGATGTCAAACTTTCCAAGGCGTGCGGCCTTCTGCCGCAAGTTCGTGAAGACCGTCTCAAACTGCGACGTCCCAATGCCAGGCTGAAGCTGGATGAAGAAGCAGACTTCCTTGACGGCCTTTTCGAGTGAGTAGCCCTGCGAGTCAAGCTTCTTCGCGCGGTAAAACCACTTGCCCTTGACTGGCTTTTTAGGGTTCGCCGGGTCAATGTCAAGGCTGAGGTAGATGAACGCACGGCGAAAGACTCGGGCCATCCAGAAGACGCCGTCATTGGACTGCACGACGTTGCGGGCCCACTTGAAGAGGTTCTCGATCTTCTTGCGCTGCTTTTGATTGCACTCAGACCAATACTGAGTGTGCTCAATCATTTGGAGCATGAGGCCTTGGCGAGAAGTCATCGCACCACCTCACCGTCAAGCTCTTGGTGAATTCGTCTCACTAGGTTCATACGACGAATGATTGTCTCTTGATCCAAGTCAGCGTCTTCCGGCTCTGGAAAGACCTGGGCATATTCGGCATCGTCGGCCTCAAGAAGGAGGTCGGCAATCATCTCCGGGTCGCCGACCTCAATCAAATCTCGGGCTGTAAATCGTCTAAGTCCGGTCACGTTGTAAGAACAGGTTATCGATAGCCAGACGAGCTGCTGACTCGCCAATGTCGCGGTCTACCTTGTCGCCATACGCGTCAACCTCAGCCCATGGCACGGCCTTGTCATACTTGTCGACCACTTTCTTCTTGAACGGCCCAATGTCAAAGTTGACAGGCTTGGACCAGTAGGCCGTCCCACCATTGACGAGCAAATACTCGGCGTCACGATACGGTGATTCAATGACCATTTGGTCTGACTCGACGCTTGGGTCCTCGCCCAAATAATAGAGGTCGCCGTCCTCGATGCCATAGAAAAAGACCGTTGCACTACCGCGAACAAATCCAACGTGAGTCAAATAGTCTGACTTCTCGTTGTCATTAAGCAAAACCAGGCCATCAAACCCAACATCTTTTTCAACCTGAAATGGCCACTCAGGATCGACCTCTTGGCCGAGCTCCCACAGCCTGCCGTTGACATTGACTCGAATCACCCGTGCCTCATTTCAAATTTGGCCTTGAAGATCCTGGCCTTTAGCCAAGCTTGGCACTCGTCACTGATGAATGTCTGGATGGCCGGCAAGTGTTCAGCGTTGGCAAGGTAGCTGACGATGTCACTGATGAAGTAGCGATTAAGGCACTCGCGAAAGACGCCGCCGACAGGAACCCCAAACCTGTCATCAATCTCCTTGACAATTTGCTCGCGTAATTCTGTTGAAACCTCGCGTAATCCTGTTGAACGAGACCAAGACCACAAGCTTCCAAACCAGGCGCCCATTTCAGCTAACGTATGGCCGACTTGCTGAAGTCGGTAGTTGGCCTTCATCCCGTCTTCCTCGTAGACGGCATCGATGATCATCAGCGCGCTCATGTTTCAAGGTATGAACTGACCTCTTTGCGCTTGGCCTCAATGGCCCGACGGTGGAGTTCCTCACCCTCGGCAGGGTTGACAACGACGAAATAGGTTAAGCGAAAATCCTGTGGGTGGTCGCGGGTGGTCACCTGGACCACCTTGTCTCCTGGCTTCATCATGTTGGCCAAGGCCGCTAAGGACGCTGCCGGACCGCCACCCAACACCCCTTTATTTCCAACAACGTATCGGAAACCCTTGAGAACCCACAGCAGGTCGTCACCGATGAGGTCGTAGTTGAGTGACTGGTCCATCATGACGTATGGCTCGTCATTCTTTTCAATCCACTCGCGCGCGGCCGAGACGGCCTCGTCATAAACTTGCTTAGTCTCCTTTGGATACTGCCTCTTGGCCTGGTCGAAATTGAGTGTCTTGCACGTTTCACGTTGTTCAGGCGTCATTGGAACGGTCGTCTTAAAGACCTTCGTCTCACCGCTCGAAAGGATTGCAGTCGCCTTGCACAAGAAGTTGCCGTTCCACCCGTCCAACTCAGTCGTATACGTTATCCGCGGCCGGTCATGCTCAGGCTTCCTAGTCAGGTGGCGTGGCATCTCGTAAAGAAGCGAGTCAATCAACGCTTTGGCACCGAATGTCATCAATCTATAAACCTCCCTGCGAGTCGAGAATCGACTGCGGAGTCCTGAGTCACCTCCCAATCGCCAAGACTGACCTTGTCTGGGGTGCGTTCGATGGGCGCGGTAAGAATGAGTGTCCTTGACTTGACGTAGATGCATAGCATGACGACCTCCTTACGATCCGGCTCGTCGTGGATGATGCCAGTCGGAAACATCTTGTCCGCCATCTTCTTGACGTCTTCCTTGTTTGGGTCTTTCCTGTTTACTGGCCGCTCGACTATCCACGATTCAGCGACAAAAGTGACGGCATCGCAATCACGCCTGAAATCACGAATGACTTGCGAGACCACATTTTTGTCACTGGGGTCTTGGATTACCGGAATTTTGACCGTCCCAAATCGTCCCTGCTTGGTGAAGAAGACAGACGCCGGCATCATGGTCTCGTGCATCTTCACGCTAAATTGAGTGGCGAAGTCAATGGAAGCCGAGACAAGCGCCTCTGGAAGCGGCCCAATTTTCAGCGTTGTGACGTCGAACATGGGCGCACTTTACACCCTCACCTTAGATTTGTAAACAATTATTTGTAAAGTGAGTCGATGACGATCTGTGAGTCGCTCAGCAGACCTCCAACATGACGCTGGATGGAACGTCGAACTGCTAAAGTATCAGGATAAAAAACACTGCGTCTGAACCCGTCTTTGACCTCCACGTTGTGTAAAATTTTACCAGCATCGCGAAGCTTAAACAATTCATTTTCAAGCCACAGCCGGCAATGTCGACCCATCGGTCCAAGAGAATTGCAAAATTTAAGAGGATAATTACCACGCCCCCAACCTGCCGCTTCATTAGACGCAAGATATTCGGCCATCAGCCGCCTCCTAAACCTGCGAAGATGACCACCACGGTTCATCCATTTTTCCACGCGTCTGGGTCAATGCCAAACTCGTCGCCACCCTCCTCGCCACCTTCGCCACCTTCGGGTTCCTCAAGCGTCCCGTGCTTTTCAGCCTCAATGTCATCACGAATGGACTTGGCCATCTCACGCAGCAGGCGCTCGGCTTCTGGCCCACCGGCCTGAATGGTCCGCATGGTCTGGTTGAACTCAGCCGCCGGCAACGCGGCAATCCGGTTGTAGAGGTGCAGTGTCACCTCGTCATCATCCGCACCGATGGCGTTGACAAACCGCATCCACAGCCCGCGGCCCATGATCATCGCCCACGACTCCTCGTCAGCTAGGTCAGCTTTGGCAATGACGCCCTTGGCAACGGCAGGGTCCTTTGGCAAGCCTTCATAGGCGGCCAATTCAAGAAAGCCCTTGGCCAGCTCTTGGACGAGCATCGGGAAGATCATTGCCCTGACCTTGATGGTTGGCACGTCGGACATGTCAAGTTCCATTGAACCACCCGCCGCCCCGGGTGTGCGAGCGGCCTGACCAACGGCCTCGTCTGGCAACGCAAAATAGCCCAACTCAGTCCCGGCCATCGCCATCCCGTAGAGCGTCGGCAAGCCGGGTGAGATCTTCTCAATCTTCGAGTTGATCAGTTGGTAGGCGTAGTTCTTCGAGACCGCTCCGCCAGCAATCAAGGCGTTAAGGACGCGCCGCTTGGCCACCTCGTCGTCAAAGCCGGCCATCTCTTGGAAGGCCGCAAATTCCTCCTGCTGCGTCGGCGTTACTTCATCCGACGACAAGGCGACGAGGCGAAGGTCACCCTGCGCGCCAAGCTTAGCGTCGATCTTGAACTCACCCTTTTCATATGGCTCCTTCAGCGCCTTAAACTCAGGTTGCTCAAGCAGCAAGTCGATGGCCAGCTTTTCAAGCGCGCGGCGATAGGGCTTCTCCATCCCCATCGCGTCTTCAACGGCCTGAAACATGGACTGGGCGATGGTCTGAAATGTGTAAGTCTGATCGCCAGGTTCGTTGCCATGAAGCCGATTGAAGAACGTCTGGATCCGCGCAAGGGTGTCCCTGTATTGGCCGCCGCCCACGACCTCTTCCCAGTTGACTTCCTTCTGCCCTGGCTGTGGCGTAAAGGGTGGGTAGGCCGGATTTTTGGCCATCGGGTGTTCACCCCGCGTGAACTGTCGCCGACGCTCCGGGTGAACAAAGTTCGGATATTGGCCTGGGTCTAGCGCCATCTCAAAGACAGAATCAACTAGCCTGCGCGCATTCTCGCTCATTGACTTAAGTAGCGTTCTTGTCGAGCATGTAACTGACGCCTAGCCGGTCAACGATGTGTGGGTCGACCAACTCGTTGTGCTCGTCATAATACTCAATCTTACGCAGCCCAAACCAGACCCCATGATGGAACAGTTCATCTCGGTTCATCGACTCGAGCTCATTAACGAACTCTGGCAACCACCAGCCAGAATCCCATCTCCTGTCCATGATGACGTTCGGCGTCAGGTAGCGATGTGATTCAGCGTATTTGCTTAGCTTGCGCACACCAACGCCCACAGGGATCGTGGCTTCAATGGTCTCAACTGACCTTTCATTGGGCGAAGTTGGCCGTGTGTCGCCCAGATAGACGTCAACCCACAGTTTTACGTGGTCAATTTTCGTCGTCTCCTCGCTGAGCTTATGCCCAATGAACCGGCGATAAAGCGGCTGGGTGTCGTAAGGCGTGCCATCGGCATGAACCCACCGGATTTTGCCCATGCTGTGAAATTTAACATTGACTCCAGGCTTGGGTGAAAGAAGAGCTCGGTCTTCGTCAGACAGAATCATGTTGCCAAGGTTATTATACGGCTCGCCATAAACAAAGGCATACCAAATGGCGTCAGTGGCCCACTTCTCGGCCCAAAGCCAATCGACGTGTCTGTTAACTGGCAACTTGACATTGATCGTCCGAAACTTGTCTCGTTGGTCCTGTTGACACAGCCTAAAAGTCACATCAGTCTCACCACACAGGTCGCCATATAGGTCCGCGTAGCCACCTCCACCTTCGCCGAGCAACCCGCGTGTAAAATCGGCCTCCAATGGCCGCAAGTCATAGGGTGTGCCGTCAGGGTTGATCCACTCAAACTTGACCGATTCTGGCGGCGGGTGATTCTCCGGGTGAGCAAGCGGCCACGTGATCCGGCGTTGAATCCACTCGATGATTTTAGCCCGCCTTGGCCGCGAACCTAATCGCATGATGAACGGGTGCTTGTCGATCAAGTTGTTGACCACGGCGTCGACAAGCTTGTTTGCGATGCGTGGACGAATAAAGTCCGCAAAATCAGCGCTGTAGCTCATCTCGCCATGCGACCACTCGCGTAGTAAGTTCCACGGCACGACCCCGGTTGGAATCTCCCCAGTGCCAATGACCGTCACGCTCCCAGTCACCGACGCGGGAACTCTGACCGTAGCCTTGAGGTGCAACCCAGCCACTTCGTCAATAATTTCACGCGCAGTCATTGCCAAAAATGGCCACTTCATCGGTAACGGCGAAAAACATCGTCAATCACTGACTTGGACGAACTTTCATGTTGTAGGCTCTTGTCAAGTTGTTGGCGGACATACTCGCCGTCAAGTCGCCTCGTGTCAAACGGTTCTTGGTTTCGATCGAGCCACGTGAACGTGGCGTTTTTCCAATCGATGGTGTAGTTTTTCGGCAGGGGTCCTGACCTCTTTCCAAGTTGAGAAGCCGCTTCCGCAAACTGGTCACGAACGCTGTCAAACACGACAGAATCAATCTGGCCTATTCGGCCAGGAAACCCGGTCATGGATGAAAAATTTTCGACCCACTTCCTAAGCTCAGGCCACGTCGGTGCATTCACCCATGTCGGTGAATTCACATGTGCCGGCGAGGCCGCACGTGGCATGATCGTCGCGACGCAGTGGGCGACAAAATACTGGCCCTCAATCTCGCCCGGCACGTCGACCTTAACAGCAAATGGAAGTTCCTCAGCCATGAAGTTCTCTTCCTAATGCTACGAACGCCATATCGTCATACTCCACTCCAAAGACGAGCGTGTTGTCCAAAGAAATGGCAAACATGGCAAGGATACGGCGATATTTCATTAGCTTATTGGAATGGATTAAGACGGACCGCCAGAAAAACCAATCGTAAGTTTTCTATCACAATTAAATATGGCTGGGAACTTTTTCTTAAACAGCATAAATGTTGTGCTTTAACCGGAGTTGAACTGACATTTTCTAGACACTGGAGACAGGCCAAATCTAGTAGACAATGGATGCAATGTAGTGACAACGGCCATACTGCATCTCTTGACCGTATTGATTCTTCAAAAGGTTACATTATTGGAAATGTCCAGTGGGTTCACAAAGTCATCAATGTGATAAAATGGAATTTACCACCTGAAGAATTTATCAGGTGGTGCCGTCTCGTGGCTGATTATTCTAGACACTAGACACCGGTCCTGCGAAACCTGGCTTTGGGGCGTGGGTTTACTCCAGGGCGAGGCGTCGGGTGCCATGGCCTCACGCCAGGTTTAGTCGGCTGAGCCGGACGCGTTGGCGTCGTCGGGCGTGGGCGCACTGGCGGTGGAGCGACAAGCGGCGCCGGCCCCATGTCACGGCCAGGAACGCCAGACGCACTCGTGAACTCATCGATGACTTTTCTTGCATTTGACATAACATCTTCGTCTGTGTTTAACAATCTGCCGACGCGATCCCTAAGGAATGGGCGAATGTCGTATGGCCGCCCATCGCCATGTTGATACCCTATTACCCCTACCACAGCCACGCCTAAGTGTAAACCTTTTTCGGTTTCAATGCGCTGGGCCTCCTCAGGCGATTGGGCTTTAAACTCGTGCCACCACATAATCGACCCTTCACTCGTATCGCGCTGAAAGACCCAATTTTCAATCTCATCAAATGAACAGTGCTCAGGAACTGGAACGGTCACGATGGCGTCATCCCACTCTTCCAAGTTATAGCCACGATTATCAGGAGCAGTGGCCTCGTCATGAGCCCAAGGCGGGCCATAGATGCGTAACTTAACCACGACATGGAGGTCAGGGTGTGGGCGAAAATCGTCAAGTGACTCAAGCGTGCCACCACCAAGCATTGACCTGACGTTTGCCCTTGCGATGGCCCGACTCAAAAAGTGCCTGAACTCAGGCGTTCGAAGCGTGGCCAAGGCTTCGGGGTGTTCCTGCCCATTGACCGGGTCCATGTGGTCGGCAATGATCTCAGGGCTCCAACGCTGAAGTGTCCACCCAACCTGCCGTGGGTGGACGCCCATAAAATACCTCAACCAGTTGGCGACGTCCTGGCCGTAGTGAAACTCGACGTCACTGAGAACCTTTTCGCCAAGTTTGTTGTGGTAATAGCCACTTTCATGCCACAGCTTCTTTATTTCCACGTAGAGCTTGCGCGCGTCTTGAAGGCAGCGGTCCCACTCATCTTCAGCTTCGCCAAGAATGTCTCGAACTCGGCCAGCTTCAAGCGGGCGGATGTCGTAAGGCGTGCCATCAGCGTGGCACCACCCAAGAATCTCGACAACCTCAAACTCCTCCTTGACGTCATAGCGTGGAGTCAGTTCATACCGCCACTCCTCGACCTTTTTCCACGTCTCCGGGCTCTGTTTCTGGACGATGTCGACCAGGTCGACCTCATGATCCATAAGGGCATAGACCCACTCATCGGCGGCTCGCCACGGCCAATTATCTGGAATCGGCACGATGACTGGCGATGCGGCCTGTTCCCCGTAGACTTCCCACTCACGATAACCAAGCTCATAGTCAAGGCGACGCTTCACGACGACGCCCAGGGTGAGCTTGACGCACAGCCCAGGGTGTGGGACGTCCTCCTCAGCGATGTGATGGCTACTCCTCGTTTTCACTTGGCTTGTCAAGCTGCCCCTTGATGAAACCACGAGCGACGTTCTGCAGGTCGACCGGGTTGCCGAAGTAGTCAACGATCTTGACGTCAACGACGTCCGCGTCGACGAGATAATGATCGGCGATCAACGCACCGATCACAGTATAATCCTTTTGATGCTGCCCCCTGAACTCTTTCCACAGTCTCCACTCCCCATTACCTTGCCAGAAACGCTTGCTGGCCAGTGTCAACCCTTTGGCCTCAAGTTCCCCAGGATCGAGGTGAACGTCAACCATAAACGGCCCCATCTTGCGGGTCACTTCACCCTCAACATTCTCGATGGAGACGTTGAACGTCACGCGGGCCAGCCGAACTTCCTCAGGGCTGTTGTAGTGTGGCTCGTTGAGCTTAGCGTCAATGAGTTGTCTGGCCTTCATTTGTCAAGTATGCCTTTCACGCGATCACCGAAAAATGGGCGGACGTCGTAAGGTGTTCCGTCAGCGTGAACGTAGCCGGCAATTCCACCTGGGTAAACAATGGCGCTGACCGTGTTTTTGTCGATGTGGTGTTGCGCTTCGATATATGGCCACCACGTCACAAATGAACCAGGCCTTTCCTTCTGCCTAAGCCAGTATTGAATGTCGTCGAAAGGAACCCCGTCTGGAACTGGCACCACTATCGTCATTACCTTTGGCTCATGGACGGTCGATGTTGCATCATAGCGATAGACGTCAATGTCGATTTGAACACAAAGTCCAGGGTGTGGACGTGACTCACCGAGCAGGCCTGAGACGCGGTCACGCATAAATGGGCGAATGTCGTAGGGCTTGCCGTTCCTGTGGACATAAGCAACGACATAGGGCTCCTCTAGTTGAAGGTTCGGTGAGCGGCCCTTCAACTTGATCCTCTTCCCGTTCCTCATGATGGCGTAGCGCCAATTTCTTACTAGGCCGTATCTTTCCAAGTTTTTTGAGAATTTTGGAAGCTGCTGTTGCATCATGTCCCACAGCTCTATGCCCGCTGGCGATTCAGTGCCATCCCACCACTCTTCAACGCTGTCAAATGGAACTCGGGCTGGAACTGGAACGATCAGGTGAAATGGCTGACTAAACTTGGGTGGTGCCTTGCCAATGCTCAGCGTCACCTTGATGCAAAGGCCTGGGTGTGGCCGGTGTTTAAACCTGGCCTCGATGACGTCCTTCGCGTTCATTGGCCGAGGATGCCTCCAATGCGCTCCCGTTCAACCTGGATGCGCCGACGCTCAAGCTCTTGGCGTTCCTCAGGGGTGAGCAGGACGTAATACACGTATCGCAGACCCGTGTGGGTCATGTCACTCCCTTCGACCTTGAGCACGGACTCCCCTGGCGCGGCGCTTTGGGTCAAAGCCAAGACACTGTCCATCCCCTTGCGTGAGCCCTTGGCGAAGCGAATGAACCGAAATCCCTTGACGAGCGGGGCAGCGTCGTAGTCGAGCTTTATCGACTGCGGGCGCTTGAGCTTTCCATACTTGATTTCACGCTCATTGTCGTAAACCCAGGCCTTGGCCTGGCGCACAACTTCCTCACGCATTGACTGGAGTTTTGCCCAGTTCTTTTCGCGAAGCCTTACCTCAAGCTGGGTCATTGGAAAAGTAGCATAGAAAGAATCACCCCCGCTGACGGCCCTAGCTGCGTGGACCATGGCTGTATCATCGGCATCGGTTGGTTCTGTAACTTCAAAGTGTTTAAACTGGCCATTTGACAGCACGGCCACGGCGAAAGCCTTCAACGCGGGAAGCGTTGAATAAACATCAACACCCACCTTGATGTCGGTGACAGTTGGCTTCTTGCGCCGCCCCAAGATCATGTGGGCCATCTCGTCAATTGTCTGGCGCGCGTTCACTTGAGGGCCTTCTTGACCTTCATCCCTTGGGTCTTGATCATCTCGCGCCTGAGTTTTTCAAGCTGTTCAGGCTTTGCCAAGACGTAGTAGATGCCAGTCAGCCCGCTCGATAATCCAGCTCGATTCACAAGGGCGAGGGTGTCAGGGTGAATGATTCGAACTCGGACGAACGTCTCGTCACCCTCCTTCGTGTTGAGAAACGCCAGCAGGTTGTCAGTGGCATCGTAGCGTGACGAGTCAGTCCACTTCATGCCATGAAACAGGTGGTGCACGTTCGTCGCCGCAATGTCCCATATCGGGACGTGTTTCGTCAGGACGACGTCCACGTTGTTGTCCTTGACCCACTGCTCACTCGGTGGGTGATCGTGGAGCGAATAATACGCCATCTCAATGACCTGCTGAGCTCGACTCTCTGGCAACTTGTCAATCTGCGTCCGCAAGAACTTGGCCTCAAGTGGGCGGATGTCATAAGGCGTGCCGTCTTTGTGGACAAAGTTCATGCGTCGAATCTCAACCATATCAATAAAGGCCACGGGTTCATTGTTGTCCAAGTAATTCCACGCAAGGCGATACCTAATTGGCTGCCCACCATTACGCACACTTGACCACAATTGGTTTTTGCAAGAAATGTGCGCCCGGTGGAGGACATTTTTATACCCAGTTTGTGTCTCCTGTGAGAGTGGGTCGAAGTTTTGCGCCGATTTTTGTGGGCGCACACCAAGCACGCCCTCAACGTCGACGTAAAGGTCGTCTGGGCACCTGAAGTTGTCCTTCACTCGACCTTCTCACTTTTCTGCTGCGCGCGGGCAGCAATCTCATCAATGCTGGCCATCGCGGCCCAAAGGTCAAGCTGGTCCTGCAGCTCAAGGCCAGGCATCGCCTCTTTAGCCAAGCTCACGATCTGCTCTAGTTTCTCAATGGCAGTCGGCTTGGCCTCAGCAAATCGGCGCAAAATCGCGTCATGAGGTCCCATGAAGCTAAGAACGGTCGAGAAGACTTGAAACCCGTTGGCGGTTGCAATCTGTAATCGTCCGCTTGAGCTCAACAAGTTCGTCTGGCGTGACGATGTAGTAGATCGACGTGACGGCCTGCTCATTAGACATGACTCGAATGAGCTTGTCGTTAGCGCCCCTAGGCTGGCTTAAAAACGAAGCCATCAACTCGGCCGAGACGTCGTTGTCAAGGTCGGTGTTGATGACGATAAATCGAAGATCGGCCGTTCGAGGAAACAGCATGGAGGCCTTGACGCCGGAGTAGAGTCTTTCAATTGGTGGAAGGTATTCCGCCCTAATCGCCTGAGCATCAATCCACTTCTTGGCCCGTTTTTCAACCTCAGTGACCAATGACTGTGGAACGCGGTCCTTTAACCGGTTGGCGGTCATGATTGTCAGAAGTGTTGGGTCTACATGGCGAATCGTGGCCGAATCGCACGGGCGTGAAAGACGAAACCGACGTGACCGGCCGTCCACGAGCAAGACCTCACAAGTGACGACAAAGTTGTAACGCCACGTCTTAAAGCCACGCCTCGGCGCCAGGGTCTCAACCCACTTGTTTGTCGAGACACGTGGCTCGTATAGGCAGCCAGAGCGCGAGCCGTCATTATCAAGAAGGAATATTGGCATCGTCCTCCTTTACGCCGAGCCATTGTTCCTCGATCCAACGGTTCTCATGGCACTTCCAAAACGCGGCCTTCTGCTCGTCGGTGACCGCGTCCCAATCGGTCCTTCCGTCAGCTTTGCGCGGCAGTGACGAGACGTGGACGAGCTTGTCCCGTGGGCCAATGGCCTGGCGAACGACGTGCCGCCGACGAACGTGGTAGATGGGCGTCGCGTGTGTTCCAACCGGCGTGTGCTTTGGAAGCGTAAACGCCCGCCCAATAAAGTTTGGGCGCCACAGCGCTGGCTTGTGAACCCCGCGTTTGACGATTGGGTCGCGCAGCTTCGCCTCACGCTCGACATAGCGTGGCTCAAGGGCCGAGATGACAAGCAGCGTCTTCATGAAGAGCGCCACGACTTTACGGCTGACGACTTGCTCGTCAGCAACCGGCAAGTTCATCGTGGTCTCAAGCCCGCTATTAAATTTCCACTGAAGGTATTCAATCGTGTCGATGTCCGAAATTGGGGACGAAAGTTCGTGTGACGCATGATAAGACGCGGCCAGGAAATTTTGGACGACGAAGTCACGGTGGTCAACGAACGTCACGGCCATTCGCGGCTCGTCGACCTGGAATGCAGGAACGCTGAAAGCGATCAACTCAGGGCAGATTTCAATGGGCGGTTTAGTGATGCCGCTGTGCGGCCAGATCGCGCCTGAGACAAATCCGATGTCAACGTTGTAGCCAGTCAGTTCACGCATGAAATCGAGCGGATAGGCGAACGTCAATGCGTTGAGCGGCCACTGAATCTCGCCGAATGACATGTCCTTTGGAACGGCTGTTGCGGCAATGGCCCGAGCAAGCTGGCCATCGATGAAGTAATATGGCATGCGATTGCGGGCCAAGTCAAACGCAATGTGCATGGTGTTGGTCTGTCCCCACATGAGCTTGCCGCTGTTTTGAAAGGCGGCCAGCGATGATGAAACGCAGTAGGCGAGGTCGTGGGCAAAAACGTTGGTGTTTCCGTAGTTGCCACCCGGCACGGTCCCATAGCGGCGCGGCGTCAAGAGCCGCTCAAGGGAGTTGAGCGAATCCACTTCAATGACCGTCGGAACCCAATCAGGCGGTATCATATGTGACAATATACCACACTGGCCGCATTTTGTAAACAAAAATTATTCGACCGCCCGCTCGCACATCCACGCCGCTGGAGCCACGATGAGACGATCGGACAATTCACGCCCGCCACAGTGGGCGGGATAAAAGTCAAAGATGCGAAGGTTGTCCGGGTGCCCCTTTGGGCCGTCCTTAAATTCAAGGCTCGTCAGGTGCTTTAGCAAACTGTCAATTTCGGCCTCGACCTCAATTGCCGTCTTGGCAGGATAAACTCCTGACGTGCACGTCACAGGGCCAGGGTCGCTTATGTCGCGCCAACGATACTCGACAACCCAGTCTGCTGGCTCAGCGTCGTCCAGTTTTCGTGACGCCGTCAGGAGGAAGTTGACGCCCTTCTCCTCGATTTCAAGGAACCACAGGCCGAGATAGTATCGGTCAGGCTCGATGGTAATCGCGGCGTCGGAGATCGACTGTGAGTCAAAGCCCATTCAACTATTTAAGATGTCTGACATTTAGCTCGATAGAACATATCACATTTATGCGATACTTTCACCGCTCAACCACGGGGCTTGTGTTGGCCTTCATGCTGGCCACTACGCACATTTTAATGGCCGCTTACCCAATCAACACCGTCGAGCCATCCCAGTTTAACGTCACCGGCGGGAAGCTTTACATCAACAGTGGACCGGCCATCACAAACTTGACCATCATCAGCTCCGTGGACGTTCCAATGGGGGCGTGGTTTACCAACGGCCTGGAGAGTGTCGCCGCGACCATCACCCCAGCGAGCGTGGCCAGCATCACAAACATGGGTGACGGCATGGTCTTGTCGCACACAAACGGGACCATAGCCATAACCAACGCCATTCGCACGCGGTTCTCACTGCCGTGGGACTGGGACCTTGGAACGGTGAAAGTTGGAATTTTTTCAGTCTGCTCTGGCACCAACTCCTCACTGGCGACAAACATGGTCTACGCCGTCCGCGCCGTGGCTCTCGGCCCAGGTGACAACCTGACCAACGTCACGTTCGGCGCACTGGTCAGGATGACCAACAACGTGGGCACAAACGCGTGGGTCCAAGGACAGGAGGGCGTCACGGCGGCATTGACCGTTGGCAACACGCCAGCCGCCTCCAAAGGAATTGTCTGGGAAATTCAACGCCAGGGCGGGGACGGCGGGGACACGGAGACGAACGTCAACCTGTTCATCTCACAGGTCCGTGTCTATTACAAGCGACTCACGCGTGTTGACTTTCCAACATCTTCACCATGATCCTGGGTGTATTTTCAAGTGCTATGAACTCGCGACTCTCAACTTGGACCCTCATTTTGGCCGTCGGCTTCATCGTGGGGTGCAAGACGCAAACTGTGGTGAAGCCTTCAGGCCCACCATCACCTCCGGGCCTGAAGGCCAAGACCGTAGCTCCGATACCACGGTCCTTGGGCAATAGAATTGGAGTCCCGCTAACCAACGCGGTCAATGTTGGGCTGGCGTGGAACCCGTCGGTCTCACCCGATGTCGTTGGCTACAAGATTTACCAAGGACCAGCGTCGAGGACCTACTCGACCAACTACAACGCGGGCAACACCACAAACTTCATCGTCGCCGTCGACGCCGGGTCAACAAACTTCTTTGCAGCCACCGCTTACACGTCGGCTGGCCTTGAATCACCCTTTTCAACTGAAGCCAGCTATGTCGCCCCGCTTCCAACGCCACCTTCAACGGGTGCAGTCTATTACGTCAACACAACCGTGGAGACCAACTCGGACCTGAAGACGTGGACACCCGCCGCCCAATACCAGCTGGCCATTACGAACGCACCAGGCCTGTTCTTTCGTGCTCGGCTCAGCATCACGGTCACAAACCAGCCCTAACCGCAGTGGGCTAGTTAGACCAGCGTGGCCTACACACTAGACCAACTGTGGACTGAATTGAGGCCCGTATTACGCGGGCTAATCAAGCTGGCCGACTCGATGTCCTACGACGACGAGTCTTACGGCAACTTCCTCGACCTGCTTCTCTCACGCGGCCTCAGCCAAGAGACGGTCGACTACCTGGACCAGCACGTCTTTGTCGGTCACGAGGAAGTCATGGCCCCGGGAGTTGAAGGCACGCGAGCTGAGTCGTCTGGCGCGGTCATCTCACACGTCATTGACAAGATCTTTTACCACCAGGGCTATCACCAGTATGAGACCCGAAAGATGGTCGAGGAGCTCCTCAACCCGGCATTCAAGAGTTGGGTCAAGGTGACGGCCGCTTTGCATGAGTCTGAGCACCGCCGGTTGTTTGGCGACATAGACATGGGAAAGGTGTGGGACGACTGGAAGCCAGTGCTCGATGACCTGCACGACGTGCTATCGCGATATGGTAAGCACGGTGACGTGGACAACTACGACACCTACAGCCGCTTCCTTGAACGCTTGTCACAGCGATGTGGGCAAGAGGTGGCCGAGTGGCTCGTCACCAACTCGGCTGGAACCGACTCTAGGTGGGTCTGCAAGCAGGTCTACAATAGCCAAAACGACCCGGTCATCAAACAAGTCTACCAGGCGATCCTTGACCCGAAATTCCGGTCGTGGTTGAAGATGGAGGCGACCCTTCAAGAGAATAAGTCTAAGTGGACTGACGTTCTCAACAGCGTGGTCTGGGACCTGAACACCCTCTATCAACAGGCCACGGACACGCCGAGGCACGACCCGCACGTAATGGCCGGCGCACAGTATGGTGAGGTTCAAGCCCGGCTCAAGTCTAGAAGGGAGCGAATTTTAGGTGCATACCTTGAACGCGTCAAGCAGCGTTATGGCGACGAAGCGGCCACTATTGTCAAGGCCATCTTAAAACACCCAGGACTTCCAGTTGACGAGTGGATTAAACAAAATCTTGACAATGGAAACTTTACCATAAACGTGCTCGACAAGGTCATAAGCAATGAGTTTGTTGCGTGGTCCAAGGTGACGATGTCACTGCTATCTGAGTCTAGCGCACGCCGACTCATCGATTCTCAATTGGAAATGGCCCAGCATGAGGAGCTTGGAAAGTGAGTGTCGCACGCCAACTGATTGACAACATCGACATGGGTGACGTCAACCGCGGCACACGCACGGTTCGATGGATCTCACGCAAGTTTCCAGACGACTCTAAAGATTATCCAGCTTTTCTTAAACAAGTCGAGCGGCGCTACGGCAAGGAGGTCTCTAACGCGCTCGACGAACTGTTAGCGATTCAAGACAACTGGTCCCACACGAACATGCTTGAACGGACCTTTGCGACTCAACGAATTTCTGACGAGATCGCCCGCAACCTGAGCAATGACGCCTACCAGGTGATCATGTCAAAGGAGTTCGAGAACTGGGTCGCTGTCACCGTTTCGCTTTACGAAGCCGACATGACTGGCACGCTGCCGGACATCGAAGACCTGCGACTTGGAGTTGGGTGGGACGTTTATCTTCAGCCAATCCTTGGGCCACTGCGGTTCATTCCTGGCCAATTAGAGGCCAGTAAGATCGTGTCATTCGTCCTGTCGAAAAATCCAGAAGACAAAGTCGTCATGGTTAGGGCGTCAAAACAGTCATTGAATAGCTGGCTTGTGCTGGCCAACCCCGAAGAGTATGACGAGCTCAAGCGCATGTCCATCGAGGCCGTTGGCAAGGACTTCAGGAGGCTGCTCAAGTGATACCCACGCCTATCCTCTTGGTGGATGTAGCTGACGAGATTGTTAATTTTAGAATGGCATTCACGTCAAATCCTGAAGATGCCGTTACTCGTCAAATGATCGACAAAGTCAAAGCTCGCTTTGGCGATAAAATAAGCGATGAACTGGCTTCTCTCTTGCCCGGAGGCTGGACCATCCTCGTGGACCAGCTTGACATGATGAAACATGGCGATGCCAATGACAAAGCACTTTACGCCACGTTCTCGTCGGACGAGTTTTTAAGCTACTTGAGGCTGTTGATTCAAAAAGCCAAGATGAGAGACGCACTTGAATCCAAGGCGCGTTCTGTCGTCAACAGCCTAATGGAGATGCCATACTATCGGATGCAGCGTGACCTCTCCAGAGCTGGCGATGACTCCGAACTTGACCCAAGCTACAATGTCGCCAACAAAGACCCAATACGCAAAGGCGACGTCATCCTGCCTGAAGCGCCGACAATTGACGTCCACACGGGCGACCACAACATCCTTTACAGGCTGCTTGACCCATACCGGCACTGCGGCGACTCAAACAACAACGAACGAATCGGCCAGTTTGTCGCCACGCAGATGCGTCCAGGCGACACACTTTACAACATCCACCAGCGCGGCGGGTGGAATCAAAGTTTTTGGGTCCTGCTCAACCCGGACGAGCACCGTCGATTGTTAGGCGACATCGTCAGGACGCACCTCAACGAAGGTGACGAGGAGATGGAACAGGCCAGAAAGCGAGCCAAGTTGCGCCGACTGGCCCACATCGTTGGCCTGGCCGAAGTCCTCTTCCCGATCATCAGCTTTGGCCGGCCAAAGCTCAAGATGCTCCTTTACAACCTTGAACAGTCCGGCGCCACACAAGAGCACATTGACATCGTGGCCGACGTCTTCAACTACTGCGGCAACATGCGCGGCGTGCTCGACTACATCCAAGAGTATGTCAGCGAGGAGGACTACACCGAGATGGACACGGGTGAGTTCAAAGACCAGCTTGAGCGAGCCCTCAAGATGCTTGAACGAGGCCGAGTCAGCAGCTTGCTTGGCGAATCCAACGCTGACGTCGTTGGCCGCATGATGGCGCCCGTTGTAAATTACGATCGGCGCGAGTGGGCTTGGTTTAAGCGTTTTCTCAAGGAGGAAGTCGACGATGACTTGCTTCGCGTGCTCGAGGACATCTGGATAACGTGCAACCACGAGGCTGGAATAGTGAACTATGTGTCGCGATACGTCAGTTGGCATGTCATCTCGCAGTTGGCCACCACCGCGTTTCAAGAGGCCTTCCATGACGCATTGGTAAAGACCGAAGGCCGGATATTGCGCCACAAGCTAGGCGAGTCCTCAGCGCGTTCTGTCGTTGATGAGATGGCCCAGTTTCACCACCGACAGCACCCTAGGGACGACTACGGGCCAAGGTTCCAACGCCTCTACTACAACCGCCCTGGAAGGCCAGATTCGACTGAGCTTGAGACGCCCGTGGAAGTTATTGTCATTCCATTTGACGCGACCACGGATGAGGTCATCAGCGCGATCGAGCCATTTCGACACGCCATTGACTACAGCAGCGCCCACTACCAAGACACATTTGAGATGGTGATGCGACTCACCAACGACCAATTTAAGACCGGTGACCGAATCGTCGACCTCGACATGCATGGCGTCCGCACCACTACCGCAAACCCAGACAAGATCGACCACATCTTCCTCCTCGTCGGGAAGGATGAGGAAGAGGCCCTTAAGCGGTTCAAGATCGAACTTCAACGAATCAAGATAAGCCGTAGGCTTGAATCACCATGAGAATCGACGAATACGATGAAAAACTTTGGACAGCTTGCAAACAAGCTGGCCGAGTCTTTTTGGAAGTTCGTCGAGTGGTCTACAAGGGCGGCGCAATCCACCCTGGCGTGGCCGAGCCTCAGATTCAAGCCATCGTTGAGAAGGCCGTTGCACGCTATGGCCCGGAGATCGAGGTGCCGCTTCGACAATTATTAAACCCAAGCCTGAAGGACCACCCGTATGGGATGGAGGACATCGCCTATGAGATTTGGCGCCACCTCCCTTACAAAGAGCGATATCGACCGAATGACATCAACAGCATCAAGGGAATCCAAGCTCAAGGTGGCATCGACGCAATCATGGACGAAGAGGTCCCTGGGTATGAAATCCTGCTCGACGCCAAGTTCCTAGCTTGGATTCAGGTTGAAGCCGCGCTGACTGAGTCCAAGGCGAGGAAACTCATTGACAACTTACGAACACCATCCTAACGTTGCCGGCCAAGTCGTTGACGACATTGGCGGCAAGTTATTCACTTGAAAGTTCTCTTCTACCATGAGTTCTCTTCTACCATGAGTTTTCCAACCCTTTCGGTTGGTCAATCTGCAACGGTTTTAATTGACCACACCCGCCACGTCGTCACCATTGACGAAAACCTCACCGACGACGTCTATGCCGTCAAGTTTGAAGACGGGTCCATCGGTTGGGCCGCTCCTGGTGAAGACTGGTTTGACCTTCAGCCTGAAGGCGTCGAAGACTTCTCGATTTGAATGTTGTTAGGCGTGATGGACATCACGCGTGAGACATTTCCTGGATGCTACGTTAGGGTCAATCCAACCCTAAACCCAAGCAACCCGGTTGAAGCGGCAACGTTCTTCTCTGGCGAGAGCCATGGAACTGGGCCAGTAGCTTCAATCCCAATCTCAATTACGCCATCACCGCCGGCGCCGACTGACACTTTTGTCTTCTTGCCGAGTGACCGAGCAAGCGGGAGCTCATCGCTGCTCATCGACATCTCAGCCAATGGAACAACGCTGCTTTCAGTTCGCGGAAGCGGCCTGGCCACGTCGTCAACCGACGGTTTAAATTGGACCAATTTGGGCTCATCGTCAGGAAACATTTTCTCCCACGCTTTTGGCGCAGGGCTTCTTGTCGGCGTTGGATTCGGCGGTGACGTTGAAAGCAGCCCTGATGGGAATGTCTGGACGCCACAGTCGGTCGCAACGAGCCAGAACCTGTGGAGCATAATCTTTGCCGACAGTCAATTTGTGGCCGTTGGAGACAGCGGGACGATCATCAACTCAACTGACGGTTCAGCGTGGAACGTGCACACCTCAGGCTCCACGGACTTCAGAGGAGTTGCGTTTGGCAATGGCATTTTTATCGGCGTTGGCAAAGGTGGCGGCGCCTCAACATCACCCAATGGCAGTAGTTGGACGATTCAATCAACCGGGGCCTTTGATGACTTTGCGGCGATTTGCTACAGCAGTGACCTAAACCTTTTCGTCGCTGTTGGCGCCAATGGCTTAGTTGCGACCACTTCTGACGGCGTCACGTGGGACATCTATACGATCTTCACCCTGTTTGACATTCACGGCGACCCGCAACCCCCGAACACGACTGATAACTTTACAGGCGTCACATTTGGCAACTCAAAATTTGCCATGTGCTCTGAACAAGGCAATGTCTTTACGTCCACAGACGGCACTTACTGGACTTTAGCGGCGACCGACCCGCACATCGCGTTGAAATCAGAAGCCAGGATCTACTACTTTCAGTCTGGAACGTGGCTGGTCCTTGAAACAAATCCGCCAATTTAAGTTCTTTTCACCGTGCACCGCCGCAGTTTCTTCAAGGTTCTTGCGTCTGGCTTAGTCGTCCTGTCTGGACCTAGGATTTTCGTTCCAAAACTCATCAAGCCAGTCTGGCGCGTGGCCCGCCGTAAAGTGGGCGACTTCCCAAGGTGGATCTTCCCGGTCATTCAAAACATGTCGGAGTGCGATGTCATCGACCAACTTATCTCAGTTCAACCAATGAGTTTGCCAACCAGTCCAATCATGTTCATGGACATCAAGTGTGGCCGAGGCCCGTTCTTAAGGGCGTATGAAGAGACGCTTATTCATCAGCCGAGTGCTGAGCAGTTTAGCCGTGGCCGCAGCCCCGATTTCGTTCCTTCGGAAGCTGGCTAAACCGTCGGCCTTGCCGGTCCTACCCGCCATTAAGGCCGCCGAGTCTACCTGCCACAATTACACCATCTTTTTCAGCTTGACCCAAAATGGCCAAGTCATGCCAATCGGTGAGTCACAGCTTCAGGTGGTGCTCAAGGACGAGAACAAGTGGGTGGTCAATCCACCGGCGTCGAGAACATACATCATCGGTGAAGGCCACCGCATCGACGTCACAACGGTCAATTGGCCTGAAGATGGCGCAGCCGATGCTAGTTGGCCTGACGTTGACGCTCGGGTAAATGTCCAGCCAACCTGCGAGATCGAGTATATCGCCATCGGCGACAAGACTCCTGAAGAGTCACGCCAGATTTTCGCTGACTGGAAGAAGTCACTGCGCAACAAGGCCGCGGATGTCGTCCTCTAAGGAGTTTAAGGCCCACGCACTTCGGCCAAACGGGCCAGGAGATGTCTGGATTGGCCGCCACATGTTCCCTGACGGTGAGCCGTGCAGCACCAGCCGGCCACTCGTCTCGTCGCAGTATGTCGACCAGCACGGGGAGGTGTTCTTCGTCTCATACACGAATGAGCAGGTCAGTGCCAATCGGGATAGGAACTTTGGGTTGTTCTGCCCATACATCCCACTGCTCATCAGTGGACCTATGCCGCTAACACAGTCCAATCCATTAAACCTGGTCAAGCGCACGTTCGCAACGATGCGCACCAAAGAAAACATGAGTGCGTCCATTACCATCCACGTCAGCGCAACATCGCTCCAGGATGCCGTTGCACGTGGTGTGCTGTTTTGTCCGACCATGTTTCCGCTGTCCAAGTGGGTCAAGTGGTCCATGCAGGACAACCACATCTTCATCGGCGACCGCAAGGTTCCCGTTCAGCGAATCATCACGCCAATCGAGTGCTGTTGGGTCAGTCAGTTTGAACGACGAAGCGTCAAAGATTGCCAGAAGCTGGAGGGACTGCGCGTCATTGAAGCCGGACACTTGCGAAGACTGGCGCTCCACGCCGATGAAGAAGAGGACCAAAATGTCATCGAGATGTCGGAGTGCGCCAACATCTACATCCAGGCTTTGTCAAAGGACTGGCCGTTGGTCATCTACGTCGTCTAGCCAAGGCCTCATTTTAGTTTTTCGAGCTCTTCTATGGCCTTTGCCAAAAGTATGCCGCTTTGAGCGGCAGCTGACAACTGGGTAAAGTTCAAGAGGCTTGGCTTGTTTAAGACAGCGGGAATTTCAAACTCTTTGAGCGTGTTCATGACCTCTTCTATGTCATGCCGCAATTGCTTAATGCGAAAATCTCTAATGTCTTCCAATGGGATTGTCTCTTTCATTTGACTAGCATCCACGCCAATCAGCCCACGCGTTAAACATCCGTTGACACTCCAACTTGACTTCCTCAAAGCCGTGAAGGAGAAAAAGCCTGGCCATGCGCCGCTCCACCTCATTGGCCCCGCCTTCGATTTTGAGCCACTGGGAATAGGTGTTGAGGAAGTCGTTGCTGGCCACGAACGAAATGCTGCGTGCCAGCACACCGATCTGATTCGTTGAAAACGGACTCTCCGGCGGAACCGTGCAGACGAAGTGACGCAGACCGAGAGACAGGACGGCGTCGCCAATCCACTCTTCCTTTTTAGGGCCGGCGACGTTGCTTGGGTTCGTCAAGCTTGGAAGCCTTGAACCGGCCACGATTGTTGGGTCGATCTTCATCAGGTCTTTCTTTGACCAACGGGGCCACGAACTTCTTGGTGATCATTGATTTGACTAACGTGTTTGCAAAATGCCGCAACGCGTCATAATCGCCGGCACACCAGGGCTCGTCCTGTGTCAGTAGATCATCTTTCAAGTTAATGTCACACCGGTGCTGGCAATACATCAGCAGGGCTATTCGAGCAATCGTCGAATTGAACAAACCGATGCTCTTTGCCCAACTATCATTACTCGCCAAAAACTCCACGGCGTTCACGTTGGTCACTGGGTCAATCTTCACTAGTCCAGGTGGCCCTTTTGGACCGGGTGGCCCACACGCCCAACACGTCTCACACAGCGTCGTGCCAGGCAATGGAGGCAGGCCAGACTCACAATTCCAACCAGAACATTTTAGGTCACGCATGTCTCGACGATGGCTGGTTCGTGGACCGCGTTGACCTCAACCTTCACGAGGTCCGTCAGGTCCGTCGCGGCCAATTCGGCCTTCGACACGTAGCAGTCGGCCCACATCATAAACGACACGATCTTCATCGTGCCATCAGGACGCTGCGCATGGTTAATGCGAGGAGCGTGCAGGGCGTCGCCGACCTGTTTCCAGCTGAGGTGCCCGTTTTCCCAGTCGACGGCCGTGATTTCACGCAGGGTTGGCGACTTGGCCCACGGTTTAGACGTTCCTCGAAAGACGTTGCCGACTTTCACGTAATCTCGATTGCGTTGAATGCTTCGCATGCAAAAAGCATACACCATCCTTAAGGTTTGTAAACAAAAATTTGTTGACTGTCAAAGTTCTACAGCCCATGATCATTGAACTCTGTGACGCCGAACTGAGCATGCCATCAGACCAGGACCGGAAGCGCCAGCGCGCCCACGTGCTGAACGCCTTCAACAACACCGACGCCAAGTTTTTATTTTATGACGCCAGTGCCGTCTGGCATGGTGGCTATCTCGGTTATTTGGACCAAGCGTGGCGCCGCCACTTTTCAATTGTCTTAAGGCCAGACGACTTGTGGCACATGGCCATGTGCGAGCTTGCCAAGCTCATCCGCGAGAACCCAAAGGAAACTGAGCACATCTTCACGTCAACGCCAGGACAGAAGCAGTTGCTGGTCGTCCCGACAAACGACATTGAGCACATCGATCCAAACCTGATCGTTGACGAGCTTCGCAAAAAGGTGCCCATCACCAGCCTGTTCATGCCTGAGTTTAGCACCACGACAAAGATGGCCATGATCGCCAGGGAGGTTGCCTTTGCCGACGTCTGCTCGCCATACTACAGCTATGGCACGTTTCTGTGCGGCATCCCACGCGTCAGGGTCGACGGCTTCTACGAGGACTGGCTTCGCTGCGTCACAAGCTTTGAAAAGCTGGCGATGTCCTTTGGCGTCGAGACTAAGATCGGCAAGTTTCTGATAAGGTGCATGAACCGCACGGTTCCGATAGCCAGGGCCATGGTTGACGGCGGCAAGGAAGGCCGAGCCAACCTCTTCAAGAAGATGGTCAGGCTGCAGCGCTGCGGCAGTGGGAGCCAGTATGAGATGAATGGCTGGATCCTCGACTACACCTTCGAAGGCTCGCGGAACATTCAAACTGACGAGCTGCCACACCACATCGCGCGGCTCAATTACACGAACCTCGACACCAACCGCCAGTTCACGCTCTTTGCTGGTTGCTGGCACAGCAACCTCAATGACGGGTGGGTCGTCCCTGAATTTGGCCTCGCCCACTGCGAGTGGAAGGCGCGCCAAGTTGAAAAGGGTGAGTGGACTCCCGGGCGCTATGCAAGGGGCTCAACGGTTGTCCGAAACTTCTACATCTACGAGGCCGTGCGTGACACCGACGACCACCCACTGGGTGACCAGAGTAAGGACTGGAAGATGGTTGGCGAGGTCCCGCTCACGCACCAGCGACTTGTCATTGAGTCAACGGAGATAAAGCATGGCACGAATAAGCTGAGCGTCAACTGGACGATTGAAGAGAGCTGACATACGCCTGCCCAGATTCTCTAATGCTGGCGTAGATTTCGACGTCCTTCTTGTAACGTTCCAAGACATCCTGAACCTGCTGCGGTGTAAGCTCTGGCTTTTGCACTGGGCTCTTGTTTGACCACGTGATGGAGCCTAACCCGGTGTCTTTGACAAACTGCTCTAGGTGTTCAGGAAACCTGTATAGTCTCACGTCTTGGCCGATGAGCAGTTCGCACTGCAGGCTAAAGTGGTTGCCCAGCGACCGATCCTCCACCGCCTTGACCATGGCCGACCGATAACGCTCAACCGGGTCGCGAATCAAAGCCAGAACTGGCTTGGTTGGCGCGCCTGAAATGCACGGGCATTGGCCGTGAAATTTTTGCGTGATGGCGAAGTGAATTGACACTGAGCCAACCCTCGAGTTGTTTGGGACTTGGCACGTTGGAAGGTCCCAGTAAGTGACTAGCTTGCCACCTGGCGCAAGGTAAAACATCAGATTACTTCTTGGTAGTATCCGCCGCCGAACGGGGTGGACATCCTCAGCGTCAAACAGCGGTTGAAAAACTTCTGGGCGTTGGCCGAAGACCACCCTTTGTGCATGCACAAGATGGTCCAGTATGACGATGAGCTATAGGCGTAAAGCCACCCAGAAACTGAGTTGAGTCCACCGAATTGCATCTTGCCACCGGACGGAAGGGTGCCAGCCGCAGCGCTTGCTGAAGAGGCCAAACTTGTCCAACTTAGCACGCTGTTTGCGCCATACGCGTCGAGCTGGTTTGCGCCAGTTCGGTTTACTGACAAAAATCCGTAGAGAGCTACGCCAAACGGGTTATTGCCCCACTTGGTGTTGTCCCAGTTCAACTGAAAGTCGGTGTAAGCCGATATGGTGGTCGAGTAAATGTATGCGTGGTGACCGCCGCCACCGCCACCAGCTTGGAAGTCTGGCGGACTTCCGCCACTCGGGTTTGCGATGCCCGAATACATCGAAAGACCAAAGCTGGTTCCAGTTACCACTTGCGATGGCGTCACTCCGGAATTGATGCAAGTCACAGACCCAGTCGTTGCTATGCCTCTTTGGTCAACTGGAGTTGTGACTGTTCCACCCACGTAAGTCCATGGATCAGTGCCATAAGTTCGGTAAAAAGGCGTGAGTGGCGTTATTCTCGTTGGCCCTGGGGCCATGAAGGTGCAGTCGTAGATGTCAGAGTCTAGGCCGTCTGAGACAATCCCGTTATACCAGGCATCGACCGCAATCAGCATCGGCATCGACGGATATGGGTCACCATTAGTTTGAACACGAGTTGCCCAGTCAAGCGTCTTGGCACTGATGGAAATTCCTCCACCAGACTTATGCCGATATGGGACCACGTCCTGAGCGCTGACTACGGCCGCACCAGGCAGCCACAGCGCGCCGGTCTTGATAAAGTTACGTCGGCTTAACTTGGCCTTCATACCACTTGTCTTGCTGAGGAAGGTTGAAATGGCGGCGATAAAGCGGCTCGTATGGGGTGCCAGTCACAGCCTGAAGCAGGCGAGGGTGGTGGCGGTTCATCCGTTGGGCGTATTCCCACGCCGTGAAACCCTGCTTAGACGCCAGGTCAAGCTCGGTGTCAGTGTCGAGATTTTGATGCGGCGGAACGGGCCTCCCGCCATACTGTGAATCGATTAAATCTCGTGACTTCATGGGTTTGTTTCAATTATCAACGAATTAAATACGTCACGTAGTTCTTCACAGTGGCCACGCGGGCCGGCGTCTCATGTGGATCGCAGTTGCACCCTGGCGGTCTCAGTGACCTGCGTGGCCGCCATTTTCACCATGCCCAAGTCAAAGATAAAAACGAACAAAGCAGGCGTTCTCTGGAGCGGTGGGCTCGACTCAACCTACCTCATTTACTACTACCTGAGCACGTTCCAGCACGTCAGCGTCGTCGCCCACTACATCGAGCTCATGAACAACACAACCAAAACCAGGATGGAGCTCAATGCCTGCAAAAAGCTTGCCGAAGTGTTCAACGTGATGTTCCCAAACCGGTTCGAGTGGCATTATGGCACGTCAGTCAACATTTCATATGGAACGGGCGAAGTCACGTTCAAGCAGCTTCCAAGCTGGCTGCTTGGCGCGTTGTTCCTAACCAAGACGGACACTGTGGCAATGGGATACGTCATGAACGATGATGCCATTTCGTTTCTCGATGACATTCAACGAGTTTGGAAGTCCATGCAGTTCATGCGCCATGACCGAGCAATCCTTGAATTCCCACTGGTAAAGGTCAAAAAGGACGAGATCGTCAGTCAACTGCCTGGCGAACTTAAGCAGCACGTGGTGTGGTGTGAGATGCCGAATCAAATCAGCGACACCCAGTTCGAGCCGTGCGGACAATGCCACCCATGCCAACGCAGCCCGCTCATTGCAAAGGCGAAGATGCATGACGGAGTGGCTGAAAAATTGGCTGAAAAATGCCCGGTGTGTCAGTCCATTGTTGCCAAGGAGTGCGTTAACGACGGAGATGGTTCAATCAACCCACTTCGACAACGTTACCTCGTCACTCCGGAACGGTGAGTATGAATCCCGAGGAGAAAGAGTGGAGACCGGAATTGCCAAGCCCCAGTGACTCGAATCACCCACACCAGTCCGTCATCCTCTGGCTGCTCCTGACGATCAGCCTTATCGTCATCGTGGGTTACAACTACACGCGCGAGTCAACCTTGAAAAAGCCGCAGCCAGTCAATGAAATTGTCATTCGCATTGACGCCAAAGACCACCACATTAAGAGCATCGAGGACCAGCAAGGAAAGCCGATCACAAACATGGGCTTCGCCAGCTTGGCCCATCCTAACGGCCCGCTCACTGAGTGGCAGCGTGGTTACTTTGACGGGCTTGACATCGCGCTGCGAGCTTCGACTGAATCCATCAAGAATGGAAAAGCTGACATCGATCAGTTCTATCGCCAAGTCATTTCACAGATAGCGTCGAACGAATCACGAGCGTTCATTGGCCGTTAGAGCCACGTGAACTTGTGGCACTTGCGACATCGCCACCCAAAGCGAGCCGGGAAGTAACTGTGGCATGGGTCGTTGCCACATCGCCCACTCCACCAGTCCGTCAACCTCACCCACAGTCGAATGATTGCAGTCATTGTGGCAATGTGCCACAACAGTGTAGGTTTGTAAACAAAAACTAGCGGCCTAGAATGCGGTGCATCGCCCCGCGGAAGTCAAGGCCGTGCACGACAAGTTCCATGAGTGGAGTCATCGTCGAAGCCTTTGTCGTCTTGCTTGGCCTTATCTCGACATTCCAACCGCTGCTCAAGAGCGGCTCGGTTAATTCATCGATGCTGTCAATCCGCCAGTCTAACTCAACAAACCGAGTCGGGTCGTATGTGACGACATTCCCTTTGGCCTTAGCGCCAGCACCGCTGAGAAACTCCGCAATGGACGAGGCCATGTCCTCAGGCTTGTGTGACGCATACTTGCGGAAAGCCTCACGCCGGTCGTCGTTGCCGTAAAAGTAAGAGACGACAAGCTGGTCGGTCAATCGTGACGTGTCATAGTCAGTCAGCTTGAACAGCTCAGGGTGGCGCGTCAGTTCCCACAGGCCCTCAATGCCGACCAAGTAGTGGTCACATTCAGGGGTCTTGCTAGGACTGGCGATGGCGTCAGCCAGGTCGAGGAGCGTGCAGTCGAGGTGCCTGGCCACATTCAGCCACGCTTCACGCTGCGGCTTGTAGTCGACGTGCGATGACGACCGCGGAAAGTCGAAGTGGAACCCACCAATAAGCTGGTTGATCTCGGTCACCGTGACATTGCGCTTACGCCGCCGCTCAAGGTCGTCAATCAATTGGCGTGACTCACCCATGCTTTAAATATGCCCACGCATAGCGGTCATTGTTGTAGGCCGAATTGCGAAAGTCAAGATAGTGGTCAAATTGAACGACTGGCTTGTAAGGCATGGCGAGATACTGTTCCGCGACCTTTTCGGCGTTGACCAATGAACCTGACGTCGGGTCAGAGCGGTGCTTGCAGACGAGCTCCGACATGTCCTTGACGCCCTTTGGGTAAGCGAAGATCTCAGTCTGAAACTCAGGCCTCAACACCGACCAGAGGAAGAGGTTCTCCTTCAACCCAACACGGTCGTTGTCGTGGGCGCAGATGACCCGCCCTGGCTTGCAGCGCCGAAGCTGGGAGACGAGGATGAAAAGCTGCTCACATGACCACGTGCCACTTGACGGCGAAAAGTAGTGTTTTCCAACCCGGTCCAAGGCCAGCCCATCGAAGATCCCCTCAACGAGCCACACGTCCATGCCTGGCTCAAAATCCGGCGCGTGAGTGTAAAGCCGCGGGCAACACCAGACGTTTGATGAGACATGCAGCAGTGGCACAGAGGCGCCAAACTTGATCTTCGGCACGGTGGACAGCATCCGCAGGTGCACACCAGAGAGCGCCCCATCGCACCCAAAGGCGCTCATCATGATGCCCTTGGGTCTTGAACAGCCCACCCACTTCTGAAGCGCCGGGTGAACCTCGATGCCAAGGTAAATCCGGTGTCGCCGGCTCCTCACTTGGCTAAACGACCGAAAGCTGCGGACCTGCTCCTCGGTCACGCCACGGTCGATGAGCCAGTCCCTCAGTTCAGGCTCGAGGTTGTTGGAGGTGTGGCTGAGGACCGCGTCAATGACGTCTTCGTATCCGTAGATGAAGTCAGGCGAGTCAACCTTCTCTAGGTCGATGTATTTGGCAACGGACTGCCGGTCGAGCTTTGTGTCATCGTCAGGAGTGAGGCGGGCGATTGCTGCGGCGGCCTTGTCAGCCAGGGTGAATTTCTCGTGTGGCAACAGCCCGTCCCCGTGGTCACACTCGTGCCCGCGATAAACCAGTTCCAGCAACTTGGCCCTGTTGCGGCCGTGATGGATGATGCTGAGCGCGTCATCATCGATCGTCATACTTGTCCATGCTGGTAAACACGCCCGCAATGCAGAAGAGCAGGAACACGGCACCGAGGATGAAGAAGGCGGCAGTTTGGTCAGTCATATGTTTGTTAGTTCAAGTCGGCCTGAGCGGCAGACTTAATTCGTTCGCTTAGTGATTGGACGACCTTCATCACCTCTGGGTCGCGACTGTTGAGGCACGTGAATTTGTGGAAGGCCTCGCGCTCGGCCAAGGTCGTCTTGCCCCACACCCGGTTCACCGCGGCCATGATCGGGTGCTCGGGCGTCAGCGGCTTGCCAGTCTGCACGTCAATTACGGCTGGCTTACAGCCTTGGCAGTCATCGTTGAATTTGTCCTTGCTCATTTGGCTAAAATTTCAGACACCGCACGACGGAAGTCACGAACATACGGCCTCCACTTAAGTAGGGCGTTGAAGAATCCACTCGGGCCACTCAGATTTTTGACAAACCCCTTTCGTTGACAGCTGTCGCAGATGCAGGCGTCACTTGACTGCACACGAGACCAGCGGCCACAAACCCAACAATCGGCATGGCATGCAACTCCCATGACAAGCAACAGAACTACGACGGCTCATTGAGCCAATCCGTTGGCCTGTCGACAGCTCCCCAATAGGCCACGAAGGCGTCACGCACGGCGACGATGTCGTCGATGTCCACTGGTTGGATGCGAAAAACGTCAGACGCCGTGTCGCTCGCGCCGGTCTCATCGCCGTGCCACGGGCGGTAAAAGAGGAGCACGCCACGCGGGTATTGCTGCATGAAAAACGTCGCGGCGTCAATCATGTGGTTCAAGTCCTTTAACCCACAGCCCGTGTAGACTTGACTGTCGATGTTGCTGTAGCCGACGTAGGGGACGCACTCCAGCTTAAAGTCTGGCATGGCGCCAGCTTTTGCAATGTCCGCGGGTGTCATCGTCATAACCAGCTACCCTAGTTCACCCAAACCGTTGGCAACACCATCCCACGTTTCAAGATAGAGCTCACGAACGACCGGGTCAACCGCAAGGTCTCGCGGTGCTCCGGCCTTGATGAGTTCTGTCACGGCAACAAGGTCCTTTAACCGGCTACGCCTATCTGACACATAGCTTCCAAGTTTGGTTGAGATAAGGTCGACAAGGCTTGAATAGTTTTGACCCATCTCAGTAGGCATTGGAAAATTAACTGGACAACTTGGCGTCAGACTTTTCCCGCCAGGCATGATGTCAACGTGAACGCCAGAAACAGGGGCGTGAACTCTAAACGGAAGAGGTGAAAGTTGGTAGCCATGGTCCCTCAAGACTTGGCGTGCAGCCGCAACGTCAGGCACTATCAGGTCAACGTCACGCGTGAATGCATCATATCCATACGCGACGACAGCCAAGCCGCCTGTGATGAGAACCGGGATCCCAGCTTGGTTGAGAATGTCGATCGTGTCCTTGGCCGCTCTTGAAACCTCAACACTGGCGGCTTCAAGCATGGCTATCCTGTCAATTAACGAGCGTGACTTCACGTGGAAGAGAATCACTCAAGCTGGTGGATCGTAAACCCGCTTCGCTTGAACTCACGTCCATGCTTCTTGCACAGCACCTTGCGTGACTTGCCATCGTCAGACTTGACGAAGCATGCTGCTGGCTTGCCGCAACGAATGACCTTTCGTCCAACGGCCCTAATGACAACGGTCTTGACAATGCTCTCGCACGTCAGTTTGGTTCGTTTTGCCATATCTGGACCTTCGCCACGTTGCCCCATTGGGCAATAAAGAACACCCGAAAAGCTACCATGTCGTCCTTGCTCACCTCAGTCCACGAACTGTCTTTGCCGTCAACGCCGATGTCAAGCCGATAGTTCCCGGTTGGATACTTGTCCATCAAGTCGAGGACGCGGTCGATGTCAGGAACTCCAAGGCCCCACTCGATGTTCGACCCCTCCCAGCCAAGGTTGCTGATTGTCTGGTCGCCCCAAATGGCGTCGACGTAGTCAATGTCCAAGTGAAAATTAACCTGGCCAGCTACGGCCTGAAGCGTGGCATCATCGACGAGTCGCACGGCTAAACTCCCGGTTCAACTCACGTTTCAACAGGATGCGCTTGACCTTTCGCTGAAGCAAGGTCATGGACTCTAAGTCTGCTTTCCAGTCATCATCAATGACTCGGTTCCACGGGCCCTCGGCCAACTCCACAAATATCGCGAGTTGACCCTTAGTCGTGTCAATAAGGGTGTCCAAGTTATGTAAGGCCTTGTGATAGTGGTGATGCGGGTTGCGGGTCATTCCCAATCATCTCCATCATAGGCACTAAAGTGACGAATCTCCTTCTCAAGTTCGCGCGGCGTCTTCACAATGCTGTCGTAGCCGCTGACGCGGTCTGTGGCAAGGTCTTGAATGTAGATGCCGCCAGGAAATAGCCAGACTGAGACGTAGGCCAAAGCGCTGCGATTGTCAGTCTCACGCTCGAAGGCCATGTGAACGAGTTCCTGCGTCGTGACCTCGATGCCATAGTCGTCATAGAGGTGGGCAATCGTCTCACCGACCATCTCCGCCTCATACTCCTCGTCATCCTCAACTTGTCTCCAATTTCGCTTGCCAGTGGCTTTCTTGATGGCCTGCAAGATCACCGCCGAGGAGTAAACCCGTCCGGCGGCCTTTGACGATGAGAATTTTGTCGCCGTCCTCAATTCGGAGTCTTGGTCGAGCGACCGCTTGACGGTATAGCGCTCAAGGTGCTGGATGAAGAGCTTTGCGGCGTCCTTCAGGTCTTGGCTGACAGGCAGCTTGAGCAGCGTGGTGATCTTGTCACGGATTTCACCGAGGGCGAAGTCAAGCTCCGTCCTGACCGAAGAATACTTCGTCAGTTCAGCCGGCCCTTCGACGAGTCGCTTGATGGCGTTATGCGGGTTGCGGGTCATTAAATAGGCACCAATCCTCGAAATCTAGCTCCTCTTGATTTTTCTCGATAGTGTCTACGTCGATGACAATTTGCACATCGAACTTCACATTTTTGAATCTCTTGCAAAAGCCTGAAGCGACTTCCTGGCATAAGCTGATTCCAGCCAACGGTCTTCTTTCCGTATACATGGTCAAAATCTAAGACAACAAAGTCGTCCTCACCGCAATCTACGCACGGATGAGTTTTAAGATATTCAAAGAGAAATTTTCTATTGGCCGCTCGCCGTTCACGTCGCCAGTTGCTGCCATATTCCTTGTTTCTTAAATTCCATTGTTTGCTATATTGACGATATCGATCAGAGTTTAAACCACGAGAATGTCTCACGTCATTGAAGAACCGGTTCAGGACCGGTGGGCGAGTGAATGTTGACGAGCTCTTGGGCCAGTTCTCGAATTTCAGCCACTTCCTTGTGGGACATTGTGCCACCACAGATTTCGAGGATGCGCCGGCCAATGGCAAGCTCGCGGCCCTCCACCTCTTCTTCTTGGTTGTCAACGAGCTGAACTCGGACGCACTCCTTCAGCTTGTTTAGCGCGTCGACGAGGTCACGCCCGACACGCTTGGTGTTGTCCTTCGACTCGAGAATCCGACTGATGCCAGTGCTCATGTGGCATAACTACGTCAAATCACCCGCAATGACGATGCCCGGGTCGACCGCAAGCCGGTTGAAGTCCACTTATTTCGTGAAATTGACTACGCTGCGTCGTTTTAATCGAAGTATAAACGAACCTGGCAACTCTGGCCCTCTCTTCGACAACGTCAGTTCCTTCAGCTTTAGCTAAGGCCTGACACGAAGCTTCTATTCCTTTGTGGATATTTTGACGAGTTATCGAAAGTTTTTTCATGTAAACAAGAACTCGAAGGTCGTCCTCAACTCATCGTCGGTTGAACCCGTATAGTAGACTGTGACGAAACATGCCGTTGTCGAGTATCAACGACCGAACCACAAGCCACGTCGCCACGTCCAAACGAAGGCCCTCTTGGCGCAGCTTGGCGTGCGTGTCCCGCACAACCATGGCCACTTCTGGGACCGCTCGAGAGCCGAGCTCGAGTATCTGTTTGATGACGCGAAAAAACTCTATGACAGGTTGAAGGTCAAACTCCACCCAAGAACTGAAAATGATGACCACCGGCCGGCGCAAGAGCTTCACGCCCTGTGGCAGCTCATCAAGCGACGGTTCATGACACACTTCTGCCCAGCGCTGATGTCCAACCGCCCGCACCAACCGGCCAGAATCCGCATGTCCATGGAGAAGAAGCCGTTATGCAAAGGCTGTGGCATGCCATTCGACCCATATCGATTACAGCAAAAGTTTTGCAAGGCAAGGTGCAGGATGAAGTGGACGTCAGCCGAGCGGCGCCGGCGTGAGCTGCAAGCTCGACCATTGGTCAAGTGCGCTTGGAAGAAGTGCAACGTCAGGTTCAAGCCAAAGCATGGCAAGCGGTATCACTCCTCAGTCTGCCGAATCCGTGCACAGGCGCGGCGCTCTTACTACAAAAATCGCGAGGTCATCCGTGAGCGTGACCGAATGAGGTATCGTGAAAATCCAGAGCGCCGTAACCGACGCAGGATAAGTTGGAAGACTTGGTGGGCGAGCCAAAGTGAAAGCGTAAAAGAACGGTATCGTCGCTATGACCGAATCAGGCACTGGGCGGCTCGCCGAGCGAAAATCCACATTCGCGACAATGCCGCGTCGGCGCCGTGTGAACATTCGAACACCTCGGGCACTGGAAAAAAGACTGTGGCAAGACAACCCCAATCATCTCCGTCAACTTCTGAACGTGCTCCTGATACTCGTCCTCCCACACAAACCCAGCCCCCGGGTCATAGTAGCCATTGCGATCATAGCTTGGCTCAACAATGATGGCAATGTAACGCTCTTCGAGCTTTTTCTGGGCTTCCCGATTCGGCCAAGTTATGTCAGCCTCACACTTTGAACCGACCCTAGCGACACGCCCATTGATTTCAAGGATGAGCCACCGGATGAAGTCCTTCGGCAACTCGCCCTCAAGCGGTGGCTGGCTAGGGCCGAGTTGAATGGCGTGCATGGACTAAGCACTCAGCTGTTGGACACGAATCGCAATGGCATAGGCCTCTTCGTCAGTCAACCAGCGTTCTGGCACGCAACCAAATGAGCACCGGGTGCGCTCCGTCAGTCCCCAGATGCGGCACACGAGTGGACGAATGGCGTAGACTGAGCACGTGTCGCCTTGAAGCATTGGGCAAGTCCGACAGTGAAGGACCTCTTGGACGCCAATCAGCACGCCGCGAAAGGTGAGCGGGTTCTCGGTGTAGCACCGCGTCTTCCGCGTCTTGAGTGGGCCGACAACCGCTTGGAGCCGCTTCAGTTCAATGCCGGTCATGCCGAATGTCTGGCAACATGCCATGCACTTTCGCTGGCACTCCAACTTCGGCAAGGACGCATAGACGGCGTCAATGGCCGCTAACTTTTGGCTGTTGTTCATACTCCACGACGCGGCCGAATTCGCAGGACTAGCGTGTTGTCGTTCATGACAAGCACCGGGCGTTGAGATGTCTTGAAGATCTTCCAAGCTTCCTCACAGGCGAGCGCCTCGTTCAAGTAGGTCTTTCGTGACTCAACGCCGCACCAGTGACTTCCAGACCAGTATGGTCCGGGCGGCTTGTGGCGCGCTGGTTCTTGGCAAATAAAAATCAATCAATCACCCCTGAATAACCTTGCTTCTTCACGTTCATGATAGCGTGCAGATTCGTAGTCACCGCGCTTTCTGGCGTCCTCTGCTTTGTCCTTGTGGAAATAGAATTCCCGTGCCCGTTCGGCTTGTTCATTTCTAGGCTCCGGGTCTCTGTCACCTTTTGATGAGTGCTCGCTGTGCATACTACTTTGTGGTTTTAGTGATTTCGATACATAGTCCAATCGTCGGCAATGGCAAAATGTAAAGCCGACGATTCTTCTTGTCCCAATAAGCGCCGACCCACAAATCATACCACGCAAAAATGAAGCTGATTTTCATGGCTTTGGCTTCTCCTCGCCGTCGTCGATCTCGTGGCCTAATTTGGCAATTTCGTTGACCTTCACTGCAATCAGTTCAATTTGGTGCTTGTTTGTCTTGAGTGGGTTATCAGTATACGCGGCCATGATTGACGTGGCAATGACATCGTTGTTCGGCCCGAGCGTGTGCGGTATAAGCCGACTCAGCCAGACGTGGCGGCCGTCGGTCAACGTCGCAGGCATTTGCTCATTGACCCACGTCAAAATAGCCAGGAGCGGGTAGCGCGTCTTCCGAACGTGCTTGATGTAGGCGCCCACTTTGTCAAGCAGTTCTGCGATTGGCATCTGGGCCAGTTTTGTCGGGTCAAAGTCACTCATAAAGTGCCAGTTTGCCGTCACCCTGACAGAACTTCAACGTCCTTGCGTATGTAGCCAATATGAAACCTTCACGACTAATACTCGCAGCAACGCTCCTCCTTGCACTCAATTTTACGGCCAAAGCGAACACCGTCACGCTAGGTTGGACGGCCGTGTCGGACGTGACCGTCTCTGGTTACAACGTCTATGAGGGCGGCGCCTCGCACACCTACACAAACAAGGTCGCCGTCTCAGGACGCAACACCACGACGGCCCAGTTTACCGGCTTGGTTGAGGGCGCCACCTATTATTTCGCGGCCACGTCGGTCTCGACAAACGGACTGGAGAGCACATACTCGTCAGAGATCAGCTACCAAGTGCCGTTTGCGGCGCCAGTCATCCTGACCAGCCCGACAAGCTTGACCAACAACTCTGGTTCAACGATCACCCTGTCAGTCAGCGCGAGCGGGTCTAACCTGACATACCAGTGGCTCAAGAACGGCACGAACCTCTCGAATGGTGGAACGGTCAGTGGGGCGACGACCGCGACGTTGACGCTGACGGCAGTCACCGGCCTTGACAACGGCGTCTACACCGTCAAGGTGACCAACCCTGGTGGGTCGGCAACCAGTGCACCGGCAACGCTTTCAGTCATCCCGGTCGCCCCTGGCAACTTCCACGTCACTGGGCCATAGTGTCAATCGGCCGACCCGTTCTTGACGTAACCGTGCCACCCGCAGCCGCCGACAAGCTGGACTGAAAAGGCGCCGGGCGGCACGAACGTCAGGTCATCCATCCCAGTTCCACTTGGGTTCCACCTCCCAGGACCTGGATAAAGCCCGTTCGGGACCTTCCCAGTAAACCAACAGATGACGCCGTGGCAGCCGACTCGACTGCCTAGCTGGCGGAAACACTTTGGGCAGAGGAAGTAGATGCCGTCGGCCTCGGCCAGTGTCTCAACTCGGGTGTGGCCGTCCTCGTGGTGCTTGAGAAATTCAGCGTCGAGCTCACGCAGCGCGGGCATCGTGGTGGTCTTTGTCGTCGTGGAATGACGCGATGCTCAGCTTCAGCTCATGGACGATCAGCGCAAGGTCATTAAGGGCCGCCTCAATCTTGTCCAACCGATTTTCATCAATCTCAATCCGGCCCTCGATGACATGGATGGCCGCTCGCTTCCGCGCGGCCAGGATGAAGATGGCACACCCAATGATGAAGAACCCGATGGCGGTTTGGATGGAGACAGGCGGCTTCATGTCAGCCATCAAGTGTGACAGCATGGCGTAAGTCGAGAGGGCGACTACAAACAGGCCGAGAAGCCCGCTGATGCGGCTAAAAATTGGGTGGTTCCAAATGTTTTTCGCCATGCTGTCTGCTCTTAGTTACATCCGACCCCACGCCATTCTTTAATCATTACATGACTTATTGCGTGGTTTAAATGGGGTAATCACCTACCACTCACATCCGCAGCTCCTCTGGAAACTTCTGGCTGCGAAGCCGCTCAATCAACTGCCAGCAAAACAAGACCTGCTCAACCGACACGCTGTCAACCGAATCAGGCCACGCGTGCAGTTGGTCTAAGACAAAGACCGCGTTGCGAACGTCGTGGCGGTATTGAATGATGTCGAGGTCAACTGACTGGCCGGACTTTACCCAGGCCTTAACGCGGGCGGAGTGCTCGTCTCTTTCCATGCCCAGTAGAACGTGAGGTGAGGAGACGCTTCAACTGCTTTCGCAGGGCCGTCAGTTGCCGTTGAATGAGGCCGATGCGAACAGTTCTTGAGCGAGATTTCATATCCATATCTTCGACGTCTTGTTCCAGACCATGATTGAGCCAACGCCACTTGCTGGATATGCGATGTTCGGGACGTCCTGGTTGACTGGAACGATGCCCTCAGTGTTTGGGTCAGAAACGTAGTCGTAGACCTGCTTCGCATTCTGCTGAATGAACGTGATGATGTTTTGCTGAATGAACGTAATCAGCTGGTCAATCGTCGCGCGCTGGCTCTGTGGAGTTTCGATCGCGACGTCAGACTTCGCAATGATGTCAGTCAGCTTGAACGGCGTTACCGGGTCTGCCGCGGTAAGACCTGAAAATGGAACTCGCTCGTCAACGGCCATACGTTCCTAAGTATGGTTGCTGTTCTGGCATTGAGTATGCTCGCGATGCTCATCGGTGCCCACCTCATTGGCGACTTGATCCTGCAAAATCACTGGATGCAAGCCAAGTCGAAGAGCAGCTTCACCTGCACCGTCCACGTGGTTGCCTATTCAATCCCATTCTGGACCTTGTGGTCCTGCAACGTTGTCACGTGGCCGATCGTCCTGGCCATCTTGGTTGAGCACTGGCTTCAAGACCGATATGCGCTGCACCTGTGGTGGATGAGGCGATTCGGGCAATCACCGGTGACGAAGTGGCCCACTGGCCCGTTCTGCGTTGACCAGGCTTTCCACATCGGGTTTATGTGGGAGCTCGTCCTCCTGATTGGTCACTGGTGACCTGACTTGTTTGTCCAAATCGGCGAGAGCCGGATCTCGTAGACGCCATTGGAGGAACTGCCCTTGGCTGTGTAGACAATTCCACCATGGGCCATGAAGAAGTTGAGCTGAGTCGTCGAGCTCGAGCTGATGGCCTCCCACAGTGCGGCGGTTCCGTCTGACGCAAAGGTCTTCGCGTCACGGTGGGTGACATACAGCGTGTGAAGCGTCAAGACAAAACCGGCAGTGACACCGAGGATCACCCCGGCAATGGTCGCTTCCTTCGTGGTCATAACTTGGAGTCAAACGGCTTTCCAGGGCAGTTGTCACCTTGGGCGCCAATGCTGTCTTCAGCCACGCGCTTGTCCAGCTGAGCCTTGAGGCCTGGGTCTAACTTGACGCACCTGAACCCGCCGGAAAATGCCAGGTATCGGCAGGTCACGTTGTCTTGGCCAACCTTGCAGGTGTTCTTGACATGCTCACTCGGTTCGTCAAATCCATTGCCCATGGCCAGAAGAACAGGGTCGGTGTTCTAGGTCCCATGAACATCATGCCAGACGTAGGAATCCCTAACCTAATGACCGTTGAGGGAGCCATCAGCGCACCGCCAGGGAAATTCATCTACCGTGGCGGGCAGCCCGACAATGACGGCTTTAAGTGGCTCAAGGACAAAGGCGTGACGGACGTCGTCAAGCTCAACACTGAGGGTGAATCGTCTGACGTCGCGGCTGAGGCCCTTGGCATTCGCGTCCACTACATGCCGATCCCGCTTGAAGACCAACTCGTCTTCAAGCCGCGCAAGGACCTCGTCGTCGCGGCCACGTCCATCATCACAACGGCCTTTGAAGTCCCAACGAGCGTGTTCGTCCACTGTGAGCATGGCCAAGACCGAACTGGCCTTGTCATCGGGTGCTACCGAGTTTGGGAACAGGGGTGGACGAAGGACGACGCTTGGACCGAGATGAAAAAGAACGGTTTTCATGAGGAGCTGCTCGGCTTGATGTTGTTTTGGGAGTGGGTCGTCTAACATATGGAACACGAAACAAGCACGATTGGCCCAGGGCCAATCAAGCACTTCAGGGGTGACTACCGCTTTCTGTCAAACTTCCACATGGGAGTCATTCGGGTCGAAGGCGCGCACGAAACTGAAAAGTTCTACCCAAGCGTAGAGCACGCCTATCAAGCCGCGAAGACGCTCAACGAGGACGAGATCGAGGACATCCGCCTGACTGCAACACCCGGCGAGGCTAAGGCCAAAGGCAAGCACTGCACCCTACGCGCCGATTGGGAAGAGGTGAAGCTGGAAGTCATGTTCAACCTGCTCATGATTAAGTTCAGCGACCCGATATTGCGCCATAAGCTCCTAGAGACTGGGGATGCACAGCTAATTGAGGGCAACAGTTGGAACGACCGCTTCTGGGGTTGTGACGACACGACTTGGCGTGGCAAAAACCACCTTGGCCGGTTGCTGATGGTTGTGCGTTCCGTCATTCGCGAGACACGGCCAGATCACCACATGCCCGAAGAGCTGCGCGACCCGTAAAAGCATGAACGCCAACCGCATTGAGTGGAAACTCGAGCAAGCTTTTCGAAACCGGCTTCGTTGTCGAACAATTCGGCGCCTTAGTTATTGGACAGGGGTTCACTTGAGGTTGCGGGTCAAGCAGCTCATATTTGAAGGGCGCAGAATTTGGGAACCTGCGCCCTTCGTTAAGACGTCACCCAAACGAACCTTCACGCAGAGAAACCTGAATGTCTAATCACGGCTTCGTCAACTGGCCAGACTTTGACGACGTGATCTCACTGGGCAGTGGCAGCAGCCTGACTGGGTAGCCCGTTTGTTGTCATGTGGCTAAGAACGTCTCTGGACGTTATTTAAGTCACCATGTTACCAATAACACCAGTTCCAAATCCGATGAAGGCCGATGGCCAAAGCTCTTACATCCTCACGTCCAACCGAACGTGGTATGTTTCACCTGGTGGGGACGACAGCCATGACGGCTCGTCAAGCTACCCATTCCTGACGATTCAACAAGCCATTGACACTGTCAACATGTATGAGATTCTTCGCGGCGTTCAGGCGACCATCCAGCTCGCCGATGGCACCTACAACGTCTCGGCCTCAATCACCTGTGACCGGGGCTCGGGCGGTGGGACGATCGCCGTCATTGGCAACACGACGACACCGTCGAACGTCGTCATTCAAACTGGCTCGGCCATCGGCCAGATCTTCAGCTTTTCTGGCGGCCAGAGTTACCTCATCCAAGGGTTTCGGCTCAAGGCGACCGGCGGCTCGCCGTCAGGGCTGCTCCTGTCCTATGGCGCTCGTGTCACGTTCTCAGCCATTGACTTCAACACTGGCCTGTCGAACCAAATCGTCGTCACCAACGCCAGCGTCCTCATGTCGAATGGCAACTACTCCATCTCTGGCGGAGGGAGCACGCACATCCTCGCGTCTTACGGCGGCATCGTTCAAATCATCAACACGACCGTGACCCTGACCGGGACGCCGGCCTACACTGGCGCGTTCGTCTACTGCCAAATGGTCTCAAACATCCTCTTGACTGGAAACACCTACAGCGGGAGCGCGACGGGCCAGCGATACACCGCCGTGCTTGGCGGGATCATCAACTCGGGCGTGACCTTGCCCGGCAGCATCGCCGGCGCGACGGCGTCCAACGGGCTCTACCAGTAAGCTAGGCGATCGCACGCTTCACCTTCTCGAGCCAGTAGTCGGTCCACAGCATCGTCTTGCAGTTGGGCCACTTCGGCTCGAGCTCCGCCTTGGCCCGGTCCATCGCCGCGTCGGTCAGCTCAGACCAGTCGTCGACAAACATGATCGGAAGGTCGACGAACCAGTCCAACACGGGTGAGCGCTTGCAGATCGGCACGCAGCCAAGGTGCAGCGCTTCCCACGTCCTGTGGGTGTCACTGTCGTGAGCTCCTGGCGGGCACAGGACAAACTCATGCTGTGCCATCAGCTTGATGAACTCAAGGTGGCCCATCAGCTTTGGGTGGTTGTTGGCGTATGGCCGAAGCGTGGCCGACTTGACCTTCTCAGCGGCCGCCATTGCTGGAACTCGCTGGCCTGGGTTGTTGCCGATGGACAGGCAAGCGAAGAGCCGCTTAGTCTTGGGCGTGTTGACGTTGGCTGTTATGTTCTCGAACTTATTGTCGGCTCCCCAAGGCGGGCCAATTGGGATGCCTTGCATCCGCCGCATCTTTGTCCAACAGTTCTGCGCGAACCACGTGGCGTTTTCAGGCAACTGCAAGGCGTGCTGGTCGCCAACTGGCGGGTCAGTCCCCATCGTCACCAAGGCCCACCGCTTGTTGGGTTGCCCGCGGATGATGCCCAGCTTTTCCTGGACATGGTCCCTCGTGTAGAGCGTGTTGCCCAAGGCCAGCACCGCCGGCCTGAAGTCCTCCCACCGCATCGGCCTCATAGGAACTTTTGGTCCTTGACCAGGGCATACTCACCACGCAAGGCGGCAAGGGCCTTGTTGATCTCGTGGTTCTTGCAGCAGCGTTGACAGGCCGGGATGACGGCGACGCCATCCCTGAGCATCGTCGCGCGCCGCTCACCGTTCCAAATCTCCTCGAATGACTGCTCGTTCAAGTTGCCGAAGATGAACTCAGGCTTCCCGAAGTGGTAGGCGCAAACGGCCACGTCACCGTTGTGCCAGACAAATGGAACGAGCCGGTGGCCGTGGCAAAGCGGATAGCCGTGTGGCTTGAGGTAGTCGTTGAACTTGTAGTCGGTCGTGACGACCTCAAAGTTCTCAGTCGAGTAGTCCTGCAGCCACTCAGGGAACTCAACTGGAAGTTGTTTCTCAGCGCTTGTGGCCAACGCTGGGCGCACTTGGAAGTAGTGCACGCCAGAACTGCGAGCCGCCTCAACCATCGCGCGCAGGTGCGTCGCGTTCTCCTGGCACAGGTTGAAGTTGACGCCGACCTTGGTCTTGGCCGCGTAGCCACTCGCTGACTTTGGCACCCTGAACTGCTCAGTCACAGTCAGGCGGATCCACGCCAGCTTCTCAGGGTGGTTGATCGGCTTGTAGCCGTTGGTGAACATCCCCTGTTCGAGGCCAAAACTGGCTGTGAGGTCAATCGCCTCGTTGATCGCCGAATAGACCGACGGGTCGCCGCCTCCAGTCCACGTGATGGCCTTGACGCCCATTCGGGCCATGGCGTCGATTGTCTGCGCAAGCACTGAAAATTTCAGCTCCTCCTTCACGTGGCGCGGGTGATTCGCCTTTGACGACACAAACCAGCACCACGGGCAACGAGCTGGGCAGTCATGGGTCGGGCTGATTTCAATGTTGACTGGCGGTGCGGAGTGGTCGTCAACGAAGGCTTTTACTTGGGTCGGGTAGAAGAGGAGCTTCGATTGGGGCGCAAAACATGACGGCATGCATTACATATTGCCTTGTCAATGGCCTACGTCGCGACGTCCAGCGTGGCCTTCACGCGTTCACGTTCGAGCTTTTGCAGCAATGCACTGGCCTCATCACTGAAGATTGGAACGCGCTTCAGGTGCTCAAGCCACTTCTTGGCGCGGCTATCCAAGACCGCGTTCAAACTTACGAGAGCCGTCTTATAGGCGCTTTGCTGGATGACAAATGTGCGGTTAGCGGAGTCCGTTAACAGGATGAGCGAACGTGGCGCGTCAAACTCGACGGCGTATCGGCCAGGTGGCAGGATGACCTTCTCTCGGCCCCAAAAGTCGCCAATTATGTTTTCCGTCCTTTCTGGCCACTCGTAGACGGCCGTCCCAAACTTGTCGAAAAACGTCACGTATTCGGGCATAGTCAACCATGGTCTGGCCACGCGTGCTCCTTGAGCCGCTCAACAATCTCAGTCGTCGAGACCCCATCCACGCGTGGAATGAGGACGATCTTGCAGCCAACGTCATTAGCCGCGTTGACCTCCTCAGCGTTGAGCTTGTCAAGCGTGTAGTCGCCGCCCTTGACCCAGTGCGTTGGCCTGAACTTGTGGATGAGGTGCGTGATGGTCGGCTCATTGAAGCTCACGACCTGGTCGACGCCCTTCAACGCTGACACGACCTCCATTCGCAAGGAACACGTGTTGATCGGCCGCATTGGTCCCTTGAGATACGCGACCGACGCGTCATCATTGACCGCGACGATGAGCTTGCCAAACTGCCCGCGCAAGAGCGACGCATACTGGATGACGCGGACGTGGGCGACGGTGATGATGTCAAAGCACCCGTTTGTCAGGATTGTGGCTTGGCCCATAAATCAGGCGGCGATGGCTAGACGACGCGGTGTCTTTCGGTCGCTCGCGACAACGGCCATGACCGTCTTTGACCTCACCGTGCCCCAGCCGTTAGTGTTGTAAGACCGGCACTCGTCGGCCTCTTTCTTCGAGAAGAACGGCCCATAGACTTGGGTTTCACCAGTGACCGTCCAGACTTTAATCCTGACCTTTTTAGCTTTCATGGTTGAGTTCTTTTTTGACCATAATTCGAGCGAGCTGTTGGCGAATCTCCGCCAGTTCCTCGGCGGTCCACCGAAACCGCCATGACCCGCGATCCGCCGTCGTGACGGCGTAGTGATTGTAATCGCTAATCAGCTTCAAAAGCCTAGCCTCATCCCAATCAGCGATCGAGCCAACTTCATGCTCAATGACCCGCAAGGTTTCCCACTCCGCGCTTAACGACTCAACCTTGCTCTTGGCAAATGTCGGTAGTCTTATCATCGATTGGAAGTCCCAACTCGTTGCAGTGAAATAGAATCCCAGGTCGCCCGGACAGGGTCGAAGAAACCGTAAATGTGGTGACGAAGACAGGATTGGCAATGACGTAACTGCCGTCGGCCCGCTTGACTAACACCGCGACCTCAGCTTCACTGTGAGTGTCGGCCATCCTCTTAGCCAAGTCAGTTAAGTCGCTCAGTTTCACCTTGAGTCCGTGGATGACGTCGAGATGACGAGCCGCTTGCCGCCAGGCGGGTTCAATTGGGCGCCGTTAGGATTAACGTAGGTCAACTCTAATTTGACGCCATAGGCGTTGACGTCAGCGTAGGTCAGGTCCTTGACGTCCTTGCCAAGCTCCTTCGCGAGGTCATCCGCGGTGATTGACCCGAGGTCGGTCACGGACGTGAACATAAACTCCTTCATTTGCGCCTCTTCTTTTTCTTGGTGATGGCGAGCCCGTGCATGTCAATCAGCGTGTCGCCGTCGACGTTGTGGATCTGGTCGACGTAGTGAGCCGCCAGCAGCTTCGCGTAAATTTCGTTGAATGTTCGCTCGCTGACTGGCAGCTTGACGAAGGTGTGCGTGACGTTCAGGCCCATGCCTGACAGAACTTGCGCTCGCTAAGACTCCTTGAACTGGCCCTTCGTGAGGTAGCCGTGCCACCCACAGGGGTTGATGAGGATGCTTGGCGTGACCGTTGGCTTCTCCTTGTCGCCGTCCCACTTCCACCCTTGTTGAAACGCAGGCTGGAACCTCACACCAGCAAGGTGGTCGTTCCCACACGGGCACATGAACTCCAACCGGGTAAAGTCGTCACACCACCGCGCCATGCCCGGCGGCCCATGAAGGAGGGTGTGCTCGTCCGTTGTGAACTGGATGTTGACGTCACGTGCCATGCCTAAAATAACACCCAAAAGGTCCCTCTGGCTCACCGTTGAGCGCCCAAGTGACCCGCAACCTAGCCACCCACTGCTCATACAGCGGCCCAAGCTGAGGGACCGTCCAACGATAGTGTGGTGCAGGGATGGCCAAGACTTCGTTCCTGACTGCTTCTGGGACGCCTTCCATGATGTCCCACACTGGACCATGGTCTGGGCACGTGGAGTGCCGCAGGACGTAAGGCGGGATGCACCACTCCTCAGTAAGCAGTTGAACCCAGCACTTCGGGCACCGAAAAATGGCCTGGCAATGGCCTTCAATGGCCTTGACTGGAATGGCGTCGTTCATTCCTATTCCCAACGAAGCCGCGACCCTTACCCTTACTGTTTCTTGAAGATCAGAACACAGCACGCATTGGCGCAACCCTCAAAGACGTGGCAACGGCCGGCGAGAGGCATGATGGCTGCTAATTCCCAGCCTGCCGCTCCACGTGTCGTTAAAACTGAGTTAGTGCCCGTCAATATTGGGCACTGGGTTGCACAGCGGTTTGATGTGAACTTCTCCATACAGTCCTGAGGATTGGTCCTCAACGGGCTGTTTTGCAGCAGGTCTACGGCATATGACCATGGCTTGACTGCTGCCATGAATAAAGTATAACTTTCACCCTGATTTTCGCACGACGATCGACTGAACCTGCTTCTCCCTGAACGTGGTCGGAGCCAAGCCGCAGAACGGCCGGGTTACCACGTCAGCGTCTGGACAGCGTGACAAGACCTGCTTCTTGAAGTTCAAGGCGTCGTTAGGGTCTTTAAATTCAAACAGGAACGCCCGTTCTTTGTTTAAGCTAGAGAATGAGCCGGCCCAAAAATAGCCGTCGTTCATGGCTGAAAGTCCAATCAGAACTGTCGCAATGCTATCTGACCCACCCGACCTCTCCGACCCTGGCGTGTAGACAACCACGAACCGCGAGTCCAAGTTCAGCAACTCAATGACGTCACGGGGAGTCATGAAATGGCAATGAAAAACGCGTCGGAAGCATGCCGCCGCGCCCATAGAAATCGACGGATGGACACCGCTTGTGAACTTGCTCTTGAAACGAATTGGCGTCAGGTTCGCTGTCAAACACGAAGACAATGTGTCTTCGTTTGTTACTGAAGCCAGAAGCCATGTGCTGGCCACCATTTAACGCCGCAATGGCGTGAACAGTAGGTCCGATTAGGTCGTCTGAGTCGGCTGGAAAACCCACCTCCATGTAAAAACGCCGAAGCTTCTTGAAGCCATCATCAACGATGTCACGCGCTTTCATGAGAGCATGCCGCTGACATTCTGGCGGGCCAGCCGTTGAATGCGCGCTTCAAACCGCTCCTGCTCCTCTGGGTTCATCAGGACGTAGTCGTGGTGACGCTGAGCCGTTCTGATGTCGAACAACTTGTCGTCTGGCTTCATCAGCTTGTCGATAAACACCGCCACACGCTTCCAATCGTCCATTTGCCAATACTTGGCGTAGCGTTCCACACCATATTCGGCGATGTCCTGCATGTAGCGAATGCCCTCATCATCGAGAACCTGTCGAAACTGATCGTTCGACAGCCATGAAAAATCGCGCGGATTCGCCGCTCTTCTCCAACGCTCTGGATCGGCCCACGTGTCGTCGTCTTGCCGGTTAGCAGTTCCTGAAAGAAATTGGTCGGGCTGAATCGTTGGCTTGCCAGACATCTTCTCAAAGTCCTCAAGTGACTTGTCGAGGTGCGGCTTGATGGTCTCGGTGTAGAGCTTCCAGACGTCTGGGTTCTTGGCGGCCTTTTCCTCCCACTTCTTCAACGTCATTGAAGACATTGAGAAGATGGCCTTCGGCTGGTTGGTCTGCTTCAGCTCACGCCGCTTCTCCCAATCAATGCTACTCGTGTGGCGCTTCGCAAGGTCTCCCCAATTCCTATATTCAAAGACCCGCCCTTGATAGAGGACATTGACCCGAAAATACCACTTCTGTGGCCCACGCTTGCGGTCGTAATACTTCAGCTCAGCGTTTTCAAGGTGAATCTCGTCATACGGCTTGATCGGGCCGATGTAGTATCGCGCCATCTCAAAAATCCTATCAATAGTTTGGCGTGAGTCCATTAAATCCAACCTTGATGATGGGCCAATCTTTTTGCCCACTCTAAGAATGCATCTTTCGACATCGTTCTTTTAGCGACGTTACAAATACTGCAACAACTTACAACATTGTCGAGAGTGTAACCCTTTGAATTTTCAACACGATCAATCCCGTGATGATCCGGAACAACGCTAAATCGCCTGTAGACTGCTCGACCACGTTCAATAAAGACGGCCCACTTTGACTTTTCCGGCATGGAACCGCAATAGAAACACGGACGAATCACTATCTCGGCTATTTGTTCAGGGGTTAATTCAAACGGAAGATTTCGTCTGGCCGCTCCGCATCTGTAATTACTGCGAAGATAGTTGAAAAACACCATCGGGTTTCTTACGCGTGATGCAAAATCAGGGTTGGACCATTGACGTTTCGTAGATTTGGCGATCTTCTTACGCCAATTTTGATCTTTCCACAACCGAACCATTCGTCGTCTACACGCTTGTTTTTGCTTATATGACATAAATGACAGAACGTGCGGTCGTCACGCTATAACTGTCCGCTGTCAAGTGAGCGGACGTCCTTCCTCATCTGGTCGATGCTCCAACCCTTGGTCCACAGCCAGCCTTGGACAAACCCGAGCCAGCGGTTTGCCTTGCCGCGATCGGCCGTTGGCATCTTTGGAATTTCATCAAGCATCCAGAGGACGTGGTCACGCTGTTCATCCTTTTGGGTTGCCGAGACCCAAGTCCGATAGGTGCTGCAGAGTTCAGCGATAGTCATGCCTTGCAGAACGTTCAATATTCTAAGTCTAAATCTGGATTATCTTCATGACTCAACAGATCTTTAACTCTGTTACGGGCCATTCTCTTAATTTCAAGGCCAAACCGCTTACGCTCCTCAGGATTCATCAGGACCCAACAAAGCTCTCCCACACTTTGCGAGGATTTGATTGTTAAAAGTGAATCACCCGGTCTTTCAAGCTTGTTAAGGAAGGTAGCCAAACGATGTTGTGGATCTTTTGCTCCAATCTCGCGGCCACGTCGAGTTGACATTTCGATACCGTATTGGCTAATGGTGTCTATATAGCGAAAACCTTCAACGTCAAGGAAATCGATTAGCTCCTTGCGAGTTAGCCATGGGTAGGTCAACACCTCGTCTGGCTTCCTTGGTGTCAACCTGACGGATGGCCCAAGAAATTGATACGACTCAATTGGCTTGTCCCTGTTATGTGGCATCCCTATAAACTTGAAGCCGTCGAACCGGCGTTCTGGGTGAAGCGACAAGTGCGCATTCACGTCATTAAGCGCCGCTGTAAACTGCGGCTTGATATTCTCGGTGTAAAGCTTCCAAAGGAGTGGGTTTAATTGAATCTTATCTTCAAAGCCTTTCCACGTCCGCGATGACACTGTCTTCACTTTATTGATCAGCCGCTCTGACAGACTGCCATTAATTCGATACCTGTAAATCTTCCCTTTGTGATAAACAGTAGCTGTGAAATACCACTTCTGGTCAAAGCGCCTGCGGTCATAAAACTTCAGCTCGACATCCTCAACGTGAGTCTCGTCGTAAGGTCGCATCGGGCCGACATAATATTGCGCCATCTCGTCAATAACCGTGCGCGCGTTCATTTCACCCTAACCACGACCTTCGGTGCCCGTCGGTCCAGTTGAAGCTTGAAGTTGTCCACGTCGGCGAGGTCATCGAACGTAAAGACGATGAGGCGGTCGTGGTTAATCATACCGCTCTTGAGGTAACTTCCGCCGTTAAGCGTGGCCAGTGAGTGAATGAGCGAGTCAACCTTATCATCGACCTGACAGAAGTCAGTCCGCATGTCCAGTGGAAAATCGCCGCCAGAAATCATGTATCGATGATAAACGCCCGGGAGAAGTGGCATGTCGTGGACGTAGCTCGTGGTCACGACATAAGGTTCACCAAGCTTGTGCGACTTAATCCAACGCTTGAACTTGTCGATGACGCGCGCTACAGCTTTCACGTGGCCTGATGAAGTCCTTCAGCCTTAAAAAGTGGGCTGAGCGCTGGGTTGATTGCGAATGCCGCCACGTCCTCGCCAAAAGCACAGGTAAAGATGTCATATCCGGTGCCCAGCCAAGAGTGTGACCACGCCGCAAATTTGGCCAACTCCTCGCTGTCACACGGTTCACTGACGTGGCTCCGAATGTTGTTTTTGATAAACTCCCACGCGACCATTAGATCGCGTGACGGCTCTTCGAGATATAAGTCAGGATTTGAGTCGTAGGTCATGATCCACTCAAGGACTTCCGTAAAGGACAACTCATTCCCTTTCAAAGCTTCGCTTGCCTTTACCCGAAACCAAGCTTGGATCGGGCTACGGTCCTCGTCGATGACCCGCCTAGCTTTCACTCCATGGCCTTTCGTAAAATGGCTTGAAACTCCGGCGTCCTGCGATACGTGTCAACGGCCATCTCACACGCGGTGCTAAACTGCCACGCCGCCTGAGCTATCCCCATCTCAGTCATGCCGACGGCTTCAGCCGCCGGGATAATTCGGCCCGGGTAGTAAGCGTAGCCGCCGCTCCGCGTGACGTCATACATCTTGCCGTCTTTTTGGTTCCACGCGTGGACAACCCAGTCTGGGTCTTCCGGGTAACGGTCACCGCCAATGAGCGGGACGAGAGATTTCTTGAACTTGTATGGCAGACTGTTCTGGTCGACCAAGAGTCCAACGACGACGTCCGAGCCGGAAGATTTAGCCTCGTCACGGGCGTGGCCAAAACATTGATTTGGATGCAAGGCTCCGCCGCGCCCAATCTTGTAGACCATCGCCGGGTGGAGAGCGAGGCCGAGAATGTGTGAACCCTCCAAGTTCATCGTTAACTGGCTGAACTCACGCCGCAGCTTAGGTGTGACCATGTCATCGTCATCTGGTTTTCGCGGGTTGTCACGCCAACCCTTGGCGACCCTAGCCGCATAGGCCAAGAGTTCAGCGGCTGGTCCTCGGCTCCAGTCAATCTTCTTCAACAGCTTCAAGACTTGGTCGGCGTGAACCGTATCATACTCGCTGGTGCCATAGTTTCCTCGGCCACCAACGTCCGTGCTGTCAATGGCATGATACTTGACCTTGCGCGCCTTGCGCATGGCCATCTCAATGATGTGGTGGGCCTTCATTTTGAAAATCACGCATTTACGGGTTCTTCAACAGGCTGAGAAACACGTCGATTGCTTGCTTCAAGTCCGGAATAGGATGGCCGTAAGACTGCACGTCATCCAACCCTGAAACTTTTCGAAGCACAACCCAACCCTGTTCAGTCTTGAACACCATGATGTAAATCCCAGGGTTAAGCTCTTGGAATTGACCTGGACCAGGCGGCTGAGAGGTAAGAAACGTTTGCCGGCCAAATCCTAAATTCTCTCCACCGTGCCCAGTGTTCAAGACATTTTTGAACTTTCTTCGCAGATAATCCTGTGAGTGGATGATTTTAAATTGTTGGTCGCCAACAATCAAATGAGACCCGATGGCCTCATCCCAAAAGAAGAGGCTATCGACTCGCTTGACTCGTCGATTGGCCAGTGACGCGACAAGTTCCACCTCCTCTGGTTCCATCGGAACAACCGTGATGACCGGATTAGGCTTGGACCACCGAATTGACTGCTCAATGACGTCGCGTGCTTTCATTTTCAATTAAGACGCAGGACGTCGCACCTTGCTGATAGCTGGTTCATAAACTTTTCGGTGTCGCTTGAATCGTCAAACCTGAAGAGCGCTGTCTCAAGCCCATTGACCCAGCCGCTTAAGATGTGGCGGCCACAGTTAAATGCCACTAAAGCCTTGACAACCGAGATCTCGGGCCGCTCACACGTGACCTTGACCTGGTTGGTCAGGTTAAACTTGTAAAGGCGTATCATTCGGTGATCAGAATCTTACCGTCTTCCGTGATGAAAATGGCTAGGTCTTCCGTTGCCAAGTCAACGATGTCGAGTGACACCCCGCTCAGTGAGTCGATAAACTTCGGTGGAAGCGGGTCGGTCGACGTCCCAGAAAAGACCTCAGTCTCACCGTTCGTCGTGAACAGGATCTCGCTCATGTCATATGGTGCAATCCGTTCTTCATCAACGATTGGGATGGCAATGCCGCTCCTTCTTGGAGTCCTAGTTGCCGGCCGCCAGTCCTCAATGACCGAGTTCACCAGCGCGTCTTCGTCAGACAGCTTGTCGTCTGCCAGCTGGACGGCCGTCGCATCGACCTGGGTAAAACTGGCGCCGCCAAATGGCCGGTAAGGCGCGACAGCCGTGTAGCCTGGAATCAAGGTCGGGTTGTCACGCAGCAGCTCGTTCGGTTGGATTGGCTCAACGGGTATTGCTGCTGGTGCCGCCAGCGCGTCAAAGTTACTCGACCGAAACTTGACCTTGCTCAACCGGTCAAACACCGTCAGGCTCCGGCGCTCAGGTGAGAAGTCCTCAAGCTTGAAGGTCGGCATTGGCATTCCTACCGCGTTGTTGGCATACCCGTCAACCACGTCAGTGAACTCGAACCAGATCTCACCACCAGGGTGATCGAAGGTGACCGACGCGTCACGCACGTGAGCCTTTGCGTCAGCCAAACTGGAGTAGCCGCTCGTCGTGTCTGGCTCTGGCAGGTTGACCGCATTCGCAACGCTGCCGGCGTAAAATGTGATGAACCAACCCGGCGAACCGGTCGGCTGCTTGGTGACGACCCACCGGTTCGGGTAGTATTGCCACGCGCCGCCGACATAGGACAGCCTAAAAGTGCCTGGCCCATACGACCCCATGCTGACGCGCTGGGCCGACGTGACGCTCGGCAGCGTGGAGAGGTTGTTAAGCGACCACGCCGACAGCTTGACGCGCAGGCCGTTGAAGGCCGTTCCAGGCGCAATGGCCGACAGCGTGATGCCCGTTGCATTGCCGTCCTCATCCAGCAGCTCGGCGGTTGCTTCTTCCGAAGGGGTTCCGCCTGCAAGCGTGTATTCAACCGGCTGGTCCTCTGGGACTGCTTCAGCTGCAGGTTGTTTGATTCGAGTCCAGCCGGAGTTGTCGGCGCCGGGGGTTCCTGGCGGGTATGCCGTCGCCAGGTATGTTGAGCCGGACAGTGTCGCCACGTCGCCCAGGCCGTATTGCTCGCGCGTGGAGAACTCGCCGCGATAGTTTGGATTGGAATTGCCGAGGAGCGCGACCTGGACGAACGGGGAGTCGCCGTTGACGCTTGTATAAGCTTGCGTTGAGTCTTGGAGTGAGCAGGTCTGGCTCCACAGTGAGAACACGCCGTCCCGGAGAGCCGTGATGTCGTAGGTTGCGTCCTCTGGAACTTGGTCGGCCGTTGGGCGCCGGTCCAACTCTGCGCCGGCGACCACTGCTTCCCTAGGAAGCAGAGAATTGTCCCCACGGACTGCCAACCTGCACCAGAGCGGGCTCAAGATGGCGTCCTGGAAGCCGAGCGCAAACAGCCTCTGGCTCAGCGCCCGAGGGGTGCCCTTGGCCTGCGCATACTGGAGCTGGTCTCGGGCGAGGAGGCGGACCGTTGAGTCAGGCGTGGAGTCAGGCAGCTCCATCACGCCGAGGGTCTTCGCGAGGAGGCGCGCCGTCGACTGCAGTGGCGCCATGGCTTGGTCATGCCCGAGGGCGACGTCGGTCACCTGCCCCGTGTTGAGCCCTAACAGGCTCTCGGCCCACGCCAGCAATGGCGCCTTGTCCACGTTCTGGTAACCGAGGAGCGTGGCGACCGTGTCAAGGTATGGGGTGAGCCACAGGGAGCGGCGAACGGTCTTCCCAAAGCTCGAGGTAAAGGTGACGATGATGGCGTTTGGGGTGCGCCCCTGGTCGATCGTTGGGTCGATCAGCGACTGGTAGCCGTCGACGAGGGCTCGGAGCTGCTCAATGCGGTCCTGGAAACCCGAGATGGCGGCCTCAATTTGCCCCCGCTTGTCCGCTTGGCTGATGACGCGCGGTAAGAGCCGCATCATCATGCCTTCCTTGAATGTCTTGAGTGGGATCATTAGTTTGTGGAGTTCAGTCAGTTTCCAAATTTTGCGTGAGCTCCGCTATCGTGTCTTGAAGCTGGGCCTTGTAGGACTCGAGGTCGGCCGCGATGAAGTAGTCCGACACGGAGTCACCTTTGTTGACTGTCAGGACTAAAATTGTCCCTGGGACGGTGGCCGTGGTGATGAGGATGTCTTGTGGTCTATTCGCCAAGATGATGAAGTCGACGTCCTCCTCATCGGCGTAAACTCCAGAGTCACTGAGGGCATTGATGACATCATCATACTCCATTGTTATCATCGCCGCGTTAGCGGAAATTACCCAGTTCTTTGACCCGGTCGCGGCCATCGTGGCCACCTGGAGTTCATGCGGCGTAAATCGATGCCCTTCCTCTTTTCCTTCAAGGTTTTGGCTGACGACGTATCGTCCCATCGCTTGGCGCAGGTCATTGGCAGCTTGCTTGACGTGCTCGTCGTTAAGCCCGTCAAGCTGCTTCAACACGCCGTTGACCTTGTTGACGAATGAAGCCATGCCAAGGCGCGTGTAATTCGCCTCGCCCAAGATGCGCTTGACTGAGTCGCTCATTTTCTATGAGTTAAGTAGGTGCCTGACATATTCCTGCGGGCTGATGAACTCGACGTAGTAGTAAGCTTGACGGACGCCCCACGTTGGCTTATCGAAGTCACAGACGTAGATGGCCGTCGTCGCGTTGCGAACGATGGAGTTCTTCCGCAGCACTCGGCTTATCCCGTTCCCGTTCGGCTCTGGCTTGAGGTGGATGAGCCCGTCGACGTCCTCGCCGTAAAGCACGTCCTCGCCCTTGGACATCCGCTCACGCCCGTGTCGGGTGACCTCCTCAACCAGGAACCGGTCCGTCCTAGCGTGCGCCTCATGCCACGCAACGGGCGTGCGAACTGCCTTGACATACTGAGTCATTGGTTGAGAAAGAAGTTGACCTTGTCACGCGAGGCGTTGAACTTGACAAGCCAGAATGAGATTGGCATTCCGTTTTTGAAATTCTGGCGAATGTCCTCTTCCACGCTCCCATGATGCCAGCTCTTGGACACGTAGACGCCAGACTCACCGATTGTGCTTGGGCTAAATGTGGCGTGGTGCAGCCACCAGTGGTCAAGCAAGTTGGCGCAGTCGTCAAGCTCGATGCCTAAGACACCAGACTTGATGGAAGTTATCTGGCCAAACCACGGCGGCTCATCACAAACACTAAGCCCGGCCCCCAACCGTTGAAGCATGACTACCTTGTCACGATTGATCTCGTCGATGAGGTGCTTGGCTCGCATCATCGGACCTCATCGTTCTCCTCTTCACGCTGGCCAAGTCCGACCTCTTCGATGAACTTGCGAAGCGCCAAGGTGATGGCGCGCCTGAGCATCTCACGCTCCTCGGGGTTGACCAAGAAGTAAACCTCGTGAAAGCCTATGTCAACTCGGACAACGTCATCGTCAGGCCCTTTTAACTTGAGAAAGGCCGCAATTTTCTTTTCATTAGTGTGGGTGATGAAGCGAATGTCTTGAATGAGCGGCGCGAGATAAGGCCAAAACCTCTCAGGGTTGTCATCAACTGGCTCTGGAAGCTCGATCTTTTCAACTGGCTCTAGCTCATGGCTTGGAAACTCATTTTCCGCCACCCACGCCTCGGCCTTTTCGTAGGCCTCGGCCTTCACGTCATCGAGGGCATTTGGAAACTTGGTGTTCAATGCCTTAAGGTGCCTTGACCACGGAAATGAAAAACGTGAGATCCCACGGCCTCGGGCTGTGAAAAATTTTTGCAAGAGCTCGCGAAGAGCCGTGGCAAACTCAGTCGAAGGCGGGCGAATAACCTGAAACGACCGCTCACGCCGATCAGACAGTTGCACGCTAGAATTAGCGAAAACGGAGATGTTTTGCGCGTTTGCAGGACCTGTAGTGCGCCACGACAAATTAGACCAGCCACGCGAGTGGCGAAGTGAGAGATACTCATCGCCAATCTTTACGCCGGTCGACACGGTGATCACGTGTTTTGGCTCGTCAGGCATGCGATACTCGGCCATCTCACGGATCATACCACAAATCCGTGATTTGTAAACAAAATCTATGAAGTTTCGTGCATTCATCGGCCGAGGATGCCTCCAACGTGTTCACGCGCGTTTCGTTGAATGTCAACCTTAAAGCTGTCAAGCTCCTCAGGGTTGAGCAGGACCCAGAAGGTGCTCGGAAACCCTTGGTCGGCAATCTCCACCTTGGCGAGGACGTCTTCAGGCTTGCGGGCGACTTGGACAAACCGCTCAAGCTGAGCGCCAGGACCCGCACGCGTAAAGCGATACTTGTTCAAGGCGAGGCGAAAGCCGCGGCCGCGGGCGGTGAACCGCAAGTCGGCCCTTGAGCCCTTTCCCATGAAGACCTTTGGCAGGTCATCCTCAACGCTGAACGTGTCAACGGTCTGCTTGATGAGCGGGACGATGCGCTCAATAAAGAACCGAAGGACGTCGCCCTTGCCTGGATCAGCGGCGATCTCGTCCATGACGGAGTTGACAGTTGAATTCTTGTTCCAACCGCCAAAATTAAGCGTGGGGTAGTCAATCGCCGGGCCGTAAGCCGGCGCTGGGTCTATGGCGGTGCCAACCTCAAGGCCGTAGCGTCGAACTATCGATGCTGGCAAGTGGCCGGAGGCTTCATAGGACTTGATCGAGTAATTCTTCCCATAAATGGTGAAACGAAGCTCCCACTTCGTGGCCTGTTCTGGCTTTCCGAACCTCCCCTTGCCCAAGGTAAGCCGAACCTTGCCAACGGAGACCTTTCGCCTGGCCTTCTGGCGCTCACTATGCTGGCCCATCATGTATTCGGCCATCTCGTCAATTTTAGCTCGTGCTGTCATTCGTCATCAAGATAACCACCAGCCACGTCACCTGTCTCGTTAAATGGCGGTTCATCCGGTCCTTCTAATTCGCCAGCGTCAGGCTCCATGATGTTGCTTGCTCGCTCATCAGTGACCTGCTCAGCGCCTTGACATGTTTGAATGAATGGGAAGAAAGCCGGGTGGATGACGGCCACGCAGTCATCACTACTGGCGCTCATACGTGAGTCGTCGCGATACCGCGGCGAACAATGCCACACCTGCCACCCACTCCGCTTGACTGAGGCGATCTTGTGCATCGCGCTGCGCCACAGCCTGCGCTGCTCGTGAAAGTCGGCTTGTTTAGCATAAGCCGTCCACAGCAACGATAGGTTTGTTCGTAGCAGTTCGTAAAAGACGACTTCGAGTGGGTTGCGGCTCAATCGCGCTCGAATGTGCTCGGATGTGTTGTTTAAAATCGCGAAGTAGAGATAGCGCATTCGCTCACTGGCCGGGACCTGTATTTCATCCATCCACTGAATGACGGCTTGAGTTAGCTGGGCAAGGACTGGGTCGTTCGCCGGAATCTGTTCGCCCATCCCACGGGCGAGCACGAGCCGGTGAGCCCGGACGAGCAGCTCCTGGTCATTCACGTCGTCAATGAGTTGCCGCGCCTTCACTTTTGACTGGGATAAATTTGGCGTTTTGCGGGTAGAGCAGTCGGCGAATGGGACGGCCCATTCGCTTTGGAAGGTCATAGGGCGCGGCGTGTGACGTGTCGGCCTTGGCCAGCTTTCCACTGCGCTTGAGGTAGTCAACCATCAGCGGGCGCTCCTCACTCCACATGTATCGCGTAAAGGTTGACGGCATGCGTGTCTCCTTCGCGGCTTCAATGAGCGACGCGAACATGCTCACCCAGTGCGTGATGGTGCCAATGTTCATCGTCCCATGGGCCAGCCGAAACTCAATGTCCTTGCGAAATTCAACCCGCGTCGTGTTGAGCGCCGTCCACCGGTGCAGTGACATCCACTTGAGGATTTTACGAACCTGATAGCCAGTCGGCGTCATTTCCCACTCGGCCTTCAGCCTGCGCACCGTGTCTGGTGTTGGGACGCTCATCGGCTTGCTGATGTCGGCGTGCTCGTCGCCGGTGGCCACGTAGCCTTGGCCAGTCTTATACCGAGCCGGGTGGGCCAGTTTCTTGAAGAAGTCGCGTGAGCGGTTCCACAGCTGGACAAAGCGGATGGCGTGGTCAAAGTCACCGAACCAGTCTTCAGCGTGGAAGTGAATGTGCAGCCCACACGTCGTGTTGTTCGGCATCTTGGCCCTCGGCAGCACCGTGTCAGCCCAGGACGCTCCAGACTGCGGTATGGTGGTGACAGCGTGAGACATCCGGTCAACCCAAACTCGGTCGTTGCGCTTCAGCCATGAAAGGAGCGCCGTCAGCCTTGGCTCAAGGTCGCTCCACGCCGCGCCCTCAAGCTCCTGGTTGGCCGTCTCAAAGCTGGCGTAAAAGATGTCCGTTGAGAGGCTGTGCTGAATGACCGTTGGGTCATCACCGAGGGTGAAGCCACAGTCAGTGAAGACCTGGCGCATCTTGGCCCTGAAACGAGGGTCAGTCACGTGCGTGTCCGCGTCGCGTGACAGGTCGAGGCGAATGAGCATTTCCATCTCGACGCCAATTCGGCCTTGGTTGAGGTTGACCTCGTGAAGGATCATAGCATCTTCAGAAATTCCTCTTTCTGCCGCTTCGAGTAGGTCTTAAACTTCGCTTCTGCCTTGGCCGCAAATGACCGCTCAACGCCAAGGCTCTTCCACACCAGCTCTACCGGCCGCCTTGACCGCGTGTAGCGGGCGCCACGTGGCGACGTGTTGTGCTCCACGACTCGGCGGGCCACGTCAGTCGTGATGCCTGTGTAAAGCGAGTTGTCCACACACCGGACAATGTATAAGTGCCACGCCTTCATCAGCCGATTTCGAAGCCGCCGCACTGGCGTAGGAATGCGATGAACTCGCGAATCGTCGCGACGTCAACGACGTAGTGTTTTGTCTCACGCCGAACAAAGTCCTCAGCGTCAGCTTGCGTTGACCCGGTGCTGTTGATGAGCATCAAGACGATGCTTTGCTTTTCACCCTCACTGAATGGGCGGTGAAAGACGAAGTCATCTGACCGGCCGCGAATAAACTTTTCAATGGCGTCGGCCAGTTCATCGCACTCGGCCTGGGTTCCTAGTCCGCGGTTGTCATTGGAGTCCCAGTAGTCAAAGTCAATGGCGAGCCCAGCGAGCGCGGCCGAACTCTCGATCACCCACAGCAGGGCCTTCCACACCCAACTCGAAACACTGAATCTTGACGAGTCATTTTTTGGATGAAGGTCAAACGACTCCGTCATCGACACAAGGTCGGACGGGTTGTTGAACACCAGTGCGTCGATAAGCGAACGCGATTTCACAGCCTAACTGTCAGTTCGCTGCGCCGCTCCGTCAGGCGTGATGGTAATTTCGATTGAGTCGAACTTGAACTTGGCGAGGCGAATGGTCTTCTTAAAGAGCTTGGCTTGATTTTTCAACTGCTCGATCAAGGTAAGCTGGTCTATCTTGCCTTCCTTGCAGGCGACGAGTGGAATGAGTCCGAGTTGGGTCAATCCTTGCTTTAAGCCGAACTCACCGCTGCCCATTTCGTCCTCGCCGACCCACGCAAAGAGGACCATCTCGCGGACCAATTTTTCATCCACGTCGTCCACCTTGGCAGCACACCACTTGGCGTGCGGTTGAAAGTCCCACGCGCCGCATGACGAGCAATATGAAATTTGGCCACAGGTGTCGCACTCAAAGCCGGTGGTCACTCGCTGCATGCCGACTCCAATGTCGACCTCATCCTGTAAAAGTTGGCCAGTTCCGCCACACTTTGGGCACTTGTCCTTGTTCATTGGGTGTATCTCAAAAGAGCGGGAGCGCGGTTCCTTTGTGAAGCCCGGCTAGCTCGCCAACGGCGGGTCCGGGATTGTGGGATCACGGCGGAACGCGCGCTCCCTAAAATTCAATCCCTGACCACTTCCATCTTCGGCTTCAGGATGTCCTTGCGCCGCTTGGCCGGCATCTTGCGAATGGTCCAGTAGTAGGTGCAGAAGGTGCTAAACGGGCCTTTCGGCATGTCAGCGGCTTGAGCGATCTTGTAGAGGTCGCGCATGGAGGCGCCTTCCTTTTGGGCCTGGACAAGGACGTCGAGGCAGACTGCGATGAACTTCATCATACTATTTTCCTTTTTGTTGGTGGTCAGACAATGTCAGAAACGAGAACGCGAATTCCTTCGACCTCACCTTTGATGCCGCCATATTCGGGGATTGGGCCGATGCTGTCGTAAGAGCCGCACTCCTCGCGGCCTTCAATTGGATTTGGCCGATACCACTTGTAGTTGCTCGGCTCCCACTGGAGCACGATGGCGGAGCAAGCGGCCAAGTTTGGGTGCTTGATGGTGATGACGCACCAAGCCGAAGCCGTCGCAAAGTGGGAGTCGAAAAACTCACGGAAGGTCATGACCTTCTTTCTTGCCTCGAGGAACATCTTCGAGTCGTCAACGACGCGGTCGGCCCTGTCAAGCACCTCCTGCACGTATTGCACCTTGTCAGCGCCATCCAACGGCAGGCGGGCTCTAACGTCACGCAGTGCGGTCACAAGCTTGCTGCAGATGTCCGTTAATGTTTTCATTGAGATAACCACACCCGTTCTGGCACTGACGTCGTTGGATTTCATGCGGTTTGACTTTACGGAAAATTTTGCAATCGAGCCATAATGTGTGAAAGGTTCGAGCTGGCATCAGCGCGAAGCGTCCGTTCAATCGCCGCGTTGACGGCCTTCACCAATGTGTCTAAGGCCGGTTGCCCTGAAACGACGACCAGCCCGTTCGAGCGTTTGTGAAATCGCAGGCCATGCTGCTCAAGGAGAAGCCTGACTTCGTCTTCATTCATGCCAGAAATATACCACGCCAACGTGATTTTGTAAACAAAAATTTTAATCGTGCCTGGCGACAAATCTGTTTACAAAACAATGCACGATGTCGAAAAACCTGTCGGTGTTCTGCTGAGCGCAGGCCATGCTCTTAGGACCGCGGCCTTCGGACCACGAGGTCCCAACTCTTTGCGGTCAACGGGCCACTAGTGCCTGTGCCCGGCGAGTGGAGCAATCTGCTCGCCGACTCTTTCTAAACAAAGTCCGCTACGAAATTTCATGACAGATTATGAGCATCCAACTAATGTCAGCCGTCTGGGCTGATGCCGAAAATATCCACGATCAATCCGATCTCCTTATCCTTCTTATTTTAGCCGATCACGCAAATGACAAAGGGGAATGTTGGCCTGGACTTAAAATCATAACCAAAAAATCCAAAGTTTCTCGACGAACGGTTGAACGTCGACTTAAGTCCATGGCCGAACTCGGTTGGATCGAAGTCAATCATTCACTTCGAAAAAACGGTTCACAAGAATCAAATTCCTACAGACTAAAGAGGTGGGCTGTCACCAAGACAGCCCATGTGGAGGTGGGCTGCCACCAGGGTGTCAGCCTGGGCTGTCATCACGTGACAGCCCTTGAACCATCATCTAACCATCATCTAGTTGATAGGACAGTCCTCTTACGGGGTTCGTCGATTGCGACGAAACCGCCGGTTTTGCTGCCTTCAAACCCACACCCTAACGGCTACCCAGTTCGTCCGAAAAGGGAGAAACAAAAACGGTCCAGAAGGAGGATGTTCGTGAAAAAGCCACCAGCTATCGAGTCTCTTTCAGATGGCCGGTGGCGCAATGCTTAGTTCTTATTCGTATGAACCGTCGTGATGCTCTTAAAGCTTTTGGATTCGTGGCAATCGCGACAACAGCCGACCACGTCCTTCCTAGTCAACCTTGGCCAAGAGCTGGAGGCGTTAGCCCTGACAGTCGATGCTGTGGGACCGTCCAGTGGTCAGCAACTGTTCCTCCAGGAATTTGTTATCAGACTCACAAGTTCAGTTTCATCGATGCCGTCGAATCAGGGAGCGGTCTGCTCAACCGTGATTTTACTCAAGAAAAGGTGTTGCTCATTGTTGGCAACCAAGCGAGAGTTGTCACTATGTCCTTGCCGCATATGGTCTATGCGAAGTGCAAGGATGGACTCTTCGAAGCCGATGACCAAGGGCGAGCCATTTTAGGAACCTTAATTTACCACACGGTGGTTTACGACCGAAATCTTGCTGAAAATGCCTTTTACATCTCAGTCGAAAAACCGTCACCGACCTCAAATGACATCCGACTGCGTCACGTCAAAGGAGAAATTGTTGACTGGCCGAGCTTACTCGCAAAAGTTGATACGTAAACCATGAAAACGAAACGATTCGTAGCGTTCGTGATGTTGCTTACGTTGTCCACTTGCTGGGCAGTCGCTCAGACCAACACGCCAGGAACCAACGCGCCACCTATGCCACCGGCCAACCCAGACATCTTGGGCATGGTCGGGATGTGGAATGCACTCATCATCGCCATCGTCCCACTCGTCATCGCCGGGATTAAGTGGGCCGCGTCTAAGGTTAACGTGAACATCTCAGGCACCATCTGGCCGATTGTGGCCCCGATGCTTGGCGTGTTGGCCAACTGGCTCATAGCCGAAGCGGGCAAGATGCCGGCAAGCAGCTGGCAATTAGGGGCGATGTGTGGAGCCGCTGGCGTTGGCGTGCGCGAGGTCATCGACCAACTGCGCCAGTATTTTGCGTCAAAGGCGACCCCGCCCGCACCGCAACCAATTCAGCCTCCGCAACCACCTCCGGCACCACCAGCGTGACGCGCTACTTCTTCAACAGTTGCCGTCGAATGTCCTGTTCGACGGCACGCTGTTGCATAAACTCACGCGGGGCGTTGGTGTAAGTGTGAGTCGGGTGCAACCGCTTGACTTCAGCGTAGACTTCGGCTAGCTGGTTGCTCTGGGCCTGGAGTTGGACTTCATAGCTTGATAATTTGGTCGAGAGGTTGTCGATCAACGACTTTAAACCGTCTTCAGTGGACCTGACTCGCTGGTCAACCGTTGTCGCCCCATTCCACACGATGACTCCGGCACCAAGAAACACCGACGTCACAAGGACCGTCAAGGCATTCTCAACGATCTTCCTGAAGTTGATGCCTTTCCAATTACTCACTTGGACCCTCCAAAGAGCGACCAACGAACTTGCGCAGCAACTCTTGTCCGTCGGCACCGCCAATCTTGCCAGCCACAGCCGTAATGGCATTGACTAGCTCCGTCCGGTCAATGCCGCCGACAAGCAAGTTTACGAAAAGACTCGGTTCATTCATCACGCCTTGTTCAATGAGTGTGGCAGCCCTAACCCCACACATCAACTCGGCCAACTCGTCGTAACCTTCAAAAGCATAAGGCGGGTCAACCAAATCTTCAATGTGCTCCTCAATGAAGTTGCGCAAAGCCATGCGAGCTTGCCAATCATGGTAGTTGGCAAAAAACTCCTCTTCGACTATGGCCTTGGCTCGGCTCATGTTTGATTCGGTCTCAAACCAAATAGTTTTTCAATAACATCATCGTAAATAGTGGCCGCAATAGTTTCAGTTTTGGAACTTCCAAGCACAAGGTTTTTTCGAAGTTCAGGCGACCACAGCCTGGCCACCCATCGACAGTGTGGCTTATTCCAGCTCACTCCTTTAAACTTTGATTTTGAATTGACTGGCTTTCGATTAATTGGGAGTGTCTGCAACTTACGCGGATAATGCTTATGGCGACTAGACATTGACATCTTTTGGCGTGTTTCTTGACTAACTGGAACTCTATAAATGTGACCACGTGAGATTGCAATTGAATGTTCGGGTGAAACTCCTTTACCGTAAAGTTGTCTACATCTTTCCGCGTATCTTTTGACGCCAAGCGAAATAGCTTGGCGTCTAGCCTCGGTCCAGTCAACGGCCCAGTTAACATTGGTTGAATTAAACAAATTGTCTAATCCGTAAATGTCGATTAAGCGTTTCTCTTCTTGCAAAGCCCTAAATTCATCGTCACTTTCAAAGACCTTAACCGGTTCAAAATCTTTGCCAGAAATGATTAACTCACGAAGACGGCGATAGAGACTGATGGTTTGACGAGACGTCTGAAATGTGGCTTTACGATGAACGTGCATCCGATTCTTGGTCCCTTTACCAACGTAGCAAACGGTGCCACCAGGACGAACAATCAACACATAGACATAAAATCTCACGTCTACGTAGAATCAACCATTTACTGGAGGATCACTTTTCTTAGATGGAACTTCGAATAATGGGTGGGTTAAGCGAAAAATACTGTCTTGCATCATCTTGGTCGAGACATCCGTCGGGTGCTCAATAGCCTGCTTGAAAAGCGGGTGCGGAACGTCCTCAATTGAAGGTTGCTCTTGGCCTTGTTCGGCCTGTTCAGCGGCTGCGACTGCTTGCTGAATGATGGCGTCAAAGCGTTTAGCCGTGCCCTGCTCGTCTTTCATTGCGCACTCATGGCAAATCATCGACCCATTCTCCCCGTATGGCCGGAGCTCTTGGTCAGACTTGTTACAACATGGGCACGTGCCAACTTCAGGCTTGCCAAGCATCACGACAACCATTCGCTCAGAGAGTGTCATCAAGCTAACTAGCGGTGGCATACCACCGCTAAATTTTTGGCCACGTTGAGAGGATGATCACTGGCGCGGCATTCTTGATGACGGTCGAGTAGTATCGTTGAAGGTAGAGAGTCGGAAACGCCGTCGGAGCAAAACCAGACTTCTTGCCAGCACGGTCTTCGTGGACGTGCAGGGACGTGGTTAAGGCCCCGACAATCGCCGGGTGTGGCATCCCAATTTCAGGGTCACCCGGAATGTCGTTGAGAATCCGAATCAGATCGCTCTTTCGCATTGTTTTTCACGAATTGTTGAAGAATGTTAAGCAAGCGCCGTTGGTCTAGTGACAGCTTCACCAACTCATTCAGTGGAAACATCACTAGCTTCAAATTCTCGTCGAACTTCATGACCTCACCGCACTTCAAGCAGATGGTGATGGCTCCTGGGTAAGACTTGCCGCCTTTCGGGCCGACTGATGTGACGGCGTCGACCTTGTTTCCACAACTCGGACAGTGGTCATTGTGGGTGTCGTCGTAGGTCTTGATTTTAACCGGGCCACTCATGTCTGCTCAGAACCTCCATGGCGGCGAACGAACTGCGGGTGTGAGAACCTGACTTCCTCGGTCCACAGCTCGCCGCGTTCACCCGGTTTTCCAAGTGTGAAGCCCACTCTCCCGTTGTGCGTCAACTTGGCGAAGAACGCTGGTTGCCACCCACGGTCGCGGAATTTGACCTCAATCGCGTCACCGGGCTTGAGGTCATAAAAACCTGCGTTGGCGGCCGCCTCACGTCCCTGGGAAGCCCTTTGGTAGCGTTGTGAGTGGATCTGGTTGATGATCTCACCAGCCTTGGACTGGGCCACCCTTGGGTCCTTGGCTTTTCCAATGACCTTGGCGCTCTGCTCAGAAATTTTCCACACCCCACCACCGTCATCGGGCAAGACCACGAGCACGCGCGTCGACGGCACGTGGAGGTTGTAGGCCCGCACAAGCGCGTTGCGCGAACCACGCTTTGTGAACGTGACGTCAGTCACCGTTCCTTGGATGGTTCGGCCACGGGCGTTAAACTCTATCCTGTCTCCAATGTCAATCATATCCTAATCACACCTTGAAGAAAAAGTGAACGACGTTATTTGAACGAAAAGACCTGAATGGGTCGGCCCGATTCAACAGCTGAGCCATAATCTTGCTCGTCTCCTGAATGAAAGCTTCCTCATCCAGAAACCCGCCAGACTTGTGGTTCCACAGGCCGAACGACAAGTGAATGATCTCCAGCCCCATCAGACTCTCCTTGTCAGCAATCATGCGAAGCCCACTGTCAAAGTCAAAGACATGCTCGCGGTCTTGTGGTGGCACGCCACTCTCAAGTGTCTTTAACGCCTTGTCCAACATCTCCCCGGCTGTAACCGACTTGGCGATGGCTCGGTCAAATCTCGATTTGACCAGCTCAAATGACTCTGGCAGAAATGGTAGTGACAACGATTGCATTTTCAAACTCGCTCCACGGAAAGTTTTGGACTTGGGTTAGGGTCATACTCAACCCATTGGTCGCCGTTGTCGCGCCCATTTCGGCCGTAGAGGACGCCAGCGTCGAGGTCCAACAGGCCGACGGTATCACCAGCAAATTCGCTGTAGTTTGGCTCTTTCGGGTTGATGCACTGGTGTGACGTTCGAATCGAATCAATTTCCTCTTGGGTCAAATTCACCCTGTCCGGTTTGCCCCACTCAGAGTTGTTGAGCTTCATGGCCTCGAAATAATCCTGTTTGGTGGCTTTTTCGTTGCCAAAGCAGGCAAAGCAAAGACCCCCATTGTAAACGTGGAGGTGATACTTTCCAGCCTGTTTCACGATAAGTGTAGATGAGCCGATCATGTTTTGGTCCTTTCTATGTTCTTTGCTTTGCCAACAGATTCTCAGACCCGCTTCCAAGGAGGACGGGTCATGCAACGACGTGCTCAATGACCTTGGCGTTAGCCTTGTTGTCTTCTGCCCGTTCTTCGATAACTTGCTCCGCTTCCGCGCGTGTCGAACACACCTCGACGATGGCGTCGTTGTGGTCCCACGGAATGACCGCGATGTAGAGTTTCGTTGGCACTGATGCCGCTGGCCTTGATGCCAACATGTCGATGATCGCTTTCGCCACGGTGCCTGCTTGGTCGGTGTGTCGAATAAGCTTGGCAAAGTGCTCAAGCCCTCGGGTGCCTTGCCAGCAGGCGTTGCAAAGCCGCGTCGACGTCATGAGGGTCGTCGCTCCACAAATTTTACATTGGCAGGAATTATCTTGGTTCATAAGACAAAGTCAGTTAGGTCATTGACAGAAACGCTGTGGTGTTTCCCATCCGCTATCTTGACCAGGGCCGCTAGCGTCCGCGTGTCCACCTCCATGATCGCAACCGGCTGGCCCTTCCAAGAAGCCGTTCGGTAGTAGTTCAACTTCTGTCGGAAGTCACGGCCGTAGCGCTCAATAAGCAGCGATGAGATGGGAGTTTCTTTGATCATGAGTCTCACATTGATCGGTATGTTTCGGACTTGCTCCACGCGACGGACCAGTTTTCATAGTCCTCGTAGATCTCGCTGAGTGGAACACGTTTATGAACAATGCGGCTCCCAAAGATGCCCTTCAGATTGACGCGCTGTGAGCCGACAAAAACTGACGCCACGGACATCCAACCGTCACGATAACGGACCGTGGTGCCGGTCTTGATTTCTTGGCCGTTGCGGTCAATTAAGACCTTCTTGCGGGCGGCTGGTGACACTGACGTTATGCGGTAAAGCAATTCGGCCAGTGGACGTGAGTCGCATTGTCCCTTGAGCAGGAGCACGAGCTCACGATGCTCAGTATTGGTCATTTGAACTGTTTTCATAAACTTATCCATTCCTCCAAATTGACAACTTTCCAAGTCAAGAATTCGACGTGTTTTGGACCAAGCTCGGTGCCATGCCCTGACAAAATAGTGACACTTTCACCGTCGAACCGCACACCGAAAAACGCGTCAACGTCGGTCATGTAGACAACTTCATCGCCCTTGGAGATGTCATCCCTGGTGACTTTAGACCGAAAGACTGGGACCTTTGCCGTGGATCCTTTAACAAACTGATTGAACTTGGCGCTGGTCATACGGCCTCCTTCTCTTTGAGGGACACCTCAGAAAGCTCGAGAAATTCATATTGAGCGCTCGTCCGAGGGTCATACCAGTCGCACCCGGGCCGATACGTCAACCTTCCTTCCGTGAGCTGGTCTCTGACACGCATCGACTCGTAAAGCATGACCTCGTCAGAGAATCTGGCTGCCAGGGCCTGTTGGGCGATCGAGAAGGCCGACTTAAAGTGGTCGTTGTCACGGTGACCGTGGGTTGCGATGGTCTCAACCACAAGTTGGAAGTATTCAGCTGGTTTCATATTAGACCTTCGTAAACAGTTTAGACGGGTGGATAACGCACCGCGGTGACCAGTCGCCATCGCGATGAAGCCACTGAACTTTCACCCTACCGTCAGGCCTAATTTCCTCGATGCGAGCAGGCAAGCAATCATTGCCGAATCCTGGAACAGGCGTTGTAAAAGCTAACGGCAACGCCATTCCGACGGCCAAATTTATTTGAGTAAGGGAAGTTTTCATGTAAATTTTTCAGGTCAGTCGTTTTAATTGTGCAGCAGTTGGAACGTGGCCATGTCCTTCCAGATGACGTCGCTGTTGGTCTTCCGAATGCGCAGCGTCATGATGGCCGTGCGGATGTTGATGTCCTTGATGAGGCTCTGATTCGCCACGATGAGGTCGAAGCACTCCTTGGCTTGGTCCATCGTCACTTCCTCGTTGCTGGCGAGAACCGGCATCAGGTAGTTGATTCGGTCAAGGCGTTCCTGGACATTCATCGTCAGGTCGATGTTCATCGAGCGGCTGCGAACAGGCTGTGGGACGTCGTCGTGTGACAGGTTGCTGATGAAGATGATTCGGCCGGAAAATTCAAAGGAGTTGGGGACCGAGTCGTCACCCTCTTCGTCCTCGCTCGAGGCGGCGCGCTCACGCGACTGCCAGCTGACGGTGCGGTCTTCGAAAGAGTCAAGCGCCGCCTTGAGGATGTTCACGCCGGTCTGCGTCTTGAAGACGGCGTCGCAGTCGTCAACGATGATGAGCCGGCCATTGTTGCGATACAGATATTCGTAAAAACCGCGTGGCGTGGTGTAGCCCTTCAGGACGACAAAGTCGCGGTCGGCTGTCAGGCTCGCCCGCTTCAGCGCTTCAAAGACGCTGCTGGTCTTGCCAAGGCCGCCAGACCCGGTGATGACCAGGGAGCACGTCACGTCGTCAATGACCATGCGGATGAGGTTGGCCATGAAGTCAAACTTCTGCATGATCGTCCACGTCGGCGTCTCGACCATGACTTGCGCTTGGGAGTCATCGGTCGGAGCGAGCGCTGGTTCAGTCGGGCAGAGGTCTTCGTCAGTCAGGGTCTTGAAAACGCGGCGGCCGTCTTGGAGCTGGACTTCGGCAGAGATGCGGGTGACAATGCCAGAAAGTTGCTGGCCGCTTCGAGTGAATTTCAGGTTTTTTGGCAGTTTGGTCGTGTTTGTCATCGTGGTAATACTCTACCATGACGACACGATTTTGTAAACAGAAATTGTAAACAAAATTTTACGACTGGGGCGTGACTTTAAAGGCCTGCTTGAAGAAATTTTACATTGACAGCGGCTGCAATGACTCGAGGCCCAATTTCCGATAAGACCTTGGCACCTCGTAGTCATACCTGTCCCACGGCGGCGGAAACTGTGGGTGCCCATGGGCCGCCTTGCGCTTGTCCATGAACTGACCGATTGTCTTGTGTTCACCTCGCCGTGAGGCCCACAAAAACTGGCCGTAATTCTTGTCGCGGCTAAAGTTGATGAGACCAGCCAGAAATTCCACCCACCCTGAAATTGCGCTGATGCTGAGCGTCGCGTTTGGGAATCGAAACTCCAGCGTGCCGTGGTCCCATGACGACAGCAGATTTACCGCCTGAAGCCGGTCCACATCCATCTCCTTGGCCCACCACCGGACAAAGTCACGCACGCGAGACGTGTCAAACGTCAACTTGCGCCGAACGGTCTTGGACCCGGCAGACATCGTCGTCAGCTCGTCGGATGGAAGGTTCTGAAATCGCTTTACGTCAGTTGGCCTTGGAACTGGAGCTGGCCAAGGCTTGGCATACTCGTGTCCCTGTCCATATGGGCTCGAGGTGTCGAACTTGGACTTCTTTGGCGCAACGGCGTAGCGCGACTTGGCCACCATCGACTCGAGGTCGCCGCGGTCGAGGAACTCGTTGAACACGGCCAAAAACGAGCGAAAGTGGTCGTGGTCACGAAACCAATCATCGATGTCAAAGTGAATGTGCAACGCGCCGGTCATGGTCTGCGAGACGCGACCAATTGGAAGGTGAATTTCATGCTCTCGCGCTGGAACTCGCGGCCTTGCTTGCGACTTGAATTTTATTGGCACCTCGTGGCGCAGCCAACTTGTCAGTTGAGTCAGTCGGCCCTCGATCTCAGTCCATGGGCGTCGGCCGATGTCAATTTCGACCGTCCCATAAAATTGCTCAAACCCTTCGTGCCGCTTTTCCATTGAAAAGTCTGAGCCAACGCCAATGTCCAAGCTTCTGGCAAGCTGTTGAAACTGACGCTTGAATTTGCTGAGGACGAGAATCTCAAGCTCAATCCCAACCTTGCGTGAGCCAAGACCCTCAATCGACTCGAAGAGGACGTCAATGGAGTCTCTGGCCCTCATGCGAACCCGCGCCTTCGATATTCCTGCCACGCGGACTTGACCGTGTCGACAAAGTGAGCCGGTAACTGTCCGTCAGTTTTCTTGACGACTTGGAAGATCTCGTCGGGGGTGTAACCGTCATCAAAGAGACGCATGGCCCGGGCAAAGAGGCTCTTCTGCAGGGAGCGCAAGTGGTCCTGCTCAATGAGGTGGTCAATCGTCGCTCGGGCGTCCATTTGTCATAACTACGCCAATAACGCGGGTGAGAACAATGTTCGCCACGTTGACATCGAAAATGTTTGTCACGTTGACATTATGGCCTTTACGGCCCGTCTCATTTCATTGACCATCTCCAATGATGCCTTGAATTTTAACGAATGTCGAAATGGGTATCGAAAACCCATGGACATGGAAGCCGTTGTGACAAACTCCCCAGACTGGTGTGGCGCAAAGACCCACCGTCTGGCAGTGTCAGGATCAGGAGGCCAAATGCCGTCAATTACCAGGCCATTCTCGTCGTCCTTGACGATCTTGCCATATCAGGAATAATCATCGCTGGTGACTTTGACTATTGGGTCCCACGCCATTAGAAATTCGAGATGATGACCTCAGTTTGTTCACGAACTTCGTGCCGTCCAACGGACGCCTTATACTTGATTGGCACGACTTGGACGTTGAACTCCTGAATCAGTCTCGCCACGCCTGGATTCTCCATCAAATTTGACAGGACAAAGAGCCCGTCAGCCTTGTGGATGGCCAGACACCATGCCATGACGGCTTGGTCATTTTCAGCCGTCCATGAATTTTCCAATCCGTAAAGCCCGTTGACCCTCGCCTCGGACCGCGTGCCATACGGCGGATCAAGGTAGACCACGCTCCGTGAAAGCAGGCCTCTCACACTGATGTTGCTGAGCAGACTGTTGAAGTCATGCGTGTGAAACCACGTCCGATTATTTCGGTGGGCGACTCGGTCGGCAACCAATCCGAATGAATTCAAGTCAAGCTCTCGCTGTCCCCACCCTTGATTAAAGTTTCCGTTGCTTCCAAACCTGACAAGGTTGTTGATGCAGGCCCCACAGAGATACGCAAAGGCCGCGTTAGACCAGGTTAAATTTGCCGCGTTATTAAGGTTTTCACGCCGATGCCCATTCCACTTGTCACGAAGATTGTAATAGCTTTGCTTTAACGTGTTGCGCTGCTCTACTTCATCAGGCGTCAACTCAGCGTGGTTGACAATTTTTTGCTTTAACTTAGGCGACGGTTTTACTGGGTAAGTGGCCCGCAATCGTTCAAGTTGTTCAAGCAAGGCCACGCGGCATGAAACGTCGGCCATGGCCTTGAAGAACCGAATGACGTAGGGGACCTTGTCATTCAGGATGTATTGGCTGAACTTTTCAGGGACATTCAGCCACACGTTCCCAGAGCCAAGAAATGGCTCGACGTAAAGTCCACGATCGGCTATCTCAAATTTTGGCAACAGCCATGGAAGGACACGAACTTTCGATCCAGGCCAGTTGAAAAACTTCAGGTAGCGCTTACCGGGCATGGGACCTCAACGAGTTCAACCCCGCTTAAGGAGTGTTTTCGGATGAACCTTTGGGCCTCGGCACGCGACCCAAAGAATCGCCGGGTAATCAGTGAAGGTGTCCAGAAGTATCGGCCTTCGTAAACGCCAATAAACTGGTCCGCATTGGCCTGCTTAATCACAAATTTCACTTGATCTTCAAGAACCCGCACCGGTAGTTAGCCACATATGAAAAACACTGTGAAACTCGTCTCCATCGTCGTCTTGAGCCTTGCGTCCATCATCACCGCATCCGTCTTTGAAGCCTGCACAACCATGCCACCGGGGTCAAATCAACCTCCAAGTCAGGCCAACATCGACGCGGCGGCCGTCGTCCTTCGAGGCGTCGCTCGAGCCGGAGCACTTGCCGCAATTACGCCGCCAACCGGTCAGACCAATAACGCCGCTTATTTCGCTGCCGCAAGCGACGCGCTTGGCACGTTTATCTCCAGGACGAATTACACGCCAGGTGCTCTTCAACAAGACCTGTTGTCGATCAACGTCCCGGTGCTCCACGACGTTTACGTCCAAATTGCAATCGGTTCGGTCGTTGACCTCTACCAGCTCTACTACGGCCAGTATGTCCAGTCAAACCTGGCCAGCAACGCGCCGGTTGTCGTCGAGTTCGCAACGGCAATCCAAGACGGCTTTAACCAGGCGCTTGGACGCCAAGTGCTCTCACGCTCAATTGGCCTAAAATCGGCCATTCGGCCTGAATCGCAGGCGCAGCACATCTTACCGCGTCCGTGTCCTCGATAAGGATCATCGTCGGTTTGAGCCTGCTGCTCACCGGGTGCGTCCCGATCGGTCAACATCGCACGCTCATTATCGGCATTGGCCTGGTTTCTAGTGGCACGAATCAAGTAACGCAGGCCGTAAAAACTGTGGCCGTGGGAGCCGTCATCACGTCGGCTCCCACGTTTTCAACCTCCATCGGTTTCACGTCGTCCAAGGTTGTCTCCACGTCTGCAACTAATGTAGTCGTCTCACAATAGTGTTCTTAGGAGTGACACTTTAACGGTGTCAGCCAGCCGTTGCCGTCGAGCGGGAACTGGCCAAAACACATCGACGCGATTGAAAGTGAATGACTGTATGAATGACTGGAATGACCGTGTCTCCAAGGCCGCAAAGCTTCTCGGACTCTCCATCGAAAAGTTTCAAGAGATCAGTGGACTCACACCCGAGATGGGTGTTGAAGCCCTCGATGGTGATGACCTCAAGTTCGGTGAGTTTCGCGAGGTCTTCAAGGACAAGTCGCCCATCGTGGCTCGCATGGCCTTTTCGGCCCTCAAGGGTGGAAAAGCTGGTGAAAAATCTGGCAACCGCACTGAGGTGCTCAAAAACATGGGCATCAAGCCCAATCTCGACACCATCGGGGTCGATGAGCTATTGCGGAACTACCTGCCTGGCAAGCCGTCGGACCCCATCACCGTCGCGCTGAAGAAGCGATTCGGTGACAGGCCATTCATCGCCTTCCACGATGACGGCACCGTCGCCGTTGAGGAGACGCTTAACTTCATCAACGACTTCGAACAGGGACTGGTGACCGAAGGCGTCACGGCCACGTTGGTGGACGGCCGCTTGGTGACGCTCTATCCCGCGGGTGTCCTTCCAAACGAGATGGTCGATGAGGACCCGATGTTCCCTGGCAAGCCGCTTCGTGGCGGCTACAGCACCGTCAACCACCGCAACTGGAATAACGTGCAGCCAAACTGCCGGAAGTTCATCAGAATCGTCGTCGAGCGCGGTGAAATTGACACCAACAACACTGAAGCCGTCCTTCGCCTCATCGAGCGGGCCACAAACCCGAATGATGACACCTCAAACCTGGCCAACGCCTACCCGGAAGCTGACTTAAACTTCCGCCAGCTCAAGCAGCGTGATGAGTTGCCTAAGCTCCGCGTTTCATTACGCAACGTCGACGTCAAATCAAACAACCCGTTTGGCGTTAAACGCAACTACTAGACCTCAACCCAAAAGAAGCTGGTCGTCACTCTTGGCGGCCAGCTTCGCTCATATGCCATGAACTTTGACTCTTCCACAAATGACCGATTCATGTCCGTCAATGGACTAACCGCCGTCCTCAACCTGCCAGCTGCTCTGAAGTCTCTAGTGCAAGGTAGCGTGGAACAGGTGCACGGCCTTCCACCTCACCACCCTCGCCGCGCTTTCTTGGTCGATGAATACCCAGCATGTCCACCGCACTGGATGCGCAGCTCAGGCCGGGTCAAATCCTACTTCGTCGCCGTCAAGGAAGACCGTGGGCTGTGGCTTGACTTCAATGACTGCCTTCACCACACGACGAATCACGCGGCCATCGTCGTCAGCATCCAAGGCGTCAACGCCATCACTGGGCTTCCATGTAAGGACGCGACGCTTGAGCAATATCGTGACGAGTGCCCAAAACACAAGAAGCCGTTTGGACCTGACCGATTTTGTGCCCAGTGCAACTTTAAGTGGCCAAAGCAAAATTACCTCTGCAGCACAGGGACGCCACGAGGTGGCCTCTGGATTGACGGGTTTCGCGCTGAAGACGGGGCCATACGTCAGTATGTCTTTACGGCCAATGAAGTCCGGAGTGTGGCCAAGGCGATCCTGAAGGCCGACCGGGTATTCGCCATTGGGATCAGCTTCTTCCTCTCAAAGGAACAGCGGCCTGTCGAGCGGGTGGTCACACGAGGATTGTGCTCATTAAGCGAGGACACGCCAGTCGGTGGTGACTCCACCTATTTCACGGACAACGTCCTTTACGATAAGTCAATAGGAACCCACACATACACGGCCGGTCCAGTAACATTTGCCTCCAGTTTGAAGTTTCAAAGTGGCAACCAAGGCGCCACCGGGCCAAGCGGTCCGGGCGCTGAAGCTCAGATAACATGCAACGCAGCCGCAACGTTGCGTAGCGCGGCCGTCCCACGTAGCATGCCAGTCAAGGTAAAGTCACTTGAGATCGCGGCAGGAGCCAAGATTTCCCAGATGATTTACGATGACCCAATGAACCTGGACTACTGGCAAAATGAACCTGAAGGGCTGATTGTCGTCAACTACGCGCCGGAAGAAGACGTGGAGAAGATCGTGGCCGCTGGCAAGATTGACGTTTCAGGAAGTGACGAAGGCTTTATGCAGAAGATGCCGGTTGGAAACCCGTAAGTCACCCTTCCTCTTCCAAGCGCTTAAGCTCAATGTTACGCCACGCTTCAGTTGGCTTCTCGTCCTCATTTATTGGGCCGCGAATCCAGCCATGTTCGAAACAATACAAGCCGCCACTTGGCGTGCGAGAAACGTCAGGGTAGTAGCAACCACAGTTCGCTGATGTCTGCTGCCCTTGGAAATACGGGCCTTTGGTTTTTGAATTACTTTTCTTGTTCATTTTCTCAGCCAGTTTAGGATCACATCCCCAACTTTGATATTCAAAGGAAGGAGCTTCAACATTCGGATCTGGTTTAGGAACGTTCATAGTTTGATGACCTTTTCAGGAAGAATCGTGTAGTCGACGCTTCCGTCCTCGCGCTCATAGGGAATGACGCGTCCATGGACCAGCACCTTTTGACCCTGAACGAACGGTTCGACCCGCTGCCATAGTTTTGTATAGTGGACCCAGATGTGATGCTCCAGGACGAACTTGACGCCAAAGACGCGGATGTCCTTGAGCATGATGGTGCGGTGTTTTCCAGCCGTCCCTCGGCGGTCCACAATGGCGACAAAATCACCAACCTTATCGGCCTCGGCCCACGTCTTGAGTAGCACTCGTCCTTCTTCCAACTGGCGTCGGTCAGAGTCGATGGCAATGCGGTAGTGTTTGAAAGCCCCAGGCTCTTCACCGATTTTCCGTAACTCATCAAGAAAACTGTCAACTTCTTGGCTGATGAAGAAGCCGTCAAACTGACTTCGCTTTTTAATCGGCTGAATCAAGGTTACGCACGTCCTTCCAAACCTGCTTGATGGCCTTCTTAAGCGTCTTCGATGACACGCACACGCTACCGGCCCAACGTGGATAGCTCATCTCACACGTGTATTGGCCACGCCTGTCTTTCCAGAGGCTGACTACAACGCCGCGCTCGATGGCCTTCTTCAGTATTTCAAGTGGCAATGTCATGCGTCTTGGAGGACTTCAACTTCGGCCTTCTTAAGGCGAAGATACGCCTCAGTGGTCTCGTGATCAACCCACTCAGTGTTGTCTTCGCCGTGGACGAGCAGCATAAGTTCGTTGTGAATCTTAGTCATCCACTGGATCGGATAATAACTTGACCAGTGTGACGAGGCCTCCTCCCAAATATCCAATGGGCCAACGTCCTCGAGGTTAAACCCGAATGACATATACTCACCGATCTTGTCGGTCACGACGCCTTCTTTGTCACGCACTTCGCGATGACGCCAGAGAAGGTTATTCCGATAGTTTGAGTTGAGTGCCCAATTATCAATCAGGTCGTGCAGCACAGTGTGAAGATTAACGGCCATCGCCGTCACCATCGGCTTTGGCATTGGGCTGACGTTGACGTGCAGGCCACCACCGCGCCAAACGTTTCCTTCAGACTCGTAATGTTGGTCACACCCGTGGTCGAGCGTGCGTGTTTCTTTCTTGAACTCCTTAGTAAATTCGATGTGTGCTAAAATTTCATTGTGGAGTGACTTTGGAACTCGCATCTCACCCCAGAAGATGCTGTAGCCCTCAGAGCTAAATGCCCGATCGGCCGTTTGAATTGCGTCGCGCAAGGCGACGACAAGCTCACGTGGAGTCTTGTTTTCCAGCGGCTCGGTTCTGACTTCAGCCAGGCAATCGTAGGTGTCGATCGGGTCCTGCTTGACGTCCATCATGTCCATCTTGGTCTTGATCCGGAACTGCCGCTTGAGTGGAATTTTGGTCCACCGAACGATTTTGTTGTCCTCGTCAAGGATGACGCCTTCGTATTCAAAGCCAATCTTCATGGAGTGGATTATATCACAATTGCCGCGCTTTGTAAACAAAAATTTTCACCGCCTGGCCGCTTTGCGCCTCCGCTGTCTCCAGAGAGGTTTTATGGGCCTGAGAGAGTGAACGCCAGACATCACGGAGTCCGCAAGCTCAGAAACAGGCCGGGCGCCTTCAAAGCGCCATTTCATTCCAGACTGGTCAACGTGCGTGTATGTCTTCGTTTTCATTGTCGTCAATGTCACACTGAAAAAGTTCGGTCGACCGGATGGGCTGAACCTGCCAGTCAATGGGCGTCTGAATCCGCTTGCCATACTTGGTGCAGACGTCAGCATAATCACCCGTCGTGGCTTCGACCTCTTCGGCCGTTCGGTATCCGGACAAGTCGAGCGACTCGCAGCAATAGACGAGCACGTTTGGAATGACGTCACCATCAGTCACCACGCTGAACTTTGACCCAGGCTCGCTGGTAAGGACACCGTTTAACTTGACGTCGACGTGCTTCTTGGAATAGCCATGCTCAAGCCAGTCGACAGTCTCGGCAACGGCCGGTGGCAGTTCATAGACCTCACCGACCAGGGGATAGCCCGTTTCGTCTGGGATGGCCGTGGGGATGCCCATCTCGCCGCCGCGAAAGTGAACAAAGAGCCTAAAGTTCTGGAGCGTCCTGCCAGGCCCAACGAGCTTAGCTCCCCTGGCGACGTCGTGATTGCGGAAACCGTTTCGTAGTGAGCCGTAGAATAGTGCTTTCATTAGCGTTTTTCGGAATTCTGCCGTGGATTAGGGTTTGAACACAATGCGGGGTCCATCTCAACTTGGGCAAAATGGTCGTCGAAGACCTGAACCTCGCCGTCAACGACGGCCATCAACTCCAGGTGTCCTGGTCGATTCGTCTTAACATCACGAACCATGACCGACAGGATGATATTTCCGGAACATTCGTTGCCTTCTTCAGCATACATTGACTGAACGGCCGAACGGACATTGTTAGGGTCATATATCTCAAAGTCGGCTTCACCGTTGTTCTGGCTCAGCACGAAAAAGAGTGGGTGTGGTTTCTGGTTCATGGATAATATTGCTTGTTCATGGATAATATTGCTTGTTCATGTCCTCCCAGTCAGGGTCTTGGCCATGGGCCAGTTTTTCAAGCACCTTCTTGCAATAAGCAGGTGCGTCTCGAATCTCAAATGGCCGGACTGTTCGATTGAGTGGCTTGTCATCCCACTCATACTCGTCACGGTGCTTGACCGCCGTGGCTGGGTCATCGAAGACCATCGCGTAGCGAAACTCATAACGCATCCTGGCAATGTCGTGCCACAGGCTGTGCATGTCTCGGCTGAGCGGTGACGTCTTGCAGCACACGGCCATCTCCTTGGCTTTGGCGCTTCCACTCTTGTCGGAACGAATGCCTTGAAGTGAGATGACGGCCATGATGCACTGACGAACGTCCTCTGGCGTCTCAATGTCGCCAGCGAACAGTTCGCAGTCGTTGACCATCCGCTGTTCCAGAAGCTCGAGGTTTTTAAGAAAGTCCTCGTCTGACTTGCAGGCTCTGGCCAGTTCGGCGACCTCACGGTCGAATGCGTCGAAGTATGAACTCATGATGGGGTCTCTTTCTTGGTATGACGCACTGGTTCAGGGTCTCTGGTGTCAGTGACCTCTTCGACTCTTCCTCCTTAAGGCACTCCTCGTGATACAGGTCTTCCTGATACGGTGCCCCGAGGGAGCCGCCGCAAAAGACACAAAACCCGGCGGATAATCCCTTGAGTGGTTCGCGGGGGTTCAGCACGACACTAGGCGGCCAAACCTCGCGCTCTTTTGCCTCCATCTCCTCGCGAAGCTTTTTGTAATCGGAGTCAGTCAGGCCGAGAAATTCCTTAGTCCTTCGCGGATTGACCGTGAACGTGTATTCATTCATCTCCCAGACCTCGCGATAGGCCCGATCGGCCACAGGGTCGTATTTCAGAAGTTTGACCTTGATCCCGATGGTCGGGACTCCGTGGCTTCCACGAAAGAGGAGGTGCCAACCTTCGATGATTTTGGCGACTTGACTCATATGACCTCAAGGATTGCTCGGCGAATGCCGCACAGGTGAAAAACGAGCCGACGTGGGTGAAAAATGTTGCCGTGGGCTAGGCAGCTGAAATGCAGCGCGATCTGCATTGCCGGCGTTAAAGTGAGCGTTGTCGTGTTCATCGTTGGTGTGAATATACCACAATGGCCGTGATTTGTAAACAAAAAATTTCACAAAATCGCAAGTAGATAAGACAATATGACAAAATCATTAAAATATGTGGCGCTCCTGGCGTTGATTCTTCAAGCCGGGTGTGCGGCGGTCAAGGACCACGTTTTTGTCGCTTCTGGGACGGTGCTCGGGTTTTCAGTCGCCCAGAATCCAGCGACACAACTTTACGAAGCAAAATTGGGCTACGCGCGAACGGAAATTGGGCTCATTCCAACGAACACCAATGGGGTGCCCAGAACAGACGTCATGTTTGAAATCACGTTCGGTGGCTTGCCATCAGGCAGCTTTAGCCAACGCTTGGCCGTCGGCCCAGAAGCTTGCTCAGCAGCCGGTCAAACGATGCTTTTTGCCCGTGACGCCAAAGGACAGTTGCAGGCGTCACCGCAACTGGCCAAGTTCTTGAGCATGACGAACACGCCCACGACAAAATGAGCGACGACGCGGTAAAGCACGTTATTAAAGGAGTCCTAGCCCGAGCCACAACCCGATCATGGCCAGGGCGCATGTATCCTCGCGACGCCTTTGAAAAGTCTCTTAAGGCCCAGTCCAAGCCAAAACGTCCAATCGTCAATGGTCGGCCCATCGAAGGGCTTGAAGCCGTTCACTACGCCTCGACGATCAAGTCGATTGCCAATGAGATTTGGAATCGAAAATGAGCCTTGAAGAAGCCAAGCGACGATTCTTGGTCAACTCCAAGGTCAAAGTTAATCGAAGCGTCACTGAACGCCACCTACGCCGAGTGGGCACCGTCACTAAAGTTTGCCGCGAACTCGGCTACGTCGTCATAAAAGTCAGGCTTGACGAGTGGCTTAACGCGGCCCCGATTACATTTGCTCCTGAGGAACTGACGCCACTATGATCATCATGGGAATTGACTGTGGATACACCCACCCTGGGTGCGCCATTGTTGACTTTGACAACACATCGGCCGACCAGCCCATACTAGACTTCAAGCACGGTGAAACACTTGAGACGGAACGCCGTGAAGACCGGGTGTCTGTGATCTTGGACGACCACCGCCGCATTTCAATGATCAGCAAGTGGCTCCGTGAGACCCATGACAGGTTTCGACCGTCACTCGTCGTGTTGGAACTGCCAACGTCTGGAGCCAGGTCGGCTCTCGCCATCAAGGGAATGGGGTTCGCGACGGCCCTTACGATCGCCACCGTCGAGTCTTATTTCAAGCATGACAAGCTTGAGCTCATCAGCCCTTACGATTCAAAGCTGTGGTGCTGCGGAGACCGGCATGCTGAAAAGGATGAAGTCATCAAGGCCGTCTCAAAATTCTTTCCGAATGTCCCTTGGCCTACGATGAAACGAAAGAAGGGGATCAACTCAGCTTTGGCCGAAGGCATTGCTGACTCACTTGCCGCAATTCTCTACATCGTCAAGTGTGGCAAAGCCGCGTCCAAAGAAGTTGAAGTTCAATAAAGTCACATCTCGCTGAACCCGCGCAGGTTGTCATGTTCTAGAGACCAGGCAACCAATACGCCAAAACGCATATGCCTTCTACTGAACAGAAGACCACACAGAAGACCACGCTCACGGTCGGGTATATCAACCCGCACAAACACCCAATCAACATCGGCCCAATTCCGGCCCTTGGCGGCGGGTTTATTCAACTCGACCCGGGCCAGCCGATTACGACCAAGTCGAAAGTCAAGATCAATGACCCGATTTTCGAACGCTACGTTCGGCCAGGCGGTCTTCAAAAGGAAGTCTCACCAACGCCAGTTCCACTCGTTCTCTGTCCACGACCGCGCCAAGTTGGGCAAGGAAACGTAGGCTTTGCTGGAACTTCAATGCATGGGACCCAACACCCGTCCCCAAACGCCCATGCTGAATCAGGCGTCATTGCGTTTCAAAATTTTGACGACGCCGTCAAGGCCGGGTTCATTCGTGGACGTGGTCAGATGGCGCCTGAATCACCCATCAAGGAGACGACTGGACTGCCTCCAGCCGAACTCTATGAGTCACGTCAGACGCTGGCCTCGACGGTATCAGACCGCGACGTGTCACACAGGCCAAACTTGGACGGTCGGCCATTGACCCCGACAGTCATCACCGTTCCGCCGAAACAACCGCAGCCACAACAAGAATCACAGGGCGTCAGGTTGCCTCCAGGCACCCCAAAGGGCGTGCCGATGGCCGTCATCTCACCACGCCGACAGGAACTTGAAGCCCAACGAATGCAGCAAGAAGCTGAAACTCAAGCCTTGGCCGAAGCGTCCGAATCGCCTGTTGTCGGCGCAGTCGACGAAGCTCCAGTCGTGGAACAAGTAGCTCCTTCAGCCGCTGTGGTTGAAGAAATTTCTGGGTTTAAGCCGCCGACGGACCTTCCTTCGCCGACTTTAAATCAGCCAGCGACGGCTGAAGTCCAGCCTACTAGTGAACCACCCGCTGCGGAAGAGGCCCAACCTCCTGCCACAGAACCCGGTGGAAAGCGGCGATTTAGTTGCCCAATCTGTTCGAGTGAAAAGACGACCTACAATTTTCGGTCGCAGCTTGATGACCACGTGAAGCGGCACCACAAGGACCAATACGAAGTGGTCATGTCGCTCATCCCAAAAACTCCCAGCGCCACGGCCAAGAAGAAGTCGGCGGCCCAAAAGGAAGAGGCCCACTAGTCTGTGTAGAAAGGAACAGGAACCTGCATGGCTTTCAAGTGTTCCATCAGGTCCTTCATCTGAGTGTTGGCCTCTTGACGCTTCTGGTTGTCAAGTGACAGGTCCTTGAATGGCGCAGGAATGGCGTTGCCAAACTTGGCCAGAAACTCCCCGTAGATGTAACGCGCCCTTGCCAAGGCGTAGTCACGAACCCAGTTGGCCCCAACGAAGTCCAGGACGTTCACGTCAGTATATCGCTGGTGGGCCGTGATGCCACAGTGGTAGCGTTCAACAGGGTTGTGGACGTAAAGCACCTTCTCCTGGTCGTCGTAGAGCCAGTCAGGCAACACTGACGTCACGCGCTGCCAGGTCCTTCTCCAGTTGAGGAAGTTGGCATACTCATCAAGGCCAGTCCGCAGCAGAGGAGCCGGCGAAATCAAGTTGCCGTAAAAGATCTCAGTTGGGGTCGGCAGGGTATCGACAAAATCGACATTGACGACAGTGCCAATGTCCTGGCCCTTCATATACATCACGACGTTGCGAATCAGGCGAACCGAGCCATAGCGAATGCGTGGCCGCCAGATGCAATACTCGTTAAATGCGACTGAGATCGCGTCGTAAGCTTGCTGAGTTGTCAACTCAATCGTCCACTGCGGACTGCCAAGCTGGCGAAAGATAAAGTCCTTGAGCTGTTCCCGAGTGTAGGGATACGGCAGCGTGTCTTGGTTGACGCTTTGGTCTGCTTGAACCGTCATCAGCCTAACAATCAGGCTCCGAAGTGCGGGTGGTTGATGACCTGTCCAACGGCCGCTCCAAGGTTGCTGCCACACATGAAGTCATAGGAAAAGGAGTCGGCCTTAAGCTCAAGGAAAACTTGGATATTGCCAATCGACCCGATGTGGGCCAACTCACACTCGACTGACGGTGGCACACGCTCCTTAAATCGGGCCCGAGTTCGAATCATTGGCAGCAGGCGTCGTTGAACCACCAGCCACTCGTCATGGCACTCAGTCTGCGTAAAACACAGCGCGAGATACACGGCTTCCTGACTGAGTCATGCAGCCTAGAACGTTGAACCAAAAATTGATGTATCTAGCGTGTTATGATCACCAAAAGACGTTACGCACACCCACACCCGAAACTTGGCCGGCACGTCAACCACGACAGTGAAAGCCGTCGATTTACCTTCCGAACGGAGGGCCTGCAGATCAAGAGTGTTGTCCACCAAAGGCACATCCCAATCCTCGATCAAGGCGAAGTTGGCTCATGCACTGGAGACGCCGGGATAGGCAACCTTGGCACAAGCCCACTCTTCGACAACCTGGCGCACAACCCATACTCACTCGACCAGGCCGGAGTCTTGAAGCTTTACAATGACGAGGAGAACCTTGACGGTGACGGCCCGTATCCGCCGAATGACAACGGCAGCAGTGGTTTGACGTGCGCAAAGGTCCTGGCCCACGCTGGCGTGATTACCAGCTATCAGCACTGCTTTGACATTAGTTCTGTTTTGCTGGCGTTGTCAGCGTATCCGTTTTTGTTCGGGTGTGACTGGCACGAGAGAATGTTTACGCCAGACGCTGATGGCCGAGTGCGTCCAACTGGGGCCATAGCCGGTGGCCATGAGATACTGTGTCGTGAGTTCGACCAAAACGGTGAAAGACTGATTTTTGACAACTCGTGGGGCGAATCTTGGGGCCTGCGAGGACGATTCTATTTAACGCTTAAAGACTTTGAGAGCCTGCTGAACAATGACGGTGATGTGATTATCCTGATGCCGCCTACCACAGGCATTCCAAGAAGGTCTCGACGTCAACACCACCATCACCACCACGGCAGCAACAAAACCAAAACCTGACTATGTTGGAAACGTTTCAAGAGCACACGTTGGACACGGCGCTCTTGAAACCCGGTTGCACCGTGCTCGACGTCGGTTGCCGTGGCTTTGGCTTTGGAAATGAATTGCGCAAGCGTTTTCATGCCAGGGTCTACGAGGTTGACATTGATGACCTCGGCAATTCCCAGCACTATTACCGCTGTGGCATCGCCGCGGCTGACGGTTATGGTGACGTCAGCCATGACCCGGACCCTTTAGCCCGTCAACTCGTCAGTGGCGATCGCCTCAATGTTTGGACCATCAAGTCTTTCAGCGAAATTGTCGGCGTAGCCCATTGGGACGCTATTAAGTTAGACTGCGAAGGAGGCGAATATGAGATCCTGTGGAACTTGGAACACCCACCAGCCGACCAAATCACGGTGGAATTTCACCAGCACACTCCCGCACGACGCAGCAAGGAGTTTATGGCTGAGCTCGTTCAAAAACTTCGGCGGTGGTATAACGTGCGGCAACACCGGCTCTATGGAAAGCCGAACTCACTAAATTACTGGGACAGCTTATTCATATTAAGAAATCTATGAACATCGTCTTCTGCACCACGTGCAAAGGCCGGGTGCAGCACCTCGAACGAACGCTGCCTCGGAATTTGGCCCACAATCCCGAAGCTCGCTTCGTAGTCGTGGATTACAATGATCAAGACGGCTTGACCAGTTACTTGAAGTCAAATCACGCCAAGGACATCGAAAGTGGTCGGCTCGTCGTCTACCAGTATAAGGAACCTGTTGCGTTCCACATGGCTCACGCGAAGAACCTTGCCCACCGGCTTGGGGCGATCGAGGGCGGTGACGTCTTGGTCAACCTAGACGCGGACAATTTTACAGGTGAAGGCTTTGCCGACTATGTCAGGGAGCAGTTTCAAAGCGGCGATGACATCTTCCTGTGGTCGCGCATGGTCAAGGAAGGTGAAAACCGTCTGCCACGCGGAATTAGTGGCCGAATCGCCGTCTCACGTTCGGCCTTTTTCATAGCCGGTGGCTATGATGAGAAATATCACACCTACAGCCCGGATGACAAGGACTTCAATGCAAGGCTGCGCCGGCTTGGCTTTGACGGCCGTGAAATTGACCCACGCTTTCTGCAGGCCATCCTGCACAATGACAAGATGCGGTTTAAGGACTACCCTGAAGCCGCTTTCAACATCAGCGAAGACTTTCACATTGAGCCACACGCCACGGTAGCCAACAGCGGCGTCATCGGGTGCGGGGCAGTGTTCAAAAACTTTGGCGACGGCGTGATTCACGTCAATCCAGTTCCAACGCGCGTCTTCGGCATAGGCATGCACAAGACGGCCACGACCAGCCTGCACCACGCCCTGACGATACTTGGCTTCAAGTGCGCTCATTGGCCGAGTGCGCACTGGGCCAAAGCCGTTTGGCGTGAGATGAACCAGTTTGGAAGGTCACCCACACTCGAAAGGTGCTACGCGGCCACGGACCTGCCAATCCCGATGCTCTTTCGAAAGCTTGACGCCGCATACCCTAGGTCCAAATTTATCCTGACAATTCGCGATGAGCAAGACTGGTTGACTAGCGTGCGAAACCATTGGGACCCTAGGCTCAACCCGTTTCGCGCGGCTTGGGACAACGACCCTTTTTCCAACCGTGTCCACCAAATACTTTATGGTAGAACGGACTTTGAACCGACCGTATTTTTGGAACGTTATCGAAGACACAACGCCGAAGTCATTGAGCACTTCAAAGACCGGCCCGAGGACCTGTTGGTCATGGACATGGGCAAGGGCGGTGACTGGAGCGAACTGTGCAGGTTTTTAAATGTTCCAAATCCAGACAAACCATATCCGTTGACCAACAAGGCAAATGGAAATAGCGGACATTCCTGACCTCCTACCGGGTGACGTTCTCTTCTACTCCCCGAGTGAACTAGTCGGACTTCTCATCGCCATCAAGACGTGGACGTGGCTCGCTCACGTTGAGTCAGTTTGGCGTGATGACGACGTCGTTGCCGCCCGGATTAACGGGGTCAACATCTACTCAGCTCGCGTCGACAAGCACCTCGTGTGCATCAGGCGTCCGCACTCATTTAACGTCAAAAACGGGCATGAAGCCATCAGGCCGTTTCTCGGAACGCCCTATGAAATTTCAGCCCTTGAGCGCTTCTTCAACCCGTGGTCCAAACATCGAAAGGCGAGCCGCATCTGTTCAAGCATCGTGACACTCTATCTTCGTGGCGGTGGCATCGAACCCTTCAATAGCCGCGTGGATGCTGACGAGATCGCGCCGGCTCAGTTGTGGCAGACCGGAGTCTTGGAGACGATATGGATCAAGGATGGTTGGCTGAAGAGAGCGCTTAAACTGCACCGCCCGCCGCCTGTCTAGTGGCGCCGTCGATATCGTAGTTGCCGCTGTCCAGTTGAGATGGCCCGCCAAACTCGCTCACGATCTCTGTCCTTCTGGCTTCGTTTTTCAATGGCCAAATCACCCAGTGTCTTGGCGAACAAGTCACGCCGCAACGTGCGAACGGACGTGTGCGTCAGGTGGTCAATGAGTTCACGAGCCTTCATTGGCTTAAGTCTATGGAATCTTGGTGATTGACAAAATCGAGAAAAGCTCTGCGCAAGTCACGGTGATAAGTTGAATCCCGAGGAATAGTAGCCGAAGTTGGTCCGAGGACGGCTGACGTCCACCCTTTGTCGGTCTTAAGAAGCGCCCACGAGAAAGCCCCAACGACTCCAAACAGTGGCGGAAGCTCGTGCCCTGTTTCAAGCGAGTATTTTACCCGTTCACGCTGGTAGTTCACGTCGTCAAGGGTGAACTTCAGGCGATATTGACTAGCCATCAGGTCACTGATGTAGTAAGCACTGTCGGCCATGAGGTCGTGAACGAGCTGGCTGATCTCTATCAGGTCATCAGCCGTGAATGGGACGAGGACCTCGCCAAGCGCGTGGTCGTGAACTTCATCAATGACGTCACGGGCCCTCACAGTTCAATCGTGCCCTGCTCGCTTTTCGGACCAGTTCCTTTTGTCAAAGTTCCGACCCAAATCTCATTGTCGTCGGCCCAGTCATAGAGCCGCTGCATGACGTAGTTGAACTCATCCTCATCGGCCTCGTCGTTGAGCATCTCAAACTCGTCGATGATGTCCTCGTATTGGCTCTTCGCGTAGGCTTCCAGCTTGGACACGTCATTCATCTTGCGCCTAAGCCTCTCAACGACAAGCCGGCGAGCCTCACCCGGGTCAACGTCCTCAAACTCAGGAGACCCAAGGTCGATGTCCAGGCCAAACCTCCAGTTACGCTCCAGTAACTGGGTCTCCTTAAGCCCCGCACTCCGACGTAGTCCTGCAATGATGTCTGGCGCTAAATTATACGGATTATCAGATAGTTTTTGAATAGGTTTTGGAAGCTGCTCACCAGATTTTGGATATGGGCCATAAAGAGTCTGGCTCCAGTTATATTCTCTGGAATGTGGCGGTAAGGACGAAAACTCAGAAGATTGAACTAAATCAGTGCTTCCACAATCTGGACATCGTGTAATCGGACCATGCTTATTACTGTAGTGTGGAAAAGTAATACGGCATTGTCGACATGCCTGCACATTTCCGAACTCAGTCAACAATGACTCGTGTGCTTCTTTGTGACTTGCTAGTTCCTTTTGAAACTTATGCCCGCATTTCGGGCACTCAAACTTTGAGGCCTTGCCGCTGTGCCCTTTGAAGATCGTCTTTGAGTGGCACTTTGGACACTTCTCCAAAACAGTGTCACCCACACGGTCGTCCGGACAGAAGCCGCAGTGCTCGTCAATAACCAATCTTGCGTTCACGCACTAACTATGGCCGTGGAATAATGACAGGCTCAAATCGCGTGGCGCTTGAAATTGAGTCTGGCGTCGTCACTGGGTGCAGGAACGTAAATCCCCTGATTGTCTCAAGCGACCTGAACAACTTCATCCCATTTTGGCGCAGCGTCGGGTGCTGCCTGTCGAGGAACCAGGTGATGTGAGCGACGTTGTCAACGCCGTCAACCTTCTTTCGAATGAACCGCCCAATGAGCTGGCGGGCCACCTCAAAGTCGGCTATCGGGTCCGCTATCACGCCGGCCCGCAGCTCATTGATGCTGACACCCTCCTTGACCAGCGGACTGACTAAGATGGCTCCAGGCGTCTTCTTGAGCCAATTAAACGTCTGGTCGCGGGCCTTTGAGTCATGCTCTGAAAACAGCACGCGGACCATGCTGCCATGAACCTTCTGCGCGATGAGGCTCTCCAGGATGTAGACGTGGAGCGTCCTGGTTGCCACCACCAGCGTTTGATAGCCAAGCCCTGAATAGTGCGCGGCCCACTGAGCAATGAGCTCATTGCGCTCCTTGAAGCGAATGATGGCCTTGTCATAGAGCCTGTTGAGGAGGCACCACCGTGAGTTAAGCTGCAGGACCTCGCCATCAATCTGGATGAGGTGAACGTTCGGAATCCGAACTGGCTCGTCACTTGGCTTCTCCTGTGGCTCAAATGCAGGCCCGACGTAGACACCCCGCTTCCACTGCCCACCAATCAAAGCCCACGCGTCAGTGTCAGGCTGTGGCGTGTGGTCCAGTTCCTTGTGCTTGTCCTTCCAAGCTGGGACGTCGACGATGTAGATGATTGGCCTCGCGGTTCGGCCAGCGTCAATCAATTCGCTCGTCTCAATCGTCTCGAGGTATGGCCCAAGCAGGCCGACAATCTTGTGATACTTGACCGGGTCGGCTTCCTTCTTTGAGTCAGACGCGCCGAATCGGAAGTAGGCCGGCATCTCGAGCAGGATCTTCTCAACTGACGGTGAGCAGACGTGGTGTGACTCGTCGGCCAGCACGACCATGAACGACTTAAGCCACTTCTCACGCAGGTTCTTGAAGTGCTTCCAGAGGATGGCGTTCGTGGCGACGACAATCTGACCGTCTTTGTCATGCTCACCTCCACCAAACTGGCTGATTGAGCGGCCTGGAAGGAACTTCTTCATCTCAGCGAAGCTCTGCCGGACGAGCCGCTCAGTTGGCGTGAAATAGAGCAGCCTAGCCGTTGGAAACTTGCGCAAGACCATCTCAGCCGCCGCGGCAAACATCGCCGTCTTTCCTGACGAGACGGCCGCGTGGCAAACCCCGTTGGCCTCAGTCAACCAAGCCACGATGCACCGGAGCTGGTTGTAGTCGAGAAGGAACGGGGCCTTGATGACGTCGTCAGGGATGTCATCAACTGTCATGCCAGCAAATGGACTGGTCATACACTGCGAGAGGTCAAGCGTGATGGAGTGAGCTGAGCATAGTGACTTGACGTCGCCCAAAAAACCACGAAGGCCGACGGCCCTGTCCTTCGTGCCAGGCACGAACTTGATTGGATACGTGTATCCGTTCCACCCCACCTTTCCACCACTTTGCTTGTAGAGGACGTAGGCGTCCGAACGCCAGTAGTCGGGTGGCCGAAACTTCAGCCCATCACAGATTTGGTAGATTTCGGCCCTTTCACCCGAAAGGTAAATCTTGATCGCCGATTCTTTGATCTTGACCACACCAGAAAAGAATTGTTCTAGCAATGTATAATCAAAAGTGATGTATAATCACACTATGAAACGTCGAACTTTTATCAAGTCACTGGCGTTGGCCGGAGCGGCTTTTTCAATCAAACCGGCCATTACGCACGTTCACAAGGAACTTGACAAGACCCCAATCTTACCGCCAGGCGGTGGAGTTCGCGCCAATCAAGCTTACGTCACGACCGTTGTCGGTGGTCGAACCGCCACACTGCACCACCCGTTTGCCACGGCCATCGTTGGCTACAAGGCCATTGACCTGTTTGGCAATGAAGTGCTGCTGAATGTCGACAACAAGGCCAAAGGTCTTGTCGACGTGACCGTTCAAAACTTAAGCGCCTTCAGGCGCATGTTCCCGACGGCCTATAAGGTGGTGTTGCTGGCAAAGTCAAGCAGGCCGAATCTAGCCATTGCCCACGCCACTCCGCCTGAGCAAGTCGAAGCTCAGCTAAAATTCCTGGAACAACGCGGCATCGTTGCACGCCAAACCGGCTTTGACCTGATCAAGGACCAACCTCGCGGTGACAAGTCAACCGAGTGGGAGTTCATGACCGACGACTCTGGCCGACTACGATTCGTTGACCGTGGAACGGGCCGCGAACTTAAAGGGAATCGGTGGGTTCCAATCGAACCGGGCCTGAAGTCGTTTGAAGAAGCGGTGTAGCCAACTGGCCCATCCTGATTTGGTGCAAAATTCTTGGCTTGTTTACAAGCCAAACTGGGTGTTGGCACTCTGGCCAGTATCTCGCCACTGACTCAAGCACAAGGTCCCTAAAGGCCGCGAATCGGTCTTCGTAAGAAGCGTCGCTGAGGATGACCTCCACGACGGGAAGAGTGGTATTAAAGTCATGGTTGGCCGCAACCATCCGCTCCACAAGGCGTTTTCCATCTGGGCCAGTGTAAAAGGCCGTCTCAACGGGGTGGTGTTTTGTGGCCCACGACTTCAACTTGTGAACTCGAAAAATCTCAGTGCTGCTTAGCTGCCTGACCTTGTTCGTCTCGAAGATGATCCAGCTTCCACTCGGGTTGTGCGTGAACTGATATTGAAACGTGCACGCCGTCGTGTTATCGGGCCAGATCGTGTCCGCCTTGCCGTAAGCATTGGTCACGGTCAACCTGGCAATGAATGTGTGGGTGCCGTCGCCACCGCCACCAAACGTGATGACCCCGTTGCTACCGCTATACTGCCCGTAGAATCCAGTTCCATCCGTGAAAAAGAGCGTTGCAGGAGCGCCGCCCTGTTCGACTGACGGCCACGTAATCCAATTGCCATTGAGGTAGTAGTCGTAGTGATACGTAAACGGCCCAGTGCCACCCAAGACATTGGGCGTAGGGTGAAATTCATTGTAAAACGACTCACCTGGACCGGTCGTTGACCAGCTGAAAAACGAAGGGCTGAATGCCCCAAGCCGAGGAACTTTACCAGGGCCAGTTGCGTCAATGGCCGCCGGGAACAGCCACTTCTGCCCGCCGATCAAGACCTGAATCCCATACGTCCCTACCTTCTTTCCACGAACGGCGTGGTTTGAATCATACCAATTCGTGTTTTCGTCGTAAAGACTAAGCGGAGCGGCCGCTAAGCCACCGTGTGAGTTTCCAATGTCCAGTCGGCTGTGGTCCGCTAACTGTCCATTAAGCGTGTCAATGAGAATCGGGACGCTGCTGACAATGTTCTCAGTCGCCAGTCCAACACGTCGTTCAGTCATACCACTATCCTTGCTGGAATGTTAAGCACCGTTGGCTGAACGGCCGGAGGCGTCGGGTTGAACGTGATGACCACAAGGGCATTGCCGAGGCCGACGTGGTCAGAGTTGGTGTAGTTCGTGCCGCTCGTGATGGCGACCTCCTCACCACCTGGAACGTGGACGTTCCCAATGGCTGCGATGACGTGCGCCCGAATGGCTGTTTCAAGCTGGTTGATGGCGTCTTGAAACTCGTCAATTTCGGCCTCAGTGATCAACGACGTTGGCGAAAGTGTTCCCGCCACGGTTGTCGTCGCGTCGAACGTCGTTGGACGTAAGCCAGTCTGTGGAGCTCCAGGCGGTGCAGGCTCAGTGATTGGGTTGTTCAGGACGGTGGAGCCAAGGGCAAAGATCGGCATGTCCAAGAGGACAAGCGTTCCAGACTGTGTGACAGTTCGGAAACGAAACGTGTCGGGAGTTACAACGATGCCGTTGTTGTCCTTCCACGGGACTCCGGTCAAAAGCAGGGAATCAGAGTGGGCTTCAAGGCCAGAATTGACGTGGACTGTAAACAGCTCGCTTAAGTCGAGCAACTGGTTGGTCGCCGACTCCGCCGCTGACTCGGCGATGACCGCTTTGGACTCCATTCAATGGCTAGAACAAGCGTCGTAGACTGCCCGGTCGACTACCTGGCATTGGAATGCTGTCGACGGTAATCTCACTCGTCGATTCAACGAGGCTTCGTGCTGGAACCCTGACGGCCGCTGGAACTGTGGCTGACTCCTCATGTGTCGGTGGTGACCCTTCGGCCTCACGCGAACCTACAGGCAGTGGAAAGTTCTCACCGCCGCGCGACCCTGCTTCCGCTCCCTCAGAAGAACCTGGAGGCATCGGCACCTCGTCTGGATTGAGCAACTCCTGCGGCGTGGTTTCACGCGACGCCGCGAGTTCCTCCTTGGCTCGAGTTTGCTCCAACGTCTGGCCATCGCCCTTTTCCTTCTCTTGGCCAGGACCGGGCAGACGGGGCATGTAAAATTTCAACCTGGCATAAGTCTCGTCAGCAATGGCCCCAACGTGGTGCTGTGAAAGCGCGCCCTCAATGGCCTTCAGCTCCGACCAGCTCAACTCCATCTTGTAATCGTCGTAGCTGTCGTTGACTTTCGTGATGTGCATAAGTTTCTGTTCTAGGTATCGTGTCGTAACTTAACCTGTGACTCGACCGTCGCCACTTGATCGGCTCATTGCGCTAATTCGCCGCCGCCGAGCAGAACCAAACGATGACAACATCCGGCTAGCAATGCGTCATCGCAGGCTAATTCGATGTTTGAACAAAGACAGCGACGTGTTAAATGACATGGACGACGTTGAAAAACTAGGCCCAGTTGAAAACTTTGAACTGACACCACGCGGACGAAATTACCATGAATCTGTTGACAATGTCGGACACAGTGAACCTCGCATTTACGCGAAGCATCGGAACATTCCCGGTCACGTGTCACCCTTACGTTCCTTACGTCTTCGCCAGACCGCAGCACGCGGCCCTAACGCTCCCGCAAGTCAAAGGAAAGGTGTTCCGGTCTTCGTCCCTCGAGCCAAGGTTGAAAAACTTCAACGTCAACGACCCCAAGCGGGGCCGGGTCCTTCTGTATAACGGGTGCGGAGGTTTTGGCGACCAAATTTTGACGTGGCCAATCTCCAAGATCCTCGATGACTATGGCTACGAGGTGCACGTCCTAGCCGACCCTGGAAACGACATTTGCTGGCAGCTGTTTCCGTGGGTCAAGGGCATTCACGTTCTTCCAATTCAATTTTCAATGCTCGAGCTGTTTGACCACCACGCCTTCTTTGAGATCGTCTCAAACATGGACGAACACCAAGACCAGGCCCACCCGGTGGACGCAATGCTCCACAAGATCGGCATTGACCCAACGACTATTGACGTAAGCAGGAAGTCAGTCAAGCCATTTTTCTCAGCGGCTGAGATGGACGAAGAGGCGGCCCTGTTTAAAGGGCAGCACGTCGCAATCTTTCAGCTGCACAGTGGCTCGGTAACTCGGTCATTGATTGCGTCTGAGAGCGTTTACCTCTTGAAAAAGCTCGCTGAAACATTTCCGACCATAGCTTGGGTCGCCATCCACGACAACCTCATGGGTGAAAGCCACCGGAAGGAGCTAACCAAGGACGCGCTCCCTGAAAACATTCAGATTTGCTTCACGCGAAAACTCAGGCTCCTGTGGGCGCTTGCGCAACGGGCCAAGGTCGTGGTGTGCCCAGACAGCATGATGGTCCACATCGCTGGAGTCCTTGAAGTTCCGTGTGTTGGGCTGTGGGGACCGACCAACCCAGACTCTCGTGTGGCCTACTATAAAAATCACCACCCAGTTTGGCCAAAGGAAGCTTGCCCGCACTGCCCATGCTACACTTTCCTGCAAAACTTCCCGCACTTCTGCCCAACGTCAACGACTGGCCCTAGAAACCAGTGTGAAGTCATCTCACACATTCAACCGGCTGACGTCATCTCAGCCGTTGAACGGGCCATGTCAAATGACCGCAATCTGACCGACAATGGTCACGGCCACTAGCTGCTCGGTCGGAGCGTCCACGTCAATCTGCCAGGTGTTGTTGTCATACTGTGACACAACGGCCTGAGTCGTGACATCGCCGCCAACCGTGCTCGCCACGGCGATGCAAACTGTCTGCGACACACTCCAGTCAATGTCGGCCCCATAGGCCTGCGTCGGAAGCCTGACAAGGACTGAGCCACTGAAGATGTGGTGGTATGTCCACATCAGCATGTCCAGCGACGTCGTGTCGCCAGCCACCTTGGTCTGCTGCATCGGCAGGTAATACGTTCCACCGATAGTGCCACCGGACTGGTAGTCGAGGTAGGGTGAGCTGGTCGATGAAAAGTCATCCCACGCGATCAACGTTCCAGAGACCGCCGCGGTCGTGGCCGTGATCCCACTTCCTGCTGGACCGATCGAACCTTGTGGCCCTTGTATCCCCGCTGGACCAATCGACCCCTGCGGGCCCTGTATTCCCTGGTAACCCCGCGGCCCTTGGTCGCCCTGAAGGCCACGCGGCCCTTGGTCGCCCTTTGGCCCAACAACCACCTGCGTGGTGTTGGAAATCGTGATGGCTGAAAGCTGGCTTCGCTCAACGACGAGTGAGCGCACACCGACGAGGATGCTTCCAACCACGTCAGCGTCAGACGTCCCAATGTTGGTCAACACCACAATGAGCTCACCAGGTCCATTGAAGAATGCCGTCGGAGACGTCAACTCGGTCGCCGTGGTCGCTATGGTCGTGCCAGAACTGGCCCCAAACGTGTTGGTGCTATAGAGGACGTCCAGCCTGACTGAGTTGGCCGGAACTGACGCCACGATGGCGTTGCTGACACGGGCCTGATAGCCGTCTGGAATGCGGTAGTTTGAGACCTGCTCGGTCCCTCCAACGCGGATGCGCGTCTTTACGATTGGCAGGTAGACAGGCGGCTCAAAATTGTTCCATGACGCAATGACGGTGTTAAGCGCGTCACGCAATATGGCGTCACGCTTGGCAAGGCACCGTGTGGCAAATGAAATTGACTCCCAGTCCAATGCTGACGTCGGCCCGATGTGGCGAACGTCGCCTTGGTTAAAGTCAATGCCGCCAGCCGACGGAAGATTGACCGTGTTGATCTGGTCCATATGGGTTAAATAGCACCGCGCGGCCACCAGTCAATCGGGTGGTTTTCAAGGAATGCTCGGTGAACCTTAAACTTGAACCGAATCCTCTGACCCAAAATGATCTGTCTCCGACGATTTGGAAAATTCATGCTGACCGTCTTAGACGGAGCCACGATCGGAACTATCTTGCCGACCTTTCCAAACTCAACCTGCTGCCGGTTCAAGACGGCGACGCCTACCAAGTCAATGACTTGGTCATAAATCTCAGTCGCCTGGCGGTAGGTCAGACCACAGTGGTGAAATCGTCGAATAAAGTCATTTCGCGTGACGGCTTTTCGCTTAGGTGGGTTGACCGTTGTGCTCATTGAGAAAGCGTTGAACTAATCTCGATTGCTTGGCCAAGATTGTCCTTCGGGGAAATCTGCAGCGTGATCATGGCCGACGTGTCGCTGAGGCTCTTGACCGTGACGGACTCGACGTTGACTCGAGGCTCGAATTGATTGACGGCAATGCTTAGCTGCTCCTTGCCGACAGTCTCGACAAACTGCAGGTCCTTTTCAAAAATAAGCTGGCGCAACCCCGTCCCGTATGTCGGGTTCATCAAGCGCTCACCGTATGACGTCAAGGCCAGGAGCGTCACATTTGACTCAAGCACCTGCAAGTCACTGCCAATGTTGAAACACCACTGGTCTTGATTTGGAAATCGACGCTGAAGTGGAATGATTGGGCCAAAGATGAACCCATTTGAAACCTGCGTGGACAGCTGAATGGGCGGGCGCGTTCGAATGGTCAGTGGAATGCTGACTGTTGAGGCATCTGGGGTTGGAGCGCGGTGATTTTTGGCCGTGACTTGGATGAGGTAGAGCCCGTCGGCCTGAAAAGTGTGGTAAACGGCCGACTCAAATGGGCTAAACCCTGAGATTACCTGGACGGCCGTTCCGTCGCCCCACGAGATGCTGACGTCCAGGGCATTGGTGTATAGGACAACGTCGTCCGTCGCGGCCAGTTGAACGGCCAGCTTGCGGCCAACAAGCGTCTCGCTGTGGGTAATCGTGATCATCCGTGAAGTTGCGTGGTCCGCTTCGGCATGAACTTGCGCCAGCTCGTTGACTCCCAGACCGTCTTCTGGGAACCGTTGCCATTTGTCATCTTTGAGTCTTGGAGGAAGTGGATTTTACGCTTCGCGTCTGACGCGGCGTTGTCGTTGCGTTCAATCAAGCTGAGGCGATAGCTGTCTTCAGGTGACTTGACGACTTCCTCGTTCAAGGTTTGACCCATTGACAGGACGTCTTCGACTGACTCGTAGCGTGGAAGCGGGGTCAAGCCGTCCTCCTCACCTTCAACCAGCTGTTTGATCTGACGAACTAGACCGCGGCACCTGGGGTTGTTGCGAATTTGAATGTCGATCGCGTCAAGCAACGCTCGCGTCGAAACGTTCTTGAACTGGCCACTGGCGATGGACTCCATCTCCATGGGCTGCATTGGTGAAGGCAGCGCAGTCAAGAACGTGTTGACCACCTCATCAGGGAGGTGAAGGTAGCGGCGAAAGACCAAGTCAATCCAAGCGTCTTTTGGCAAGTTATATTGCTCCATCACACCGCCGAGCGAGGCGAGAAGTTCGGCCTTTGAGTTCAACAGCTCGAGCTTCATCTGGTCCTCGAGGCCGCCGATGTCGCTCATCTTGACGTTAATCGTCAACTCCCTTGGGTCCTTGCCACGCAGCACAGCGTGGAAGTAGCCAAGCCACAGGTAACCGGCAAGAAGCGGGCGGCGAATCGACCGAACCTTGCGCAGTGAGCGAATGTCTGACGCAAGCAACGCTCGGCCAGAAGGTGGGTTCTCGCCATCTTTTGACCCAAGGCCGAACCACATCTTCGGCGCGCCAACAATCGAAAAAAATAGGTCGGTCAGCAGCTCGAGGTCATAGACGTCAGGAACTTGTGTCGTTCCGCCAAGTTTGGTAATCGAGTGCTCAAATCCTTTTGGCTTCGCCACCCACAGAATGGTGTCCAACGCGAGTGGGTTGTAGAATGACCGAAAGTCTGTTGGGTCACTGAGGTTGGTCCCGCCGCCCTGGCCGAATGACTGGCGTGAACGCATCGACCGCCGCCACGCATTGACCGTCTTGATCTGCTCTGTCGGCGGTTGCTCTTGCGTGTCAATGTTAATGACGTATCGGTCGGGCTGAACCTGGCACCGGTGAACGACCATCTGGTCAAGGCCCATTCGCAGCTTTCGATAGATGCCTTCGGCTTCCGCACAGATGGGCTCACCATGTTCAGTCTCTCGGTTTCTGGCGAGGCGGCGAAAGTGCAAGATGTCGAATGGATACCACAGCTCCTCAAGGTGGCCGTTTTTGTTGATCGCAACGCGCTCAATGGGCGTCGCGTTGTCAGGACCTGCCCACACGCTCTCCTTATCTGGCTTGTGCTGGTCCCACATAAAGCCGATGCAGCGACGATTGCGTTCAAGCCAGTAGCGTCGAATCTGGTGAGCTGGGATGAATGACAGTCCTTGGACGCCCTCACCACGGGCGTAGTGAATGCGCTCAAAGTGATTTCCAAGCGCCGCAATTCCATGAGCTTGACTGAATGCGATTGACTCAACGTCGACCCGCTTCGCCATGCGGTTTAAGTCAGCTGTAAATTCACGGTCATTTGACTCATACCAGATTGGGCCTGGGTTAAACTGGTCCCAATTGATGGCTTCCTCACAAAGTTCCTGGAGGACCGCGGCAAGCAGGTCCCAACTGGACATCTCCTCCCACGTGTTAAGCATTTGCCGGTAATTTGCCGGCGCTTTCATCACTTGGGCATACCGTGCCCAGATGTCTGGATTGGCCACGGTCCCCATCTCGAGGAACTCTTTGGTCAGTCCTTGTTCAGCGTCTGGGGTCGCAGCACGTGGAATAAGCATGTCACGCGAAGCGGGCGTTCCAATCATCCCGAGCGTGCTGAAAACTTGGAGCCCTACAGACTTAAGATTCATTGTTTACAAAAAAGTTTACAAAAAACAGTTTACAACGACCAAAGATCGTATTAAATGTAGTCCATGGCTAATAGCAGACACAGTAGAGCCAAAGTAGACGAGAGCGAAGACACTGAGATTGTGGCTTTTCGCATTCCACGGAGCCAAGTAGCTCTGTTGGAAGACCGAATGGCCAAGAATCGCGTTGTCAATATCCGGTCTCATCATCAATTTGCGCGGAAGGTTATTTTAGACTTTCTCGGAAATCGGTGCCTTTACTTAAACGCTACCGACCAGTCAAACGACCCTGCCCTGGGCGCCGCCTAAGTTGTTTGATCCGCCGGTAAGTTGAAGTGGCATGACTCCGTGCTCAGGCTCCACGTTCATCTTCGGAGCTAGGTCGTTGTTCTTCAACCTCACCTGCATTCCAGTGTAAGTTGTCGAGTCCTTTTCATAGACAACAACTTGGACGTCTCGAGCACCGGCGATCTTTGCCAAGTCCTGGTGGAACTCTCGCGGAACTTGGTGGAACTCCAACTGGATAACGACGTCGTCACCATCTTCGAACGTGGCTGCATTGACAAATGAGGCCAAGAGTGGCGGTGATTCGAAGAGGCGCATCATCAGGCGGTCGAAATACGCCTGAACGTTCGGTTCGCCTAAATCGGCCTCGATGATGTAAGTGAGGAACTGGTCGTCTTTCACAAGTTAACTACGCTAAAAAGGCGAGGGCCGCCACAGGCCCTCGCCTCGCTCTTATCACCTTAGAACTGGCGAACTGGAATTTACGGGCTGTTAATCCCGCTAATGTTGCCGCTCGCTTGGTCAACCGTGCCCCATTTCGGGATGAGGTTGCCAGTGTCGAAGCCATCGTCGTAACCCCAACCTTTGCGCCCACCAACAACGATGTCAATCTGCGCACCGCGCAGGTCCGACTTGTTGTCCATGACGACGCTGACGTTTGCCACAGCCGCTTTGGGAGTAGTCGCCCCGCCGCCAGAGACGATGCCGCTGGTGCCATCGTATCCAGAACCGAAGAAGCCCAGCTTTTCGGCCGTGAGGTTGACGTGGATCGTCTTGTATCCGCCGGCGACGATGTCCACGTAATTGCCGACATTCTTCCAGCCAGATGGGCTGGTAATGCCATCATACTCCTTCAGCTGAAAACGCAAGACCGGACCAGACGTTGTTCCGCCGGCAGGACCTGAAGGACCACCTTGTCCGCCGGTAACCGGCGGGCTAATGTTCTTGACTAATAGCTCGAACACCCCCAAGCGGTCGTTTGTGCGCGTGGCATAACCGGCCAGTTTGTTGATGTCAGTGCCGAAGCCAATGTCACTGATTTGGTTCATGTGAGTTTACGTTGTTTGTTCGTGTCAGGCCACCTGGCCGTGTGGCTAGCTAACCTTTATTCTGGTTCAGCTTCGCCGGCTATTGAACATCAACGACATTGCACATAATCAATGAACCGAATCCGCTACAAGATCGACTCCAACTTGAAGGAATTCATCAGCTGACAGGCCATGAAGCTCCGCTGGCGGTCGCTGCTTGAAAAACCGCTGAATGACGTCCGAAGCGTCAAATGACACTGGGCCAGTCTTGGTCGCGCCGGACTTTGCGGCCAGTTGTGTGGCTATGCCGTCATAGATTGGCTTCGCCTGGCGCATCTTGGGATGGTTGAAATAGCGTTCCACATCGGCCTGTGAGTTAAGGACGACGCGATACCTGTCCTCGTCAGTTCCAATGTCCACAGAAGGCCCTGAATCAACCACATTAAGCCATTCGTCAATAGTGACTTGTTTGTAGACTGGAAATCCGTAGATCGGCGCCCACTGTAGAGTTAGCTCCGGAAGGTCCAACAAAGCCACGCGCTTGTCCTCGCCAGCCTCACCAAAGTCCTGCTGAAATGGCGACCCAATGTAGTGAATCGTCTGCGTAATGGACTGTGGGTGATGGACGTGGCCAAGCAGGACCAGCGTCGCTCGCTTGAGAATGCCAACGTGCACGCCACCTTTCAAGATGCGACCATCTCTGTCACGAGTCCCTTCCACTTGAAAGTGTCCAAGCACCAGTTGGCGCGTGCCGTCCTTGAGAAGGTTCTCATCAAGCCACGTTTCAAGGTCAAAAGCTTCATCAGGATATGGGCAGAGCAGGACACGCACTCCGCAGATTTCCCTGACAACAGGCGTGTCGTAGACCTGAAACACTCCGGTAAATGCTCGGCCAGAGTGGACCTTTCCAGATTTTACATGCTGGTCGTGGTTGCCGACAAGCTTAAGGTTGTTGTCGCACGTGACCTTGAACCACTCAAGGCAGGCGAATAAATTGTCCAGTGTCGGAACAGGGATTGAGTTTCGATCGTCGAACGTGTCACCTAAGTCCCACAGGCCGTCACAGCACGCCTCCTCGAATAACTCCAACAGCACCTCGAAAAACAGCTTGACCCGCCACCGTTGGAGCGGCAGAGTTGGGTCGTGGAAACACCGTTCACTGCCTTCGCCTGCCTGTAAATCCGTATAGATCAGGTATCTCATTAAACGGTGACGGCCTTGGGTGACGTCTCTGAAGGCTTGACCAATCGACGAACGACTGGCTGATACTCAAGCAAGGCTTCCTTGAGATTTTTCGACCAAGTCTTGTCCATGTATTGACTATAAAGCTCGTCGACAGTCACGACGCGAATGTCAGAGTGCTTTTCAGGCTCCATGTTCATCAGCGTCCCAAGCGACTTCACCTTGGCGGCGACAAGCAGCAGCACCCAGTGCCAGTTGTCCTCGCCAGGAACTGAGCGGATGATGTTTTCGTAGAAACCAATCTTGTGGATTGGGCCTGTGTCCATCTCAATGTTGAGCTCTTCCTTCAGTTCCACCTTGAACTGGTGCCAGAATGGGAGTCCAATCTCGTGAAGACCAGACGGCATGCTCCACGCGTTCTTGGCACTCCTGACCTTATTTGACCTAAAAAAGATTGGAAATCGGCCGTGCTCGTCAAACGCAAAACCAATGACAGACGTATACGGTCTGGCGTCTTCAAACTTCTTCCAAACTATGGGTTGTTCAGCTACCGTGGCGGTAGTAGTTGGCTCTATATTCATGATTTTGCCTAAGTGTTAATGTTGTTGAAGTTCAATCACGACCAAGACGATTAAAACACTACAAAAAGTTAACCGTAGTTCTAACTTTAAGCATGACTGTGAGTAAATTGTATGAGCTTCAATTGAGCGGCCGGCCGATTCTCGTTGTTTCGATCGACACGACTCTGCCAGTCAAGCCATCGCCAAAGGTTTTTATCCCTTGGATTCGACAACTCGTCCTGCGCGCTTTAATGCATCACCTTTCACGGTGAGCTGGATATTTGTGGGAGCCTGCATGCTCCCATGGATGAATTTTTCCTCAATCCACCCGTAGAGATCTCTGTCCAGATAAATCGGATTGCACCGGCTTCTCGTCAGGGCAATTTCATCGCCAATTTGGAAGTCAGCCTTGACTCCGGTGCCCTTCTGAACGACGGTATAAGTCTGCAGTTCGTGAGTCGTATTTTCAATTTGCGGGAGCACGAGCTTTGAGTCCGCGAAGATGCTGCGCAACGCAACCTTGACTAGGACCCACGACCCAACAACGTGGAAATACTCGAGGTCAAAGTATGGCTCACTGAGGATGCCGATCATGTCCAAGTTGTGGAGAAAGAAGACAAGCCCATGCTCTGAATCCACGTAAGACGAGTTGACGGCGTGGAGGCGCTCCAGTTGGAAAAAGCAAATGTCACCCGGCTTGACGAACATTGGGTTCGGCTTGCCACCGACAATCCCGTCACCGACAGCGAGAACTCGCCCTAGTCGGTTAAAAGACTCGTCCATCTTGCTCGGAATGAGGACGCCATTTTTTGTCTTGACCTCAGTGTCAACAAGCTTAATGACGACTCGCTGGCCCAACGGTTTCAGCCGGTTAAGCGGAACGGGTAGCGGTGGTGCATTTTTCGGGAGACCATCCTTGTCCAATTGATCATCCATAAAAAGGTAAGCGGCGGTGTGCTAGAGACTACGTCTTCAATTGAAAGAACTTAGACTATCAAACAAAACTTCAAGTTCAGACACTAACGTATAAGGTTTTCGTTTTTGAACCGACTCGACGGCGAGCTGAGCGTTGTCGTTTGGGTCAGTTTTCTTTCCGTCGACACGTGGCATCTTGGCTATCGAAACACGCAGCCTGTTCGACAACTTGGACCCAGCTTCAACCCACGCATTTAACGTGGAGTCTGAGTCATAAAGAACACAGACTTCTTCAATGCAGTTGAAGGCGGCTAACTTGGCCAACTGAATTGAGCTGATGGCGTGCTTAAAGACGCATACCGTCGTAAAATCCGTCCCAAGTTTTTCGAGCGAAAGCACGTTTAAAATGGCCTCCACAGCCACGACTAGCTTAGGTTGGCGCAGTCGTATGGCGTCAATGTTGTAGACCCAATTCTGCATCCCGTATGGGCACTGCTTGCGATTTGGAAATCGCTTGGTTTTACCGCTCGAGTCGTCCACGTAAGTTCGGCCTTGATAATAGACAAGGCGGCCATACTCACGGACTGGAAAAATCGCATACGGCTCCCACAGCGAGTCCTCCGTCGTAAACCCAACGTCGGCGTTGACCATGTCATCCAACGTCAAACGCTTGCGATTGGCCATCCGCTCAATCAACTTGACATAGCCAGACGACATGTTCTTTCTTACGCTTTTGAAGCCCTTTGGGAGCGTCACGTTGACGACGCTTGGAATAAATGGCTCGGAGTTGATTGACTCCAGAAGTTTCTCAGCTTCACTCAGGTCTGGCGGTGGGGCAACGTCGTCGACATTAAACCCCAGTCGACGACACCACCAGATGAAGTTGCCCGCATGCCCTGGGATATTTCCACACTTCCAGCAGTTCGTCAAGCCATTGCTGACATTCACCGACCTGTTTCCAGTGGCGTCATCGCACTGTGGACACAGGAAGACAAGCTCGTCACCGGAACAGCGGTCTGGGACAATCGTGAACAGGTCCCTGACGATTGTCTTGTAGTCGGTTGCCATATGTGCTATTTAGAATATGAGCGAAAGACTGTTTGAACACATTCGACACTGCAAGCAATTTGAGTCGAAGAAGCCGCCGATGACGCTCGAGGAAGCTGGCAAAGAGCTCGGGCCAAAGGCTCCAGTCAACTTTGGCGTCTCGCTGGTCAAGCGGCTGGCTGAAGCCAAGAAGAAGGAAGCCGAAGCTGCGCAGCCTGCGCAACGCAACCCGTCAATCTTGCACTCCTAAGAGAACGGAACAGGCAGGACGTCGTCCGCGTAAAAATCAGCGTTAATTTCCACAAATCGAGCTCCTTCACAGCTTAGCTCAGGGCCCACGGTGAGCGAGCCAATCCAGCAGTTTTTAAAGACGTAGGAGGCGGACACTTTCAGCCCATTTGGCAGAAGGTCCATGTTTGTCGAAGTCGGCACAGGGCTTGACGGTTGAACGCCCGTCGAAAACGGGTTGACCAACCCCTGTTGCGACACGAAATTTTTAACCTTTGAAAAGAAGTCAGTGCCAGTCGCCGATTGCGGCGTTGCAGCCGCGGCCTGTGGTAAGTCTTGCCCACAAAGAAACGTCGTGCGAATGTCAAAGCCGTAGTTCACCTTGAAATCCTTGTCTAGGTAAAGTGAAAACTCCGTTGACATTCCACCACGACCGGCCCGTGATAAAATGCGCCACAGAAACAGCAGCGTGTAGATGCTGCTTCGCATCACGTCATCGTCATTGTTTGTGATGGTCGGCACCTCGTGAACGAAGACCATTCTCCCTGGACTTGGCGGTTGGTCCCAGCCAGGCGTGTTGTAAGGGCGCGTGTCGCGGTAGACCACTTCTGGCGTTATCGACACCTGCGGCATGGAGACGGCTCGAGCGAAGTAACGAATGTCACGCTTGTCAGCTAGTGAGTTGACTTGGCGGGCAAAGTCGCCTATCGTGCTTGCCGCCACGCCAAATCTTGCGGACCAGCGCGGTCCTTCCTGGTTCTGGATGTCTGAGTTTCCAGCGATGATCGCGTTGTAGACGGGCGTTAAGTCGAGAATCCACAGGTCACTTCGTTGTGGCTCAAAGTTGCTTCCAACTTTGCCCCACGGGTTAACGGCGTCAATGATCATACGATACCTAAGTTAAATAATGGCAAACCTAAATGGAATTTATGGCGGTCTGGTCGAGGAAAATCGTGACCAGACCCAAATGGGGCGACTTAAGGTCCGGGTCCCCGCAGTCTATGGGTTGGCCAATGAGGTCCCGACAGACCGCCTGCCGTGGGCCTTGCCGCGTGGTCTGCCATTTGGCAACACTAACAGCTCTGGTGGAATGAGTTGGCTTCCGGCTGTTGGAGACAACGTGTGGGTTCAGTTTCTCGATGGTGAACCAGAAAAGCCAATCTGGGAGTGGGCCACAGCCCCTGTTGGAAAATCATTGAAGCTTCACAGTTACGACGACAGTGGGCCAAGCAGAAGCATCCTCACGCGGTATGGCCACAGCATCCAATTTTCGGACACGCAAGTCGTCTTAACCACGCAGCAAGGTCACCAGCTTGTCATTGAAACGAGTGGCGCGGCCAGCGGTGGAAAGACGACCATCCAGACGCCAAAAGGCCAAAGCATCTCACTTAACGACCTTGGCCAAAACATCGTCATCCAAGGCCTTGACAGCGCGGTCGTGTCCGCGGCGACGACAATTCTCAACGCGCCAACGTCCACGCTCCTCAAGACTGGACGATTTTCACTTTCATGTGGAAACTGCCTCATTACGGTCCAGGGCAACTCAGTCACAATCACAACTGGAACGGGCGCGACGATCGCCATCAGTGAGCTTGGAAACGTGGCCATCACCTCATCCACAGCCTTTACAATCGGCATTGACTCAGACCGAGTTCAGATCGGTTCAGGAAAAGGAACGACTGGCATCATCGTTGAGGAGGGAAAAATTTCAATGACCGCGCCGCAGTTTGTCATGAACACCGCCGCGGCGTCCATTGGCTCAGCAAGTGGCTACCCAATCCTGCTCTTGACGCCCACTATGCTGCAGTATCTGTTGACACACCAGCACCCAAATGGGAATGACGGGTCACCGACTGGCCCACCCATTCCAACGGCAGGTCTTTTTCCACAGGATTCAGCTACAACTCGCATTCAAGCAAGCTAATGGCCATCTCACCGACAACAACAACATCAACTGGAAGCGGGTTCATCACCGTCACGCCAAGCCAGCCAAGTGCGGCCGTTTCGAACTCGCCAAACTTTAACTTCGCAGTCATCATTCAAGTTCCGCTCCCGATTATTGGCGTGGACGTCAAGTCACTGGTGGCTGACTACGTCCTTGCGGCCCTGTCGGTCTTGAAAATACCTGAGGCCATCCAGTCTCTCCTGACCAACGGGACCAAGATCATCCAAAACATCGTTGATGACGCGACCAAGCTCATTCAGGCCATCCCGCAGGCCACGTTTTCAATCGTGTTTCGCGTTGGCGACGTCGTTGTTCTCAACGTCTTGCTCGTTGCCCAACAGACTCCAGTTCAAGTTCAAACTCCAACCTACCAGTTGGCCTTGCCGAATTTTGCCGTTGAGTTCCCGATTTCCATTCCGTTTCCAATTCCGCCGCCTGTGGTGATCCACGTCCCAATTCCAGTTCCGTCAGTGTCGATCTCAACCCCAGTCATTGTCAGCGGGGGTGAAGTCTCCGTTGAATCAGACGTGGTGCCCCAGCCGGTTAAGAGCCCGATCGTCTTACCGAACATCTGAGCATAGTTAAGCCGAATGAGCTCTATGAGACTATCTGGCTTCCTCTCGATCGCCAGCATTATCCTTGAAGATGGGCAAGTGATGTCAGCGCGAGAGGCTCGAAAGGCCGGGTTGCTTGACGTGCCTGACCTGGCGACTGAAGACTGGCCGACCATTGGGCCGGATGAGTTGCCCATTGGAACGAACGTTCACACTGACGCTGGTCGTCAGCTCATGATCTACTGCTGGGGCGGCCGCAGCCCAGTCACAGACTACATCGCCTCACAGTTTGGCATTGGAACTGGGACCACACCAGAGACCGTGGGTGACTTGGCCCTTGAAGCGCCATTGACATTTTATGACAGCGATGCGGACAGCGTGCCAGACAGCGAACTAAAGCCGGTCAACTCGATTGACTATCCTGAGCCGTTCATCGCCAGAGTTTCAATCACCATCGCCGACACCGAGGCCCAGGGCGTCCTTATCACGGAAGCTGGCTTGTTTTCTGGCAATGGCACGCTGTTGAATCGAGCCATCTTGGACGCCCCAATCAACAAGGGGACATCAGCCAGAAACTTTCTGTGGCGCCTTCGTTTCTAACCTTCAATACTTATTGCATCTTGAAAACTTTCGTCCAAGACACCAACGCCGTTGGAGAGACTGACGGCACCATGTTCACCATCATTCAAGGCGGGTTGAATGACAACATCTTCACGCTCGAGAACACTGGGGCCAACACGATCAACTATCACTTTCAACAGCTCGAAGGGGACGGGACGTGGTCTGACCTTGCAAACATCTCGGACGACAGTCCGTTGAACTCAACCCTCGTGGCCGGTCAAATTAAGAGCATCGTTGTCACCGGGACCTTCACGCAGCTCCGGCTCAATGCCAGCGCCTCAGGGAGCTCGGTCCTTGACTTTACACTGACCAGGAATTACACTCGTTCAAGCGGCGGGGCTATCCCGTTGATGAGCCTGTAACTTTCTCACCGCGCATCCAGCGGTCAAACTCGTTGATGTTCTGCGACGTCTTGTCGCTGGCAGCCCATGGCATAGCCATCTCTCGCTCAATCTTGCGCGCCTCAGTGTCATCCAGCGCTACTGGCGCAGGTTCAGGAACGCCTTCTATTGTCGTGTCCAACAGCGTCACGCTCAAACACTCGAGAAACTGAGCCTGCTGTTCATCGTTCATCTGACTGACGATGATCTCGATGACCTGGTCGAACGGCGTCTCACGTGGGATGGTTGAAAATAGCTTTTTGACCTTTCCCTCACCCCACTTGTGCACGCCCTTGATGCCGTCCCCGATATCCCCAATGATGGCCAGTGCAATGGCGACTTGGATTGGGTGGTGAACATGCCATCGCTCACAGATGACCCGCCGCGTCAAGAGCATCTTCGAGTGAACGTCATAAAACGAGACTCGGTCACATTGGAGCTGCGAGAGGTCCTTGTCCGAACTAACGACCACCACATGATCAGCTTTAGTCTGCTCTGACGCAGAAGCGACAACGTCGTCCGCTTCATGGTCATCAAGCATGACTTGAGCACTTCCAGTCAATGGCGTCAACCTCGTAGAAAAGTCAGCCAATTTCGGATGATAATCTTCAGGCTTTGGAGTTGGCCGATGTTTAGCCGTCTTAGGAGCCCCGTCCCAACAAAAAAGAAGCCTATCAATGTGCCGTGAAAAGTAAGATTCGTCATTTCGAATCATCTTGACGATTGACTTCATGGCCACTTTCACAGGATCACGCCCGTGCTTAACCGCCGAATAATACGCGTGAGCGAAAAATCCATTCCCGTCAATTATGAGGTCAGTCATGCCTGTATTTGAGTTAGATCAATAACCTATGAAATACATAATGACGGAGGAACACCGTAAAAATCTTCGAAAAGAAAAACGTGCTCAATACATTCAAGAACACCCAATCGGGTCTGAAATCGGTCGTTTCAAAGTCATCGGTTACGAGTGGGCCCAAAATTCACGTTACGGTGGAAAACTGCTGTGGTGCTTCAAACTTCAATGCACCTGCGGAAACGTCAAATTAGTTCCACCATCGTCTTTATTCGGCAGGAAAAACCATAGCATGAAACAGTGCGCTCAATGCGCCCAAAAGATCAGAACTGCCGCGGCCACCAGGGTCACTCGCATTAACTCATTTGAAGCCGGATTCACGCGAGTCTTCAACTCGATATATCAACGATCTCTCAGAATGAATGTTGAATTTAACCTCGACAAGGAATTGGCCAAAAGACTTATGCAAAGCGACTGTCACTATTGTGGATGCAGACCTTACCCAGTCGAATATAGAAATGGCCTTGGAAGATTTAACCCGACAAGATTCTGTTACATGGGGATTGACCGAGTTGACTCCAAGCGAGGTTACATTGATGACAATGTGGTCCCGTGTTGCAAGCAGTGTAACATCGCAAAAAACGCCTTCACAGTCACGGCTTTTCTGGCCTGGGCCCGACGATTGGCCGAGCATCAGGGCTGGTGCCAGAGCCGCGCAGATTCAGGTGAATCATCTCCGAACACTTCGGACACCCAACTGCAACACTAGCTTTCTGCCAGCCAACGTCACACCGGAACTCGTGGCCGCACTTCGGGCATTTGACGGTGTCACGATTCTCCATTAACACGGGCATCAACTACTAGTTCCACTAAAGTTTTTCCACCGTGTTTCGCCACATTCAAAAAATTTTTGCGCCATGTTTCTCCATCTTTGCCAGTTCGTGTGATTTTACCAAAATATCGTCTTGTCCAGCCGGTTGGAAGTGGATATAGCTTCAATGGCCTTATTGAAAGCGGCACTGAGGATTGGGTTGATTTCACATTAGTCTTTGGACGACCAACATTTGAAATACTTCTGACGTAGTCCTGACGATTTCTCTCCACACCTAAAAAATGGTGTAATGGATTAATGCATAAGACATCCAGACAATGTTTACAGTTAGGTAAAACATACACGTCATCTGGTAGACTTAAGCCGTGAAAAAATTCAAATGCCGCACGACGTGCAACTATAATGGGATAGTTGCCACTTCCAGTTTTCAAGAATGACTTGAAAAATATTGGCTGTTGAATTTTACCCTGACCAACCGTGCCAGTCCATCGAATACACCTGGCGATGGTAGATGCCCTGATTGTTGGACGATCGTGCTCATGGCCGGACAAACGTTCATCTCGTGTAATAACTGAGTCGAGAACGTCAAAATCGACATCAAAATCAACGTAGACATCAGCATAAAATCGAAGTGCGGCATCAATCGAATATCCGTTGCTTTGAAGCCACCTTTTATCAACATGACAAAATTTTCTAACTAAGTTTTTGACTTGAGGAGTAAACCTTCTACGTCTTCTCAATTCAGCTCTTCGACTATTTTCAGCGGCCTGTCGGAGAAGGAATAAACGTCCAGTTTCAGTTTTATACCACTTCTTTGGGCCAGGGCGATTTTTGACTAATTTTCGAATTTGATTCACCTTTGAAACTCGATAAATTTTAATACAATCAGGACAACCTTTTAATTTCCCGTCAAAAGCTTGTCGTTGAACCTGATACGGCCCGTGATCCGGACACTCAACATTGATGACCTCAAGCCACTTATTCACTGTAAACAATTATTTTACCACATTCTTGGGACGTTTTTCGTCTTTTCTTGAAGTTCCGAAAACGTCTCAATGACCCAGTCAATGGCGTAATCTGGGACTCGGGTTAGGTCGATTACCGCCCCTCGCACAAAAAATGCCGTCGTCGCCAAGGTCGACCAGTGGACCTTGAGTGCTTTAAGCGACGCGGCTACGAAAAAAGTTGCGGTCAAAGCTAATCGTGTAGACGAACTGCTTTCCGCAGTAGTCACAGACGAAGGTGACATCGCTGTCGAGGCGCGGGTGAAGCGCGTCAATCTGTTCACTCAAGTAGTCTTGGTCAACTGGGTCAAGGCGCCTAAGATAGGACACGATCTCCGCAACACTGTCTGGCTTTCCACCGCCGACTGACACGATGGCGCGGCACATGCGAGCCGTCACCGGCGGGACCATCGCTGCGGCCTCAGGGGTCATGTTTTCAATGGCCTTTTCATCCTTAAGCCGCAGTGGACGAATCTCAATCTCGTCCTTAATGCTGGGCAGGACGATGGTGTCAGTCCCGCCCCACCCCTTGGGTTTCTCAGCCAGTTTGCGAAGCTGCCTTGGAACGTCTAGCGTCACCACGTTGTTCGTCTTGCGGCAGTTCGTGCAGACGGGCGAAAAGTCAATTTTGTTGCCGTGACGAAGCGATCGCGAGACCAGAAGGATGGTGCTTGCGTCGCCAACAAAGAGGTCGTCCAGGTCACAGCCGTTAAGTTCAGCGAGTTTAGGGATCACGTCAAAGACGCTGCTGTCCGTGTTGCGGCCTGACTTGACAAGCCAGTCGTCAACCTGGACATCCCATGGGTAAACTGTAATCTGGCCGTCAGGGAATGCCTTTGGGTTGGCCGCTCCTTGGGACAAAAGCGTAATGGTCTGTTTCAACCGTTCACGTGAGGGAACGTCAATTGTAAGTTTGGTCTTGATTGCCATGCCAACCACAAAGAACAGTTCTACCCAACGATGAGCAAGTTGATCGCTTTTTCTGGTGCGTGTCATTCGGGCAAGTCCACGATGATTCGAAAGATTGCCGAAAGGACAAACTATAACGGGGTCGTCGTTCTTGGCGACTGCATTCGTGACCGGGCTAGCATTGACAACATTGACGCCCTTCGACGGGACCCAGTCCGATACATTGAACTGCAAATTGAAATCATCAGCGAGAAGTTCAACGCTGAACAGGCCGCCCTCAAGAAACACCCGAATTCCATCATCCTGACCGACCGGTCACTTGCCGATTCATTTTTCTACTACGTTTTTTACGTTGACAAGTCAATGTTGACAAGCTTGCAGCTCGAAAAATACACGAGCTTCTTCAAGTGGCTTTACTTTCGAACGCTGACCACCGCAAGAACCTACGACCACATCTTCCTGTTTCGGCCGTTGCCTAAAAAGGAGTCTGATGCGATGCGCCCAAACGAACTGGGGCTTCTCCAGGATGTCGAGTTCTTGTTTATCCGGACGCTTATCCACGGCTTCTACCAGTCGTCCCAAATAACCGAAGTCAGCGCTGACAATGAAACCGATGTCAATACCATCAACAGCATCATCGACGCCTACATTGCAAAAGGATGAAAAACTTGGGCTGAAATTTTCAAGCTGTATCGACCAACTCTGCAAGGCTCCAGTTGTCGAAGACCACCAGGGCGTTCGTTGGCTCGAGTTGCTGAATTTTCACTTTAGCGTCGAAGTCCCAGGGGCGGTCTTTTTCACCCAAACCTCAAGGCCTGAAGACGACATTGACTACGTCGGTGCCCAATTGGCGTGGTATGCCAAAGCCGATCAGCGTCTTCATGGCATCGACAAGTATCGGCCAGACATGTGGAAACGCATCACGGACAACGTCGCAGCCAAACATCGTGACGGCAGCATTCCAGAAGACACGCGTGTCGACATCAACTCGAATTACGGCCAGTATGTCTTCGAGGAAGGACAGCTTGAGTTGGCCATCAAGCGGTTGGCAAAGGACCCGATGTCAAGGCAAGCCGTCGTCCTGTTTAACCGTCCCAGGGTCAATCTCAGTGACACAAAAGACCACATTTGCACGACCAGTTTGCAATTTTTAGTGCGTGACGGTGCGCTTCACGCCATTGCGACAATGCGGTCCAATGAACTGTGGAATGGATTTCGATATGACGTGGCCTTCTTTACGTTTTTGATGGACTATGTCCGTGCCGAACTTTGGGGAAAAGGCCGAAGTGGCATTAAGATGGGTTATTACCACCACAATGTCGGTTCATTCCACGTTCGAGATGACACGCTTATAGTCGGTGAACCCGCTGGCATGGCTCTGACATTTCCTCCGCTAGAGCCCGGCGAAGCCTCGATGTTGCTTCATGACCTGCTGACGATTGAAGGAAACTTGACAGCTCCAATTTCACCTGCCATGAGGTCGCTGTTCTGCACCACGTCTCGTGGCAATTCAAAATATGTCCACTACCAGTGCGTCATGAACCTGCTATTTAACGCGATAGACAAGCGAAAGTGAACAACCTACTTCTCACACTCGGACACAATGCCTCGGCCATCTGGACCGACGGCGTTGACGTTATTGGATACGAAGAAGAGCGGCTTACTCGCAAGAAAAGTGACTCACGCTTCCCAATCAACGCCATCAATGAGGTCATCAAGCACACCAAGCTCAAGAAGGACGTGACGGTTTACGTCTCACACTGGTTTGACTGTGAAAATCTTGAAAAAGCCCGTCACGCAAGGCTCCAGAAGTATTGGCAGCCTGACGTGCTTCGCACGTTCCTGCCAAAGTGCAAGATCGTGTCCGTAGACCACAGATTTACACACCACGACTCACACGCTTGGGCGGCCGTGGAATTTTACCGACGCCACATGCGCCAAGTGCCGGAGGGGGACGTCCACATCGTCGTCAGTGACGGTTTTGGCACAGCCCAAGAGGTGTTTTCCATCTACGTCATTCAGCCGGACACCGAGCGTTGGACGCCACAACTTCTTTCACGGATCTACGGTTACGACAAGTCACTTGGATTGCTTTACCAGTATGCCACTGAATTTGTCGGGATGACGATGAACCAAGACGAGTATAAATTTCTAGGCTATGAGAGTCACGTCAACGAAGTCCTCCGTAGCCGGGAAATCGAGTGGCTTCGTCAGATGGCAAAAGACCACGCCGAAGAGTGGGCCTCGATTTGCAGCGCAAATTTTCTCCGCCCTCAGGAGTCGAAACTCGATGACTTCATCCAAGTTAACGACATGGAGTCGGCCAGACGAAAAATCAGGGCAAGGCTGAGAAAGATCGTCAAGGCCCTAAATACCGTTAACCAGTGGGAAACTCGAGTCGTGGTTGGCCACTACATTCAAACGGTCATCGAAGAAGCCTACCGGTTCATCTTGACGTGGAGCCGAGTCAAGCACGTCATCGTGACAGGCGGCGTGCACTACAACGTCAAGCTAAACCACTCCATTCTCAGCTCCATCTCCGGCCAGTTTTGCGCAGTTCCACTTGCTGGTGACCAAGGAGCGGCGATCGGAGTCTACGCCTCCAAGGGATATTCATTTCCGTTCACGTCGCTCAAGTGGGGAAGGCGTGACCTTTCGTTCAGGCGAATCATGCTCAATGGCGACGAGCTTGACGTTCGCGTTGCCCACACGCTTGACGACTACATTGAGCAGGTCTTGCAATTGTTGAAGGCCAACAAACTTGTCAACACCATCCACGGAAACATGGAGTTTGGCCCGCGAGCACTCTGCAACACGTCCACGCTAGCCGTTCCGACGAGTGAAAATGTTGACACCATCAATTACATCAACGGCCGAAATACGGTCATGCCATTTGCCCCGGTCGTTTCATCCAGGTGGGCGAAGTGGGCCTTTGAATCAAACCTCAACAGAGTTGTCGGTTCAGAACGCTACATGATCACGACGCTCAATTACGTCCGTCCTGTGGATAATTTTATGGGCGTCGCCCACGTTTATCCTGACCAAAGTTCATGGTCAGGAAGGCCGCAAATCATTTACCCGACAGAACCCGCTCCAATTCGACGCATCCTTGAGGAGTGCGGAACTCCGTTGATAAACACGTCGTTCAACGTCCACGGCGTGCCAATTGTTTTCAGCGTCGAAGACGCCATAAACGACCTGCGGTTCAACGCAAAAAAGGCAGACCAGCAGACATGCCCGGCACTGGTCATCGGAAATTTTTAGTGAAAAGAATACCGCTTACGCAAAATAAATCGGCTTTAGTCGATGATGAAGATTTTGAATGGCTTAGTCTACGAAAATGGTATGCGGTAAAGAGTCAAACAAAACATAAAACTTACTGGTATGCCAAGAGCGTCCCGTCGGCCGGTGAGAAGAGTGTTTACATGCACCGTGAAATAGCTGCAAAAATTGGATTGCCAGAGGTTGATCACGAAAACGGTGACGGTCTGAATAATACACGGTCAAATCTTCGACCAGCGACCCATGCCCAAAATACCGCAAATAGACGTAAAACCCCAAATCGTTCAAGTCAATTTAAAGGAGTTAGTTGGAATAAGCAAAATCGAAAATGGAGTGTTAGCGTTCAACACAATTTTATTGGGCAGTTTGACGATGAAGCGGAAGCGGCCGTGGTTTATGATCGTCAAGCCAGAAAAATTTTTGGTTCCTTTGCCAAATTAAATTTTTAACGTTTTTCTGTTTACAAAATCCAATTTCGTGGTATGATATGGCCCAAGAGTGCAATTTGCGCTTGAAACTATGAGAATCAATCAAAGAACTGATGCCGAGTTGACTGCGGCCCTCGCCGAAGTCGAACGTGCCCTCCTCGAGGACGTCAAGACGTCTGGCCGTGCAAAGAAATCCACGGTCCTTCGCGTCCTTTCGAACAAAGGCTGGTGCTCGCCGGGCAGTGCTGGAGTTGAGGCTTCATTCCAATCAGCGTTGACCGCTAAAAACCTGCTTGGAAATGACTCCCCGTTCCGCAAGCTCATGCTCGGTCAATCCATCACGCCGCCAGCCACGTCTGAACGTGCGCCGGAAGGCCGACAAGAACCCGTAACTGCTGCAGCAACGACCACCGCTGTGGCACCTGTTCAACCAGGCCCGGGCGATTTTACGGTGGTGAACCTCAAGGCAGTGAGCTTGTTACAGTCGAAGAACGGCCGATGCGACATCCGCTTCATTGGATCGGACGAAGGCTTAGTTGGCGAAGTCGACGCTTCGTTCTTACGTTCCAACTGCAACCTGCTCGAGTTCGCGATTTAACCAATGCGCTTCGGCGGTTCAACAGGATTGGCGCGCTCGTCTATGGACCAACGGCGTTCACAGCCGGCATGCTTCTTGCCATTGGCGAGAATCGGTGGCTGTGGGTTTTGCCAGCAGTTTGGTTCGTTGGCATGCTCTTCAGCCACCTGGTCTTCAACCGATGCGTCCTCGTTGAACTTGTTGCCCGACTCAAGCGGTTTTACGCGGGTGCACTACAAAAACAGCAGAAGTATGTCGAACAATCGTATCGGCCAATTAGGCGTGTTACCCACGTTGAGGTCGAACTTGAAGTGACCGACATCAAAGAACCGGAGAAAATCAATGAAACCAACGCACATACTGATTGCCAAGGGGGAGACCTTTGTGTCGATCAACACCCAGGACCTGAAGGTTGTGAAAATCAACCCAGGGAGGGAGACTGCGACGGTCATCACAAGCTCGACTACGACCGACTTGAAGTGCATGACCAAGGCGAGACTGGACCGCCTGTCGAAGGAGTTGAACGAACGTTACAACCTCCTCCACCTCCCTTCGATGCAAGCCAGGAACTCCAACCGAGATAATACGCTTCTCGTCATCGAGGATGGCGAGACGAAGGTCTACATCTGGCCGAAGGCCCTGTTCACCATCGCCAAACGCGGCACGCGAGTGACTGTCAAGGCCTACAAGACCGAGATGACGGTCGACGACTTAACCGGTCGTGTCAGAGCTGAAGACCTGGCCCGCTTCCATGGGCTGGTCAAAGTGAACATTCGTTAGCGTCCGTCAGTTGTCAAAAAAGACCCGCAAGGTGGCAAGCCCTGCGGGTCTTTTCGTTCCTGTTCAACCCCATCTGTCTGTCACTCAACTCCAACTTCAAGCAAAGATCATGTTCGACGCGTCGACACTCACCGGGTAAAACCTGTCGATTTGCAGGCGGAACGTCAACGTGACTGGCACGTTGCCCTCAAGCATGTTGGCGTCCGTCGGCTTGAGGTTGATCGGCATGCATCCTTCGAGCTGATACTGCATGCCAATTTGAAGCGCGTTCGGGTCGACTTCCATTTGGTCGATGATGTCGGGAGTCAACTTTCTCGGGATGAGCCACGCGAAAAACCCGTAAGTCTTGATCTGAGTCGTGCGAACAACTGAGCCAGTTCGAGGGTTCGACGTCAGGTAGTGCCAGCGATAGAGCAGTTGAGCCGTCGGCTGGGTGAATGCGTAGCGAACAGGGACCTCGATCGGCCCTGTCGGCGTGTCAGACCCGAGGATGTGGTTGACCTGGTTGAGATACTTCATCTCAAAGGTCTGCTGCGCGCGTTCAGGGAACGGAAACGACTGGACGGCGAACGACACGTTCTCCTGCCAGTTTCCCATGCCGCCAATGACAGCCGGCAGGTTGATCCAAAACCGGAACAGGTCTGTGCGTTGTGGGTCAAGGTTTGACCCTTGGCTGCCCCATTCATTTTTGTAGAGCATTTTGCTCATAACGGCTTAGATGGATTTACTAATTTTTCGCTGACGATAAAAATCATCTTTTCCACAGCTTATCTACAGTTCTTGGAATCAATGACGGTAGCATTCTTTGAAGCACTTCTTGATCCTGACGCAAGACTCATTCAACTTGTTAGAGCCATTCATCCTGGACGCCCTGGACGTAATACCGTTTTCACTTCGTGTGGTTTCACTATAGTAAATAATCGCGACTATGACCGCCTCAACAAACATAGATGGCATCTTGGACATAACGGTTACGCCAATCATGCAAATTTACAGATGGCCTACTGGATCATTAATGTGCCGCGTGGTTGCGAACCCGATCACATTAATAGAGAGCGTCTTGACAACCGTCGTTGCAATCTTAGAGTGGCCACAGAAGTGCAACAACAGGGTAATCGGCCAAAAGACCGACGATCAGGTCTAACATCAAAATTTAAAGGTGTTCATCTCCATTCCAAGACTGGCCTTTGGAAGGCTAAAATCCAAGTCAACAAAAAAGGCCGACTAATTGGAATGTTTCGAAGTGAACTTGCTGCAGCCAAAGCCTACAATAGAGCGGCCAGAAAAGCCTTCGGTCGATTTGCCGTAATCAACGACATTAGACCCACTAGCCCGTGATGTTGGTGATCGTAGCGCCCGAAGGATCGACAATCAGGTTGACGTAGAGCCGCTCCAGTGACCCAAATGGAATGAAGTCCACGTTGACAATGGCTGCGTGCTGGTTTTGCACTTCGGGCGTGTTGATCGAGTTGTCCGCGGCCACATTGTAGTCCGAAATACCACGGTCAGACTTGACCCCTTCAAACAGCGACCGAAGGTCGTTCGTGAAGAGGACGATCAGCTCCTGGTCGTTGGGGTCGAAGATATACTTCCGACCAAGCTGCCCAATGTTCAGTGCCAGGTAGTTGACCAGCGTCGCCACACTCAGCTGGATCAGCTTGGAGTTGGTCCGCTGAAGTGTCCTGTCGCCCCAGACCAAGATTTGACCAAAGTCATCCAGGATGGGCGTGATGGACTGCCCTGATGCCATGAAGCCATTTCGCGTGTCATCATCGACCGTGGCAAACTCGACGCTGTTGGCAATCGAGATGACGCCACGATTCACGCCGGAAGCCGCATACCACGGCTTAAAGTGGTCAAACGTAAAGGCCCGTTGGCGAGCCAAGGCGATTGTCGGCGGGATACTGATGGAGTTGCCCGTAAATGGGTCAGTGATGCTGATCCAATTCCATGGCAGCGAAGCCTGCCAAGCTGTAATGGCCGCACGCGAGCCAGAATAGTCTCCAGCGCCATTGCTCCAATCAACGATCTGTCGGCCGTTTATCCCACTTGGCGAGTCAATGAGCGCCTCAGCAAAAATCTTCGTGGCAATGAGGATCATTTCCTGGTGCACTGCTAAGTCGGTGATGCCAGGACAGATGAGGTCGCTCAAGTTGTAATTCGAGCCAGGGCGTGTGAAGGCCCGCAGCCCGGTGTAAGCTCCAGTCGAAGACAGCGTGCCGATGACGTCCTGCGTGGTCATCACTTCGCCGTCAAAGCCTTGGCCATAGTTGAGTGACTCGTCGCCAAAGACCGCAAAATTGACCTTCTGCGAAGCGCCAGACCAGCCGTTCATCGTGTTGGCGGGCGGACTAGAGCCAAGCATGCCAATTGGGTTGCCAGCGGTGTCAGTCAAGATGGCGATGTTTTGTGAGAGCCCGTTGATGCGAGCTGGGAAGTAGTCCGTTGAGCTCGAATCCATCGACAAGTTGTCGATCGTCTCAACCAGTGTGCCGTCAACGTAGACGAGCAACTTCTTCGTGCCAGCGTTGGCGCCAGGAGACACCGTGACCCACAGTCCATTTGCAACGCCGTCACTGTTTGCCCACGTGCCGGCAGAGGCGGCAATCATGTGAATGGCTAGCGTCGTGACAAGGTTGCCGTTTGCGTCGCGGTGAGCCTTATAGATGTTGCCAGCTGAATAGTTGTCCTGCAGCGACACGGCCTGGTAACCGATGTTCGTCACATTTGACGGGTAAAGATTGACGTGCGTCCCACCAATGATTTCTTGGACCATCGCCTCATAGGTCGTCGACCGGCCACCTCCACTGGTTTGAACGATCTTGATGAGGTCGCCAGGGGCAAGAATGGCCACGGTGATAGCCGTCGCACCATCGGCCACGGCGATCGTTCCATCGGCCACGCCCTCGACAAGCTTCAACGACCCAGTGGCCGTCGGCGCCGACGTGTAGACTCGAATAAAGCTTCCCTGAGCAACCACCGTTCCGGTAGTCTGAGTTTGCGCGGCGCCATTGATGAGGGTCTCACCAACGCCGTTGGTGTAGTCGTAAGACGCTCCAGGAGTCGTGTCGATGGTCACATAACCACCCACAGGGGCTTCACCCGTAAGCAGCTCTGGCCCAAGTTCGCCAGGCACGTTGAAGGTGATCTGACTGCTGAGGTCGCTTGTGAGAACGACGAACTCACCATTGCACCCGCTAACGGCCGCGTTGGCGATGTGGACGTAATCGCCGACTTGGTAACGTGGCATGTTGGACATTGTCAGCGTGGCCACGCCGCTGGAAACGACAAGGCTGGTAATTGGCAGCGGCCCAACAAAGCCATCGACGTCAAAACTGTAGGACGTCTTGCTCCCTGTCACGAAGCCGGCGCTTTCAACATAGTTGCTATCGCCGTAGACAATGGAACTGAGGAATGACTCGGCGTTGGACGCGGCGTCCGTGGCTTCACTCCGGTCAATGAACGCGCTGACGTAGTCGTCGGCCAGTTCAACCGCTTCAGGACCAGTGCTCACCAATTGAAGGCCAGTCGGGTTGATGACGTTGCCTGAAGGAATGTAGTCTGAGACCCTCGCGTTAACCGTCGAAATCTTGCCGGCCTCGACGATGCGAATGTAGTCGCCAAGTTGAAAGTCCTTGGCCGATGAGGTGTAAATCTTGTATGGGTCTGGCGACCCTGAGCCAACGACACTCGCCGCGTCACTTGCGACGGCAGAGTAGACGTGGCCGACCCGGTTAAACCAGGTGCCGTCGGAAAAGTCACCCACAGCCGCAACGGCTTGGGCAGGCATTGGGTTCGACGTAACTGGCTTTCCAAACTGGCTGACGAATGAAGTAACGGATGGCGTCCGAGTCGGGACGTTCATTGGCCCCTTGGATGCCACGCCCGTGACGCCGAGACTATATCGGCTAACGATGTTCGTCGGAAAGCTGTTGTCAAGGACGTTGACGTAGACCCCGGGAAACGTTTGAATTGTGATGTCTTGGCTCATAGCCTTAAATCCGTCGTAACTACTTCGCTTTTACAAAGCGCATGAACGCGTTCCACGTCTTCGTCGTGTCGCCAGAAGGAGGCGCCCCTAAAAGCGGTCCACCGCTCATGGAACTACCGCCGGTTTGCAACAAACTGGCCGCTGTAGCCGCGCCTGCAGATTCAACTAGCGTGATCTTTGGTGGAGCTTCCTTCCCTAACGCGGCGTCTTCCATGGCTTTCTGGATATTCGCCGGAGTTGGATTTTGGGCGTGAACATTCGGAGTTTGTAGCGAGCTCTGCGTGCTCGACTGCGGTGGCTCCTTGGCTAAAATGGCCGCAATTACCGGGTCCTGCTCAGGCGGCCTGGGTTGCGTGACGACGTTCGGATCGCGCACTGTCGTGACTGACATCGTGGCGTCAAAGGCCACAAAAGCGTTCTTGTTAATGCCTTCGACGAGCTTGTCCAAGCGGTCGGCCACTGGGAACAGGTCACCAGCTTGAGACTCGCGAATCCACTTGGAGACCTCATTAAGACTGTCAACGAGCGATTCTTTTGTCGGCTTGCTGCCGCTGCCTTCAGACTCCCTGCTTGCCGGCGGGTCCTCGCGGAACCATGGACGCGCTCGCCGTTGTCGATCAAGCAGAGTCGTCGACGGCACCATTACGGGCGCCACTTCATCCTCGCCCAAAAGTCGCCGGATTGAGTCCATTACTTGTTGACTGGAATGAGAAGGTTGGTCATCATTACGACGGGTTCGGCCACGTTCGGGAACTTGACGTGCGCCACGCCCTGTTCAGGCACGACTTTCGTCACACGGCCCACTTGACCCTCAAACGGGTAATAGTCGTTGTCCGTCACGGTGACCTCATCGCCTTCAGAGACGTTGTTCAGCCCAATGAGCTGATTCGCCGCCTCCATGATGCTGGCCTTATTCCGTAAGTCTACTTTCGAGATGATCGCTTCGATGTTCATGCGTATTTGACCCATCTGTGGCTAATTACAGCGGGCAATCTATCTAATCAGACTCGCCAGAAAGACCGAGTCAATGTCCATTGACTCATGCCAGTAACACCCTGTGCGAAGGACGGTCATGACTTGGGAATCCGATGGTTCTGAGACGACCTTTAACTGGCCTTCTTCAATCGTGACCCGCAACCGCTTCGCCAACCCCTCAAACTGCGTGAGGCGTTTTTGAATCAACTCAGACTCCGTCATGTCCTTTCGCAGGGCGGCAAAGGCGTCAAGGAGATTTTTGTGCAGGAGCTTTCTGTCAACGGACTCATTCAAGCCGTTGCTTAAGTCAACCATCAACTCATCAACCTCGTTCATTCAGCTGATAAGATCGGCCCAGAGCTGTGCTCGCCTGAGCCAGCCACTCCCGGATTGACCATGGGCTTTGCGTCACCTTCGAGGGCAATTTCACTGTGGCAGTTTAAACCCATCCAGACATTGGTTTGTTGCCAGTAAGCCTCGCGTGGAATCTCGACTTCAACGATTAGAAATCGATAGCCGTTGTAGTAGATGAAGTCGCCCTTAAGCGGCCAGTAGTCGAACTTTTCAAGGTGGTTGTGGGCGAGGAGAAAGACGTCACGCTGCTTTGGCGTCAAGACGTTCGTCTTCGGATCAAGCGTCCACTGCTTTTTCTCCTTGCCGATATTGACCGTTGGAAGTTTTAACTCTCGAGAAAATTGAGTTCGGTCAGTCAGTGGCATGTGCCACAGCGGGTCAATGCGAGCGACTGAGCGATCAACTTCGAAAAATACGGGCTGCGGCTGTGGCGTGTAGCGCTGGATCCACTCGGCGTAAATCTTAAGAGCCGTTTGAGTGTCAGCAAGCCGGAACAGGTTTGGGTCATATGTAAAATCGCGACGTTCTAAAAAACGCATAAGCTATTGAAACTACGTTAAATCACATATGAGAAGTGAATTGTCTGAAAATCTCAAAAGGCTAGCCGAGGAACTTGACCCGTCGAGTGAAGTCCAAGTCAATGATGACTCGTCAGCCGTCGTCACCACGGAAAACGGCCAGACGGTCAAAATTGACGCTCGAGACTGCTGCAAGTTTTTCGCAACCGTCGGGTCGGTCAAATCCTTTTGCGAGGCCATCGGCAACACCAACATGGCGTCCATTGAGCTTTATTCCGTCACGCTCCCGGATGACGCCTGGCTCGAGCTCGAAGAGCGGTTTAACCTTGTCGAGGAGGTCTAAAATTATTTTTGAAAGTTTTTGTTTACAAACTCGAGCACTTGTGGTATATTCACTGGTATGGAACAAGTGCATATTGAGTCATTCAGAGACCTGATGGGCGGCCACAAGTCTGGCAAGATCATTTGCGCCGTTCACAATCAAGTTGTTCGCACGCTGACTGTCGAAGGCGACGACGTCAAAATTGTCTGCGGTGACGGCTCGCAAATCACGGTAAAACTTGACACGGCGATCACCTATCAGGCGTGGTTTATGGACCGTGGAAGCCTCCTCTTCGACAACGACAAGAAAATCTGCACGGAGTTAGACTGCATCGTCTTTGATGACGAACCTGAAAAACGGTTTCGAATCGTTCCGTTCAGGGGCCAGCAAGAAACCGCGTTCTCTGCTTAAAGCTATGTGTGCCATCATTGGATTTGCCGGTCACATGACCAACTCGGTCTTGCGCTGCCTTTATCACGAAGCGCGCATGTTTGGCCCGCACTCCGTTGGGCTCGTCTACTTCGACAAGGACGAGATGAAGTTTAAGGTCTTCAAGAAGGCCATTGACCCGCTGCGATTTCTCCGAAACTGCAACCACCGAATTGAGCGTGCAGCTCGGTTCAACCTTGGATACGGTCACGTCCGCTACGCCACGCACGGTGGCGTCAATGACCAGAACGCCCACCCATTCACGTATCCAAATGGAGCGGACAGCGACATCATCTTTGCCCACAACGGCGTCATCCACAACTACCTCAGCATCGCAAGTGAGTATGGCCTTGGCCACATCCCAGTCGATAGCCAGTGTGCCGGTCCACTGATCAAGCACCACGCCCTCAACAAGGCCCAAGGTTCAACCGGGTTGATTTGGGTTGAGACTGGGACGAACGCTGGCCTTTACGTCTATCGACACCACCAGGGCCTGGAGTGCGCGCTTTGCACCGTTGACGGCCGACCAGTCACGATCATCGCGTCTCGAACAGCGATCATCAATAATGTTGCCCGCCGATTACCGCACACGTTTCAAATCAAAAGGTTTGAACAGCTCCGGGAATACGTTGCCTACGTCGTGTTTGAGACTGGTCTTGTTGAGGCGTGGAACTGCATCCCACAAGCTCCAGTTGCATACAAGCCAGCGGCGCTTCCGATCTCCTGCCGGCACCTTGTCGAATCGGACGCCGAGCCAGAAGCTGACGATGAGGACGAGGTCAATGAGGCGATCCTTTCCCAAGATGAGATCGCGCAGGTTGCCAGGGACATCGCCAACCGGTTCAACATCCTCATCGTGTCGGAGCCGTTCAATGACAACCTTCGCATCTACAACACGACTCCAGACCAAGTGCTTGAGGTCATCTCCGACCTAGTCGTCGGTGACGATGAATTCACGCTGCATGGCGCGACTCACCAGGAGGATGACGCTTGGTCAAACCGAGTTTTGGCTACTCGTGGCGCGGATGGCAACATCGAGTGCAACAACGAAGACGTCAAGAAGCTGGTCAACCACATCGCCGTGTAATGGCTTCCGTTTAGACTAGTTGACGTCGCCACGTGTCATTGTCACCTGCGACGTCACAGTCCCAACGGCGATGGAGTGACTCACCTCACTGACCGAATATCGCCCACTCCATGGGTTGAATTCACGGGTGCTCTGGGTGAGGTCCAGGTCGACCAGGTCGTCAATCCTCAGCAGGAGCTGCACTGTCTTCAGCTTGATGACGTAATTGCTGAGGTGGACAGTGTCAAAGCGGCTCTGGGCAAGCTTGATGGCTTCATCGAACTGATTCACCCCGACGGTCCAACTCGTCGTGACTGGCCCATTGACAATGCCGCTCAAATCAGGCCGGTGCTTTCCAAGCACGAGTCCAGACGGACTGGTCAACCGCGTGCTCACTGCCCCAGTGTAGGGGTCAAAGATGTAGCTCTTCAGCCCAGCGGCGCCGGCATACACGTTTTCTTGTGTCCGGTCCATGTGGGTGATTTCAGTTGAAGAGTCAAAGAAAAATCGGACTGCGACGGGCGTCTTTTTATACCCCGTCGTATGGAAGTGCAGTTCCTGGTCCCTGACGTAAGAGCAGAAGTCACCACGTCCAGCGGGCGTGATTGCCCTGGCCATGAGGCGCCCAACAAGGAAATCATGGTCGCTTGCTTGGGTCTGGATGAGGCTAAATTGGCCGGCCGTTGGCTCAACGACTGGGGTCAACTGGTAGGCCGACGCAAATTGCCCAACAATCGAGCTGATCAATCCCTGCCAAGACGTCTTTGGAGTAGCCCGCCTCATCTCAGCGAAGCGGTCCGCAGTTCGCATGACAAACGCATGGCTGTTCGGCTTCGGCGACGCTGAGAGGCCAAGGATCAAGTGCTCTTGCCAAGGCTGCCAACTGACCTTCCCAGCCGCACTGGTTCCAAGCCTGACGAAGACCCGTGGCGTGGACGTCAACAACAGGTCGTGAAATGTGTCGTTAAAGACCTTGATGTAGGCCGACGAGATAAAGTATGTCCAGACCGCTGGGCAGTTGAGCTTTTCGTGGATGACGACCTTTTCGGTGATCAGGCCAGGAAGTGGCTGAAAGCCCTGTTTGACCTTAAAGCCAAACTGGGTGATGACTTGCGAGTTTGGTGTTGACATTGAGTCAGGAACTTAATCCCGACTCAGTAACCGGTCAACAATAGCCTCGGCCATTTTGCGCCGGCCACCTTCGGGCATGCTAGGAGTATGCACTGACGCGCCATGCATCGAGTGCTGCACCGTCCCGACGGCATCTTTGCTGTCAAACTTGCCAACCGTCCGGCCCTTGTTGAAGAGCTGGTTGCCGAGCTTATACCACATCGACTGCTTCTTCGACATCCCACCTGGGCTTGAAGGAGCAAGGTCGGCCGACGTCATGCGGGCGTAGCGTTTGCCAATCGATGGGATTGGCAAGCTGCCAATGTCGTCACGCTCGTGAAGTCTCATGAAGGCCACGGGAAGGCCGACCACTTCGGCTGAGTCAGTTGGTTGACTGGATACTTGGTGTCACTCTTGTCGAAGGCCATCTGGTCCCACTGAATGAGCGACTCAAGTTGGATCCGGCAGTTCGTCGGGCCGCCACCTTCACAGAACATCTCAAGGTATGGCTTCGACGTTTGGAAATTAACTTCCACGACGGCCGCACCAGAGACATAGATCGACTTTCCAAGGTCGGCGCCTCCAGCGGGGCTGTAAAGCTCGCACCGCGTCCCAGACCCTGAAAGAATCGGCGTGGTTCGGTCGTCCAGTGGCACGAACCCAAGTTGAACGGTTTTATCCTGCAGGTTCGTGATGACGGCTGAAACCCCAGTCAACCTCGTTGGCGGAATCGTCGTCGCTGCAAGAAGCGACGCATAGAGGCGAACCGTCGAGTAGCCTGAAATAAACGGCGCCTGTAAGTCAGTGCGCCGCTGTTGCGGTTGTGGATACTGCCCTGGATACATGGTTAATCCTCTCGGCCACGCACACTCAACCCGCGGCCACGGCTGCCTTCAAATTCGCGGCTTGAACTGCCACCAAACTCACGGCCTTCACTGCCGCCAAACTCACGGCTTCCACCGAACTCTCGGCTAGCACTGCCAAACTCACGGCCTTCACTGCCCAGCTCCTCAGGCGAAAAACGACTGCCATAGCGGTCTTCACCGCCAAGTTCAAGGTCACCCGCTCCGGGTTCAGGAAATTCAGCTTCACCCTCACCTTCAGGGCCAGCAATCGTCTGTTCACCGCTGCTGATGGCCTTGACCGCCGGGATCAGCTCGGCGATGCCGGCATTGATTGAGCGAAGCAAATTCAGCGCTTCGCTCTCAGGCGTCACATCACCACCCTCGCCTTCCGGCTTGGGCGTAGAAGCTACAGTGCCGCCTTGGCTTCCAACAGCCGGGTTACCCGACATAGCATTGCCCATGGCCACTTGAGCCGTATCGTCGGTCATCTCCTTCAGGAGTTGCTGCGCTTCAAAAAGGTTCATGTCAAGTTTTCTTTCAGCTGCTTTATCTACAGACTCTTCCTTCTGAGGTGGTTTTCGCTTTATCCTCTTTTCGGGCTGAGGTAAACCTGGTTTCTCAGGAGGCAGTTCCGTCGGGTTTGTAGGACCTGACGGCAATGTAGGGGTCTGAGTCGGTGATGGTAGTTCAATCGGCTCAGGCAAAGTTGGCGGTGGCGGTGGTTCAGCTTGAGGAATTTTCTCAATGGCTCCTGGAACTTCAGGTTCACCCGTCGGGGTCTTGCCCATCGCCCGGTCAATGGCGCTTGGTTCACCCTGCCGTCGTCGAAGCCTGGCCAAGAGCGTGGTGTAGTCACGGGCCTTAGCCGCTCGCATGGCTTCAGGCTCAATTGAGTGCCGGTGCTGAGCGTAGCCAATGAGGCGCTTCAAGACGTCACCGTTGTCCGGTTGGTCAGAGGCTAGCACTTCGAGCGAGTTGTCAATCCAGTTCCGCAGCGCCAAAACGTGCTTGCAAAGCCCAGGGGTCCCGGTTGGGTTGGTGATCCTTGGAGCTCGGTTAAGCGCCTGATTCATGCTCTGCGGTCCAACTCGGCTGGCGCCATGCTGTTTATCGGCCCAGGCCCAACGGTATCGGAAGTCAGGACAGGTGCAGTCCACGATGCAGTCAACGTCCATCAGCGGGCGGCGGTGCAGTGGCTTGATGAACTTGATGTAGCCCTTGTGCCGAAGTCCGGTCGTTGACGGTGAGCTCTTGAAGTTGAAGAGATAATACATCGCGTTCTCAACCGCGCGAATGTTGAGCGGTGGGCCGTGAACGGTCAAGCTTCGAACAATGCGCTCGGGAGTCGACATGTTCATCAGCTGGCGGAATGACATGTTCTCGTCAAGCCGCTGTGATTCACCTAAAGACTGGTTGACTGAGAGGCGGGCCAGTTTCACCATCTCCTGTTCATTGGCCAACACATAAAATTGAAAGTCGTTGATGATGACCTCAACAACACTGTCACCCGTCTCCATGAGGTTTGCGAAAGCAGCCATGACCTTCATCGGGCTTCCACTCATGTCCCAAGCCCTAATGTAACGAAAGTCCTTGATCAACTCCTCTGCTTCACTCGACTCAAACCAGCTACCACCACTAACACTGATGTTAAAGGCTTTGATCGGCGCCATGGCCTTAGCGCCACGAAATCCACGGCCGGCTGGAAGCGTGTAGCAGACTTCGAGAATTTCGCGTGAGTTAGCCACGGTAAGATGCCGCTAAGTTGGCCAGAGTTCTCTTAGACTCGTTGAATGAACGTTCAATGGCCTGCGGGCTTGACGCAGATTCTAAAGTTTTGTAGTGCAATGACTTCACCGACCCGATTGAGTCAAAAATTGCCGTCACATAAATTACGGAAGCGCCAACGTCACTCTCCAAGACGTGCTCGAACGCCAGCTCACGCGGACGAACGGCGGCGTCGATGAGACACTTCGCTTCCACTGGCTAAGTAAACGCCGCCCAGTGCGGCATTTAAACGGCTCGTTTCACATTTTTGTTTACAAATTTAGGAAGTGCAGTATATTGGTTCCATGATATTTGGATCATTAATCGTCACATACATCGCCATCAAACTGTTCGCGTTCGCCGAAAAGGGAAGGCTTCAAGCGTTCATGGTGGCGTTTTTAATCACCGTGCCAATAATGTCGTTCCTTATTTTCATCGCTCTTGGCTGTTTCGCCTCTGTTTTTGGCCTGGACATCGACGCCATGTCACGCCACGACTCTGACGTCTTCTGTGGCACACTTCTGCTATTTTCAGCGATACTCGCAACTGTAATCATGCTGACCATAATAGCCAGGGCCAATGAAGAAACCCGCTTCGATCCTGAAGCAACCAAAAGAAAAATCCAACTTACGCTTGAAAATATAGAAATCGGTGAAAAGTTGGCCGCTAAAATGGAGTCCCAAGGGAAAGACGCAAGTCAGCTAAGAGCCGAACTTTCCGGGCATAAAGCTGAAATTTTAAAGGTCAAAGACGAATTTCAGAAAGTCTGCATAAATCACTCCGGCCATGAAAACCAACCATTTGACACGGCTGGATTTGTAACGATTCTCGTAATTGCACTTGTCGTCGCCACCGTTTTTATCGCTTTGGGTCCTAGTTATTGACGTGAACGCTCGAATGGTCATCGACTCTGCAATCGACCCAACTGGGTCTGGAATCCGATATGGAGTCATCATAAATCCAGGTTGGGGCTCGACGTCCTATCTCGATGGGAAAACATTTGTCGACGCGTGCGAAGCACATCTTTGGCATCACTATTCATCCATAAGCAGCGACTTGGAAGCTCTTAAACAGTATATTCAAAAAGAGATGTCTCCAGAGACGAAAGTGGGCATCATAATCCGCATGGTTAAACTTGGAGAAGTGACTATCTTTCAAAAACTCGAAGGCCACGATCGTGCACGGTGGGAACTTTTTGGCCGAAGAAAGCGGGTCAACGAACCGGGAATTTTGACCGACATTGAGAATGCAACTGACATCGACCGTGATGACGTAATCCTATGGAAGCAATTTCCTGGCGACACACGTCCTGGAAAACTAGTCTATGCCGGCGTAGTGTTTTATGGTGAACCGGACACAAAAGAAAATGACCCAGAGTGGACGCCAAGGACCCGCAAAAAGCCAGTCGTCACAAAACTCGGCCAACCGCGCAAACTTCGTTAGTTAAAGCGTGGCTAACATTCACGAGACCGAACAGATTGTCAAGCAGATAGTAAAGCACACCGAGGACGTCTACAAGGGAACGTTCAAAACCCTCGGCGCTCTCAAGGACGCACTTCGACCGTCTGAGCCGCTTGGTGCCTTGGCCCACACCATCATGCCAAGTCTCATCAAGAACGTTCATAGATGGCATGACATTTGGACAAAGGGAAAGCCTGAAATTGAAGCCACGTCAAACGCCATAGCGTCCATTACCCGTCAAATTGGGATTTTAGGCCAAGGACTTCCAAGGGTGACAACAGAGATGCTTAATCAGGCCCATGCAATAAAAGACGCTGGACTTCGTCACGCCAAAATTCAGGCATCGGTAAATGACCTTGTGGGTGACCAAGTCGACATGGCCAATCGCTATATTACCCTTCAAGAAAACTTAGAAAAACTTCAACACAAACAAGTCGAAGAGAACAAGGCCCTTATTGAATATGAAAAAATTCGGCGCCTTCACCTCATTGAACAATCCGTTGAAATAGCCGTAATTGGGACAGGGCTATCCAAGGCCGTCAAGTGGAGCAACGAATTTAACCGGTCGTTGATTCAAGCCAATTCAGACTTGGAAGTTCGTGGCAGACTTTTTGACGTTGGTCTAACCGCACAAATCAAGACTGGGTCATCAATCACCGAAACGGCTTCGATGATGATGTCTCTAACAAACAACGCTTTTAAGTTTGAGGACGAGTTCAAGGACGTCCTTAAAACTTCAATTCAAGTCAGCGAAGGCCTAGGATTAAGTGCCGAACAAACGGCCAAGTTGGCCAGAACGGCCGCGATTCTGAACCAACCATTCAAGCAACTGGCCGACACGATGGCCACAATTCTTGACAATACCCGATTAACAGCGGCCGAAGCTGAAAGCATGCTCGATGCCCTTGGCCGGTCATACATCGTTATTGGAGGTGCGTCACGCGGGGCACTCGAAGTTATCACTCGTGTTGAAGGCGAGCTTAAAAAACGAACAGGTGAGGTCGGCAACGTCCAACGATTGGTCAGTTCAATGGCCGGCACAGCCCAAGGAGCCATGCTTGCTCAAGTCTTCGGGCTTTCTCCCGAGGCGCTTCAAAGCAGTGGAGGAGTTCAGACTTTGCTTACGCGGCTGGCCGCCAGAGTTCAACAAGACACCGCCGGAAAAACCGGAGTTGGGCGGCTCCAAGTCTTGGAAAACATCAGCCAGCAATTGACTGGCGGGACCATGAGCACGCAAGCTCTTGCGAAGCTTGCCGAGTCGATGCGCGACGTCAACTCCCAGACACTGACTCGAGTTACGATTGAAGACCGGTGGCGAAAACAGTTAACTGACACAAACGCGGCCGTTCATCGTTTGACTGGGTCACTTGAAGCCTTGATAATGCGCGGCTTTACGCCAACATTGAGATTCATTCGTTGGACTTCATCGTTGTTGGCCGACGTTGTTGGAAAAATCGGTGGTAGTGAGACCGCATCAAAAATCACGGTAACCGGCGCGACGATCTTTCTTACGCTTACCGCAATTAAAGCAGGTTATAGAATTGGCGCTCTAGCCGCGGCTATACTTGGTTTAGGAAAAAGTGCTGAAATTGCTACTGGGCAACAACTGGCGTTGAATTTAGGCGAAGCCGCTGGCGTTGGCGCTGGAAAAGGAGGCGGAATTTTGAGGTGGGCCAAGGGGCTATTCTCGGCCAGTGGCATAGCCGGTCTTGGTCGACTCGTCGTTGGAATCATCACCACAGCCGGACTCATACCGATTGTCGTAGCGGGTCTTCTTAGTGGAGGCTTGATTTATCTTTTTGGCCGCTCCATGAGCAAAGCCATTGACAAGGAGATGGAGTCAGCCCGACACCTAAAGCTTGTGCTTTCACACGGCAATGACATTCGAAGCCAATTTGCCAAGGAACAACTGGCGGCCGTAATGGCTGGTCCTGACAGTGTTCGACGCCTATGGGGTGGTTATGAAGGAAACCAGGTGGTTGGCCGATTTCTCACTGGGCTGCGCAGGCCTGAAGATGTCGTTGCTCGACTTCACACCCTCGAAAATGAGGAGATTCAACGTGCCACTGACAGGCAAGCCGCTTTGGCCATATTAAGCGCCAAAAATGAGAAAGCGGCCAAAGACCTGGCCGATCTTGCTGAAAACAGCCGTGAACAGCTAAAAATCGAACGAGAACGAAACACTCGTGAGACCGATGACTCAAGAAAATACCGAGAAGAGCTTAATCGTCAGGCCAATGAGCGAGAACATAAAGCTCTGAGTGAACCGGAAAAGCCGCTTCCGTGGTGGGCCAGAATTACCGACCCTCGAGGAGTTCCCTGATTATGTCACTTGTTGAAGATTTTAGAAGTTTCGGTTCTAGCTTTACGGACCAACCAGCGTCACCAGACCAAAGTCCGTCGACCAACAGCGTCGTTGCAAGCCGGCTTGACTATCGCCGTCCAGGAAGTGCCCAAGGACGCCTGATTGGTCTCTCCATTGATTCAGGAGCCTTAGCCTGGTTGTCATCAGGCCAGAACCCGTTCACATCGACCGGAGGCGCGTTGGTCATCACCTTTCCTTCGATGCCTCAAGTCATTGAACTTGCCAGGTCAGCCGACTTTCAGGTCGCCCCAATTTACATGGCTCCTGACGGCATCCATCGGTATATCGCGACAAAACCGATGGAGCTTCCGCTCTCGTTCCAACTCTCAATCCACGACCACGAGTATGCGATTCACGGGGCGCTGACGCTTCTTGCGACCGCGGCCAAGTTGCACGCCTTTGTGCTACCAATCAGCACGAACCCGGACATCATTTCTGGCTACTATGCCGGGGCTGTTCAAGGGCTAAAACAACCTGGAACCTCAACGTCAGCCACGACAGGACTGACTGGAGACGCCACGACACCAAACACAGTCGATGCCAAAACGGGGGCACAGCAGGACCCGAATAAGCAAGATACGGTCCAAGAACAGACGAGCATCGGCAACTACAGCGGCGGTGAGGACTCCACGTATCCACCGATCCCGGCAATGCTGAACTTGATCTCTGACGGGCGTGATGACAACGTCAGCCTTGGTGTCAATTGCGTTGGCTACATCAATGCAGTCAGGACCCGGTTGAAGGGACCTTGGTTGCGCCCGCCAAACGCAAGCGGGATGAACATGCCGTCGGTCCTGGAAGCCGAGTTCACGTTCGTCCACTATCCTGGATACACGAATTCATTCAAGCAAAACACCACAGTCAATGTCGCCGTCCGCAACGCTTACGCGGATGACGTTCGTGACAACTTCTACAACACGCTCAAGTTGACGACGAAGTCGGCGATGTCATTCCGAGGCTTGACCGCGTCTTAGGCCTTTCGACTGAGAAGCGCGTTCATTCAGGCCAAAGAACTTGATTTTTGGCCAATCACTTTTTTGTTTACAAACCACGGATTTGTGGTATATTGACCCCAAGATGAAATTAACCGTTCGCCACTCGTCAGCCCCGGAATTTAAAGCCGGTGACAAAGTTCACCTGCATAAAAAGGGAACTCCTGGCATCGTCGTCGAGCACGTGCGTCGTCATCGCCCGGAACGTATCACTCTCCTCGAAGCTGATATTCGATTTGTCAATACCAACCGTGACGAAACCACGCTCGAGATTGCTGGCTGGGTGTCAGTGCCTTGCAACGGCGTCAGCGTCACGACTGAAACATACACCTCCCGATTCTTGATCCTACAATGAAAAATCCAGAGTTCAAATACGTTGTCACTTGGGACGGCTACAGCCAAGGAAGCCGAGACGGAGGTTACGCCGAACGCAAAATCTGCGGTGTCACGGACCTTGAGCATTGCAGCACCGTCGTAAACATGCACAAAGATGCGTCACCGCGGGCTTACCACCTCCAGTCGGAACTTGACGTGGCTGAATTTTTCCGCCAACACGAAGCTGCAGTAGAAAAAGAGAAGGCCGAAAAGAAAGCCGCGCTTGATAAACTCACTGACCACGACCGCAAAGTTTTGGGATTATGAAATTCGTCTACCTTGAAAATCGTGGCCTCCAAGATGGAGGCGAGTGCAACAAGTTTTTCCAATTGGACGATGACGGACACCAGGTCATCTCGACATGGGGAGCCATCGGGGCCAAGGGCCAAACGAAGGTGCTTGTCGTGTCAGAAGACCCAGCCGTGCGACAGGCCGCTTGGGACAAAAAGTTTAAAGAAAAGACCAAGCGCAAAGACAACCCATATCAGGTCATCCGGTCAAGTGGAACCGAAGCAGGCCGATCCGTGACAGACACGCCAAACGTCAAAGTCATTGAAGAGCGCCCAAGCTCAGTTGGCCGGCGCTTTGGGGTTGAGGTTGAAACCCACTCAAACTTGGCCCCAGCTCAAATCGCCGGCAAGATGCAAGAACGAGGCCTGAAAGTCAACCTTCGAACGGGCGACTACTTTCACTCCGATGGCCGGCAGTGGGACGTCAAGCGCGACGGCTCCTGCGGTTACGAGTTTGCGTCACCGATCCTCTCAGGCGAAGCCGGCATCTTTGACGCCAAGCTCGCCGTCGAAAAAATTCGCGAGGTCTGTCCAAACGCGGTCAACTCGAAGTGTGGGCTTCACGTCACCATCGACGTCAGCGACCACAATCCAGCGGACCTGAAGCGGCTCGCCATTGCCTACCTCAAGGCCCAAGAATTTTTCTACGCTGAGTGCAACGAAAGCCGCCAGCACAACCACTACTGCGAACGCAACCCAACCCACCGCATCATGGACATGATCGAGTCACAGAGCATCGAGCGCGTCCTTGATGGCTGCGGTGGGTGGCGCAACCACAGTGACCGCTATCACGGCCTGAACTGGACCAGGACATTCAGTCGAAAGGTCGTTGAATTTCGCATGATGGAGTCGACCGTCGCCATGCGCAAGGTCGGCGCGTGGATCCGGATGTGTGTCGGATTTGTTGACGGCGTGAAGGCTTCTGGGGTGACGTTTAAAAGCGCTGAGACGTTCACCCAGGAGACGTTTGAGAAAATCTGCGCAGGAACATGGAACGTATGAACGAGAACGTAAAGAAGGCCGTTGAGCAGATAACCAAGGAACTGAACGACAAGGGCCTCGTCGTCGAAGGAGGCTGGCGCGCCTACGAGATCCTAACTGGATTGGACAAAATGAGTGAGGTTCAAAGGCGAGAATGCCGCAAGGCGTTCTTCTTCGGGGCCCACCACTTGTTTGCCAGCATCATGACGGTCCTCGAGCCAGGAGTCGAAGAGACCAAAAATGACCTGAACCGTCTATCGCTGATAGACGCTGAATTGCGCAAGTTTATAGACACCAATAAGCCATAAGGAACCTATGCCAAATCGATATTACAGCCACAACAACTCGCACAGGCCTTACGAGGTGCTTGAGCGTGACAACGACACCGTCCACTACCGAGCCGTCGGAAACGGTGGCTCGCGGTTCAAGCTTTCACTTGTGAACTTCCGACGAAGGTTTACAGCCATCCCTGACGACAAGGCCTTGATCATTGACCGGTTCATCGTCGAATTTGAAACCTACCCATACGACAATGACGGGTGTGTTGACATGACGCTCATTGACAGCGTCATCGCCGCGGCCAACAGCTCTGAGTCAGAATCGAAACTCGCCGAAATTTTTCAGGACTGCAACGCCGGGCCTGGTGACCTTGTGCGCCCAAAAAATAGCTTTTCGCGGGTGGTGCTAGACCCCAGCGCCCAGGGAGAGGTCGACGCGACGGTGGCCTCAATCAAGTTGCGCAAGGAGATCGACGAAGCCTTCAACCTGACAGCCATTTGCCCAGTTCGCAGGTCAGTCTACTGTTTCTACGGGCCGCCTGGAACTGGCAAGACCATCACAATCCACGCCATCGCCGAAAAACTCGGCAAACTCCTCTACCAAGTCGACTACGGCCAAGTTCAAGGGTCTGAAAGCCGAAAGGCCATTTTCGCCAGGGCCAAGCGCTACAACGCCATCCTCTTCCTCGATGAAGCCGACTCACTGTGCGCCGCCAGGACATTCTGGCCGTCAGCCACGGCCCAACGGCTTAACGCCGACAAGAATGTCTTCATCCAAACACTTGACGCCTATGACGGGCCCGTGCTGATGGCAACGAACCTGCTGAATCATTTTGACGAGGCGTTCATGCGCCGTGTCAGCCGCTACGTCAAGTTTGACCTGCCGGACCTTGACATGCGCAAGGCCATTTTCTCACTGCACCTGCCGCCAGCGAATGGCCGAGTTGAAGTTGACCTCATCGAGGCCGCGCAAGCTTCAAGTGGCCTGTCTGGTGGTGACATCCAGAACGTATGCTTCAACTCCATCGACGCGGCGTGCATCGGCATCGAACGCTCCAGGTGGAAAGTGACCACCGCGCACGTCCGAACCGAGATTCTTAAGGTCAATCAAGCCAAACATGACAACCTGATCGGCAACCAAGCTCTCAAGCGAGGTGGCCGTGTCACGGTTGAATCCGTAGGAGAAGAGTGATAGAGCTCGAATATTGGTATATCGACGACGACCGAAAACCTGCTTGCGCGACAAACGTTGAGGAGCTCAGCAGGGTTTTTAGCTCGTCGTCAAGGGGTGAATGGGCCAAGCGAGTGGTCCTTAAAAAAGACCGCATCAATCGGGCTGAAGTCAGCACGGTTATACTTCCGATCAACATCACGTTTACGCCGGGCCCACTTTGGGAGACGATGGTCTTTGGCGATGAACGACTCAGCGCGTTCCAAAATCGGTGCATCGGATCCATCGAACAGGCCGAGTCAATGCATGAGGAAGTCTGCAAGCTCGTGAGAAACTTCTACGAAACATGACCGCGTTTTTCACATTTCTCACGGTGTGGTTGCTGCCCTATTTGGCCTGGGTCTCGATCGAAGACGCCTTTGACCTTCGCCTCAGCCTGGTCGTTCAATGCATCATCTCAATCATGCTGTCAATTTTCACAAGTTATCTATGGAAATTATGGGTAAAGATCAGCAAGTAACCAGAGGGGTGTTTGTCGACCTCATCCAGTCAGTTCGCTGCCAGTGCCAGCAGCTTAACGACCCACAGGTGCAAATCCACGGCTGCGTTTGTGGACTCCAGGAGCGCGTTCTTCGCGCCTACGCGGCCGACAATGAGGCAATGAACGGGCCCATGCGGCCAATGACTGACCAGGAACGCTGGTGGTGCATCGAAGAAGCCGTCCGCGCAAGCGAAGGAAGCCGCGACGAGTCTCAGTTGTTAACAATCTCTGACAAGAGCCTCGCCAAGGAGGTTCTGGCATCCTGGAAAGAGTATGTCGACGACCACTTTTGACCATGAAAATCTCTGAAGTCAGCATCGGCCGGACGGTCAGCCTTGGCCAGTTTGAAAACTTCCGCCTTGACATGACGGCCGTCATCGAGGAGCGTGATGACCCGGCTGACGTCATCGGCAGCTTGACTGTCGAGGTTGAGGAGCTGTCGAAGGAACTTAAGGAGCGATGGCAGAACCGACCTCCACCCGCGGTCAATCCGATCAAGCGATGACGGCTACCACCGAAACTTCCTCGCGTGAAGCATCCGTCGACGACGGGCCAACCGCTCCTTAGCCGTAAGAGTCTTTGGCACGCCTTTTCCACCATGGCCAAGAATGTGGCCGACCGTCACACGGTTCTTCTTGCAAATAGGACACTTCATACGGCAACTTGAGCCTTGATTGCCGGGTGTGGATCGTAGCCACAAAAGACGAAGTCCTCAAACTGGAAGTCGTAGATGCTCGTGATGTCCGGTCTTCCCCAAGCCAGTCTTGGCAGCGGCCTCGGCTCACGATTCAGTTGCTCACGACACTGGTCGATGTGGTTGAGGTAAATGTGCAGATCGCCGAATGAGATGATCAACCGGCCAACGGCCAAACCAGTCACGGCCGCGAGCATGTGCGTAAGCAGGGCGTATGACGCAATGTTGAATGGCAAGCCGAGAAAAAGGTCGATGCTTCGCGCGTAGAGGTGAAGGCTCAACGAATTTCGGTCAAAGTCACTGATGATGTGGTCGTCACCTTGATTTGGCTCTTCAACGTAGCACTGCCAAAGTGTGTGGCACGGTGGCAACCTCATCTGTGGAATCATCGAGACATTCCAAGCGCTGACAATGTGCCGCCGACTGAATGGGTTGTCCTTTAAGTCTCGAATGAGGTTGTCGATTTGATTCACGACCACCTCACGGTAGATGGGTTCACGCGGGCCCAAGTTATCATCCTCTATCCAGTCCTTTTTAAGGCCGTGCCACTTGACCCACTGCTCCCCATAGACCGGACCAAGGTCACCGTGCTCGTCGGCCCACTCATTCCAAATCGTGACGCCACGCTCCTTAAGCCAGTCGTTGTTAGTCAACCCTTTGAGGAACCAAAGCAGCTCGTAAACGATGCTTTTGGTGTGGAGTTTCTTTGTCGTTAAGAGTGGAAACCCCTTCTGCAAGTCGATCTTAATCTGTTCACCAAACACGCCGACGGTCCCTACTCCAGTCCTGTCCTTTCGTCGCTTCCCTTGAAGCACGCGGTGCATTAAGTCGAGATATTCTTTCATGCGATTAGAATTTTTCTAGCGTTCACCGAAACCATGTCAGGTTTGTCGCTGGGCCCGAACCACAGGAGACACCAGCCGTCCAGCCTGTAAAAAGCCCGCCACATTTTACCCTCATATGCTCCGGTTGGCTGTGAGTTTGAGTAGTCGTGGAGCAGGTTGAAAGTCGTTTGACCCATCAACGCGTGGGTCTCATCGACCTCAATGTCAAAGCGATTGGGTTGTTCCCAGTATTGAGACAGCGGGTGAGTCATTGGCGGGATTAGGTGGGACTTTTCAGACCGCGCCATCGCCGCTTCAACTGCTGTCTTCAACTCAGCCATTCACCAACCTTTCGATCGCGGCCTTAATCGTGTGGCCATGGCAAGGCTTTGGAACACACCAACACATCAGGATCACGTCCTTACCCTGACGCACCAACCCAGCAATGCGTGCGCACTCAGCAAACATCAGTCCACGGGCTGCAAAGTCGGCGTCCAAGTCATCCTGGAAGCGATCAATGCACTGCTGGCGTGTCATTGACGAGCTTGGAATGTATGGGTTTCCGAGGACGTTTGGGCGGTCGATGTTGACGATGACCTCGCCGGCCTCTGGCTTATACTCGTCACTGGCATTTGCCCGCTTATTTCCGACTCGAATCATGCTCATTTGCAGTGTTCATACCACCTGTCATAGGCCTCGGCGTAAGTCTTTCCACGTGCGATGGTGAAACACTTCGGACAGCGAATCTTGTGCTCAGTGTCAGTGATGATGACCTCAGGTGACACCCAGCATCGGTCACGCGGTGGAAGTATCTCGATGCTCGTTGGAAAGTGGTCCATGATGGAATTTTTCAGGACGCTGCACTCGCTAGCTTTCACCATTCCAAACCCAATGAGGTCGACGGTCCCAGCTTCAGTGATGCCTGAAACTTGGGCCAAACTGCCACGATAGTAGAGAAACTTTCCAACCTCAAAACCAACTTGGAAATTCCCAAAAATAGCTTCAAGTGTCGTCATCGTTCCCATGATTGGAACGGACGGCACGATTGAAACTTCCTTCTCAATCTCTATCGGTTGATCCATTTTAACGTGGTCCCTTTCGTGACAGTCTTCTCTGCCAGGAGAACATAGTCAGCGTAATTCATCACCTCGTCACTGTGGTCAACGATAAAGATGAGCTGGTCAAGCCTGTTGGCCTTGTCCTTGAGATATTGGTAGAAGACTGAACGCACGTGAGCTGGAAAATTCTTAGTCACTTCATCGAACCACACAAAATTGACCAAGCCATGAACCTGGCTAATCTCAGCTAAGGCTTCACTGATGATCAAGTTGGCTAAGCTGCTCTCGCCCTTGCTCGTCATGTCCAACTCGTCGGCGCCCTCAACAGCCTTTACGTTGACGACCAACTCGTCGCGCTCTTCACCCGATTGAAGTTCATGCCGCGTGTCGAATGTCACCTCGATCATGCCGCCAACCATGACCTGGGAGACCCGCTTGGTCACGGCGTTGAGCGGGCCAATCGCCTCACGCAAGAGCATGTTCATGATGCCCTTTGGGTCGAACGCGTTGATCCAGTAGTTGATGACTCCAACCGAGGAGCGCCCGTCCGTGAGGTCTTTTTCAAGTTTTACCAGGGTTGAGCCTAACTCCTGAAGTTGGTTCTCCTTTGCGGCAAGTTCGGTCTCCGCCTTGACAATGCCACTCTTGTCCGGCCCACGGCTAAGACGCTCAATCGTCAACTCAATCTGGCGGACGTCCCTCGTGATGGAGTCACCTTGCTCGCCAAGTTTCCGGTGTTCGACACTCAGCTTGACCGTTGAATTTTTGACGTTAAGCTGGCTCAAGCTTTCACAGACAGCATCAAATTCACCTTGAAGCTTCGACACCTGAAGTTGAGCTGCCTCAAGCTTTTGCTTGCTCTCAAGCTCTTCCATCTGAGCGCGTTCAAGGGACTCGGTTAGTCGAGCCTTGTGCTCATGGTCCAAGGTCCACGGTTGTCCACACGTCGGACACGTCTCTGGCTTGTGGAGCGATTTCCACGCCGCGGCCTTGGAGTCCTGTTTTCGCGTGTAGTCTTGAATGAGGCCTCGAATCGGCTCCCTGGCCATCTTCAACTGCCCGTCCAGCTCAAGGCGCTTGTTTTCAAGCGCGGCGTAGCTTTCGGCCTTTTCCTTGGTGATGCGTTCAATTTCCTTACTGATGGCCGCTTGACGCGTCTCGATCTTGGCCAGCTCTTCCGTCAGCTTTTGCAGGTCGTCACTTTCCTTTTTTAACCTTTCAACCTGTTCAGCGAGCGACTTGTCGTAAGCGACTTGGGCGTCGACTCGGCTTCTGCTCAGTGAGACGATGGCCGTTTCACACGCGGCAATCGCCCTTCGAGTGTCAGCAACCCGAGTCTCGTTCAATGACATCTCCTCGCTGATGACGTCCAAGACTTTGCGGCTTCTCTTCGAGACAGCCGACCACCGCGGCTGGCGAAGCGCGACCATGAGGAGCTCGACGGCGTCACGCTGTGAAAGCTCATCAAACTGGAGTTTGTCACCGTTGATGAACGTGACCCACCGGGCCAGCTCTGGAACGACTCCAATGACCCGGGTCAGCTCTTCTTTTGTCAGGCTTACGTGTGAACGGCTGATCGGCTCACCGGAGCCAACCTGGAAGCGCAGTCCTTCGCCAGTTTTGCTCAATTCCTGGCACTTGTAGCCAGTTTCGATGACAAAGTCCTCGCCACGAAGATCGCCGGCCACCCTGACATACGTGTTGCCTCGCTTGTGCCTGCTGAGTTTTGAAGCCAGTTTGTCCGGCACCCCAAGAACGGCCCGTGAGATGGCCGTTCCAAAATTCGTTTTTCCCGCTCCAGACCCGTCGAGGTGGCCTTCAGATGCCAAGTTGTTTCCCAGAAGAAAGATCAGCCCCTTCGGTGGGAATTCCACCTCCGCTTCCTGAATTGTCGTCCAGTTTCGGATCGTTATCTTCCGCAGGTTGAATTCTGCCATGACGTTTCTTTAAAAGAATCTGTTTTGCGTAGGTTGAGTAGGCCTCAATCTCGTGCGGGCACTCAAGCCACTCTTCCAAAGTCAGGAGATTCTTCTTGAGCGCCACACGCAGAAGTTCAAACACGTTGTGACAACCAAGCAGTTGAAAGACGTCCGTGCGGTGTTTTTCAATCGTCTTAACCGTAATTCCAAGCAAGAACGACATGTGCTTGTTCGTCAATCCGAGAACGATTAGCAAGGCGACGTCAAATTGACGAGACGTCAATTCAGAAAATGACTCGACCCGCTTAAGTTTTTTGAGCGACACTCTAGACTCTGGTAATGGAGCCGGCAATGGAGCTGGCGATGGAATTGGAGCAGGCAGTTGCATAAACTTGTTGTGCTTGCCATTTAGGTGGTTGTCAAGAATGTGGCGCGTTGCCCGGTCCCAGGACATAGTTCACATGTAAGAACTTAAGGCATCGCCCTGTGAACCTTGGCCAAGGTGTCCATGTCAAGCTCTCTCGCGATCCAGCCAATTGAGAAGTCGCCCACCGAAATGAGACGCACGATGTTTAACCACCTCGAATTGAGGCCACGCTGAAGTGACTCACCCACTGTCGCATCGTCATCTTCGTTTGAAAAGGTGATGCCGCGGTAGTCGTATTTCTCGGCCAGTTCATTCATCCGCTGGCGTAGTTCCTTCTCCTCGTTGACAAGGACCGTTCTAATTGCCATCTCAGTTTGCGTCATACGGATTAGAACATACCACGAATCCGTCGTTTGTAAACAAAAAACCGGCCGGGCTTTCGCCCGGCCGGATATATGGCACCGTGATCTACGACTGAACTCGGTTAGCCGATTGCGCCAGTGAAGTTGGTCGGAGCGTTGATCTCCATACCGCGGCAGAACATCTTGCTGTTCACCATCTTCTTGGCAAACGAGGTCGCAAAACCGCGCTGGTGCAAGAAGTCCGGGAGCATGATGTCCGGCGTAGTGTAGAGCTTTTGATACTCGGCCAGGACAAAGCCAGTCTGGACGAACTGGCGCCCGCGGAATCCCACCATCCACTCGTTATTCGGATAGTGCGGGTCGGCGAACACCTTCTTGTCGGCCAAGTCGCCGATGTAGGTGATGCCCTGCATTTCCACGCGGTTGGCACGGGCAACGAACTGAGGCAGGGTGACAACGACCGTCGTCGGCTGCAAGCCAAGCAGGAGCCAATTGCCTGTCGCCTGGTTGGTAGCGCCGAAGATGAACATCGATGCCGTCTGCACAGCGTCGTTGAAGCTGAACTTGTGGGTCTGGTAGTTCGTGTTCGAGGGAGGCACAGCGTCCCAGACAACGAAACCAGCATCGGCTCGCGCGCGAAGGTCGAAGATGACCTGGCGGTGTTTTTGGTATTGCAGCGCATTCGTGATGGAGTTCACGATCGTCGGCTCGGCGCCGATGTTATACATGCTCTGCAGGTTTTGGTCGGCTTCCTCGGACCAGACGGCCTTGAGCTTCATGACCTTCGCGGTCACGGGGGTCGAGGTGAGCTTCATCTCGTAACCCATCACGCTCTGGTTGCCTTCCGAGTTATACTGGTAGGTCACCGTGTAAGCGTCAGACGCTCCAGGCCCCGTCACAGTGATGACGCCAGTCGCGTAATCGACTGAGCCGCTGACGATAGACCCGGACGCGCCAAGCAAACCGTTGCCATCGTCCTGAACGGTGTCAGAGCCGACTGTCACGACGATCGTTCCAGGCCGCAGTGGCGTCCAGTCGCACGTGATCTTGTTCGACGCCATGTTGCCCGGCTCGTCCTGAATCAGTTCGTCCGAGTCACCGTCACGGTCAGAAGCACCCTGAGTGGCGCGCCACATTGGAGCACCCTGAGGAATGCGACCTTTCCGACGGTCAGTCACGATGTCCATGTAGACGATCTGCGACACTGGGCCGGCCATCGGTTGAACCGAGACGAGCTGGTCGATGACGTCGTTTTCGGACATGTTCGCGATGATCGGGAAGATCCACTTGTCGAACGTGCCCAGGTTCTGGGTGCGGGTCACTTCGTCGAGGCGCCCGAACTTGCGTCGCGCGTTCTCGAGAAGGACGGCCGCATACGCCTGCTTTTCAGGCGCCATGTGCTCGACCAGGTCTTTCCAACCTTTCGCCTTCCACAACCCTTTCGGGTCGCCTTCTTCAACACCGACCGGCGTCCTGGCGAGGTGTGCACCCCACTCATAGATTTCGGTCGTGTTACATGCTTGGCCCCCGTCTGAAACCAATTCCGGGCGGCCTTCCATTGACAGGATAACCATATGTGTTTTCCTTAGTTGATCGTTGTTGTTTGGTTACGCAGCCGCGGCGGCTTCGACTGGCCTTCCTGACAACCGACGAGCAATGGCAATGCTCTCTTTGAGCGTGCCGGGATGCCGCGTGTGTTGGACGACCGTTGGCTGCTTCAGTCCGCCCTGCGATTGTGCCGTCGCGTTAGACGTTGAGCGCTGGGCCTCGTTCAACGGCTGGGGTTGGCCCTGAGGAGCGGCTTGTGCCGGCTGACCTTGAGGCTTGCCCTGCGGTTGGCCCTGATTTTCAACGACCTGGCCCGTGCCGTTCTTCGGCAACAGGGATTCGCGCACGTCGGCGACATCATCCGGGTGTTTCGCTTCGTCGAGCTTCTTCTTCACCTCGGGGTTCTTCACCGCCTCGGCAAATTCGAGCTCAACAACGCGCCGTCCCAGCTCAGTGGTATTTGACTTCCACCGATCCGACATGACGTCGAGGGTGTCGCACGAAAGGTTATACTTGTCCTCGTAAAGGGCTGCGAGGGCTTGAAAATGCTCGGCTTCCTGTTTCCAGGCACGAACGGCTTCGAGCAGCTTGGCGTTCACCGAAGCAAGCTTGCCATTCTTGCTAATGGCTTCGGTGAGGTGCTTTTTGATGGTCTTCGCGGCATCGACCGTAGCACTGAGCACCGACAGGGTTTTCTGGCGTTCGGTCAATAACCGCGCGCTTTCAGCCCTCGGTCCAGTGATGGCTTCGTCGAACTTCGACTCAACTTCCTCGATGGACTTGTGGATCTGGCCAGCCTCGTAGGAACGAGTCTGATCTTCAGCTTGCCACTTGGCCACGTCGTTGTGGAGTCCACGAAGCTGATTTCGGCTTTCGCTGAGTTGCGTCGGCGTCATCGACTTCGGGTTCAAAGCCGCGATTGTGAGTAACTTTTGACGAATCGCGTCCATATGATTTTCGTTGGTTGAGGGGACTTGAGGCGCCGCCCCAGTAGGCGCGGGTTTCGGCGGCGTCGCCTGACCCGAAATTCCTTGATTCTCCTTGATCACCCTGTTTTCCCTGTTTTCGGCCATGGTGATCTTGGCCACCCGCTTCGCGTTAAACTCAGACTCGAGACGAACTTTCTCGTCCTGCGGAAGTAAGTTTGCCTTTTGGGCGACGGCGTCTCGCTCACTCTCACTGAGAGCCATCCAAGTTCGCCCATAGTCACGCTCGCTTAACGCCTGGTAGACGCACCACATGTTGACGCCAGGCGTTGACTCACCGAGACGTCGACCAGAACGTAGCTGGCCAGTGCTCTCAACGGCGCCTGCCGCTTCAAGCTCGCATTGCGTAAATGACGGGTGGAAGACGGCGTCCCAACCCTCACAGACGTAGTCCTCTTGGACGACGTCGTGGCCTTCAGTGTCCTTTTCGAGGGAACCGTAACCACGGCTTGAAACAAGCGGGTTGTAACCAGCTTCAATGAGGGCCCTTAGCTTTTGGCCTTCGGGCGTGTTGATGAGACGCAGTTCGCCTTGAACGGTTCCATCCTCATTGAGCTTTGCACTGACGAGAAGGTGGGAAATTGGAGAGTTGAGGGTGACTTGACCGTCCTTGGGGTGTTCGAGCAGGCCGACAGAGCGATTACGCTCAATCAGCTTCATCAGTTTGGAGTCCGGCTGGAACTGCCGCTCCCATACCTTTCGCGGGTAGATGCGGTTGTTCCCGTTTAGCGTGTCACAAAGTGATAAACGCCCGGAAATGTGAATGAATTTTCGGCCATTGACTTCGCTCTCAGTAATCCGCTGCGGACCGCTGGAAACGACGAATTCGCCGACTGTATCTTCAAGCAACAGCTTTTTGTCGCCCACGTTGACTACACAGTCCAGAAAAGCCACTAGCGGTTCGGGCACAGGTTAAAACTCCACCCTGGAGCGTTGAAGATCAACAAACCGTTGCCTGGTAATTTTACGCCGGAGGATCGCTTTCGGTCAGGACATGGTCAAGGGCTTCAAGCTTAGGATCGACGGGCGACCTCTTGACCGGTCTTGGGTTGGCGATGATAACGGTTCGGAATTTTGGGAAGTTCCAGCAATAGTCGAGCACATCCTCGAGCTTGTCGACGTCACCGCCTCTGGCCCTGAACCAGTCACGCGTCTCATCAGGTGTAAGTGACTGCGTTGGTGAGGTTAACGACAGCTGTTTCGAGTATGGGTCCTCGACGTAGAGGTCGAACATCTCTGAAAACGGCTCCCTCTTGATGAGGACTTTTAGCGGCGGAGGCATTGTTCTTGATGCTATCTATGGCATCACTGATTTGCATCCTAACATACAACCGTTTCGAGGTTCTTAACCGCCTCCTCAAAGGCCTCGTTGACCACACCCCGCTTGAGCACACCATCGCAATCTTCGACGACTGCAGCACCAAGGACAATACCCAGCCTAACTTGCTCACACTGCCAGAAGGCCTGGACAGAGTCAGGCCAGAGATTACGGCGCTGGCGACAAAGCTTGAGTGTCGACACGCCTTAAAACACGTCGGCGCTCATGACGTCCACGTCTTTCTTGGCGACAACAACCTTGGCGTCGCTGGAAACTCGAATCGAGCAATCGCCTTGTTTGACCTGCTCAAGGGCAACGACCACCTCTTTCTCTTGAATGATGACCTCCTCTTCTTTGGTGACGCCACGTCAACTTATGCCAAGGCCCACAATGAGTTAGACATCGGACTGCTGTGTTTTAACAACCTGCAAGGTGACGTCTATCGATGGGCCACGGTGCCAATCCGTGGGTGGAACGTCAAGATCTTTGAGCGCATGACCGGCGCCGCCATGTCGATTACCAGGAACTTGTTCAACCGCATCGGTTACTTCGACACACGCTTTCCAAAGATGGAAAATGAACACTGTGATTACACGAATCGAGCCAGGCTGACTGGCTTCATGAACGTGTTAGGAAAGCCACAAGGGTGCATTGACATTGAGACAGGTTTCCCACCACAACTTGACCACCAGCACGACGCAACTCCAACAGTCAGCGGACTAACGCGGCAGGAGTGGAACCGTGAGAGCATGACCACGATGTCCCAGAAAGTCCGTGAATATCAGATGGGCCGCTTTCATGAGCCATTCTCACTTCGCTCCACGCCATACGTCAACTGCCACGCCGGGTTTGACCGCGGAGTTCCGGTGGCGAAGATGCTCGGAGTAGACAAGCCCAAGGGAGTCATCATTCCACATGACTAAGCCAAAGCCATACAAGTCAGTTAAGGCGAAACTCGTAAAGCTAGGAATCTGCCCATGCGGCGAGCATGTCGTAGTTGACAAGGTCAAGGTTGGAAAAATCTATCGAGTCGTCCCAGAGATGACTGACAAGCTGACTTTCGTGTGCGGTAAATGTGGCCAACAGCAAAGTGTCGTTGGGGTGTGGACCATTGGGTCGCAGAAGTCTGGCTACCTTCCGATCGACCTCTTTGACTTCCCTGGAAAGGACGTCAGGTCATTTTCGGCATAAGCTGTAGACAATCAACGTGATTACCCCTAGCGGGATGACCACATACAGAATCAACGCCGTGACAAGGTAGGTGACATTGCATTGATTATTCCACTTTGGAATAATTGACATACTGGAGCAGCGCCCAAAGGCCGCTAGGCCTCAGAACAAGACAAGCACTCAGGGCAAAGCAGTTTGTCGCCTCGATGTTCCAGGTCATCCGATCGACAACCGCAGCCTGAACACGTCCCGGAACACTCTTCAACCTGGCCGTCACGGGAAAGAAGGACGTCGCAAATCTGTTCGGCCAGGTCCAAGCTTTCATGCCGGCTGCGCTTTCCAGTCGGGTTCCACCCATGATCGACAGCATTCAGAAGCCGCTCTTGGGCCTTGGCCTTCTTCAACGTCGTGTGCTTGGCGTGCACTCCATGCGGAGTTGAGACACGGTAACGACCTCCAGAAGTTTTACGAATCGTGACTGGCATATGCTTATTTACTTGGATTTTAGGTGCTTCGAGACCACCTTACGATGAACCATCGTTTCGGCCCGCTGCAGTTCATCAGCTCGTTCAGGCTGGCAAAGCACAAAAATCGTTTCACCGGAGTCCCTCTCTGTCACCTTGAAGAGTTTGTCTCCGGGTTCCGCGGCTTGGTTGATAAACTCATAGAAAAGCCTTGTGACCTCCCCGATCTTGGCGTCAATCTGCTCAATCTCATATGGCTTTAAGTCACTATAATAGTCCTGGTTCATCTCGCGAGCTTGAGCCCGTTGCTGCCCTGGAGTCAAGCCGCCGAACATGATGTCGTCATCAGGGTCCCTGCCAATAAGGTCCTTGATTGACGTCTGAATCGGGTCGATGTCAAGAAAGATGTATTTGAAGTCCGGTTTGATCTCCTTTTCAAAAGCCCGGATGTCGCTGACGTAAAGTGTCGGTGGCGTGTCTTGGATCGCTAACTCATGCTTCCGTTTGCTCTTTTTTCCAAGAACGTAACGCGGCATCTCACAGAGGAGCTGGTCGATGATTAAGCGAGCTTTCAAGCTGGCTTATCTACGGAAACATCAATGCCGAAGAAGATGGTGGTCCTAGGACCAGACTCCTTAACCTGAATTTGGTTAAACGTGAAGCCTGTCTTTGACCCTATGGATTCAATGAGGGCGCCAACATCAGATTCTGGCAGTGGCTCAAAGAGCGACGTCCACAAACCCGCATTTGTATTAGGAACCTCAAAAATAAAGGCCGTAGTCTGAGGAAGCAGGTGCTTGGAGAGCAAGTCAGTCAGGACCGAGACTTGTCGACCAATCAGTCCGTTACAAAAGACTACGACCTCATTAAAGAACCCTTTTTCCTCACCTCGAATGGAATTAAGTGTAAGTTTGCGAGCCGCGCCGTCATTCGTCGATCGCAAGTCAATGCAGGTTCCAAATCGACCGTAACCTTGGTCAGTCAGGACTGTCACCATGTCCAAGCTCTTGGACTCATCAATCGCAAGCCTTGGAGGAGGGTTGATTAGACAACGGGCCGTTCCTGAATAGTCCTCGTTAGCGAGGTAGTGCATCCAGAAAGCGTTCGTCGTGTGGATCTTAAACTTGGACGCCTGCTCTGCGTTCGAAATTCCATTGACGACAGCCATTTGCCCAAGGTGAAGTTGTGTCCACACGTCGTTGGCGATGTCTTGAACCTCAAAGACGTTGAAAAGGTCACGCGTCATCGTAGGCTGATGGCGCGATAAGTCAAGAAGAAGACTGTGCGACCTAGTTTGAAATGGGTCCATGCTATCCACCCGCTTGGCCCGCAGGAACGCCTGTTCGTAGAAATCGAACGGCCAACCGGGCAGACGTAGCCGGCATCTCATCAAGCGACGCTTGGATGATGACGGCAAAGTAAGCCACTCGAAACAGCAAGATGATGGCCCACGTCAAGAGCTCAACAATGGTGATCAAAAATGCAATTGTAGCAATGGCCCACCGATGGTCAATGTTCGTAAAGATGACTGTGACAACCTGACCGATGATGGTGCCGACCAAGATAAAGACCATCAAGAAGTCAATGGTCGTGATCCACCCTCGCTTGCGCAAGAGCGCGTAAAGCTCACCAATTGGCATGTCTGGCTGTGGCATGTTAGCCCTCCGTTTCGACCTTTCGAATCACCTCGCTCGAGTGGCGCTCAATCAATTCGATCCCTTCCTCAACACTCGCCGTGTCCGGGAGATACCACCCGTTGCGACGCTTGTCCAACAAGGACTTGAGCTCCTCTGACGGGTTGCAAAAACGCAGGCGAATGTGCTCGCTGGGTTGACTCGTCATCACGCAAAAGATCTGTGGTGGACGCTGAGCGCCGAACGATTCGCGGTGACGAAAATAGGTGTCCTGGTTGATGATTGACCTTGCGAACGTCTCGTTGAGGTAGGAGAGAATGCCGTCATTGCGGTCGTTCGCCACAGGAAGCTGCGGCTGCTCGTTGACGATAAGCGTCGGAATGCGAATCTGCTTCACACCCAGCACCGATGGGTGCAGGACGACGGCGTCAAGCCCAAGAGTCGCCGACTCCACGCGACAGGCTTCACGCTGCCCGCAGAGGCGACAGGTTTTGTCGGTGGCGTCGTGAAGGACGCCAAAGCAGTCAAGTGAAAGTCCGTTGTAGCTTGGGACCTTGAGGCCCACCTTGACCAGGCACTCTCTCAGCTCTGGGCTGGTTTCGAGCTTGTCGTAGTTTCGACGGGCGGCAAGAAGCATGGCGCGGCGTGCAACGATCTTGCTTAGTGACCGCGGCACTTGAACGCCAAAAGCCTCGCTCAGTGAAGCCAAGGCCTGGTTATATTCCATCTCCTGCTGGTGAAGTTCCGGGTCGTTGTCCATACGCTTAAAGTCTTCGTATTTCCGTCGAATAGACTGCTCGATCTTTTTAAACCATTCTTGGTCAAGGCCGACGCCTTCAGCCAAAGTTTCATTGGTCAACTTGACCTCGAATTTTCGATTCTTATCCGCCCCACGTTCGGCCTTCAACGTGGCCAGCGTGGTCATTCGCTGACGAGCCTCGTTTTCAAGCTGACTGCCAACGGCCGGAGGCTGAAGCGTGTTGTAAACCAGCTGTTCAATTGGGGTCAGGTAACTTCGAAACTCGTCGAACTCGCCGTCCGGTCCGTCGCCTGACACGGGCTCGCTTTCACAAGGCGGTTGACAGTTGCTTTCCGGGTCGTCCAGACTGACCTCCACGCGCTTGGTCGAAACAAAGTCTTCAGGCTTAGTGGGAACAGTGCCGCGAGGCGGTGGACGCATCCCGGTGCGCTTGGCCGTGCCACGATATTTCTGCACTTGACCCTTGACGTGGTTGCTGAGGCACGTCTTGGCCCGGCGAAAGAAGTCCAGCCGGGTTCTGCACTTTTCAAAATAGCCACGATCCCAAAGAACGCTGAATTTTTCCCACTGTGAACCAACCAGTTCGTCGGTGTGAAGGTGAACACAGGACAAGTCCGTGTAGGTGTGGGCCAGCTTCTGCATCAGGTGTTCGAGGTCGTCTTTGACGTCTTCGAACTTCTGTGGCAAGTGACTTAACGGTCCTCTTGACACACGAAACAACTGGTCAATCGGCGGCGTTAAGATGGAGTCTAGGGTTAGTTCATTGTTGGTTAGTATAGGCGTCGTCATGTTCGTCGTAGATGAAGTATTCACCTGATATTTTCGGGTCATGGAGTTGCGCCATGTCTCGAAAAAGCTGTTCAGCGCTTTTGGCAGGCCGCTTGTGCTTCTTAACGATCGCGCTGACTGAATCCGGGTCGAGGTCGCTTTGGCCGATCTCTTCGTGGATCTGATAATCCTTCTTCAACCGCACAATTTCTTCAGCCGTCGGAAACTTAATTCGCATCCCATGGAACATTGCAATGAGGTCCTTCAGGCCGCCACTGCGACAATGGGGGCATGACCGTTCCCAAGGAATGATGGTCAAAAAATCAGGAAGGTAGGTGTAGGAGTATTTGCAGCAAATCAAGTCCTGCTCAGTCATCGGGATGCTGATCTTGTCCCGCATGACGTTGCGCAAGGCGATAAGGCACCACGTGTAGAAAAAGCGCACGTGGTCCGCGGACAGTCCCCACGCGAATGACGCCCCTTCAATGGCGGCTTCCTTGACGTGATTGTCCTCAATGATGCACTCGAGCAAATAGTGAATCGTGCCAATCTCCTGTGGGTGTCCCCATCGGCACGTAATCTGACGCAGTCGCTGCCTAACTTCGCTGGCCGAGTCGTGCTTGTCGACTTCGTGGTCCTCGCTGCCAAGCCACTTCTCAAGGCTTTCGTCTGTCGTGTGAATCTTGTTGCGGAACCCAATCTCCTTGGTTATCTCGGCACGAAACGCGTTCTTGGCGCACTTTGAAAACCAAGAAAAGAGCCGCCCTTTTTCGGGGTCCCAACGTAGGAGCCAGATGACGACCTTTTCTTGGGCGGCTGACGTGAGCTGGGAAAGTGGAACTGTGAGGTGAAATTCCTCATGCATCGCCAACCGCTCAAACATTGGCGTGGAGAGGATGATGATCTGCTCGAGAAGCCGCATCGCGGCGGCCGCGGCTTCGCTGCTTCCAGCCTGGCCTTCGGCATTGAGCTCTTGCCACTTCTTCGCCATGGGCTCCAGCTTCGCAGCATGGAAGATGTGTTGGCCCTCAGGGACAACTTCACCCGGCTGATTCTCGTCAAGAACTTCTACTGTGGCTGCCATGTCACAAGACTGTAATGAAGTCTACGGGTCTAATAAACACAAAAGGCCGAACCTAAACTTCTGGTTCGAGCCTTCCGCCCAGTCGATGTTGGGCACGCACTTACGTGCGCTGTGTATAGAACTTCGACTTCTTAGCTGATCTTGATGTTGGCCGCAGCCACATACTCTTCCTTGATCTCCTCGAGCTTTTTGCGTCGAGCGTCGGCGCCGGAGTGCGAGTCAGAGTATTTGGCGATGTTGATGGCCGAAAGGAGAAGGCTGACAATGGAGATGGTCTGGTCCACCGTGGTCTTCTGCGGCTTGCTGCCCTTTTCGGACTTGTTGTTGTCGTTCGGAGGAGGCGGAGGTTCGGCAACCTGGGCGACGGCTTCGGTGTTGATGTTGAGGACCTTCTGGGCGCAAAGAACGATGTCCTTCTTGAGAACGGTGAAGGGTTCCTTTTTGGCTTCGAGCAGGGCCTGAGTCACCGACACGGCCTCTTGGGTGAAACGTTCGGTTGTGCCTCCACGGCCCTTGATGTTGACGTCTTTCTTGCCGAGACGTTCCTTGAGTGTGGCGTCCGACCGAAGGACCTGCTCAACGCGTTTGACGCGCGCTGCGCTGGGCATCTCAACGGCGGGTGCAGCTGTCGGAGTCGCTGCGGACTCGTCTTTCTTTGTTGCTTCCATATGTTTTTCAGGTGATTAGCCAATCGTAGGCTTCATCGTTGCCAGAACCCTAACCTGTTTTCATGAAGTTGTAAACAAGAATTTTACGGTTCATTTGGAATGCTCAAGACAGCCCCCGTTCGAGGAATCAACGGTATTGCTGGGGCGTCACTTACACTCTCACAGGTTGCTGGTTCTGTGTCATTTTGAACCGGCGACCCGTCACTTCCAGTTTCATTTTGTTCACCTTCCTCTTCGCCCGTGGACTTGTCCTCAATGGCCCTGACGTTAGTCAGGCACCGGTCCTTGTGAATGTAGTCGATGGCCGCTCTCCACATCATGTCAATGTCAGCCTTATGAGCGGCGTAGAACGCCACCCAATCGGCACGACTCGGCATTCGCGGGTCCTCATCATCCTCGAGGTCGTTGAACGTCGTCATCGGAATTTCGAACTTCCGAAAGTGGAACCGAAGAAACTTGTCATCCTCAAATTGAACGAACTTCAGGTAAAGCAGGGTTTCAAGAATCGAGTATTCATTGTTCAGCCCACTCGGACTTATGTCACCGTAGATGTTCGGGGCCGAGTCAAAAAGCAGGATGAGCCGACCTTCGCGAAGCGGCTTCTTTAACCTGTTTTTGGTGCTGATAAAGCTGATGACATACCCCTGTTGAAATTGGTATTCCTCGTCGAGAACGAACTTGACTGGAAGCTGTTCAAAAAGAACTCGGGTTGAGGCGAAGAATTTGAGCGCCTTGCCACCGGGTGAATTGAACTTTTTGTCAGGAGCAATGTATCGGCTCTTGTTGCCGAACGTCTCGTTGGCCTGGTTGCTGGCGATGAAGATGACGTTCTCGTTGCCGATGCGGCGAACCATTCGGCGAAAGCCCTCTTTGAGCTTTTTCGGCATGCGAGGATAATCTTCCTCGCCCCAGTCCTTGGTGTATTCCTCAATTGATGACGTTGACGCAATAGTGTCAACGATAAAGACGGTCAGGAATTTCTTTGGCTTGTAAGTCTTGCCGTCCTTTTCAGCCTTCTTGCGTTTTTCTTCCTCATTCTTGGCCGACAGCTTCACCTCGTCAAGGACGTTGTCGACGGTCTTCCACAGGTCTTCAATGACGTCACACTCCGTCAGGATGCCATCAATCTTGACGCCGTCAATGATGATCTCGTTGTTTGACGACTCGATGGAGTGCTCATTATCGAAATAGCACACGACAACTTCAGTGTCGTCCTCGATCTTTGACAGGGAGCCATCAGGGTTGTAAATCCACAGGTCCTTTAGGAAGGCTTGCTTGCAAACCTTCTTGACAAAGGCCGTCTTTCCTGAGGCCTCGGGACCGTAGACCTCCATGACGCGGCCTATTGGGATCGGACCGACGATGTCGTCAAATGGGTCAAGGCCGCTTCGAATGACGTGTTTCACGGATGAAAACATCCGTGAACTATTCATTCGCATCACCTGGATCTGGCCATTCTCAAAGTTGCGTGGGGATGACCGCTGGATGCGTGAGATGCAACGCCCAATCAGGTCAAGTTTCTTTCCCTTTGGAGCTGCGGGTGCAGCACCGGGGCTTTGCGCACGTCGGCGAGCCATTCAATCACCTTCTGTTCGAAGCGTTGGCTATCGCCCCACGCAGCTTGGAGCTCAGGTTAGTGCGACCGACTAAAGGTGCACCAGCCGGCGGCTGCGACGCGACTGGAGCGGCTTGAGCGTTATTGGCGATGCCCTCAGCCGAGACTTGCGGAGGCGGGTTGTCATCGACTTGAACGTTAGGGTTCGGGGGAGCTGGGTCACGGTGCTCATCAGTGACGTTGTCCTCAGTAGGGTCGATGGTTGACGCCGCGTTGGGGTTGCCGCCAACTGCTGGCGCTGGAGACTGACGCGCCCGCAGTCGGTCACCGAGTGACGGCTGTTGATTTTGTGCCGGAGCTGAAACTGTGGGAAGCGCTGGTGGAGTTGCTGACACCGACGGCGGCATGTTGGCCGCCTTTGGAACGACAACAGTTGGCGGAGAAACTCGCGGAGCTGAAACGGTGGGAGCTGCACTCGGGGCCGAAACTCGAGGCGGAGCAACTTGGGCTTGAGTTACAGCTGGAGGTGCTTGACGTGGCGCGCTAACCTGTGGCGCGCTGACTTGTGGGGCCCTGGCGACGGCCGGAGGACGTTGCGGCGCCAAGTCTCCAGCGTCATCATCGGAAGACCGCTCCCTAAAATTCGTGGTGCGCCGACCTCGTGGGTCTTGCTTGGGAGCTTCACGGGCCAGTTCCTCGAGCTTGATCAACGCGGCCTGAGTTTGTTCATCGTTGAGCGGTGTCAGCGTCGGAACTCGAATTTTACTCCACGCGAAGTTTATGATTTCCTGGATTTGCTCTGGCGTGCCCTCGGTGATTGGGCCAGAGTCATGCTTCTGAAGACTGACGCCCTTCGTAGTGCCACGGGCCCAGAAGTTCGACCCGGTCATGAAGTCAAGCACATTCGACGGGTGGCGCCGGTCGTTGTAATTCTTTCGAAAAATGCTGATGAATTCGTCGAACCCCCATTGGCTGTGCCAATATTCCCATGGGGTCCACAGTTCCTCGGGGTCTTCGATAATCTCAACCTCACCACGGTGCTTTGCAAGCTCGCGTTCGTAGACAAAGCAATACATCAACCACTGCTGCGTGGCTGAGCCCTTAAACCCTGCGTTCTTGACGGCGCTCGTTGGGCTTCCACGCATGTCATTGCACGTCGCACAGAGTTCACAGTCGTAGTTCGGGTCGCCTCCAGCTTCAGGGTCAGTCTCACGTGGGCAAAAGTAAGGCTTGCGAAAGATCCAGTGATTGGCGACCTTGAGGTAAAATTTGTTCGTGGGACCGAAAGTGTAAGGAATATAACGAATCAGCCACGAGTCGTTCTCCTCAATTTTCACCTGACGAAAGCCACGTCGTTTTGATTGGATTGCCTTCTGCTCGCCGTCGAGCATGGCCATCATTTCTGGGGATGGAGTGAAGTCTGGATTCATGTGGTCTCGTAATCTTTTCGTCGTGTAGCTTCAGTTGATCGAATCAAGTCGAACTTGACCCGGAAGGTCTCGAGTTGGTTTTTTAATCGTGAAACCCAACCTTCAAGAACAGCAAGGTTTTCGTTGGCTTCTTTGACACTCTCTTGAAGTTCGATGGCATACTCAACGGCCTTGTCAGTCGGCTTTCCAGAGAGGCCTTCGTCTTCATCAAAGCCATTTTTGCGGAAGTCAAAAAAGGCCGCAGCTTCACGTCGCTTCAGTTCACACTTGGCCAGTTCACGCGACTCAATCATCTCCTGGAGTTTTTCATTGATCCACTCGATGATGGCCGGCAACTCAGCCGCCGCTTCACTGATGTCAACGTATTCCTTCGTCAGGTAATGGCTGACGTTGAGGCTGTAGTCGCCTAACGTGATGTGACGAAGTGTTGGAAGCTCTGGAAAATCACTCATTCGACGGCCACTTTTCGTGGGTTGTCTTTTTCAATGCGATCCAGCTTCTCTAGAACCATCGATGGCTCGACGGCCATGGCCACTTCACAACAACGCTGATGTTCATGCCTTGGGCACAGGTCTGTAGGAAACCCGCTGAACGCGTAACAGGGCGCGTGGTAACAAGCCTGGCGCGGCCAAACAGCCGACGCCATGTAGGGCGCATCGTAACCAATGCGAATGGCCGGGTTTAAGTTGCTCCACAATGAAATGGCCGGCGTGCGTAGCGCCTGGGCAATGTAAAGTGGGCCACTGTCAAGGCAGAAAACGCACCTCGCTTGGTTGATAACCGACATGGACAGGCGCAGTGGAACGTCACCGATCAAGTTGATGATTGGGTTTTTAGAACTGATGTTGCCCAAAGATGCCACAAAATCGGCCGCACTCATGTCAGGCGCTGGAAGCTTGTGCTTCATCTCGCCAAGAACGATGACTGGCCGCTGGTCCGCGAGTTCCTTCAACAGGCTCAACCACATTCCATATGGAAAAGCTCGAAGCGAGCTGTAACAGAATGGCGCGACAACGTAGTATGGGATCTTTCGAAAGTCAATATTCTTGTCGTTGTAGATGAAGAAAAACAAGCTGTTCAGGTTGGCTTCGTCTTTTTCATCGAGACACACCGTGGGTCGTTTGAACTTCGGGTCAATCTGTTCTGGGTCAAGGCCTACGGACCTGAAAAGAGCGTCGTAGACGTTCAACTGGTCGTCTTCGCCATTGTGCTCAGTCACCGTTGGAACGATCCAATGGTAGTCAAATGACCGGAGCGAGTCGATGATCGTCGGCCCATAATACGGCATGCGACCAGCAAGGGACGGGTGATTAAACAAGACCTGTCCACGGTCAGACAAGGCGTAAATGTAAATCTTCGCCCCAAAGGCCGTGACTGACTGAATGTAGTTGATCACCCCGGTCATGAAAAGCAGGTCGCCAATGCCTCGGTCACGGTGACGTTCAACGTAAATCTTTCGGTCAACGAGGTTGGCCGCGGCACGCAGAGGCTTATAGGTTGAGCAAGACTCAAGAGATGAGACCGTGTCAACATATTCAGCCGCGTATCCAAGGTGGTCCGACATGAACAGGTATCGGTAGGGCGGTTTAAACTCCCAAACCTCCTCGTCGTTTCGCACCATGCAGAATGGCCGCTTGAAGGTGGTAATCACTGCAGATGGAATGACCATCTGCTCATTGTCGTCTGCCATAGGTTCGAAAGAACTTAAAGGTAAACCCCGCCACTGGCACTTGAGCGCGGTGTCTTTTCCTCAATCTTGCCAGTGGGTTTCGACGTTACGCCAAGTTGTTCGGCATAGACGTCAGTTAACTTGATGTGGCACTCATAGTTGCGCCGGTCACGCGTTACTTTGCGCTCACGCATAAGCCGGTTGAAGAGCGCGACGACTTCAACACTGCCGTCCCTAAGCCTGTCGCCTGGGTTGAGGTATTGTCTGACGACCTTCTCAACGAGGTCCCAATATAAGACGCGTTTCCCGTGCTGGTGAGCGTCAAGTAAGATGTCTATGATGAGCTTCTCCTGACGCACCATTGACTCAGTCTGGACGCCTTTAGGCGAGCAAATTTTTAACGGCGAGCGGCGACGAAGACACCAACTCGGTAATTTCTGTGTGTCGGTTCTTGGCATGGTGGGCGGTTCAAAAACTTGGCCATCTCAACGATGTTCGGTCGAGGCGCCTGGACCGCTTCAGTAGGCAGTCCAAGAAATGGCCGAATTGACGGAGGAATCTCCTCGATCTCCTTCATTGTCCAGGCTCGAACAAGTGGCCAGATTTGATAGGGCTTATACATGTGGGCGTCACGCATGCCAGGCTTAATGTTCGGCAGTTTGCGTTGAACCCACCCCTCAAAATCATAGTCAGGGTCGTCGTAGTGGCCGCCACCACGCATCTTTGCGACGATCTCCTCGGTGGTCTTTCGAGTGGCGGTAAAGTGAATCACGCCACGAATTGGAATTGTCGTGGCGGACTGAGTCGGGGTTCGGCACACCTTGAACAGGTTTCCCTTTCGAACGTAAATGACCGCGTTGTCAGACGCCTGGTCAACGGGATACCCGGGCAGTCCAATCACCGGGATCATCGGACACTGCAATGCCGCGTGCTCCTTGACACATGGCGCGACGGCCTCCATAAATTTGCTATACCAAATCTCGTCGCCATCGACAACAATCACGTGGTTGACGCCGTGGTCCCACATGTAGGTCAATGACTGGTTCCGAAACTCGGTCTCGACACTGAGACGATTTGCGTGGCCCTCAAAATTCACTGGCAAGTGAACGGAGTTGGCCTTGCACCCAAGGTCGCACAGCATCTTCGCAACAAGATCAACCTGCTTTGAGTCACTCTCCTTGACGGGGTTGCCGTCCCAGTAGTGACTTGGAACGAACAGGTAAAAGTGGCGGATGCCCGAAGTCGCCATTCGGTAGCACGTGTCAAACAGGCAAAAGTCGTCGCGAACAGCTTGAACATAGACGGCAAAGTCATCGAGTTCAAGTTGAAAAATTGGACGCGTATACGCATCGCTGCGCGGGCCCATGTCGAGCGGAAATTTCTGGGCCCGACGATATTTGAAGAGGCTCTCACCCAACTGCCACCTCAGATTTGACGCGTGACTTAGGTCATGGTTGTCACGTGGCCGCTTTCCACAGTCAGGGTGTTTGTGCTCAAAGAGCAAGTTCATCGCCTCGATGACGACCTTGTCCTGGTAGGCGTGCGACGTAAACTCGGTGTCGTTAAACATGCTCAGGTAGCCAGGGTAAAACATGTAGCCGAACCGGTTATACCGAGCGCGTGTCAAAATGGACAGGGTGCACAGGTCTGGGTTGTAGCCGTCCCAGACTTTCACGACGCGATCTTCAAAAATCCAGCCTTTGTCTGACACGCCCAAAAGCTGCTCATCCCACGAGTCAGGTGGGACAAAATCGTCAGCGATCGCGATGAGAACCGAGCCTTTTGTGGACTGAGCGGCCAGGTTCCAGCCCTTGACGCAAGAGAACGGCCGTTCCGTCTGGACAAGCACGCACTCAGCCTTGGCTTCCGTTGCAGCTTGAAAAGACGCCGTGTCGCCCTCGTCCACGGCGACAATCACTTCAACATTTTCCGGGTGCGCGGCCTTTTTACGCCACAGTTGAATGACTTGAGGAATAAACTCAGGCCGGACTGACGTGTAGCAAAGTGAGAAAATCATGCTGTCTTATGCACAATGTAAGCGGTCATGCGGTCATAAGCAAGAACACACGTTCTAAAGCGCTGCCCGAATGCGTGTCCAAAACGTAAGTAAGACGTGGAAAATACAAATCTAACGCGCTACGTTGACATCGACTTCAGCTCGAATCAACAAGCGCTGTTGGCGCGAATCCAAGAGCGTTGGCCAACAAACTGGAATGACTTTCTGCCGAGTGATTTCGGCGTAATTCTCGTCGACCTGATGTCGTGGAACATGGCCACGATGGCCTTTCTCATCAACCGACAAGCGGGTGAAGTGTTTGTTCCAACGTTCACGCTGCGCGAGTCCGCAGTTCGGATTGGCGCGCTCGGCGGCTATCGCCTGCATGGGCCAACCCCGGCTTCTGTGCTCTGTGAGGTCTCCATTCAAAGCGTGCTGGACAGCTCAGTCACCATCCAAAAGGGAACCGTCGTCAAGGCCAGTGACGACACCCCGTTCGAAGTCAGTCAGGACTACACGATCCTCCCAGGCGACACGACTCCGGTGACTCCTGTGGTCACGTTTTCGCCCAGTGAGGTTGGGAGCAATGTCCTCGCAACGCTCGTGCTCGTCACTCCAGGCTCTGAAAATGTTGACACGGTGGACAGCTCAATCGACTTGACGCAGTATGTCACCGTAGGCCAGACGTTTCGATTGTCCGCTGGTTCGACGCCCTACACGATTACGTCGATAAGCGCCGCGCCAGGAGCCATCAGCAACAACCGCCTCGTTCTAGACTCAGCCTATCAAGGCAGTGCCGCTTTAACGACAGCGGCCGAAGTGGTTGACGAGCGCGTCCTGATCCTTCAAGGCCAGACCGTGACGGATCAAACCACGGCTCCTGCGCAAGACACGTCCAACTTCTTTCTCACGCTGAGTCGAACGCCCGTCATTGACGGGTCCGTCGTTGTTACGGTCAACGGGGTGACGTGGACCGAGGTTCAGTCGGCTATCGACCTCGGGCCTTCATCCACGTCATTCATCACGAAGGAAACGACTCTCGGAGTTACCGTCATCCAGTTTGGTGACGGCCAACTTGGCCAAGCAGTGCCGGCCAACTCGGTGATCGTGGCGACATATCGTGTCGGCGGTGGCCCTGCAGGAAACGTCCCGACTGGCTCAATCAACACGTCGGTCATCGGGTTTGTCTCCAACACGCAGAACCCGGTAACGGTGTCCATCACCAACCAAACTTCAAGCGGGCAGGGCGGCCAAAGTGAGGAGACACTTGAGGAGGCGAGAACCCACATCCCGTTGGCTTTTAAGGCCAACGACCGAGCCGTCACGCTTGACGACTGCCAAGAAGTCGCGCGGGCATTCCCGGATGGCTCCGTTGCTTTTGCCAGGGCATTCGCCAACGCCACGAACTCAATCCTTGAGAGCAACGTCATAACGCTCTACGCGTGGACAACGGGCCCGAGTGGCTCGCTTGTCCCGCTGTCCTCTGGCTTGAAGCTCCTCTTGAAGGACTGGATGACGTCACGGGCCATGGGCACGGACTACATCGTCATCGCCGATGGGACGAGTCGAGCCGCTCCAATCGCGTTCAGGTTCAAGGTCGCCAGCGGTGCAAGTCTCACCGACACCATTCAACGCTTGAACCTGCTCCTTCAGGGGCTCATCAACGCCCTGCGTCCTGGCGACTCGATTGTCTACTCTGACCTCGTCAGCCAGATCAGTTCAACGAGCGGCGTGGCGTCCGTCATCTTGGCCACGCCAAACAATGACCTGACGACGAACAGTTCGACAGAGCTGTTCACCATCCCGTCTGACAACTTTTCATACACGGTCACGAAGAATTACCAAAGCGACGCCCTGTCCACGGTTGACCTCCAGACCGTGACTGTTTACACCGCTCAACTTCCAGTCGCTCCGTTGGCACCCTGGGCATTCAATCTTGCGCTCG